CGAGTGTTACGAGGTAACGAGTGTTACGAGTAATTTCGTAAAGGTTACCTCATCTCCAGTGTTAACGAGTGTTACGAGGTAACGAGTGTTACGAGAAATCTCAAATGTTACCTCTAGAGTTAACGAGTGTTACGAGGTAACGAGTGTTACGAGGTAACGAGTGTTACGAGTAATTTCGTAAAGGTTACCTCCTCTCCAGTGTTAACGAGTGTTACGAGAAATCTCAAATGTTACCTCTAGAGGTAACGAGTGTTACGAGGTAACGAGTGTTACGAGTAATTTCGTAAAGGTTACCGCATCTCCAGTGTTAACGAGTGTTACGAGAAATCTCAAATGTTACCTCTAGAGTTAACGAGTGTTACGAGTTAACGAGTGTTACGAGGTAACGAGTGTTACGAGGTAACGAGTGTTACGAGGTAACGAGTGTTACGAGGTAACGAGTGTTACGAGGTAACGAGTGTTACGAGGTAACGAGTGTTACGAGTAATTTCGTAAAGGTTACCTCATCTCCAGTGTTAACGAGTGTTACGAGAAATCTCAAATGTTACCTCTAGAGTTAACGAGTGTTACGAGTTAACGAGTGTTACGAGGTAACGAGTGTTACGAGGTAACGAGTGTTACGAGAAATCTCAAATGTTACCTCTAGAGTTAACGAGTGTTACGAGTTAACGAGTGTTACGAGGTAACGAGTGTTACGAGGTAACGAGTGTTACGAGGTAACGAGTGTTACGAGTAATTTCGTAAAGGTTACCTCATCTCCAGTGTTAACGAGTGTTACGAGAAATCTCAAATGTTACCTCTAGAGTTAACGAGTGTTACGAGTTAACGAGTGTTACGAGGTAACGAGTGTTACGAGGTAACGAGTGTTACGAGGTAACGAGTGTTACGAGAAATCTCAAATGTTACCTCTAGAGTTAACGAGTGTTACGAGTTAACGAGTGTTACGAGGTAACGAGTGTTACGAGGTAACGAGTGTTACGAGGTAACGAGTGTTACGAGTAATTTCGTAAAGGTTACCTCATCTCCAGTGTTAACGAGTGTTACGAGAAATCTCAAATGTTACCTCTAGAGGTAACGAGTGTTACGAGGTAACGAGTGTTACGAGGTAACGAGTGTTACGAGGTAACGAGTGTTACGAGGTAACGAGTGTTACGAGTAATTTCGTAAAGGTTACCTCATCTCCAGTGTTAACGAGTGTTACGAGAAATCTCAAATGTTACTTCTAGAGTTAACGAGTGTTACGAGAAATTTCGTAAAGGTTACCTCTCTTTAGGTGATGTATTTATAGTGCATAAAAAGATTTCTATCATTTAAATACGTGTGTATTTTTAGGTAAAATAATACTATGGTTATCAGTAATTAATAAAATTTGCTTGGTGTAAATTATACGTAATCAGTTCTAATTAGATAAATGGATTCTAAAAAACAAAATCCAGATCCTAACTATTTGATGCTAAGCGTTGATTATGGTAACGGAAAAAAAGTATATTACACTGAAAACACCTTTTGTATTATGGTAAGCTTTATTCTATTTGTTATAATTTTCTTATCCATGTTTACCATATTAGCGTGTTCATATGTATATATAGCAATTATCATTTCATTGATATTACTCTTCTTTGGGTGTTAATGAAAATATATTAGTGAAATCTTTCTCGCAACAAAAGCGTATTGACATCGGCTCATTACTACATTATAATGTGGTAAATAAAATCTGTAACAAATGAATTTCGGTTGTTGCTATAAATGAGAAATTTGTGAAAGGTACCCCCCTTTTACTCGTTCATTTATTACGTGTAAAAAAATAAAAAACAATTATGTTTATCTCAATTAATTCAGAGACGCGATAATAAAAATATTGAAAATATAACATCTAAATTATCGAACACCATTATCACAATGGATAAGATACCTCTTATCGAGAAACAGAATAACTCTTACAACACGCGTATCAGTACCGTGAGAAAGATCTCTATCACTTCGATATGCGTATCCCTATTTCTAATAGGGATTATAGGAGGATACATAGTAGGGTTCTACACCACTGTGAGTTTTAATTCCAATTCTGGAGGAGAAAAAAGAATCGGTTACCACTCTTGGTTCTGTCACTACGGTGCCTGCTACAAAGAAGTCCTGATGCCGCCTTCCAACTACTCTCACTCTAAATACGTCTGTGAGAAATTGATGAACTCAAAACTACCTACAAGATACGATACTATAGTTATGGGATTATTCTCTCCTATAAAGAATCTAGAAAATATTTGGTTAACTGCAGAAGATGGAAACGATGGAATAGTAAACTGTTCTTCCGTCTCTTATACACAATCTAGCTATTATCATAATGTAACTACAATTCCTTGCAATTCGAAGATCGCAACTGTGTGTATGGTTAAGCCAATTTATAATATTGCTTGATAAAAATTAGATACCTTGCAAAGAGTCCTGACGTCCTTTTTATACGAACATGGATATGTGATTCGAGTCAATTTATAACTTTTTTCTTTCGTAAAAGATCTAGACATGTTTTGGCTGGAGACACCAAAGAGTACTGATTCGGTCTCTACGATGTTTCACGTCGAGAAGCGACTCCTTAGTCTTGACGTCCTTAAAAAAAATTTTTTATAATTGGTTTGATTGGCGTATAATCAATCTCACATTTTTATTATGCATGCAATATGTAGTGTATAAAGAAAAATGAGAAGGACGTCAGGACTCTTTACAAGGACGTCAGGACTCTTTACAAGGACGTCAGGACTCTTTACAAGAGTTATGAGTTTTAGATTTAATCGGTACCTTTTTTTATGCAAATGAAACTATGACGTTCGTCACACGATACCTTTCTGACTTCTGGATATTCTGGAATATGATTTTGAGTTCCTATCAGACAGACACCTGATTCTCTTGAATCTATCCAGTAACTCGTAACCCCCGTCCAGACGTACTCGAGAAACTTTTTATGTTCATCGATGTTCTTTACTAGAGTCGCGTCTTTTTGTTCACAAAACCTTCTAGCGTTTTCCATGGTATATTTTACTTCGGGACCTAGACTTCTCACACAATATCCCATGTGATTCACCCAAATGCGACTACAGATAGGTTCTGATGGACTAGGGACTTCAGGACACGTAACGGTAGGTGGCTCAGGACACGTAACGGGAGAAGATGGCTCAGGATACGTAACGGGAGAAGATGACTCTATAGTTACGACTTCTGTATCATCTGGGCAATACGTAACTGATTTTGGTAGCAACGCCAATAGAACTATGATCACTATGGTTAAGATCACAGATAGTACCGCTAAAATTACCGCTAGCTTTTGTTTCTGATAGATAGAAGATGCTCTTGCAAAGAGTTTTGACGTACTCTCAAGAACTTCGTAAGAACCTAATCTTTCCATCGTGACTGAATATACACTGTAAACGTTGTATACGTATTTTTTTTATGCTTTTTATTCTCGAAGAGTCATAACTCGATTCACGTCCCTTCACTACAAAAACACGCTTGTAAAGAGTCCTGACATCACTGACTACAGATAAGCTTTAAATCTTTTTCTCTTAGAAAAGAAATTATCATACATTTGATTTCATAAGGTAATATCGTCCAGTAATTGGTATTTATATTGTTTTCCAGTATAGTAAACAATCTAGTCTCAAGCTCTTTTCGTAAAACAATCTTCTGTATCGATTTTTCTAAAGTCTCCTTATAAATATCGAAAGAAGAAACATCTACTTTCGACATATCGTAATTACCGATGATATTATATAACCTATCCGCATCCTTTATACGGATAAACGTATCTAAATTATAACGAGAATTTGGTGTAATAGTTGTTGCTTTCATCATTTCTATTTCTTTATCGCATCTTAGTTTCTGCTCTCTCATCATATTGTGGGAATTAATTATCTTTATATTTTTATTAAACATCTCGGTCTTTTTGACCTCGGGCTGTATTAACGGTAACAACGCAATTTTAGAAATCATGTATTCAGTTATACTGGAACTCTGCTTTACTGACATATAATGTAATCTTCCGGAAGCGTCACAGTTACCGAATGGTATTCTAGTTTTTACAATAGGATTAGCTCCTAGATCCAATAGCAACTTTATTATAGGATACGGTTTCTCTAGCCTAAGAGCTTGTTCCAAAGGAGTTTCATCGTAACAATCATCTACCTCGTTAACGTCAAAACCCAGCTCATCTACCAAGTAAACTATCATCTCCTCGTTAGGGTAATGACAGTGTATCGATTCCGATACAACGTCTTCTTCTTTCTTATAGTCGTCGTGGTAGCTTATCATCATCTTTACTAAATCTAGATTCCCGGTGTATACAGCCATTCTAAAAGCCGTATGATGTAAACACGTTTTCATGTTGATATCGGCTCCATGTTTTAACAGTATTTCTACTAGATCTTTCTTACCAAATTTCGCGGCGTAGTGCAAAGCCGTGTAACCGTATTCGTCTACCGCGTTTACCGGAGCTCCGTTATTCAGTAACATTTCGGCGATCAATAACTCTTGGTCGTTTATATCTTTATATAGACTCATTATTTCATCTTCCGTAAAACTTATCTTTCCTTTCAGGACTTTTTTGATAACCGATATATAAACAGAATTTGTTAACTGTTTAGATCTAACGTAATCTTTATGTATTTTATCTATTACTTTATCTAATGCTATATATTTACCATTTATATCTATACTGTCGAAAGATCTCAAGACTCTTTTGACGAAATCTTTCATTTTACCGTCCCATCTATTGTAATAGGTACTCGGAGATATCGCTATCAGATGAAGAGGATGGTAACATCTATCCACAGACTTTACTAAAGACTTTCTATTATATAACAACGTTCTTACTACTTCGGTCCTTCTAAGCTGAACCGCTTGATGGAAAGGAGAACGATGGAAAAGATAATACGCTCTACTAACATCTTTAAGTGCGTAACCTCTTTTCACACGAGTGAATATATAGGAGTAACGTTTCTCGTATTCTCTAACTAAAGATAACACTTCTTCGTCGGTTCCTACATGCATAGTATAGTAAAGATTGTTAGTATCCATTGTGGAAATGTATATTTACTTTTTACATCTTTTACAAAGAAACCCTATATGACTAAGCAAAATACTTACGACAGCAGTATAAAGTTACTCATTTTTATTTGAAGTTAAATTGGGACGCTGAAAAAATGATAGTAGAGAAAATAGCGGCATGGCTGCTATACCCGCTATGCCTGCTAAGATGTTTCATATGCAATTCTTTGTGCCCGGCTACTTGTAAATGTATTCACTGGATTCTTTATCCCTTCGAGGTATGCTGCGAGTGCATGAGTGAAACGCTAGACTCTCTAGAACACAGTTGCTGTTACATCTGCGTACTACCGCTGCTAATTATTAGAGAGTTCTGGCGACGCGTGATATTACCCACTTTAAAAGCGACTTGGGACTGCTTACGATTGCCGTGTATATTGACAAGACGTTTCTGCAAAAGAACTATCTGTCCCTTGACCAAAGCCTGGTGCCGTTGCTTCTGTTGCCCGTGCGAAGTCTTCTTGAGGTGCTTGTGTTTCCCCTGTAGAACTCTTAGACGTTTGTACAGAGGGAAAATGACACGAGTCAGAGAACCGGGAGCGAGTAGAGATTCCAGAGATCCCGCTAGGAGAGGAACCTGGGTCAACGATTGGTGCGACGATCTTTGTATCTGGATCTGGTCACCCTGTTGTTACGTCAAACGCTGGATTCGTACAGTGTGCGACACCTTTACTAAAAAATTTTTCTACTGGTTTCTCGTGCCTGTCGGATCCCCAAGGATGCCGGATGAACCCTCGGAACTCTCCAGAAAAGTATTCTCCTCATAAGAACTCGGTATCTAAGATGCGTCCTGAATCGTCGTTTAACGTCAGTCTCTACGATGCTTCGCGAATAAGAGCATCGAAACACTATCCTCATACCCGTTTCCCTAATGAAGATTGGACGCCTAAAGGTATATTATTACGGAAATACGGAAAGACTAAACAAAGCGGTAATACAAAAGACGTTCTTGAAAAGAGCCCTGACTCGGTCTCTCCGCGAGAACTTCCAATAGAAAAAAGTTATTATAAGTCGATCGTATACAAAACGGCGGCAGTTATGCTATTAGTCGTTAAAATACGAGATAGATTAAGATTTATTCGTAAACTCTTCCGCTACGTCGGAGATAAACTATACGCTAAAGCCGCGTTGACTCTCGTCAACCGATTAGTAACCCCTAGAATTCCCGTCGTCAAAGACCTGATACCTTTTTACTACGCTAAGAAAAACTTTTGGAAATTTGCACTTCTATACGGTTTAAAGAAAATATCTGATAAAGCCCCTAAAGCAAGATAAATACACGGTAATTAATCAACTTCAATTTTAACTAGATACCGTTGACTTTATTCATATACTCGTTAAGTTTCAACTTAATTATTGATTTAAACATTTTAAACTTATTAGATATATAATTAATATCCTGTTCCGAAATCTCGAGTTTACACGGTTTCACTTCGCTGCACGAGTCCTTTGTGATAATATCGTAAAGTGTTAGATAAGGAGATCTACAGATAATTTTGTTCTTCATTTTATTTATCTCCATATCACAAGCCGCTTTCGCGTATTGTAACATAGGTACGGTTTCTAGTAATTCGATGTTAGTCTTGTACTCGATAGAATCGGCTACGGATTGAGACATTATACCCGACCATATAAGGTAACTTACTAAATAATTTACTACAGCTTCTTTATTTTTAGCTTTGATTAGATCTCCATAATACTCTTCTTCGTAGACACAATCGTATTCGTTTTTATCACTGCAATAGTAATAATCGTAACACTTATCATCGCATTTATCTTTATCAATAAAATTATTATCATAGTCGTATTCGTCATCATCATCGTATTCTTCAGTATCAAAATATCCGTTGATATACAGCTTACGCATCATGGTAACACAAGCTTTACACGGAGCGTTTACGTTAGCTCCGTTTTCAAGCAGGATTCTCACCTTTTCGTAAGACAAGAAATAAGCCGCCTTAAACAGTAGGGACAAGTTATTCGGTAACATAATTTCATCATCATCATCACTATCACGGCTTTTTGATAAAGTTTTAGATTTCACTATATCATACTTTATATCTTCTGATTCAGGAAATTTAAACTCTTGTTTAGGTTCCACGTTAGCTCCGATACTTATCAGATACTTCATGAGATTTACTCTTTCATTATCTATGATAAACGGCTCTAGAACTCTACCGTTACCTACTTTGTTAATGTCGGTTATATTCGCCGTTAGTTTCTTGAACATACTAAGACTATTAAAGTTACACAGATAATAAAACGGAGTATTATAATCGACGATACGTAGTCCATTTTCCAGCAAAAGATTCATCAATCTATAAGCGTCTATGTTACATAATATATGTTTTTTATAGACAGTCTCATTACCGTGAATATGCTTAATATAGTCTTCGTGATCTCCGGTTATTTCAACTCCTCTTTCAAACAGAAGCTTAGTTACCACGTACCTATATTTCAAATTATCAGTACCCATTATCGCGTACTTTATCAGAGACGAACCCTTATCATCAGGTAGAGGCTTAGCTCCATTATCCAGTAGAAGACGTACGGCTTTTTCTTTCTTTTGTGAAACCGCGTGATATAAGGCATTCTTCCAATCGTTAGAAAGGTTTACGTTAGCACCCGCGTCTATTAATTTCTCTAATATAGTAATGTTATTTACCGCTTTAATTATATTAGGCGTTTGGTCTTCTGAAGAAACCCTATCTACATCAGCCCCGTCTTTAATCAGTAATTCAATAAGTTTTACATTACCAAACTGTATCGCATGTTGTATAAGAGTTTTACCGAGTATAACTGCATTAGGATCTTTATCGATGTGCAATTTTATTATATTGTACATATCGACGGTAAAATACTCGTTCATATAACCCATACTTTTATCAATACCATTATTCAGTAATAGTTTAATCATCGATACATCTCCATTTTGTATAGCTTTATCTAGAACATTAGGATATCCTGATAGATATTCTTTATCGCTATTTCTAGTCAACAGTATTCTAGATATCTCTCTAATGTTCTCCAAAGTTGAGCTCTCTATGCTACACGAGTCATTTTTAGAAAACGTATCTATAGCTTCTAATATGGCAGAACGCGTCGTTTTTTGAAGTTCATCGTTATCATTACAGTACTCTAAAATCTGGATCAAAGAATCTATTTTTTTTAGAACTACAGCCGCCGTATACAGAGGACTATGAGATACCTGTTTAGTAAATCTTTTCATTACATCTTCAGTATCTTCACTCAATACATTATTAATTCTGGATTTATCATTACTTTCGATAGCCGAATAGAGTTCCTTCACCTTATCGTCGTAGGATTTCATTTTAAAAACTATCCGTAACAGAAAACGTCAGAGTCCGTAACAGAAAACGTCAGAGTCTAAGTAAGTTATTTATTAGATTGTAGTATATTTTCATTATTTTTACATCAATTCTAGTAGAACACATACTATTCATAGACACGTAAATTATATTTAATGATTGAGAGTAGTAAAAGTTTTTATTCTAATCACATAGGCTTTTCACAAATATATTTTTTATAAGCGCTACAATTATTAACCGAGACGATACCCGATTTCTTTAAAACCGCGCATCCGAACTTAACGGATCTGATTTCAGACATTACAGTTACGATCTTTCCATAAGGATCTTTCCACGGCTGAAAGTTATCCCTACTAGCACCCAACCAGATGTCTCCGCTATAATTAGTCATAATCTTTATTAGCTCAAAAGCGTTGCTATCTTCTCCAGGTAAAAATACAACGGAACCCTCAGATTCGCAACTCGTAACGCTATTGTGCCAAGTATCCATATTGTTAAAATACTTGTAACATCTTTCGTTTAAGCCTATCCAGTTTTTATCGCAAGTATGCCGATAAATAATAGTTTTATGGGCTTGTGGTTTACCGGCATGTTTTACTTCAATATAAATATAATTTATCTCTACTAACGTAGCTATTGATAAACATAATATAATTAAAGAAATAATACACGATCCACAGATTTCCGAAACACACATATCTCTACGATTCGTAGTAAACGTGTTTACAGCAGCTTTATAATATAGAAGTAATTTTACACTTTTATATCTCTAGTTTTATTTTTACTATTAATGAAGCTTGTATCTCGAAGATATGTCATATGATTATTAGTAAATAATTATTCAATCGCACTACATTTTTAATTTAAATATTTATATTCAATAAGTTGCCCTGTCTAGTAGATTGTGATATAAATAACAAGATATTAAAAAGAAATAGATTTTCACTCATATAATTGGTACAAGAAAAATCAGAAAAAATACATTAGTAGTTATATATCTTACTTAATTCATTATTGTCTATAAACTCTAATATCGAAAGTTTGATATCTGGAGGGAGTTTATACCAATCACTAGTATATAATATCTCATCTAATTTTGATCTACTTTTTTCTAATATTTCATGTCTATCAGTAGCTAAGGATACGGAGGTTCTAAGACGATCTCCGTAATTACAGAAATGCCAAGTATTAATCTCCTTCATTATAGGATTATTTACCAAGCGATGTAATAGATTCATGTTTTTACTAGTAATGAATATATCTAAAGAGTAAAACATATTAATACGAATCTTAGATATATCTTTTAGTTCTTCATTGCAACGCGACCAAATACGTCTAAACGTATCATCGCTTTGAATAATTTCTTTAAATGACTCGCGGAGCGACGTAAAACGAGTAGGGACTCTTTTCAAAGAGTTTACACCATTTCTGATATCATGACTCGTAAAATCTTGTATACATATATGCGCTATGATATAACTAAAAGAAAACATATTATCGTTAAGGCTCTTGGACAGTACTCTACTATCTCTAAGTTCAGCACCATAATGTAATAATATATTTACTATACTATGATATCCTAATGCTATCAATAAAGGATATTGATTCTGTATGTTAACAGCATTTACATCCGCGCCATTATCTAATAACATTTCTATAACGTCTAGTTTGCAATTATTTTTACAAGCGTAATGTAACGGAGTACTTAAATCCTTGTTTTTAGAATTAACATTAGCTCCTCTATCGATAAGAGTCTTTACACTCGTGTACGGGTTTGTTCCACATAAGGCAAAATGTAAAGCAGTTCCTATCTTCTGTGATAAAGCTTCTATCTCAGCTCCGTAATCTAAAAGCGTGTTTATGATAACTACGCTGTTTCTTACAGCGGCGTAATGAATAGGTGTCTTTTCGTAATAATCTCTAGCGTTTACATTCGCTCCTAATTCTAATAACGTGATAACTATATCTTTATTCCTATCGAGTGTAGAAGCTTGATGTAATGGAGTGTTATACATTCTATCAGTAGCGTTAACATCCGCGCCTAGCGATATTAACGTTCTAATATTTTCCGTATCATACCCATTTTTAGCCATGAGATACAGAGGAGTTTCTCCTTTAATGTTTTTAGCGTTAACATCCGCTCCTCTTTCCAATAACTTGGGTACTAGTCTACTTAACGAAGGTGTTTGAGACGCGTGATGCAAAGGGGTATTTTTACAATCATCTATAGAATTCACGCTAAATCCAGCGTCATAAAGTAACAAAGATGTTTCTAAATCTTCATTACTAATAGCGTTAAGTAACGATAAATCATTTTTATTGATGTTACTTCTATTATCTATAATAGCTTTAATAGTATCTATATTGTTAGAGTTAACTGCACATTCTAAAACGGTTAGACCATCTAACGCTATAATATTAACATCTGCTCCGTAACTCAATAATAAATTAACCATTCTAGCATTACCGTATTTAGCGGCATAGTGAATAGGTGTTATAGAATATATGTCTTTAGCGTTAACATCTGCTCCTCCTTCCAATAACATTTCTGCTATACGTAGTTCATCTTGTTGTATTCTTTCCTTAATCGATTTCATATATTCTATAGATTCGTTTATCTTGTCATAATGTATATCATTACCTGATATCGCTTCTTTGAGAATATGTATACATACTTCGTCTAATTTATATTTATTCAGGATGATAGAAACGTACTTAATATCTAGTATAATATCGCAGTCTAAAGTTAATGATATAACGATATCCATAACATTAGGGATTATACATATAGTATGTAACGTGGAATGACATTTGTAATCCGTTATGTATATAGATTCCGTATTCTGTTGTATTATCTTTTCCACGACGTCTAATCTTCTAAGCTGTAGAGCTTGATGGATAGCCGTATAAGGAATACTCTTATTCTCACATTGACTAGCGTCATAGTTATCTATAGCCGATACGATATCCAGACAATTTCCATAACACATGATTCTATACAAATCATCCGGACACATTTCACAATAGTTAGTATTACATAAATTACTCATTAGATATTCTATATTTCATTATCGCTTTTTATTCTCAAGTTTAAAGTGTAAATACATTATAGATACGTACTTAAATGATATATCGTTAAAAGTAATAACACAAAGACTCTTCATCGAAGGTGAAGAGCTCGCAAAGCGGACGTCCTTATACAAAAAAACTATACCTCTATGTGATAAATACTGTTTTATCTTTGTCTTGTAACGAACGCATAAAGTTAATGTATTTAAAATAAAATTTTAAAACAACATAGATATATTTATTTTTTACGCTAGTTGCTCATTATTGTTTTTTCTTGTAACTATTAACCGTATGTAGTTTATGATTACTAAAAAAATTACTCTACGTAGACACTATATTCATATTTTCGTACTCAACCTTTCTTTTCCTAAGCTTATAGATCTCTCTATCTTTTTCTTGTAGATCTTGAACTTGGAAGGTAGACTTTCAACGTCGTTATGATACACTAATTTAGAAAATAAATCCGGATCGTTATTTAGTATGAATACATCTGCTGCGTAATCAGGATGAAGTTTAATATTCTTTAACTCAGATATTTCTTGATTACATTCATCTCTCATTTTCTTCATATTCTCAGACTTGTTTATTATTTTACTGTTGATAATGAAACCCGGGTTGTCTTTTAAACTATCGTAATAGTAATTCTCTAACACAGCGAACCTAGCTACGATCGGAAGTAAGTACTCGTTGTTGTAAGATAATGGAGTCATGAGAACGGTTTTACCGTAAATGTTTAACGCGTTTATGTCAGCACCGTTATCTAACAAAATATGTAAACACGGTAGATTAAACGCGTAAAATATGGGAGTCTCTAACACGTTATTTGGTAAGTTTACATCCGCTCCTCGTTCTATAAGAACCTTTGCGATATCGGCGTCTATAACGTTATATCCTAGAACCGCGTAACTAAGAGGAGGAAATCCGCTTACGTCCTTAACGTTGACGTCCGCTCCGTGATCCAACAATAGTTTCAAGGCTTCCATCCTGTTAAATATTACAGCTATGTGTAACGCGGGTATTCCTTTGTATTTGTCGTTAGGATTAACACCGCTATTGAGTGCTAAACGTAATAGGTTTAAATCGTAAAGCGTAGTATCTTTTAGTTCGCTATTAAACATAGTGATAAATTTCATATATAACTCTCTAACCATATAATTACTAACGTATCTATTACAATAAATAGGAAGTAATATTATTTTGGTTACATAATCCGTATTACCATTTTTAGATAATAAGAATACCATGGCTAAATTATTACCATTAATACCCGTAAGTATAGGGTATTCCGATAACTCGTATCCACAATTTGTACCTGAATCATTATACAAGAGTTTTATCATGTCAATATTAAACTTTCCATTGCTTTCTACCAATAATTCTGACGTAATATTTCCTAAGTTATTAGCCGGTAATGTGTTATAACCATTAACAGGCAACGTATTATTGCCATTTACAGTCATAGGAAAAGTGTTTGTGAAATTTCCTAAGTTATTAGCCGGTAATGTGTTATAACCATTAACAGGCAACGTATTATTGCCATTTACAGTCATAGGAAAAGTGTTTGTAAAATTTCCTAAGTTTGGTACTGGTAACGTATTATTGCCATTTACAGTCATAGGAAAAGTGTTTGTAAAATTTCCTAAGTCATTAACAGATACAGGTATAGAAGAGTTTATGAAATCTTCTAAGTTATTAACATGTATAGGTATAGGAGAGTATATTACATTTCCTACTTCATCAACAGGCATAGGTATGTGAAAGGAGCTTGTACAATTTACTAATTCAGGAGCTGGTAACGTGTTGTTGCCATTCATACGTATAGAGTTTATACAATTTACTAACTCAGGAACTGGTAACGTGTTATTGCCATTTCCTGAGTCCGGAACTGGTAACGTGTTATTGCCATTTCCTGAGTCCGGAACTGGTAACGTGTTATTGCCATTTCCTGAGTCCGGAACTGGTAACGTGTTATTGTCACCAAGTATACGCATAAAGCTGTTTATGAAATTTCCTAATTCAGGAACTGGTAACGTGTTATTGCCATTTCCTGAGTCCGGAACTGGTAACGTGTTATTGCCATTTCCTGAGTCCGGAACTGGTAACGCGTTATTGCCACCAAGTATACGCATAAAGCTGTTTATGAAGTTTCCTAATTCAGGAACTGGTAACGCGTTATTGTCGTCAACGGGTATACGCATAGAATTTATGAAGTTTTGTAATTCGTTACCTGGTGACGTATCATTGCCATCAACAGTTATAGAGTTATTATCAGATCTAAATTCCTCAGGTAAGTCTGTATCGGTAACTTTATATGATATAAATTTTTCATGAGATGTAACAACGCAGGATTTTTCATCATTATTATATTTATACTTAACAGATTTGTTATATACTGAATAATTAGATTCTGGAGGCTGTGTAGAAGATGGTGGTACAGAAGATGGCAGTGTAGAAGATGGCAGTGTAGAAGATGGCAGTGTAGAAGATGGTAGTACAGAAGATGATTCTGGAACACTAACAGAGTTACTCTGACTACTCCCCATATCAATTGTAAAATTGATTACGAGTTTATATACTACACAGATGTAAGTTTTATGTAACAACGCTTCTATTTCAATATTCTTTTTATGTAATCTATGTATGATGTTATGGCTTTACTGACGGTAGTTAATGATATCGGTAAGGTAAGGATGTGATAGACTCCTAAAATAGTGGTACTAATTATATTCACACTAAGTGTATATGTACACGATTATTATTAGAATAGCTACAAATTTATTAGTATAAAAAATTAATAATTATAGCAACTAAGTAGAAATAACATTGCATTTAAACGGTTTATATACAGTTAGATATTTTATATCTTCCGTGAGATCATCTTATTGAGGTTCATGGTAAAATATATCTAAGTGGCTGATTAAAATCATAAGTTTTTTACTATTATTACCACGTAATTAATAATTATGATACAACAGGTAATTCTGATTCTTCTAACATGAATAGTATTTGTCTTTGAATCTCTACGGGTAACATTTTCCAGCATGTATCTTCTAACACCGAACTTAACGTAGACATCACTGTATCAAATTTATTACATAATTCGATAGCTGTGTTTATAGATCTTTTTATCAGGGGTCCGTATATCTGAAAACACGTTGTGTCGATAGAATCTATTACAGTATTTCTAACTAGTTTTGATAGAAGTTTAACGTTATCTGTAGTAATGAAGGTAATTAGAGAGTATTTACTGTTGATATGTATCGACTTCATTCTTTCTAACTCTTTTTTACAGGATACTTTCATCTCATTGATTGAAACATTATTCTTTATAAGGTTTGCATTTACCGTTGATATCTGACTATTGAAAGTATCTCTATACTCCAGTAACATGATATGAGAAACTATATGTTGTGTAGATAAATCTGAAATGTCTATGGTACGTGATAGTGGAGTTAATCCACGACTATTCACAGTATTTGGATTAGCTCCTTTCTCCAACAGCGCCTTAACAACATCTGGATAAGGTGATGCATAAAATAAAGGAGTATTTCCTATTTTATCCTTAATATCTACATCAATTCCGTATGATAGAAATAAATCTATTGATTCTAACGAACCGTATCTTGCCGCGTTATGTAAAGCAGTATATCCATTATTATCGGAGATATGTATATTAGCGCCTTTTTCTATCAGTAACTTAGTTGTATCTGTATAAGCAGATGCACTTATTAAAGGAGTATTTCCTATTACATCTCTCACATTAACTTCAGCTCCGTATGACAGTAATACATCTACAACTTCTGAAGAACCTACGCTAGCGGCTCTATGCAAAGGTGTTTCACCACAACTATTAGTTTTAATATTTAATCCAATATCCAAGAGATATTTTATTACACTCGCATGACCCCTTTCAGAAGCGTCTATTAATATATCACTATGTACATTACACCCATATGTTCTTACAATCTCTTTAACAACGTCTACGTTTGGTGATAATGCCGATACTTCAAATATCGTAAATCCGTCGTAATATAATGTTATGTCTGCATTTCTAGAAATAAATAGCTTTGTTAATTCTAAATTTCCATTTATAACGGCGTTTCTCAATGGAGTGTAACCATTTTTATCCATTGCATCTATATCAGCACCTTTAGAAAATAACAACTCTGATATTTTTAACTCGTTTTGTTTTATGGTATTTTCCATCCGTTTTAAATCATCGTCTGAAATTTCTGTATTACCACGTAATACTTCTTTTATAATTTCTATAAATGTAGATTTATGCAGATACATTTTTTTAGCTCTATGTTTTATTTCACTGATTATATTTTTGTAATTTACCGTGTTAATGTGTTTAATCATGGTAGCTGTATTTTGCATTGAATATACTATGCGGTCGATTACAGCTTCAGTTTCTGGTACCGATGTTAACACATGTAAAGGATAAAATTTACTATACTTATCTACAGAATTAGCAGTATATGCGTTTTGTTTCAGTAAAGCTTCAACTATGCTAGCTCGTCTAGCTTCTATAGCTTGATGCAGTGGCATACGAGGGCTGTAAATTCCAGGGTATACTCCACAGTCGTCGTCTAGTTCTATGGTTTCTAGCTCATCATCTATATCATCATTATCAGAGCAATATTTTAATGATTTTAGGGCTAATAATGTGTCATGATCTGAGTCAAGGTACATACTAACGTAAAGTGTATCAAGATCCATCGTTACACAAGATGTAACGTATGGCAAAATCAATGTCTCATAAATGCGTATTATTTTTTCGTTTTTCAGGGTATCCAATAGTGTGGAAATAAAGTTATTATAATATTTTTATATACTATAAGCTTACCTATTACCTGATGTCATGACGTCTTATAATGTTACTATAACAGCTGTATTACTTATAAAGACGTAATGAAAAAATGAATATATTATAAATTCATTTACTCACAATATACTTGTTATTTATTTATAAATATAGTAATGGGGAATAATATACAATCACAATTTATGCCGAATAACATAATACGTCTATCAGGAGCTATAAGCGATCAAAATACATTGTTGGTAAACGTATTCGATGCCCTAAATTACGAGGGAAAAAAGCTAATGATAGATAGTATGTCTGAACCTATATCAGAAAGTAAAGATTTTGAACCTTATTTATTTATAAAATCTCTACACGATTTTGGTAAACTTGATTCAGAATTATCAGAAAGACTAGAAAAAAATATATCTGTCATTAATGAATATCGTTGTAAATCTGAAAGTATCCGTCCTGAGATACTCGTAAATCTAGATAAGATACAAGACAGTGTAAACACAAGATTAGCGGTTTTAAACGGGATAAATGATATCGTGGAAAAGGAAAATTATATAAATAAAATCATTGACGAATTTGTATATACCGGTGGTTTTCAAAATTATATGTTATTAAGATCTATATATTATAATTATAGTCAAATAGAAGGTAATTTGGGGTATAAAGCACAGAATATACTAGATGATGCTATTAGTAAGAGAAAACTATATATTTCATCTCATAAAGCTTAGTTTTATAATTCTTTAGAGATATAAAAAGTTGTTGTTTCTACAGAGAGAATCGTTTAAGAGTTACTTTCTGTGCGTATTGATCTCATCTAACAAAAATCAAAAGTGTATACATGAAACATAATATACTATTATTATTACAAATTTATAAATACTGTTAAATTATCAATTATAAAATTAATTTAATTTATTGTCTATTCATTATGACATTAGTAAATAATACTATTCTTTATATATCGTATGTCAGTTATATTCAAACAGTTTATATCACGACCATCGTTATAGGGTTTCGTCATTCCTAAATCTCTTACATATTTACAAGGTTCATCTTCATTTAGATGTTCTATATCTTGACTCGTAATTACTCTCGGAGCGATTATCATACAAAATCTATCTAATGTTGTATTAAGTAGAGGTATGTAAAATTCTTCATTATACGATGACTTTGTCATATTAAGGAATTCATTTCTAGTTATGTAAGTAAAACATCCAGAAGAATACTCAATTGAATCTGGAAAACATCCTATGTACATAGTAAATATAATACAGGATCGTAGAAACTTACATCTAGTATCGTCATCGTAAGCTTTTAAGATGTCACGAGGAGTAGTAACTGTACCATTTACCTGTAACAATGATACACCACTACCGTAAGTTGTTACATCTCTTAAACAGCTAGCAGCTTCTGGGTCTGTTATATTAGTTATTATTACCATTATTAAACCTTGAAGAGTCCTAATGTAATTGATGATATACAATTCAGAAAGGTGCCAGTAAATGTTTATAGCTTATTGTTATATATTTTCAATTATGTAATACATTTACTAACCTATTATTCATATACTCGTTTACTAGTGATTAATAATATTATTACATACATATGGATTTATCTCCTATTCTGTAATAATCTTGTAAAAAATGACTCTTCAATGATATATCAAATATGGTATATGTAGTATTAGGGTCCTTATAACGTTATTTACTCGTGTGTTATATAATAAAAATCGAAATACATCATAATATCAGTATTTTGTTACCAGTAATTTTTTACTATTCTAGCTTCCTGATTTTCTACCTTATGAAACTTATGTTCTTTAGTCCCAAAAAATCTTATAGGGTACTCTATAATATATCCGCTGTATGTAATGTATCTACACCATAACATACTTACGTCTCGATCATATTTTCCCATGACTCTTATTTCTGAAGATTCGTATCCATCTAAAACTTTATAATTGTGTTCGTCTAAATCTAATGCTATTCTGCCACCTACTGATACACCTCTAGACTTCCAGTACAACGAAAACGGCTGCATGTCATATTGTCCTACATAACAAGCAACCTTAGTAACGTTATCACCTTCGTAATTCCATCTGAATACTACATGAGTATCTACTTTGAAACACTTAGTACATTCTTCTTTCTTCTTTCCAGAGAATACCTGATACGTATAACAACCTCCGTTAGAAACTCTGACATTTTTTATCGTTAATGTGCTGTTTTTCAGATCTTTACTATAATTAGCATGCGCGGATATCATAAAACTTTTATCTTCTGCGTTACCACCGCTTACAATTTCGTTTACTACATAAACTCCGTATCCAATCTCAAATCCTGTTTCTATCCATTTTGCATTTGTAATATTCTCCATAGATAACGAACATTTCAACTCTACCGTAGATCCTACTTCTACCATTACCTCTTCTTTAGGCTTCTTATTGTATGTGACTTCTGAATAGTCTCCAGATTCCTCGTAATCACCAGATTCTTCATAGTCTTCATAGCTTTCAGAGTCTTTGGATCCATTATCTCCACATACTTTACTGTTTATAACATTTTCAGGACAATACTTGGATAAAATATTACTTATATTGACACCGTTAGTACCGTCATAAGATATATTATACTCCTTTAAGTGGTTGTAATACGATACTCCACACACAGCGTTTCGTGCCCAATCGTCATAACTTTTATCGGCACACGTCTTTACAACGCGATTAGTTGGAGTAGAGTTAAAATCTCTAAGAAATCGATTAGTTACGTTTACACCACCGGCAACCATGTAAACTTTAAGCGCATCTGTATTACGGGGTTTAGTAATATTACACACATAACAAACATGTTGATCGTTAAGGTACCAATACGTATCTACTTTAGGCAGTACAACAACATTAATAGTATGTCTGTGTGTCTCGTTCTTGCCTAAGTAGAAAATGCATTTAAAACGTCCGTCGTGGTGTTCGCCTACATTTTCTAATATGAAAGTATAGTTTTTATCAGGATCTCCGCAGTAACATACGGTATCAAGTCCAGCATTTGAAATAGAAGATTCTACTTTTAGTGTGTTGTTTCTCTTAGATCCTTTAATCAATACTACTTTGTCGGCGTACTTCGCTGCTGGTAAAATACACGTTAATGCTTCTGTATCTCCATTTCGGGAGTAAATATTATAAGATTCTGTAGCACAAAACACTGCAAATAGCGTTAAACTTTTCAACAAATTCATTATTCTTGTTACATTACTCACTAAATTTTACTATTTTATTTCATTATTAATGTTACAACAAGTAATATAAACATTTTATACATCTTTTGTTATGATGTCTTTCACAGAAGGTAAAAAGTTCACCAAGCGAACTTATTTTGCGATAATATTAAAAATGAAATGTAATGTTTGATTATGCATTGGATTATTTATCATACACTATGGACGTCCTTGAAAAGAGTTTTGATGTTCTTGATACATTATTGGAAAATAATAATACTCTGATAGATTTATTGCGTAATGGATATGAAGTTAATGAGATGATAAAAACAAAAACGCTTCTCCATAGAGCTGTAGAATTGAGGAATATAGAAGCAGTTAAAACTTTACTTTTATACGGAAGTGATCCCTTCGTAAAACATTCTTATCTATATCAAAATGCTTTGCATACCGCGTGTATGTTACTGCCGTTAAGCAAAATGGAAACTATCTCACATATTCGTAATAATACTATACGACAACCTTGTTATTACGCTTACGCTCCTTTAGAAAAAAATGCGGAAAACGAAAGTATTAAAATAGCTGAACTATTGTTATCTAAGTATCCTGATCTCGTTAATCATGTAGATCACGAGCATCGTACCCCGCTACATTTAGCGGTAGAATCAAATAACATAAAAATGTTAAAGGTGTTACTCAGTTACGGTGCAGATATAAATACTGTAGATAATGCGGGTAAAACTCCGATCTGTTGTGCCGTTATAAGAAACTTAATAGATGTAACAAAAGAACTAATAAGTTTAGGAGCTGATATAAACAAAGGAGATATAAACAACATGACGCCTCTACACCATATAGTGAGATTTGCAAAAAGTACAGAACTTATAGAGATACTATTAGATCATGGAGCTAACATCAACGCAGTCAATAACTTTGGTGAAACACCATTGCACGTTTTAAACGGAGCTAGAGATCACATAGCAACAACTCTTATAACAAGAGGCGCTAACGTTTATGCAGTAGACTATAACGGTAATACATTACTGCATAAGGCTGTAATAAATAGTAATGCTATGCTTGTCAATCTTATCAAATTAGGTGTAGATGTAAATCACAGGAATAATTCAGGGAAAACACCTTTGCATTACGCTGTTAAGTATCCTTTAAAAAAAAGCGTATCAATACTTTTGAAACATGGGGCGGATGTAAACATTATGGATAATAATTGGGATACACCGTTATCTTATAAGCACTTTCATAGAAAATGGTTACCCCATAACGATTATAAATCTATAATAGATGTCATCTCTATTATTATGTTAGAAGGTATCAATAAACGATACAAATGTTTGGAAGGTCATAATGTTAATATCAAAACATTAGAAAATGTAAGAATATACAAACGTATAAAAGACCAGTGTGAAAAAGAGATACTGATGTTACGTAATACCAAGCTCTGTAATGGCGTTATAGCTGATATAATACTAACAGAAAATAATCATAACCTTACTAGATTTATAAGAAATCCAAATTTTAATGCGCTGATACATAACTTTAACTTTAAAGTATATAAGAAACTTATTAACAATGTTATAATGTCGGCTAGAAGCAGATTTATGTTAATGAATAGATCGGTAAATTTAATACAAAATCACGAGATTTTTGGTAAGCTTCCAGAAGATGTATTATGGAACATAAGTAAATATCTTGAGGCAGATGATGTCAAAACTCTAGAAAATGTGCTCTTCACTCAGTTAAATGTGAAAAAATAATGAAACAAAGAATTAATTTGTATTATATTATTTAATCTAAATTAGATTATACACATAACAATGGTATTTATATGTAAGAAACAGTACTGTGAAAATAAATTTTATTTTATTACCGCATTTTTTAGTATATCATTCATGTTTCTAACAGCTACTATAATAGTTATCTTGATTAAATGTTATTATATGTTTCCTAATTTTAATAAAGTGTGTCCGGATGAATGGATAGGATATAAAAACCAATGTTATTATTTTTCTGATAACGAAACTAATTGGTATGATAGTAAAAAGAAATGTGAATCAATGGACTCTTCATTAATAAAATTAGATAGACAAGATGTTATAGATTTTGTATCAAAGTATGGAAAAACTGATTACTGGATAGAGAGAAAACATTATGAGAATATAGTGTCTACAAGTTTATACAGAAACTCCTTTGACATAAATGATACTAGCATTTGTCTGTACTTTGACTTAAATATCATCACAGAAACTCCTTGTATATTTTATGAAAAGTGGATATGTGTTAAACCTAATAATTATGTTGTGTGGTATTATGATAACCATTAAATATTAACAGTATATTATAGTGATAATTTTTCTTGAATAGTAATTAACGTAAATAGAAAAATAATAAATATTATTGTATGGTAATAAATACTATAAATATGAATTTAGATATTTACTTCAACAATGCTATATATGATAGACTTCTTTTTAATTGCGTTAAGGCTAAAGACCATGAAGTCATAGAAATATTATTATCTCATCAAATAGATATTAACTCAACGTCTTGTGCTTCGTCTGTATGTTATGCTGTTAATAATGGAGACGAGGAAACTGTAAAGCTTTTCTTAAATAAGGGTTTCGATCCTAATAACAAGGATGAAAAAGGCTTTATCGCGCTACATTATGCAGTACTATCTAATAATAACAATATAATACAGTTGTTATTAGATAACAACTCTAACGTTAAATTATGTGATCCATATTTGTTATTACACGCAGTAAAGTCTAATCGTTCAGATATTGTAGCTTCTTTATTGAAACATGGTATGAATGCTAATATTGTTAACGATGAAGGGTATACGGCTTTACATTACTCTATAGAAAATAATAAATTGGATATTACTAAATTACTATTAGACAATGGCGCAAACATAGAAATCATTAATAAATGTTCCTTTATTAATAATATTATTAAATCTAGATTCGCAAATTATACTAATATGATAGAACTATTATTAGAATATGGTGCAGATGTCAATAATATTAACGAGTATTACGCACCTATTCATCTTGCAGTAGATAATGAAAATGAATCCATCATTAAATTACTAATATCTTATGGAGCTGATATAAACATACGAGACGATTATAATAGTAGTTCTCCGTTACATCACGCTATTAAAAGTATTAATGGTAATATACTGAAAATATTATTGGATAACGGGGCTGATGTAAACTCAATAAATAGGTACGGTTGTACTCCAATTTATTACGCTATATACGATAAAAATTTAGATTTTGTAAACACACTCTTAGATTACGGTGCGGATGTAAATATAGTTGATCTATCTAACAACACTCCTCTAACGGTTGCTAACAATATTTATATTAAAAAACTTATCATTTCTCATATAATAATATCCAAATACATTAACAAGTTTGTAGAATACAGTTCTGCGTATAAACGTAATATTGATTTTATACATTCTCATCAAAATCTTATTGACATCAAGTTAGATTGTGAAAATGAGATTATGAAATTAAGGAATACAAAAATAGGATGTAAGAACTTACTAGAATGTTTTATCAATAATGATATGAATACAGTATATAAAGCTATAAACAATGAAACAATTAATGACGTCAGTACTCTTTTCAATGATTATAGGAAAGAGTTTCCTATATACAATTCAGTCATAAAAAATTTCATTTCTGAAAGTATACGAAGACACGAATTACTAACTGAATTCAGAAATAAAATTACAAATTCGATTCCAGGATTTAAGGATAAATTTCCTCAAGAGATTCAGTATATTATATTAGAAAATCTGAGCAATAATGATCTAGAGAAAATTTTAGTAGAAAAAAGATGTACGTAAAAAGTATATAGTCAATATGAAATGTTAGTAACCTAAATTGCGATTATATTTTTATAAACAGGCATAATGAAGCATAAGCTGATAATCGTATTATGTATATACGTGTCTTTCTATCGCCTGAAATAGGAATTCTATTTCACCAATAAGTTTATAAATAGCATCATCTCCGTGTTCTTTCATATATTCTTCTATTCTTTTGAGTAGAGAATCTTTTTTAGGATTACACGTTATTCCACATGCATCTAGTAAATCTTCCAAAGATAACACAGATACAGCTAAATTTGTTAGTTCTGCGTTTATACTTGCATGTTTATTAGACTGTATAGTATCTCTTATAGTTTTTCTATAAAATGATAACAGCAAGTACAATACATAACATCCGCATGGTTTTTTATGAGTTTCTCTTACACCCTGTAACAGCATATAACTAAGATCATTATCTCTACCAGTAAAATAATCATTTACTAATTTTTCTTTTTGTCTAGCATCTTTAAGTTTAGTAGCTACTAATTGCTTTAAACCTTTACACATTTCAGGTGTTACACTACTAATGCTATTGCTTTTAGTACGTTCTCTTTCTTGGTCATCATAACACGTATCTATAATTGCATTAGCATATATTGATAGTATCAATATTAGTAAAGACAATATATTAATATTAATCATGATTGGTTGTTTTATTTTCTTTTTTTTCTTGTGTTGTTCTTTAAATTACATATCACTACGTTACTATTATAATATTTCACTTTTTAGATAAATAGTGCATAATACGTGATGTAATCATTAGTGTATTAATCGTTCCAATTCTTTGTTGTTTAACATTTTTAGAATATTATATTTTATTTCTTCTGGAAGATATGTCCAATTTGATAATATACTACTAGACTCGTAGATTTCTATTACCTTCATTGCCTGTTTCAAACGCCTATGTCTGAGCTTTCCTCTTTCTATAGTATCATCTATTAGAGTTTTGTATACTACGAATCCTTCTGAATTTAGACACTTAAAGCATCTAGAAATTTCATCATCACTGCAATTGATGCACAAGTCTAGTATAGATTTCCTGTTAGATCCCAGTAAAGTATTCCTCATTTTCTTTATCTCTGCAACACACTGTTCTTTTAAGTCTTTCAGTATACTGTTATTTTCTATCTCATATAAGTCCATATTAAACGAATCCTTGTTTGATATTTTACGGTACTTGCATTCATGTATCAGCATTATATTAGATATTATTAATTTAGCTGTTTTCATGCCATCGTCGGAACTAATGTCTGGTATTACACTAAGAGGAGTATTTCCTGATTCAGAAATAATAGATACGTCTGCACAGAATCTCAACAACACTTCAACCACCTTGTAATAACATGACTTTGCAGCTAGAAATAACGGAGTTCTTCCGCAAAAATCTGTAGAGTTTACATCAGCTCCGTAATCAATAAGTAATTCAGTTATCTCTTTAGAATTCTCTAATACAGCGTGATGTAGAGAAATATAGTCTAAATCGTCTTCTGCGTTAACTTTAGCTCCGTGTGCCAGTACTTCTAAAACAACGTCGTAATTTCTTGATCTAATAGCATGGTGTAACGTATACAAGGAGCAAAGACCTCTAGAATTTACACTAGCACCTGCGTCAATAAGTAACCTTGTGATTTCTAGATTTCCAGAAGCTGCAGCGTTATTGATAAGGCATTCTGGTCTGTATATTATTTCTCCAACATCAGCACCATGATCTATAAGCAATTTAACCATCTCGGTATTTTGAAGATTAACAGCGTGTTCTATAGGAGTAATGTGTTTGTAGTCTTCATTGTAGATGTTAGGATCAGCACCGTATTTCAACAAAAGTTTTGCAATATCAAAATTATTTAATTGTGCTGCTATACTCAGTGCAGTAGGTACGTCTTTTGTAATGATATTAGGATCCGCTTTTCTCGATAGCAAAACTTCTACAATGTCAGGATTTCCTAACTCAACAGCATATTGAAGAGGAGTATATCCGTGGTAGTTAAATACATTCAGATTGACACCTTTTGACAGAGTTTCTCGTACTTTGTTGATACATTTAGAATCTATAGCCTCAAATATCTCCATTATGGGATGGATAATAATGAGTTATCTATTAATCCATATACAGTAACTGGTTAGCAAACATAGTTCTTGTTATTAGGTTTCACTTTTTAGCTATCTATAATACAATAAAAAAAGTAAATTATAATAAGTATATTACAACAATCAGTTAGATAGATACTTAGTTTACTTTATATTAACAATATGGCATCTCAAGACTTACGTATGTGTATCTACTCTAAGGATCTAGAAGCTATTCAGAATATTATAAAAACAAGAACTAACTTTCTTAATCTATCGGTAGATGAAACCGTTACTCCACTAATAGATGCTATTAGATCGGGAGATGTTAGAGTAGTTCAGTTACTTATTAACAGTGGTGCAGATATAAATCACATTAATACTAACGTTCCACACCCATTACTAACGGCTATAAAAGTAAGAGCTAATAAAATTATAAAATTGCTTATTGATAACGGTGTTGACACCTCTGTTTTACCAATTCCAGATTTAGAAAATGATACAGTTAATACTATACTGGAGTGCGGTATAGACGTAAATATAAGAGATCGCGAACTAAAAACATTTCTTTATTACGCTGTAAAAAAAGGAGATTTGGAATCAGTAAACACTCTGTTAAAGTACAGAGCAGATGTAAATATAGAAGATATTAACGGTAACTATCCTATACATATAGCTATAAAACATAATTTCTTTGATATTATAAAAGTATTAGTAGAGAATGGTGCATATTTAAATGTAAACAACTATAATATAGAGACTCCTCTACATTATTCTGTAGAATACGGAGACTACAAAACTGTTAAGTATTTAATAACTAATGGATCTCATATTATGGTTAAATGCAAAAGAGGTTTTACCCCGCTACATACTGCTATTATACATAACAGATCAGTTATACCTCTGTTAATAAATAATGCTACAATAAATGTACAAGATATTAACGGAAGTACTCCTTTACATCACGCTATAAACTATCCATGTGATAAAGATGTGGTAGACACTCTATTATATCATAAAGCCGATATATCAATAAGAGATAATAAAGGTGAAAATGTCTTGGATGTAGCTATGAAATATGTAAAAATGCCTGTACTAAAAGATATAATAGCTAATGCGGTTCTCAAGAAAGAAGCAGATCAGTTGCCGTCTGATTTCCTGAACAAAATTAGTATTTTAGAAAACAAAGAACTTTCAGATTTCATTAAAGAATGTAATCGTGAAATAGAAGATATGAAAAGGTATACCATTGGATGTAATAAAAACATATTACAACTGTGTCTTAATACTATTAGTATAAATTTTACTAATAATGAACAATTAAATACATTGCGTTCACAGTACCATAGATTTCCAATATATTATATGTACATATCTAGATATATATCTGACAATATTAAAAATAGGAATGATAATAATTTTTGCTCGATTAGAAATATCTAAAAAATTATTAATTTTAATTATGACATAGTATATTTAACACAACTAAAAATATTTTTCTTCTAGGTAATTTAATATACGTATACATTAATAATTATTTCAAAGTTTACGTTAGTATAAAAAATATTTTCAATTACATTACATGTTTATTAAGTATTCGGAATCAAGCAGATATACCACACGGTATTTTATTTCTAAAGGTAATACGCTCCAATAAGTATCTTTAGGCTGTGCATCTATATTAGATATAAATGATTCTATCTTATTTCTTAGTTTTTTAGCATTGCTTATAGAGTTAGATAACAGTTCAAAATATATGGGATACGATGTTAAAGATAACGAATCTATAACTGTATTATTAACTAGTTTAGATAATAATTTTTTATTGCTAGAAGTAATGAATACATATAGGGAGTATTTAGTATTCAGTTTAATAGATCTCAATTCATCCAATTCTTTTAGACATGATATCTTAAAATTTCTTAATTCATAGTTTTCATTTATGATTTTCATACTAATTATGAAACCGAGTTCATTCTTTACATCAGGATAAATATCTTCTAGAAGTATCAAACGTGAAACTAATAGATACTTACTAGATGATGTACAGTTAATAGCTGTTTCGATAACTGTCATACCAAAACTATTAATAGCACAAGGATTTGCTCCTTTATCTAATAATAATTTTACTATATTAGGATTATTACACGCTAACATTAACGGCGTGTTTCCTATACTACTTTCTTGATCTACTATTGCGCTGTTTGATAACAGTATATTAACAATGTGTAGGGAATCTGATCTACAAGCCGCGTGCAACGGGTATTCTCCAAAATTACATTTTTGGTTAACGTCAAACCCCAGATTTATTAAATACTCTACAACTTTATTACATCCTCTGATACATGCGTTATACATTAAATCGTTACTCTTATAATCAATTCCGTATCTATTAACTATCTCTTTAACAACATCCACGTTTTTAGACAATACAGATAATTCAAATATATTAAGATCATCGTATATAATATCTTTATCCGCTCCCTCGTCTAAAAGTAGTTTAGTTAACTCTAGATTACCGTTTATTATGGTATTCCTTAAAGCAGTATACATACTTCTATTCATAGCATTTATATTTGCTCCTTTGGCAATAAGTAATGATGCTATTTTATATTCATAATCCCTTATTCGTTTTTCTAAATATCTAAGATCATTATCCGTAAATACAGTCTTCCCATTAGCTACTTCCTTAATTACTTCTATAAATGTAGACTTATACAAGCCAATATCTTCTGATCTGATACACGCTTCATTAACAATATCTAACTTATCTTCTGATATCATAAAGATGAGTAGGTCTCTAGACTTGGGAACTGAGGTAATCACGTGAAGAGGATGATATTGTGTATATTCGTCTACGTACATATCTAATTTGTCATTTCTATCTAATATATACTTTACTACGTTATACCTTCTAGCTTCTATAGCTTGGTGAAGAATAATAACAGGAAAAAATACCTTTCTGTTATACTCTCCATTGTCATCGTCTATATTAAAACATCTTATAAACTCTATTAGTCTATAGATAGTACATTCTTGAAAAGAGTCCTGACGTCCTTCATTACATAAACTACGAGAATGGTTTATTCTGTAATGTTCTATAGCTTTTATAATGTCATCGTCAGTATCTTTGTACATGCTACGATATAAAGATACTAACTGTATACACATGATTACTGTATACATAAAAAAATTTAAAGTTCACTTTTAATTGTGTAATGTGCAAGTTAACCCTGAAACACACCTACGAACAATGGGATTTTTGTCTGTAAATCTGCTACTATATACATAAAAGGTACGTTAGCACTTACTTCAATACAATTACTTGGACCATCAGTCACACATGTGTCCGTAACACTTGCAGCTTCTGTACCTATTTCATCTACTTTTATTACTGTCTTCTGCTTTATACCGCTTACTCTTAACGTTTTTACATCAGAAATACCAACTAGCTCTCCGTTCTTAAAGAGATCTTCACATCCCATATTTATTAAAGCTTCACTCATATCTACATCATTTTCCATTTCAAATTTAGGAAGGTACAAGTTTATTTCTTTGAAGTTCATGTCTTTCTTCATAGTTATTCTGTTAATCATGTTTACATCGTCTTTAAGAAACGATACGATATTATCTATTCCTGTAGCTGTGTCAGGAATAACGATAAACATCGCAAATCTATAATCATCGTACTCTAGCATTACTATCTGACTTTTCATATCTTCATCGCGTTTATAGTAATATGAAGTATTGTACATTATCATTGTATCTATCATAACTTTGCTTCCGTCATACTTGTTGAAAGGCATTTTACTAGTTATATCCGCATCAAAAGGGTATCTCCATTTAAATTTGAAGTATACTACATTTATAATCTCGAGTCTAGTATTTTCGCTCAAAGACAGTTCAATATCTTTTATAAGACCTCTTGTTGATAATAATATCCATTTTCTTACCTTTTCTATAACTTCATCACTGTCTTCTGTAAAATGAATTACTTTTGTACTGAATATATCCATACTAGAATTTATAAAGTCTTTCTTTATAGGATATCCTTTCTCTATTAACATAACACTTTCATTTATAAGCTCGTTGCTATTATCACATGGTTCTATTCGAAATTCTGGAGTTTCTGATATAGGAACGTAGCCACCGAATATTCCTAGTATGTCTTTTACTTTATCTCTTGTATCTTTTTTACAACCAATCATTAAATTCATTAATATAGTATATAATCCTCTTGGAGAGATACATAATTTTTCACCAGGTACATATAATTCGTTTAACACCTTTACTATGTAACTCATTATTATTGATGATAACAGATATTATTTAAAATAAAAGTTTTCTTAAGACTAACACAATAAACTTATACTTATATTTCTATTTTACAAGATGATACAATTCTGTAAATATGAATATTTTTCATATAAGTTACTAAGAAGACGTCTAATATTACATACTTTACTTTCTGAAAAATATTTAGATTTTATTAGCAACTCTGATAATTCTAGATAGGATAGTTTACCTAAAATCTCTCTTTTCAATTCTATAGGTATATCGCTCCAGTTAGGCATAAGACATTCATATTCTTTTAATACACGTATTATATTATCTACTAATTCTAATTTCGTGGGTAAGTCAAAATAGTATCTAGATATAAAACAGTAAATATCTTCATCGTCATCACCTTCATCATCATCATCATCATCATCATCATCACTGTAATTAAAAAGACATCTAAGTTTTATATTCCTTATATTGTTTTTACAACAGAGTTTACATAATATCTTATTAAACTCTGAGTATATAGGCAAAAAGTCGTCATCTTTGTTATCGATATCTAATTTTGACCAAGTTATTTCTTGAAAAGAGTTTTTACCATCTTCATCTACTATCCATATATCTTCAATACCGCATACATCATTAATACAAAACTCTTCAAAAGAATCAAAAAGATTATATTGTGTTGAAACTTTTTTATCTCTGTGAACTTTTATACAACGACCAGATCTATCGAATAAAAGTCCTACATTTAGAAAATATGGATATCCAGATAGTTTTTTAATCTCTATATCACAGTAACATAATGTAAAGTCGTTTTCTTTATCATACAAATTTATACTGCTTCCTAAGTATTCTATCGTAGCGAGTAAATTGGTATCAGGTGATATCTTGATATCTATATCTATATCTATTATCACAATATGTTTTCTTCCACTTTCGATTATTAAATCATGTATTAACTTTTTATCAAATAATATATCTGATGTTATATTTATAAATGGATTTTTATCTTTATCTACATATCTTATCTTTCTGTTGTTATCATATATCTTCAAAAACATTAGTAAACACATGGTCTTTTTATTTTTATAATCTATATAAGTCTGATTCTCAAGTAACATATCAAGGTAACATTCCTTCTCCTGAGTTATTAACGCAAATACATTGCAAACCTTAACATCGTCTATTAGAGATTTTAGTTCATCGTATACTAAAGATCTTATATTTTCTTTTAAAGTATCTTCAATCATCACGAGTTTATTAGTATTTTCTTTGTATACATCAAAATTACTTTTATTAGATATCGTTTCTTTTATCTTACTTAGATAGATATCCGAAAACATATGTAATGACAATCTGTTATTATTGAAACACGTGATGCCCATACTGTATTATATAATGTGATTTGCGATATTATTTTTAAATTTCTGTACGGATAAACATTAGTCATAAAAATCTCTATATTATGAATACTTAAGTAATTCAATTATATCCGTCAATTGAAGTATGAGTTAATAAACGTGGAATTTCACATCTTTTTTCGAGAAAGAAGTACATATTACTATCATTTTATGAAATAAAAGTGTTTATTTGTAATTCTACATTATTATAATTTCCATACTACATAAACAGTTATATAAAAGATTATATAATCGTATTACCATGAAGGTATTAACATTTTTAGTTTTTAGTGGTTTCTTTTATGTATGTGTTTTATCTCGTGGTGATTTTGGTATGTTTAGTTTTTTAAGTCGTGGTGATAGTTGCGGTATCAGTGATTCTAGTATATGTTCGCTGAACTCTTCTATGTGGAATTCTAGTGACGTATTGTTTGGTCCTTCTTTATATAACATATCTGGTTATGATCTTAGTGGTGTTATTTCTTTATATAACGCCGATAATAACAATACCTATTATAATCAAAGCTGTATGATGTATAGATTGTGTTTAGGTGTTTCGCGTAGTAGAACTGGTGCGAGTATGTATTATGTTTTCGATAATGTTAGTGCTAGCGGTTACAGCGATTTTAGTTCTAAGTATTATGATGATAGTGTAACTAGTAGTGCTATATTGTTTGAGAACGTTACTATAGCTGGGTTAAATATTAGTGATTGTAGTCAATCAGCGGATGGTATTTTGTCTAGTTTAATTACATATTATACCGGTGTTAACGGTGGTAATAAACCTTCATGCATCTAGAAATCGTATCCATTACACAATATTCCGTATAGCAATAATTTCTGTCTAATATGATTAACTATACTTATTGATAAAAATCGTCTTTATACTACTCCTATTTCTGAATTTATATTTATCAGACTAGTGTATTATAAAGAAATTATAACATATTTTGAGGTCAGTTTATAAACAGTACTCGTAGATAGTTACTACTGCTATTTCGTTATATGTTTGTTAACGCAATGAGTTGTAAGTTATTGATTTTTTAATATGCAATAGCATAGATGTGATAACATTATCTAACTTAGATATGTTATCGTATTCTCTTACAATGTTAGTAAAAGTGTCCACATCTTCATTTTCGTACGATTCTACTATTTTCTCTATAAATTTGCATTCTCTAAAATCTTCAAACGCTGGAAACACTTTTTTGTAACGATCTATAGCGAACTTAGCGTTTAACACATCTACACGGAAATGACACATTGCTGCGTAAAATAGCTGTTGCCTAGCAGCATACTTCAGCATTGAAGAATTTATCCTATCATATCCTATTTTCTCAAAAATAGATGCTGCTTTAATAAACTCTTCTTTCTGTATAAGGAGCGAAGCTACCTTCAGCATACAATCATCAGATAGTTTAGTATGTCCATCTCCCCTATAGTATTCTGAAGCTGTCTCATAGTTTTCGATTGCTTTGTCTATATCTAAAGCATCCTTATCATATACTTCCGCGATATTCATGTGACATTTTGCAGCTGTGTTAAACTTTCCTAGATAGACATATATATTTATAGCCTTATTTAAACAGTTTATAGCTTCTTGGACATCTACTCTCTTAAAAACGTTATAAGCATCTACAAAGTTAGATGCCGCTTCTATAGAGTATTTATCGTTATTTAATATTAACTGTGCAGACATTAAAAAAGCTTTACCTGAATCTTCCCATTTTTTTATAGACTTGAAAAGATTTGCAGATCTATTAGCCAATTCTGAAGCTTGTTCAAATTCAACAGGAAAGCCAAAGAGGTTTTTAAAGAAAGATTTACTATTTTTCAATTTTCTTTCAGCTTCTTCTAATAACTTGGTTGCTTTTTCTTCTATCTCGAAGTAATTAGCACATGGTTTAGAATCCATGATTATTTACAACAAATTCTACTTATATTTACATATTATACAAATTAGCTATATTATATGAACAGTATATAAAAATGTATTCAAGAATCTTTACGAATTAATAATTAAATTCAGATCTTTATCTTCTAGTAACTCAATAATTGAATATCTCACTTCTATGGGAACAGATTTCCAACTACTATCTCTCAGTGTTTCGTCTATTTTTACAACGGATGACTCAACAGAACTTTGTCTGTAAGAGGCTGCTTTAATGGCTCTTTGTAATCTATCTCCATATATTTTAAAATCATACTTATCCAAAACACATATTGCAGGATTGTTTACTAATTTAGACATTGAAGCTGTATCTTTGTAAAGAAATGCTAATAACGTATGTTTTGAGTTTAATTTTATAGAGTTTATTGCATCTAGCTCTTTCTCGCAAGCTATTTTAATCTTCTTTAGCCTGCTGGAACTATCTATAATTCTTCCAATGTTTTTGTGCTGTTCAGATTGACAAGAGAAACATTTTAGCACTATATGAGACACTATACTTTCTTCAGCCTCAAAATGGCAAATTCCAACATCCTCTACAATACCCACACTAGCTCCATGGTCAAGTAGTAGCTCAATCATATCATATTTTCTACTCATAGCTGCTCTATATACAGCTGAAGAACCGTAAACGTCTTTATCATCTACTCTAGCACCCATATCCAGTAACAATTTAGCTATTTGCAGCTCCTCGTTATTGATTTTTTCAGCCAACATCTTTATATCATTATCCGTTAAATTTTTATTTCCTTTTAGAACTTCTCTGGTTATAGCCAGTATTACAGAACTGTTCAGTTCCATTGAGTTAGCAGAAGCAACGTACTCTTCGATAAGTTTTAAATCATATTCGTTAGTAATTGCATATAATGTTAAATAATCTAGATTAGTAGTAGATGATATTATATGTAAAGCAGTCATTTTTATAGAAGGTTCTGCATAGTACGGTTTTGCATATTCTAAATCTAAAAGCATTTTTATTACATTATACCTTCTGGCATGCGCTGCTAATAGCAGTGTTGATTTATACAAGCTAACCATATCGTATTTGAATGCGTCGTCTTCCTCACTTCGACTGCCATATGCAGATACTCTATCGTAATAATCATCATAGGGGTCATATTCACAATCTTCATAATTAATAACTTTCTCTATCACATCATCATCAGACTCAGTAAGCATGGAATGGTATAACTTATTAATATCCATTGTGAAATAAACACGTAGTCGCTTATCATATACTTTTTTTTCATTATTATTATCTACAACACTACTTACTACTTAGACATTATATATTTTAAATCTTCATAAGTTAGATGTGATAATATTTTAAATCTTATTTCAAAAGGTAAACAATAAAATCTATTTGTATTATCAGTATTACAACCAATACGTTCTAAAATTGTATATATACTTTTGCGTTTATTAATTAACTCTATTTTCCTATTTCTAATTATTCTTTTAAACAGGTTTAATCTATTGTCATGTAGGATATTAGAGGTATTCGTTATCATCATTAGATCCATCTCTTTTTTATAACTGAGAAAGTCATAAAGTGTTATTTTTCTATGTTGGCATATAACTTTATCTTTCATTCTATTTAACTCTAAATCACATATACGTTTAATTTCTTTCATATACATAATTTGATTAACTAGTTCAATATTTTTATTATACTCTATCGTATTGCTAACACTATTATTCCGTATTCCTGACCATAAAAGGTAAGGTATTAAAATTCTTATCACTTTCTCATTTTTACGTATACGAGATCTAGAATTATTGCTATGAAATAAATAATTATTAATATACACTTTGCGCATTATAGTTCCATAAGTATCACAAGAAGCGTTTATATTAGCTCCACTATCTAATAGAATCTTTACTTTCTTATCCGCTGCATGATATACTGCCTTAAACAGTATATTTAAGGTATCATACATTTTTTTACCCTGTACTTCTGGTTCTAGACTCGCACCTATACGTATAAGATATTTTGTAAGGTTTATACGTTTATTATCTTTAATCATAGGTTCTAGTACACTTCCATGTTTAACATTATTAATATCTGGTATATTTCTTATTAAATTTTTAAATACACGGATACTATTATAATTACGTAAATAATGTAAAACTACAGAATTATCATTCACATTTAGCCCATTTTTGATAAGAAGAATAATAATCTTAGTATTCTTTATAAGAGAATCTCTATAGTGTAGATTATATGAATCATTAATATGTGTTATATATTTTTCATGACTTCCTGATATGGTCGCGCCATATTTTAATAGTAACTTAGTAAGGTCATAATTATGTATTCTAACGGCTACTGCATATTTTATTAATGACTCTCCATCATCGTCAGTAAATAGTCTTGAACCATTCTTTAATAATAAACGTGTCATCATTAAATTCCCGTTTCTTACAGCGTGGTATATAGCAGGGTAGTAAGTATAACTGTTTATATCTATACCAGCGTTAATTAGAATTCTTAATATTTTAATATTACCTTTACTAGCTGCTAATTCTGCGTTACGTTTGTGTGATTCTGAATTTGTTATAGTTACATCCGCACCTGCTTTTACTAATGTAGATACTAAAAATGAACTATTAGATTCTATAGCGTGTTGCAGAACTGTTTTACCAAGGATAACGATATTAGGATCATTACTTATGACATTTTTTATTACAAAATACATTGAATTATCCATATGTTTATACATAATTCCTTCAGACGTATAATCAGCTCCTCTATCAACAAGAAATTTTACCATCCATTCATCTGCATAACTTATTGCAATGTCAACATTGCTAGGCGTAGCTCCATTATCTACCAATATTTTAACTATCTTTCTAGCAGCATCTAGATTATCGTCATAATTTTTAGACCGTCTTTTACAGTATGCGTCAACAGCTGATGATATAGCGCATTTAAGCATAAAATCAAGCTGGTTTTTATCTATAGCATTACAATCTATTAATTCTAATAAAGAATCTGCTTGTCTACATTTTATAGCTGCCATGTAACCAGGAAACGATTGTGTATATTTGTAAAATCTAGATATTATATTATCTTCTGAGTTTATTACTTCCCTTATTATATCTCTACTACCTTGTTGTATAGCTTTAACAAGTTTCTTGACACTTGCATCCATAGCTTATTTATTAATATTGTTTGTTATAGGTGTATTTAAATTTCTATTTATAACATAATTGTATATAAAAACTTACAAAAAGTAATTCAGTATATTATACAGTACATCACTACATAATTTAACAGTCACAGATTTTATACATTCTTTATCCTGTTGTTCATAATTTGGATTAGTCTTTCCATGGTGTATTTGTATATCTCTGTAGTTAAGTACGTATCAATGATCTTATGATAACATGTAACAAGATTACTCGAATTGATGTATTTGTTTTGTTTCAATATACAGATTTCGAATAAATTTCTCTCTCCTACATATACTTTTTCCATGGACAGAAACTCTTCACCACATCTTAAAGCTACACTCAATAGGTTTTCTACCCCAGTTATAACTGAGGCGTTCCTTGAGAATCCTTCTTCTTGCTTCGCAGTCATCGTTCTGCATTTTGAGAGTACCACTTCAGCTACCAATTCAGCAACCTCTTTTGTGTCTAATATTTCAGAGTAACTTTCTTTAATCAATTCCAAAACAGTATATGATTTTCCATTTCTTTCAAAGATGTAGTTTACATCTGCTCCTTTGTTGAAAAGTAGCCTGAGCACTTCTTTTCTACCATGAATTACAGCTGGCAAGATCAATTTTTCCAGTTCTGGACATTTTATTTTTTTAAGTAGTGTGCTACATATTTCAATATTTCCAGATTGTACAGCGATCATTAAAGGAGTACGTCCCATGTTATCCAGCAAGTCAGTATCAGCACCTTTGTTCAATAGAAGTTTAACCATTGTTAAATTTTTATTTGATACGGCTATATGTAGAGGAGTTAACCGATCCGTGTTTGAAATATCTACATCCGCCGAATGAGCCAATAGAAGTTTAACCAAATTAACTTTGTTAAGGTAAGCTGCCAAACACAAAGGAGTAAAGCCTCCGCTGTAAAGAACATTGTTTACATAGTTATTCTTCAACAGATCTTTCACTATTTTGTAGTCGTCTCTCAACACCGCATCATGCAGACAAGAAGTTGTGTATTCAGTAACTACAGGTTTAGCTCCATACCTCATCAAGATTTTTATAGCCTCGGTATTCTTGAACATTACAGCCATTTCAAGAGGAGATTGTAGAGTACCATATTCCGTGTTAGGGTCGAATCCATTGTCCAAAAACCTATTTAGAGATGCATTGTCATTATCCATGATAGCCTCACAGACGTATATGTAAGCCATCTTGAATGTATAATTGTGTTGTTTTCAACAACCGCTCGTAAATAGCTTCTATATTTTTTCATTTTTTTCATGATTAATATAGTTTACGGAATATAAGTATACAAAAAGTTTATAGTAATCTCATAATATCTGAAACACATACATAAAACATGGAAGAATTACACGATGTCGTTGAGATAAATGGCTTTTTATTGTCATAGTTTACAAATTCGCAGTAATCTTCATCTTTTACGAATATTGCAGAACCTGTTTTATCCAACCAGTGATTTTTGTATAATATAACTGGTATCCTATCTTCCGATAGAATGCTGTTATTTAACATTTTTGCACCTATTAAGTTACATCTGTCAAATCCATCTTTCCAACTGACTTTATGTAACGATGCGAAATAGCATTTATCACTATGTCGTACCCAATTATCATGACAAGATTCTCTTAAATACGTAATCTTATTATCTCTTGAATATTCGTAATAGTAATTGTAAAGAGTATACGATAACAGTATAGATATACACGTGATATAAATATTTAACCCCATTCCTGAGTAAAATAATTACGATATTACATTTCCTTTTATTATTTTTATGTTTTAGTTATTTGTTAGGTTATACAAAAATTATGTTTATTTGTGTATATTTAAAGCGTCGTTAAGAATAAGCTTAGTTAACATATTATCGCTTAGGTTTTGTAGTATTTGAATCCTTTCTTTAAATGGATTATTTTTCCAATGCATATTTATACCTTCATCCAAAGTATAATATTTAACATTCATTGCCATAGTCAATAGTTCTCTCCTACGAGAACCTATATTTATAATATCGTTCATGTAATAACGGTACATAGTCATTTTATCACGCGTCTCGATTAATTTATCCAAGTAACTAACTAACAGATTCTTGTTTATTTTATCATGTTCCTTCATTATACAAAGTTTGAAAATGCTTTTATCTCCTATGCCTCTTGTGTACATGAAATTTAATTCCATCTTACACTTTAAAGCTATATCATGTAAAATGTTATCCCTTGATATAATTTCTACGTTTCTGTTAAAACCATCAATATCAAGACCTTCTCTACATGTAGAAATTACAATTTCAGATATTAGTATCGACAATGATGAAGAATTGTCTTTAAAAAAGCAATTCCTAAGACTCTCTAAAGCAGTATAGGTTCTACCGTTTTTTGTAATTAAGTGGTTGCAATTAGCTCCTCTATCTAATAGCAGTCTAACTATGTCAGGCTTTTCACATATAATTGCTCTAATAAGCGGAACTATACCGTAATAGTTAACATAGTTAGGATCGGCGTTGTTATCTAGAAGTGTTTTACATGCTGTATAATTGCCTAATGATATAGCCATCATCAAAGCAGTATCTCCTTCATGACATTCTTGATTTATATTAGCACCATATTTCAACAATGATCTTATTATCTTTAAACTACCATTCCTAACAGCAATATGAAGAGGACAATACGAATCTGCACTAGCCAGATTCGGATCAGCTCCGAGATATAAAAGTCTATCTACGTTTTTACGTTTTTTCATGGCTACCTCTATATAGAGTCTAGTATATCCATTTTTATTATACTCATTTATGTTATCTATACTCATATGATCAATTGGTAAATCCATCGTGACTGACATATCACTATTACTTTATTACAGAATATTTCCAAATAGTATTTGTAAACAGGGTATATTTTTTTTCAACTTTTAAAAATATCAATCATATCTGCATTATATCTATGAATTCCTAGTAATTTTGTACATAAATACAATGCAATAAACTCTATGGTATTATTAATACACTAAAATAGTACTATAAAACGTATATGTATAAATCTTGAAAATAAAATGCGTATCATATAAATGAATATACACAATATGCATTATGTTAATTATATCATGGAAATAATCGACGGTAAATGGTTGGATTATTTGGATAAGAGCAAGGTATATAAACTAGTAACTCTTAATGGGTATTATGATTTAGCTGCTATATGCACTCTATTCGAACCCGATTTTCAAATAGGATACCCTGATCCTTACGACGACCCTATAGAGGAATATCGATACTCATTTGCCGTATATTTCCTAGAAAACGGACAACAACGTGTTATAACATTATTAGATGCTACAAAGTATGAATGTATAGACGCTGTTAAAGAAATATATCGTAGTCGAGTAAACGCTATATACTTAGCAGCTAGATGCTGTGTCAATAACTAACTAAAGTAGATACTTTTTATACTTCATCAGAATAGCATAAGGTATGCGACTATTACAATAAGTACTATAAAAATAAATCCTGTTGAAAAGTTCATACTATTAATAAAGTTTTCTATAAAATCATCCACCAAAGAAATAAGATAATAACCTAACCAATTCATTTAGTAATACTATCTTTGATATAGATCAATCACAAATAAAAATTACATATTGAATAATACTTTTTTTACCATCTACCGTATACTACTTTAAAATCAGTAAGTTCGTTCTCGACATTTTGAGGATCTTTTCCGAGTTCAATTTTATATTCTCTAGCATAGTCGTAGTCAATCCAGTATCTGCAATATGTTTTATTTATAGAATCAGTAGAGTTCTGAATGACTATTGAGTTATAATAGTATCCTTCTGAATCTCTATTAAACCCTTTTGGTAAACCACCACTGTATGGAGATCCGGTAGTAACTATACCTGCTACCCTAAAACTAGGTACTTTTGATTTTTTACTTCCTACTATGCAAGTAACTATAGTCTTGTTATTAATTTCCTCCCAAACATATAATACTTGAGTGGTAACGTAAAGACATTTTTCACACGTATGAGATTGATTTTCGTCATCTTTAGCTTCGCAAGTATAACAGCCTTGATTTCTTACTTCTACTTTTTTCATGGTTAAAGTAGAACTGTTACCCGTATAGCTTAACGCGTATTTATCGCGTCTATTAATAGTAGTACTGTTATTAGCTACAGATGCTAAAGAAAATCCTGCACTGTTTTTCCACATATGAGATACTATGTTTTTAGCACTCGGAAACAAACACGTTAAAGAGACTTCTTGATCTACTGTAGCGTTAACATCGGCTGTATCTTCTTTTACCTCTTTTTCATCATACCATTGTATAGAACCTGTAAATAACAGAATACCGATCAAAACAGTAAATAAATTTGCGATCTTCATTTTATCAAATATTACAGTAATAGCTCATCGTATAAAAAAAAGATAATTATTCATTTTTTATTAGTTATTACTACTCTAAATCCAAGCCATATTATAGTATCTAGTTTTCTTAGAAATCGTATTACAATTATTTTTAGATTTAGGTATGTTCCCTGTTATCATAACAGTAGGAACATATTTTTTAACCGTATAAGAGTCTATTGAAGCTACATATGTTCTATGTAGCCCCATATAACTTACATCAAAAGTAACATTCCTGGTACAATCATCGTAAATAGTATTAGCTGTAACGCTACGAGTTTCGTAATCTGCAGCGTACTTATCGGTATTTAAGACATAATCTCCTAAATTTACTCCGCCAGCAATAGTAGATATTTTCGGAAAAGTATCAGTAATGGATCTAGTTACGTTTATAATGAAATAACGTCTATGTTTTTCGTCATCATCTTTTGCACTTACTTCAATTTTAGGCATCACACTAAGCTCTATTTTGTGTCTGTAAGTTTCATTACCTTTAGAATAAAATACGCACTTATAAGTTCCTTCATCAGATTTAGATGTTTCGTTGATTGACAGAACTTCATGTTCATTAGAACAGTGTGAGTTGCCAGAACTCAGATCTGATATGTGCAGAGTTTTCTTAATACTGTTATGATGTAATCCTCCCTTAACAAATATTAAAGTATCAGCTCGTTTTCCTGATGGAAGAATACAAGTCAAATTGATACTTACTCCATTGAATACTGTCATTTTATAACAGTTAGCTAGAGATAATATAGATATAAATATAAATAAAATAATAGTAGTGTTATTCATTTTTTTGTTTAGTGTATCCCAAATGTTAACAAATACAATGTGCTTTCGGTATAATCGTAATTATATTTTGTGTTTTTTTGTCATATTGTCTCATTTCAACATGTTATTCTTTTAAGATCGTTGTTATCTAGATAAGATAATATTGTATAGTGTATCTCAGGAGATAATATCCACCACCTACTATTATCATCGTGTAAAACTGTGTTTATTGTTTTGATAGATACTTCTATTAATCTGTTTCTTTTTTCCATGTATTTTATATGTTTCTTTAATAAAAAAATAAACATCTTCATATTTTTCAATTTAGATATTTTTATGTTTTTAACAAGACGATATATAGTATCTAGTTTAGAAATATATAATGTATCTAATAATGATATTGCCTTTCCATCTATATAACCTATTAACATATTCTTCATTATATTTATCTCGTATTCTATCTTCTTTTTAATATTTATGGTACTGGAGTAATTATTGATAGATTTAGTATTATAGTCAAATTCTTTATACTGATTAGGATAGTTTATACTTAGAAAGTACAAATACGTTATTATATCACAAGTAATTCTATAATTATAACAGTAAGATAGAGTTAACGGTGTGCCATATTCTTGAAATGGATCTTCGTATTGCTGGACAGAGTTTATATCGGCACCGTAATCTAATAACAATCTTACATTTCCTACGTGTCCATTTTTGATCGCATATATTAATGCGGTATTATAACTAATATCCTTTATATTGACATCAGCTCCGTTTTCTAAAAGAAACTTTACATTAGTTAATTTATTACCCTTAACCGCGCACATTAAAGGAGTAATTCCATCATCGTCTATAGCATTAATATCAGCTCCTTTACGCAATAATTTCCTTATATTACGTACTTTAGAGTATAACGCGGATATATGCAAAGGAGTTTTACCATACCTATTGACGACGTTAATATTAACGCCCATTTTTAAAAAAAGTTTTAGTATACGTTGACTCATAATGCTAGCAGCGGCATGTATAGGGTACATTTTACACATTTCACACGGTTTATTTATATCTGGTATCACTTTTAATAGCTTTTTAACTATATGGATATCATTGAGTTCAAATATGATCATACAAAGAGTAGATATAGACACGTTAGTCATACCTAATCTCAATAAATGAATAATTATATCGAAGTTTCTTTTGCACACAGCTTTTATCAGTAATTCTTCCTTATATACTATGTTTATACCGTATTCTAATAAAATATTGAATAATTCTGTACTATGTCTCTTACTCATAATGACATTTCCTAAAATATGATACGTGTTTCCTATATTAGGATTTGCACCGTATTCTAGTAACATTTTTGTTATCTTGAAATTCTGCTGTAACGTAGAATGGTATATAACCGAATGATACTGATCACATATTGGTGTGTTTAAATCTATTCCGTTATCTAAAAACAACTTTACTATATAATAATTATTACTTCTAATAGCTTCTAAAAAGTAATCTGATAAATGTGTATCTGTATCTACTAACATATTATTATCTATAAAGTATTTTAAAAGTTTTACATTCCAAGAATGTATAGCACATTTTATTGTGATACTTCTTAGATGATAACGACTTTTATCATTAGTCTCTTTCCATAGAATATTACATAAAGGAATATTGCTAAAGTAACTGTATCCCATCATAGTTCTAGTATAATTACATGTCTCGTTTATATTCTTACCGTAAGTGTTATATACTACATAAGAATTACAAACTCTTTCTATTTTAGCGCCATATTGTATCAATAGTTTCACTACTTCACAGTATATATCGGTATTATCTAATCTATTTTTAGGCAGTTTACACATCATCTTCCTAAATCGTGTAGAACTTATATCGTTAAATAACTTTAACTTTCCACCTGCTAATCTTATAGCGTATACTAAAGGATGCCTAGAAATTTTTCCTTTGCTTAGGAGACTAGTACATATTTCAAAGTTTACATCTTGCCTATCTAGTATTGATTTTAGTGCATCAATATTTCCTTGTTTTATATTCATATATATATATGAATCACTTTTACAGTCATTATCAGACATATCTATTTGTAGTGCAGTTATATAGATTATGCTATTACTATGCTATGAGTATAATAAAAATAAAGTGCGATATCTAAACAATAGAATACTAATAATAATAATAATCAACGTGATTTACTATTATATCATATTTAATGTTGTGTAATAATCTCACATGAGGTATAATAAGTGCGGAAAAGTGTGCAGGTATTCAGTAGTCTATTATTTATTCTATTGAAATTGATAAGATCTACATCTCCAACTTTAATTACTGTTAGTTGCTGATTGTTTGGTATATTCAGATAGATATATAATATTTTAATAAGCTATAGCTGTTAGTTAATATCCAGTCCTCGTCAAACATTCCATAGTCATATTCCATAATATCCATACCAGTATAAAATTTATTAGCGTTGCATGCATACGTAACCCATTTCGTCGTTGCAATTAGTGGAATGATACTCTTTACTCTTTATATAAATACATTTATCTATTTTTGGCCCATGAACAACACCTTCTAATACCTCGCTACCATCGTCCCAAGCAGCCTTATAACTCAATCCTATCCATAATTTAACACCTTGTTGATGTGTAAACACGTCTAGATATTTTTTATCCTTGTCATCTAAGTGTCTAGCTAAATATCCGCCTGCCTGGATACACCTAGTTTGCGCCTCGCTTCTTCTAGATCTAGAATCTTTTTTTATCTGCCAACATTTTCCATTAAATTCTCTATAGTCGGATCTACATTTAATACTTAGTGTACATTGTATAAAAGCAGCTAATATTATAAATGCTATAATGTATTTCATTTTTGCAGTAGTGTTCTGTTATAGATAATTCTAAGTAAATAATATTAATAGTGTATCATAATAAGACATGCCTTAAAATTCATTTTTTTATGTACTTCTAATCTGATTTACCTAATACATTTCTGCTTATGTCTAAAGGATTCGGAACCATAGATCTAGTTACTTTTTTTATAAATTCATCAGTTAAGTATTTTATTAATCTATTAATACACGTATTTCCATTTCCTGAAAAACTCTTGTAACAGAATTTTTTAGATTTAGATATATAATTACAAATTACGTATTTATTACTATTACATAAATCATACATTTTAATACCTATAGATTTTACAGTTCTAATGAATATCTTACAACAATTATTTCTCGACCTTTTTTTCTTCGCCATTTCACTTCTTTAATAATATTTATCATATATTTTTTTACTGTAACATGTAACAAATATACATTAATGAATAAAGGTAAGTATATACTAGGATACTATATAGATAAGAAAATAACTAATTACAATGATATTTTTAACACATTATCTGTAGAAGGAAAACTATCTATGATATGTGTAATGTTATTCTTCTATATCACAAATAAAGATCCAGAAACAATAATATTTTTACGTAACCTCAAAAAAAATATAAACATATCTGATGTTAAATTAAAAGGAGTATTAGATACATACGAGATATTACTATATTCTTATAAGAATAACTTATCTACTTTAGAAACTATTGTTAATGATTATAATAAGGGTGTATTATGTAGGGAACTTTGCGAAGCTGTAGATGTTATAAACTATGTATGTAATACTACTGATGAATTTGATATGCTAAGAGATAATAATAAAACAAGGTTTGTTATAGAAATTGGTAACAGTTTTATACGTACAGGTAGATACGAATTTTACTTGATTTTGAAATACACAGAAAAGTACTACGATGTTAATAAAGACTATATGATGATGAAATTATTAAAAAGATACTTAAAAACAAACTGAATTATCAATTTACTCTGTATTCTGCTTCATCATCTGAAGATGCTTCTTCAGTATCACTATTATCACTAACATCATCATCTTTACTATAAGTAGCTAAATCAAATAATTCATGATAAGGCATCCAGGAAAGAATATAACGTTTATGTAAATCTGATAAGTCTTTCCAATTAATGATATTAGGATTATCTATCGAATTATTTAATATGTAATCTATAATAGTTTTGCTATCCGGTAAATTAAAATAATACTTTCCTATTACACAATAGGCATGAAATATACATTCTTCTTTTACTAGTTCTACTTTATAAATTTTTGAATTTTCTTTTTTAGGCGCTTCAACTAATATCTTAAATAATTCTTTATCGTTAGGTAGAAACAAATCATTATTAGAATTAGACCAAAATATATTCCCTGGATACTTTAAATTGATCGTAATGTATTCATGATTAAGCACATGTATACTCAATTCTTGTAAAGAATCAAATGTATTATCATCATATACATCCATCTCAAAGTTAGTGTGAACTAGTATACACTTACCACTTCTGTTAGTGATTATTCCTGCATATAAATTCTCAGAATGTAATGAAGAGGATTGTATAAATTCGATTTCGCAATAACAGAACGCGTTATCTTTCTCATAACTATGAAGATAAATATTATTGTCCATGTAAGGTATAGTACTAACTACTCCCTCTTCTGGTATTAGTTCTAAGATGACATTAAATACGGCTATGCGTTTTCTTCCATTTTTCACCTCGGTACATTCATGCACTATAGATTTATCAAACAAAACATCTGAAGATACCGTTAAAAAAGAATCACAGTCATTCGTATGTAATCTAAATTCTCCTCCTTCTTCAGAATCTTGTAATGATAATAACATATACATACATAATGTATCTTTATTAATGTCATATATGGCGTTACTATACTTACATAGAAAGTCACCTTCTTCATACGTTGTTATGGTTACTTCATTTTCTACATAAACAGCATTAACAACAGGTTTTAAAGTAGAATATATTAATGCTTCTAATTTAGAAGTAATTTCTTCGCGTAAAGACTCATATACTACCTGTTTAGCTTTACAGAACCCGGTATCTAACTTTACTCCTTCTGATGAGTCAAAATCCATGTAATTAGTCTCTATCTCTACTATCATATCATTTTTAAAATCCTTAAAGTAATCTTTTGAAAAAGTATGTATACGTAGTATATTATCGTTATAGCAAGCAAATGCCATGTTATTTTATTACACCAGATGTGTGTAATATTTTTTATGTTTTAAGACTGTATTAATGTAGTAAAGTGAAATTAAAGCAATATTGGGTTAATATGATATTATACACTACTAATTATAATGGAATATGAAAATGAATACGATAATTACTCATACTTCTATGAAGATATTGAAAAGTACGCACCTATACGTCTCGTTCCTTCAAGATCAGCTTATATCTTGGCACTAGTGGTATATTTCATAACATTTTCCATAGGTATATCCTTAAATGGTATAGTTATTTGGTTAACCGGATTTAAATGGCGTCGTTCTATTACAACTTATCTGTTTCTTAACTTAGCCGTTGCTGATTTTATGCTCGTATTATTTCTTCCATTAGAAATAATATACTTATTGATAAACTTCCATTGGCCTTTCGGTTCTTTCATGTGTAAAGTAAGTTCTTTCGTATTTCATACAAGCGCTTACTCAAGTGTGTTTCTCTTAATGCTTATAAGTATAGATAGGTACTGTTGTTCTTTTCGAATAGATATATGTCACGTTTATCGTTTTCAGAATATTGTTACTGTAGTAACTTATATACTGTGGATAATATCTATGGTATTATCACTTCCTCATTACTACTTCAAGTCTATACAGCAAACTGGTAACAATATTAACGATTGTTTATATGACTTTCATAAAGATAACAAGATATCTACAACTATTAGAAATACTTTATCTGGAATATCTTTTGTAATCGGATACTTATTTCCTGGGACAGTAATGGTATTCTGTTACTATAATTTAGCTGTTAACAATAGACGTCTTCCTAAAAGTCACTTTTATGCTATACTTCTTCTTATAACAGCATTCTTTATCTGTTGGACACCTTATAACGCTCTACAATTTTCTGATACTATTAACTCATTTCATTATTATGACTCTACGATTATTGATATACATCTTATATCTACATCTATTACTTTTTTAAATAGTTGTATCAATCCTATAATTTATGTGTTTCTAAGTAAGTTACTACGCTTAGATAGAGTATCTATAACTGACTCTCTAAGGTTAGTTCTATCCGAAGAAATAAAAAACGGTAGTAACAATAGTGTCTAAATTAAATAAAAAAATCATTAATAGTTTATTATTTTTTTCAACTCTTCATTAGTTAGTAATTTACATATGTGTAATGATATATCTGTAGGAATGTTTTTAATTATGCATTTTGATATAAAATCTGATGCTTTGGATAATAACATATACCTGTTACTAGATATCATAATATTTTTTTCCCCTATACTTTTATAGAAGTTTAGAGTTTTTATTTTACTTAGTTTTGGGTGTTTGAAAAATCTAGCTAAGCTATTATCATCTTTATCTAATATGAAATCGCATAATGTATAATTATTAGCTAAATATTGCGTTTTTAAGTAGTCGAGTTCTTTCTGACAGTTTAATAATATAGCATTATGCACCGGTGATATACCTATAACGGATACAGTTCTTTTATAACCGTTATCATTCATAATATCTTTATCTTTCTGAACTAATAACATTAAATGAGATATCATGGCTTTTTCTTCTTTGTATTCGTATAACTTTGGTTTATTACGTATGGGTGCAGTATTAATGTTAATCATACACATACTATAAAGCGGTGTCTCTCCTATAATATTAACAGAATTAATATCTGCCCCTAATTCTAATAAACGTTTAATGCTGTAAAAATGACGTGTGGAAGCTGCAGTATGTAACGGCGTGTCACCGTATATATTCTTCATACGTACATCAGCGCCATAATATATAAGTAGTTCAAATATCTCAGGTTTACGTTTCTGTATAGCTTTTTGCAATGGAAGAATATTATGGTGGTCGATATTTACTGGTACTCCTAAATCTAGTATGAGTTTTACTATTTCTTTATTACATGTTTTTATAGCATGCAATAGTAACGTTATACCATATTCTGCGTCTATTTCTCCACGTATAAGGTTTATAATTTTTTTTATCATATCGATATCATAAGATGAAATAACTAATGGAAGAGTTTGAGTGTCTAAAGTAGTCATAAGTTTACCAGTTCCATATTTTATTAGTTCTTCGATTATCTTAGTATCTCTCTTTTTTAACGCATAGTATAAAGGAGATCTGTGAAATACTAACTCGATAGGATCTGTGAAGTGGCCTTGTTCTAATATAAATCTTACTGCTAGTAAATTTGAGCTACGAACTGCATAAAGCAATATATCATCGGTTTTTTCAATAACTCTTGTATTATATATTCTTTTCAGAATATCTATGTTTACAGACAATAATATCATACATTTATTCATAATATACCATTTTTCTAAATCGTTTCTTACAGCAACATTATTATCTAATAATAATTCTATAAGAGGTAAATCATAACTTTTAGAAGCGTAGTACATAGGAGTCACGAAATTCTCATCTATTATATTAACGTCACAATTAAATCTAAAAAGTAATTCATACGCGTCGTTTGACAGATAGCTGTATATTACTTTGTGTCTAGGTTTTACGAACTCCGCACCTAGTGATAATAAGTATTCAGCTATATCTAAATAGTTAGATCTAAGAGCTATCATTAAAGGTGTATCATGTAAATATGCATCGTTTATTTTAGCTCCATGTTTGATTAATAGTTGTATCATTTGCAAGTCATTATTATTGGTAGCTATAATTAGAGGAGGGATTTTTAAATCTAAACTGGCATTATTTAGTAATAACAACTCAGTCATTTCATAAAGTTTGTTATGTATAGCGGCATAAACAGGTGTTTGATTTCTTTTATTCTTTTTTTCTATTACACTATTATTATTTTCTATTAGTATACTAACACTTTTCAAGTCGTTAGACTTTACTAACAGATGTATATTATCCGAAACCATGGTCAAAAAAGTATAGTAATACTATTCTATAATGATAGTTACTATTTCACTGATTTATGTATATTATTAGTTTTAAGATATTATACAAGTAGTACGCCATCTATCTATAGCATATTCTTCTTCTAAAAGCTCTGATAATATGTTATCAGCTAATATATCTTTGCTTTTTTTATAACGTATTAGTGAGTTACACTTTTTAGCTATCGCTTTAAGTATATCGTTTGATTCTATAAAGTTTAGATTCTTAACCATACCTTCAGGAAACAGTTTTTCGTCATTATATCCTTTTTTAAGTAAACATATCTGTAAAACAATAATAGAATTTACATATTTATTTTCGAAATTAGTCAGATGAGTAAGAGGAGTGTTACCGTAAGAATCTATAATGTTTATATCCGCTCCATAAAGAAACAATAACTTAATACGATTATAATCATGTATCGCGTTGAATAAAGGAGTAAATCCATTAGCGCATTTTATATTTGGGTCTGCCCCGCTATCTAATAACATCTCCATTAACAGATAACTGTCTTTATCAGCTGCAGCAACGTGCAAAGGAGTAACTCCAGATTTATCTCCTACATTAGGATTGGCACCAGCCGTAAGTAAAGATCTTACAATATCTATATTACCGGATCCTACGGCTGTATGTAACACATTAGTACCTAAAAAATATGAGGAAGATGAATCAGGATTCGCATCATTATTTAACAGAATATCTACTAGTATCTCGTTGCAAGTATTAACGGCACACGCTAGTGGTGTAACACCTAAATCATTAACTATGTTAGGGTCTGCTCCACAATCTAGTAACTTTTTAACTATCTTTGATCCCTTAGCATAATCACACGAGTAATGCAAAGCTGTGTTTCCTAAATCGTCTTTAATATTTATATCTATTCCTTTCTTTATCAAAAGATCTATAATATCTATCTCTTCGTTACTCTGTATATCCGTTTTTACTAATGTTAGACACTTATTAATATCACTATCATTACCATATTCTATAATTGTCCTTAGTAGACTAACTCGTTGAAATTCGTTACTATCTTTAGATTTTTGAAGTCTATTACTAATTTCATTAAATTCTGAATACATGTCAGCGTCTATGAGAGAAAAATTTGGAGGCATAGCTATAATATGTAAAGGGGAGACACCATGACTATCTACTTTAACATATTCAATATCATTCTGTAATATTTTTTTTACAGCATTTACATTTCTAAACTCAACAGCCTTATATAATAAGGTTTTAATAATAAATTTAGACGGTGATGGAAATGAAGACTCAAGATAATTTTCTATTATATTACATAATATTTTATTTGTACCTAAAGTAACTTTAGTTAAATACTCATAACTCATATCTGTTAACAAATTTAATGTTTATCTTCGTAATTGAATAAAATCACTTTATACTACTGGGTTACAACAGCTGGTGATAACAGAATGTAAATCATTATTACTTAATAGTTCCATTATTATATGTTTGATATCTATAGGTAACCTACCTATTATTCCTAGATTCTTACTCTCTTTTACAGCTTTAACTATTAACTGATGTCTATGAAAAGCTAATGATTTATTTTTCCGTATTAATTTCCTATATATACGTATACATGCAGGTATCTTATTAACTCTAGGATTAGTTACGAACTTTACCATAAGATTTATGTTATTGTCAAGAAAGATATTAAAAGAATATATAGAATTTAACTTTATATGTGTCATAACATCTAGTTCTTTTTCGCATGATTCTTTTATAGATAGTAGTCTTTTATTACTGTTTATATGTTCCATGTTTACTATAAAACCTTCTGAATTAGCTATTTCAGGATTTTTAGATATTTCTAACATCATTTTAGAGATTATCATAATAGCTATCTTGTCATCTAAAAAGCTAACACAAGTTAGAGGCGTATTACCGTGATTATTTAGAGAATTATAGTCGGCGTTATAAGATAAAAGTAATTTTATATTATTAAAACTATTAGATAACATAGCTTTATGTAAAGGAGTATTTCCAGATAACTTAGCTTTAGCATTTACGTAAGCACCGTGGTCAAGTAAGAGTTTAACAAATTCTGTTTTCATAGAACTAACTGCCATGTATAGAGGAGTGAAACCTTTATGATTATAGACGTTTACATAGCAACCATATAATAAGATCGCATTCAGTATATTAATATCTTTCATTTCTATAGCTATGTGAATAACATGTTTATCTAATCCTACCAACTTTGTATCAGCACCGTACTTCAGTAATAAGTTTACTATAGTTTTGTTTTTAGATGCAACAGCTATATTTAGAACGGTATCTATATGATTATTAACCATATTAACATTAGATCCTCTTTCTAAAAGTGTCTTTGTTGTTTCGATATCGTTACGTGAAACAGCGTAATGTAAGGGACTGCCCATACAGTCATCTATTACGTTTATATCAGCTCCTAGATTTAACAGAAGTGTTGTTACATCTTTTCTTCTATTAATTACCGAATGATGTAATGGGGTTTTACCTAAATCATCTTGTTCGTTTATAGGCACTCCGTGATTTATAAGTAACGCTATTATATCGTAACTACAATTATTTTTAAGTGCCTTTATGAGATACTGTTTATGCAAAAATAAACTTTTATCTATTTTAATACTATTATCTAACAATATCCTAATTAAATCTATATTCTTATACTTTATAGCGTAATGTAACGGAGTTTCAAAATTTCTAGTTTGTATATTAAGATCAATATTAAAATCTATAAATATTTTATACATATCATCAGATATCTTATCATACAGTACATCGTAATAATTTAGAAAGAATCTATTACAATTAACACCTTTTTTTAATAAATATCTAGTTAATGACTTATTGTTTCTATATACAGAAATATATAACGGACTATTTCCAGAATGTATCTGTTCTATGTCAGCGCCAGAATCTATTAGTAGTTTAGCAATTTCTGTATTATCTAAACTAGCAGCTTTATGAAGAGGAGGATTTTTACATTTTAAAATATCGGCACCGTGTTCTAGTAATAATTTTACCATTTCTATATCAGAAATACTTACGGCTAAATACAAAGACGTTGATAGTATATTTACGTTATTGCATTTGCATTTTTTAAGTATATACCTTACTAAATTTATATCTCTATACCTTATAGCTTTATGCAGTTCATTTATAAGTCTTCCATTACTCATTTCTGGTAATGAAGTATTATATATCATTATGATATTATCTCTATTTTATTCTAATAAAAACCGTTATCATGTTATTTATTATTTGTTATAATTATACTATTTAATAAATTATACCAAATACTTACATACTTATTAATACCATCCTAGAACTTGTATTTCTTGCCCCCTAAACTTGGACATGCACTCCATTAGGCGTTTCTTGTTTTCGACATCGTCCTCCTTAACATATCCTACTGTTATGTGAGGATTCCACGGATTATCTACTGTGATATCACCAAACACGTCCTTCGGACAGGGTACCGCATTCAGCAGAACATTTCTTAGGGCTCTAAGTTCATCAGATACCTCCAGTTTCATAACTACAGCGCATCCTTTCGCTCCCAACTGTTTAGAGGCGTTACTCTGAGGAAAACACATCTCTTCTTTACAGACTATAGAAATAGTCTGTAAATCTTGATCAGTTATTTGCTTTTTGAAATTTTCAAATCTATCACATTGATCCATATTTGCTATTCCAAGAGTTATGTGAGGAAAAATATCACATCCTGTCATGTATTTTATTGTAACATTATTATAATCTGTAACATCAGTATCCAACCTAACGTCGTAAAAGTTAACAGATGCCCAGTTACTATAATCCCAAGGAACCTTAACATCTAATCCCATTAAAATAGTATCCTTTCTACTATTTTTTTCATTGGCAAGTATGTGGCTTAGTTTACACAAAATTCCTGCCATTTTGTAACGATAGCGAAGCAATAGCTTGTATGCTTTTTATTTCATTTTAATGATAACGCTCTCATAAGTACTAACATATTATTATCATAGATGAATTCAAGTATATATACTAACACATCAAACGGCAATATAGAGAAATATCCTGAAAAAGGTAGTACAGTTAATACTTTTTTTATTTGATAATACCTGTAAGTAGCTTTGATTTTTCTTTCGTTGACTATAGATTTATAAGCGTAGAGTTTTTTGTCTAGTTCTATTATCTTTGGATGTTGAATAAATCTCGTTAATAAACATATATCAGTATTATATCGTATAAATATGTCAGATGAATGAAATTTATTAAGGGTTATACTTTTAAGTATGTTTATCTCTTTAATACAATCATCTTTAATTAATTTGAATATATCATTATTTTCTATAGTTTTTAAATTAATTATAAATCCGCTGATATTTACTGGTGCTTCACGATAGACATCTGTTATAATGATACGTGATATTAGTTTAGTAGCGACATCATAACTTAAGCTACGATAACAAGATAACGGAGTTCTACCGTAAGTATCTACGCTGTTTATGTCACTTCCATAGTTAAGCAACTCATCTATTATTTTAGCGTTATTCCAAAACATAGCTGTATGTAAAGACGTTCTACCATCTTCCGTGGATACATTTATATTCGCACCATTATGTATCAGTATCTTAACAATATCATAATTGTTAACACTGACAGCGGATATAATAGGAGCTGGAACATCATAACCACCATTATTAACTTCTGCTCCATATAACAGTAGCTGTTCTACCAGTAGTGTATTATTAGATGTTACAGCAATGCTTAATAATGTTTTTCCATTGCCGTTAATTGTATTTGGATTTGCTCCATATTTTAATAACAATCCTGATATTAAGTGATCTAATTTCATTACAGAATGGTGTATAGGAAAATGCTTACATTTGTCTTTCAAACCTACATATGCACCTGACTTTAATAATAATTTCACAGCTTCAAAGTTAGATTCTATCACGAAGATATGTAGCGGTGTTCTACCTACCCAATCGCGGGAGTTTAAATCTGGTTTGTATGATATCAATGCATCTACTATTTCTATGTTACTATTATGTATACCTGCGATGTGAAGACATGAATATCCTATACTATCTTGTAAATTTACATTCGCGCCATTTTTTAATAGGAGTTTAACCATATCATAATCATTATTCTTTACCGCATAAAACAACGGTGTACGATTGTTCTTATCTATAATGTTTATGTCTGCCGCACATTCTATAAGTATATTACATAATGTAATGTCTAAATGTTTATATATTTCGTTAGAATAACTAGTTAATAATCTATTAACATTAATATCTTTTTTAAGTAAAGACTTAATTATATTGTACTGTTTATTACTAATGGCTTTTAAAACTGTTAACATGTTTGTATCATATGTTTTACTGCATTCTTCGTGATTAGTAGTGTTCATAATGTGAGTTAATATTAGTATACTACATTACTAATTTATTACATATTCATTTATATCAATCTAGTAGCATTTAGCTTTTATAAAACAATATAACTGAATAGTACATACTTTACTAATAAGTTATAAATAAGAGATACATATTTATAGTATTTTACTTTCTACACTGAATATAATAATATAATTATACAAATATAATTTTTAATACTATATAGTATATAACTGAAATAAAATACCAGTGTAATATAGTTATTATACATTTATACCACATCAAAGATGAGTTATAACATCACTGTCACTGTTAGCAACAGTAGTTATACGATGAGTAGTTACTCTCGTATGGCGTTAGTATGTATGTATCTTCTAGTTTTCTTAGTAGGCATTATAGGAAACGTCAAGCTTATAAGGTTATTAATGGTATCTAGAAATATATCTATTATACCGTTTCTCAACTTGGGAATAGCCGATTTGCTGTTTGTGATATTCATACCTTTATACATTATATACATACTAAGTAATTTCCATTGGCATTTTGGTAAAGCACTTTGTAAAATTAGTTCTTTCTTTTTTACTTCTAACATGTTTGCAAGTATATTTTTAATAACTGTAATAAGCGTATATAGATACGTAAAAATTACCCTTCCTGGATTTACCTATAAATATGTTAACATTAGAAATATGTACATTACTATATTTTTCATATGGATTATTTCTATTATACTAGGGATTCCTGCTCTTTACTTTAGAAATACTATCGTAACAAAAAATAACGACACGCTGTGTATTAATCATTATCATGATAATAGAGAAATTGCTGAATTGATTTACAAAGTTATTATCTGTATCAGATTTATTTTAGGATACCTACTACCTATGATAATTATACTCGTATGCTATACGTTACTGATCTACAGAACTAACAATGCATCTAATATATCTGATAAGATATTCTTCATAACAGCTTCTACAGCTTTAGTCTTCTTTATATGTTGGATGCCTCATCACATAATTAATGTAATATCTCTTTTGAGTAGTAATAGTAAGAGTAAAGCTTTAAGAAGTTTCATAAGAGAAGCTTCTCCTATATTTGTAGGTTTTGGATGCGTTTATAGCGCGTTAAATCCAATAATATACTTAGCAGTTATTAGACTTCTAGATCGATGTAATAATAATACCTATGAATCTCTTAGAGAAACGTTGACAGATGAAAATGAATCAGTATCTAGCGTTGCTGATGTATACGACGACATAGAGATTAGAAACGTAAATACATGATATTAACTATACAAAAACAGTTTAGATTATATCTGTTTCTTTAATGTATAACGCATAGAAGCATTATCAATGTTAGATAGAATCATATACCTTGTTTCTACAGGTAATTTAAACCAGTATATATTACCGTTATCAGACAATATAGAATTTATTAGTTCATACATGCAATTCATTAGAAAGTTTTTTTCAATAGCTTCTTGTATCTCGTATCTAATAAAGTGATAATAAATAGTAAAGTAATTTTTTAAAGTATTAACTGCATGATGATTGTAAAATCGATTTATGATATTAGTTTTGCCATATTTAAACAAATCTAATAACGTATATCTATAAGATAGTCTAAACTTTTTCATATTAGAAATATCATTTTCAGCTTTTTCTTTATAAGATTTTAATATCGATACGCTATCAATTTTTTTCATATTTATTTTAAAGCCTATATGTTTTTCTATGCCACTGTTACTATAATATAACATTACTATGTGATATACTAAAACTTTTATTATGAAAGATAATATAAATCTGCGTTGTAACAACGCGGTAAATGGTGTTTCACCGAAGATATCTACTGCGTTTACATCTCCTCCTAGTCTTAACAAGTAAATTATAAAATCTACATCTAAAGTAACTAAGACACTGAACAGTATATTTCGTTTTATTTTATTCTTAAAATTAATATCGGCGCCATTGTGTATCAACAGTTTTATGAGTTCGATGTCTTTTCTTAATATAGCGTAATACAGAGGTGTTTTTTCATAGTAATCAACAGCGTTTACGTTAGGATTATATAAAATAATACAATTTGTTATTTTTATACAATCTGTTTCTAATTTAACTGATAAATGTAAAGCCGTGTATCCATATATAGCGCTTCTTATGTTGATATCAGCACCATATTCTAGTAACAATTTAAGCATTTTTAATTTTCCAAGTTTAACAGCAAGATGAACCGGTGTATAACCTGCTATGCTGGACTGTATATTAATGTTAGCTCCTTTAGATAACAGTAGTTTCCCTACTTCGTATAGATCTCTTTCTACTACCTCATGAAGAGGTGACATACCACTATCAGAATCTATTAAATTAACATTCGCACCATGGTCCAATAATATCTTAGTAATATTAATATCATCTAACGCATGATATAACGCTACGCTAGTTTTAGGCAAGTAATTACTTAGGTTATTTACATCTGCTCCATAATCTAATAATAGTTTTATCAGTTTTTTATTCCTACTAGTTAGTGCGTAAAATAAAGGCCTGTATATAAAATTTTTATAACCACGATTAACATTATAACCGTTGTTCAGTAACCATTTTGTATAAGTGATATCTTGTGATATTATAGCAAAATATAACGGATACCGTCTATTCAGCATGGTGACTAATGTTATAGCTATACATTTTATATCACATATATAATCAATTATTTTATAAAAATACTGTTAAAAAGATTTAAGTGACTTAGTGATCGAATCAAACAAATAACTAGGGGCAGGACCTAAAACTAAAACAGTATTTATCTTCATTGTTTCATCATCTTGTATAACGCAAAAGTTTATATCTACCGCTTTAGCACTATCTATTATATCTAATAGTTTAGATTCTTTTTCTACTCTTACAGCTTCTTTCAACTGTCCTGTTTTAATCCATCTTTTAAGATAATCTGTACAATGTTCTTCCGCTTTAATGTAAGCTTTAATAGCTCCATGAGCACATAGTGATATCATTTTGCCTTTACTCATTTTGATATCGTTTCTAATTATGAACACCATTTTCAATGTATCTTTAGCGCATTCAAATACGTTATTAGTAGCCATAATTACACTAAGACTGATTATTTATTCAGATTTTAAAAAAATAAAGTAAGATCAATGTCACTATTTATCTCATAAGTAATATTAACTAGTAATTAAATAAATATTAAACTACATAATACTGAAATGCAGATATGAGGTATGTTATGTTAACATATAATGAAATATAATTAATCTAAATGTGTCTTTATAAAGCTAATATTTGATGATTTTTTGTAAAGATTCCTGTAGAAACTCATCTCTGTGAGAAGCTCAATATCTCTCACTCTAACTCTGTGTAAATTAATCAGTTTCTTAACATCATCATTTGTGATATTATTATAACACTGCCTATCATAGTAATCATCGCTATTCGGTAATACGAAAGCATCTACTTCAATATCTATACAATCTTTCAGCTGTGTATTGCTATCTTTACAGCTAGTAAGTATCGTAAAATAATCTGTAGGAATATGCACCTGCTGTCTTGACATCATAGTCATAAGTAGTCTAATAGAGTCTTTCTTACCGTCGCTATTATTGTCAAAAACTGGCCCTACCATTACATTGACTTCACCGTGTTTCTCTACATAATCTCTGAGAAAGTCAGTCATTAGTAGTTCCCATATTTTGATAAAATTTTTATACATAGGAGACGTATTGGTTTCGAAAAGATTTTGAATATTATCGTTGTCGTTGCTTGTGGGATATAGGAAACTAAAGCTGATACCGTTATTCAGTCTAGTTTTATACAATCTACACAAATTAATGTTATATATTATTCTCATATCTTGTAGATAACACGTTTCGTTGTAAAGATCTGTAACGTTATAACCCTTCAAAGTAAAAGAAGTCCAAATTGGTGTCCTGAAAGCTTTGCTGTAAGCGGTTACATAATCGTCGTTTTTGAGGATACAGTAATCATCTTCCGCTTGTACAGATGGTTTTCCAAATGGTAAGTTATAAACGTATGCATTTGCACGGTTATTAGCTCTTTCTCTTTTATTTCCTTTAGGAGTTCTAGTTACGTCTGTACAATAACAGCCATAATTATTTCCTATATACGAATGTCTACCACAACTAGATTCTTTGACAACATCCTGAGGAAACTTTTCGGTATTCGCAGGAGTTCTAAGAATGTGATTCAACGAACCCGTTGTACCGTTATTATTTGCAGGCTTTATTCCTATAATTTCACACATCACATTGTATAGTTCTATGTTGTCGAATTTAGGTGCTGTTACCTCGTTAAGAAACGCGGGTCCGTATCCTACGAAGATAGCTGTCATATCCTCAAATGAATTATCACCTCCGTGCATTCCACCTGATGGATATTTTACTTTGTCATCTTCATCAGTAAGCTGCCATCCATTTTCTACATACACGCCTAATATATCTACTCTAAATCCATTACTGTAATGTAGTCTTTTTGGTAGTTTACTCCTGTAATCAACGATAAAAGATCTATTCTTAATAGAGCAATTTGTCATATCAGAAATTAATCCCTTGTAATCAAAGAATCCTGTATCTTCAATCTTTTTAGGTCTTATAGCAGCGAAAGCTCCGGATTTTACGATAACTTCACGATCCTTAATGAGTTCTTTCGTCTTTACTATCTTATTAGTATCTACAGTACTCATACCGTGGTCGGATACCAGAATTATATTAGCACATCCTATTAAGTTCATTTCTTTCAGACCATCCATTAGTTTTCGTATAGTAGCGTCTACCTTTTTAATAGCATTTCCTACATCTTCACTATCCGGCCCCTTTTCTAATCCAGTAGCTCCTGGTTCTTCAAAGTATAATGTATACAAGTAAGGTCTATATCCAGTATCCATTTTTAACCATTTAAGCACCGCTTCTACTCTATCATCAAAAGATACCGATCTGTTGTATGCTCTAAACATAGTAGGATGTTTATTACTTCTTACTTTATCAGAACCAGGCCAAAAGAAAGCAGCTGCTTTTACTCCTTGCTTCATCGCTGTAGTCCATATAGGTTCTCCTTTAAACCAATCCTTCTCACTAGTTTCTTCAGATTGAACGGTAAATTCGATATCATCTTCTCTATCCAGGAATTCGTTATTGACGATGCCGTGAGAAGTTGGATATAGACCCGTAACTATACTGTATAGATTTGGAAATGTATTAGTTGGAAACACTGGTCTCATAGGAGCACTAACGCCGTGTAATACTAATTCATTTATGGCTGGAGTATAGTTAGACCACTTTTTAAGATAGTCGTATCTAAATCCATCTAAGGCGACGAGTATCAAAGGAGGTCTTTCAAATTGTGACGGACAAGAAACTTTGAAAGATATGCAACCCCGAAATGAATTACTAGGAGACTTGAATATAAGACATAACGGTATAGCTATAAGAGATATTCCAGCGATTACGGCCAAACAATACAGTATTATATCTCTAGTAGTATATCTTCTCTTTTTAATCGAATTAGATGTACTAAATATATCAGTGTGTTTATGTTGTTCTTCTTTTACACTGTTACATCCATAAACATTAGAGTCCTTGTATAGAGCGTGAGTAGAACTATCATAAGACTCACCATCAGATTGATAGCCGTGATCCTCCATGGTAATATCTTCGTAGGATGTTTTCAACAATTCAATTACTTAATCATCACTTTTTTTATTATATATAAGATTGTTTTAAAAAAAACTTATTGATCAAAAACGATAATTATGCTTTTTGATAGACCAGAAGTTGTATTACTGTCTACGCCTGAATAAATGCATAGACTATCACATAAAGGACGTATAATTAGATATTCGCCACCTCTGATAGACATAACATTGTCTTCTATACCTGACGAATAACGACCGTTACTTATATTTATTTTTGTAGATTTACATTTTACACACCATAAACAATAAAGATGGAATTCCTGATTTTCCTTTACGTATATCATGTTTTCTGAACTTTCAGAAGATATTATTAACTGTTTAATATTCTTATCAAAATATTTTGACAGATTCATAGAAGCCGTATCTGTGATACAGACATTTCCATAATATCTTAGTTCTTTCTGTTGATCTATAGTTAAATATATTCCTTCAGACAGGTGTTTTAACAGTTTATCTTCTATTTCTCCGGTTTGTACTTGATAAGACATGTTTGTTAAGTGATAGTATTACTTAAAAATAGCAATAACTTATCAATTTATTATCATAATAGATTAGCTCCTGATACTTTAAGTAATTCGTCATTATTCATATACTTAAGAATATTGTATTTTATTTCATACGGCAAATCATTCCAAGAAGTTATATTACTAAAGTATTTACTATACAGATTATCCATAACACTTATAGTTCTTTTCATTAGATTTGATCTCAATATACATGTATTTATAAAATCACTGTATAAATCTCTATATATTGTGAGATTATCAGTTAAACTTCGTATTTCGTATCTATCTTTACAGTGAGTTATTAAATCTACGTCGTTATTTACAAAGCTATCAAAAAGAGTAACCCGTTTGTTTATTATTATCTTTTTCATTTTATTCATATCCGATATACATTTCTTTTCTATATCTCTAAGTGTTTTATTTTTTTTAATCAACTCTTTGTTATGTTTAAATCCATCCGAATTTTTAATTGCAGAATTAGATTTATCTAATCTAACTATATGAGAAGTTAATAATTCTATGGTATTGTGATTATAGTACTTATTTACTATATCAAAAGGTGTACATCCTTCACTAGATATTCTATACGTATTATTATCCCTTATTCCTACATCGGCGTTATATTTCAGTAATAGCTTTATAATTTCTCTACGTCTTCTATATATAACAGCTTTATGTAGAGCTGTATACCCGTCTACATTTTTTAAGTTTGTACTAGCTCCTCTAGATAAGAGTATCGTAACTGCGGTAACGTGATTATTTGTTACAGCGATGTGTAACGCAGTATATAACCAACGTGGCATTTGATAGTTTATAAGCGCTCCATTATCTAATAATATCTCTATTATCTCACATCTATTAAACTTTGACGCTATCATCAAAGGTGTATAGTAATACTCTCTACCTTTAAATATCATGGTATTTGGTAAATTAATATCTATATTCTTAATTAGATATTTTACTACATCTATGCAATTATATTCTATAGCAGCAAAAAATAGTCCATGTTTACTAAATCTGTAATTACTATGTAACATAGATATACATGATAATTTAACTAAGTTTAAGCATAGTAATGTTGTATGCGAAGACATAATTTATTTATTCGTGTAAAATTGCAATTTTTTGAATACTAGTTAATTAACAGAATACCACGGAATTGCGGTTAGTAGCTAGCTACTGGACAAGTTGAATTAATTAAAACATCATCGTCGTCTACAAAAGATGAACAGTTTCCAATATTACAACTTTCAAAGATAGTAACCGAATCTCTTAAAGAATTGTACATGTTGATATTTTTACTACATATATATCCTCCTCCTCTATTACGCTGAGTAGGTGATCTATTGATATCTCCTATACATACCCATCCATCTGCCTCATTTAATGAAACTAGCCATTTAGAATGATCTTCATAGTTAATAAAGTCAAAAGTAAATACAGTAACCTCGGCTACGTTGTATACATGATATGTTTTGTTACACATAGTAGGCAACTTCTCTCCGTGCAACCACGTTTCGGATAACAAATCAGATTTTAGAGTAGGAGCTATCCACTCGCTTATCATATTTCCGTTATAAATATTTGATTTAGCAAACATTAAAAACTCTTCTCCTTTTTCCGAAATTATATCGGCAGAAATATTATCAAGTGTAGGAATTATTTTTTCTTCGCATATTGCATTGAAATTATCCATATTACTATCGTTTACTTTTGGAATAGAACAGTTATAAGCTCGAGGATTATTAACTGGTATTATTGTATCTAATTCGATTATATATTTATAAGGTAAAGTTATACACATAGCTATTTGCCCGTATTTAGTACCGGTACTTGGATAACTATATCCTCTCATTGGAAAAGATGGAAATTTAGGTACGGAATGCATTAACAAAAATCCACCATATAAGTTCCAGGCTATTACTCCCTTGGTGTGACCAAACAACTTACTATAGTTACGTGATTCTGGTACAGCGTCGTTATACATCACATATCCTAAATTTCTTTTATTGTTATTTTTATAGGAATCATATATGGGTTGTAGAGTTCTTCCAAATATACTATTTTGTGACTCTACTCTATTGATTCCGAGTCTCCAAGTAGTATTTATGTTGTCTATATATACGTAACTGCTTCCTGTGGTACTAGCTCTTTTAGATCTTGGAAGTTTGTATACGATGTACCAATCTACCATCTTTCCTTCTTCGTTAACGCAAGTTACATAATCAGTTAATGACTTTTTAACCCGATGAGTATAAACTTCAGAAAAAAAATCGGAAAATAAGAACCCGGTGATTACTATTCCAATTAGTAAAGATACTAGAAGTATTTTTTTAATCATTTTGACGATATTATGTAAATTACATTTCATTTGTATGTATTTATAGTGTAAAATTTTATGTTAAAGCGACTACTTCTAAATATTTTACACATATATAGTTTTTACGTGACTTACAACTAGCAGCTTTTATATCTACTCCATCAAAGTAACCACAATTGTATGTTCTATGTATTTTATCTAGTGATATATTGGTAGCATTTTTACCGTTTATCCATTTGAATACACCATCTACCCGTTTCATACCTACCCAATAACCTTTTTTCGTTATCATACTATTAACTGTGGCTAAATAATCTGCGTTATCTTCTGATATAACAGCTAATTCACCTCCTAGTAAGCTACAATGTATGATACTTTGTTCCCAAGAAGATTCAATTTTAGAAGCATAATAACATAAATTCTTATCTCTTACCCATCCATACGAACACTTATATCTTACGACCTCGTTACACTTGTATACTGGATTTAAAAGAATAACCGGGAGTACTACTAACATAGACACCGAAACGCTGACTACTAGTATCACAGGAACTTGCATAAAACAATTGGCATCATAACTTAATTTACCCATCTTAGTAGTATTATAATTATAATGAAGTATTATATTTCTATTATTTACTTACGTTATATATTATATTATATCGTCTTATTTTCTATTTCATATATATTATAACTATTGCACAGATACCTGAATAAAAACATAAGTTTCTAGTGAGTTAGCATCTATTATATTATCACGTGCAGTTACTTATCCTTCATATTTCCTTAAACCAAAAATAACTACTTCAAAATCACTTTCTGATATACATTGTATAACATAATCACAGTTGCATTTAATTGCTAATATCGAATACGTTTCAGCTTGTATTACTTTTGTACACTTAGGAGTACTTACTTGTATACTTATACCATCAGGTCCGGCATAAGAAAAGTATACTATAAGCTTATCCTTTGATCTTATATAATGAACAGAGTTATTTACTTGATTCATTCTAAACATTCCTATTATTTCGATTTTATCTAAACCTAATAGCTTTCCCATTGTATAATTAGTAGAAGCTGGAAATTGAACACGACAAGAACATAAGTATTTTATACTATCTATATAGTTAATAATCTCTTGGTTATACTCCATTTTTTCTACGATTATATCCATCATCAGTAACATAAATTTTAATTGTTTATTCATTATTTTTAGTTTCAGTAAAGAATACAAAGATACTGTATTCTTTGCTTTTAGACATGTCAGCAGTTATACGCATCTTACCATTACAAGATGAAAATTTTACTATATTATTCTTACGCAGAGGATAGCCGTTATCATTGTTAATTAATAAACCAAACTTATCAGAACATATACATATAACAAGTACACTAGAACTATTTGTTTTAAAACTGTATTCTGAAGCATCGGATATTAATTTGATATTTGTTAATATTTCATCATCTGACAGAAAAGGCTGAATATTTTTTCTTATAGTATCAGATATAAAAACATCAACTATTTTTTCTTCATTAAGAACTCTCCTATATAAAGATGATAACACTTCACATTCTACGTATAAATCTGAATTACAAGGAAGCGAAAATGTTGATGTTTTCATATTGCAATTATGTGTTGTGTTTAGTTTATTTTCACTTTTTGTATAACTATCTTATTCTTCTTTTGCCAAATGATATGTTTGTATGGTTCTAAAGTTTAACAATAAATTTATAATAGACATAGATATGCACGGTACATTGAATAGGCTAATGTATGATCCTATGTTATACCATACGTAAGAGTTATAAAGTGATAAAAATAAATGTACCGAAGATATTAACATACTAAGTCTCAATATATTCATATTGTAAAATACTATGAACCAAGACAGACCTACAGACAGCTGCAACAAGTGAGTGAAGATAACTTTTGCGCTATCATAGTTCTCAGTAGATATTAGATACATTCCATGTCCCATAAACCCATAACTAATAATGTACAGAAACATTCTAGTATAATACTTTGGAATCATGAAAGTTATATTGTTTTCAACATAATCAAAAAAATCTCCTTGTTCTATATTTTCCAATATTATCAACAATGATAGAATTGCTATAATAGTATAAGATGAGTCACACAAATACTCAAAAATATTCATTTTCATTTTACTCCAGTAGAACCAAAACCACAGGACCCTCTTTCTGTTATATCTATAGCATCTACAGAAAGAGCCTCCCTTATTTCTGGTTGTGCTATTTTTTCAAATATGATTTGAGCTACTCTATCGCCTTTACATATATTAAACTCCTCCTTACCGAAATTAAATATTAATATTCCAACATTACCTCTATAGTCTGAATCTATAACACCAGCACCTACATCTATAAAGTAATTATACGCTAATCCAGATCGGGGAGCTATTCTACCATAATATCCTCTAGGAACTGATATAATCAAATCAGTAAATACCAATTCTTTGTCCATGGGTTGTACGGTATAATCGTACGCGCTATATAGATCATATCCTGCAGCCCACTGAGACTGCTTACTAGGAACTGTAGCATTTCCAGTTATCTTATATACCGTTACAATAGACATTTAATTTTCGCAAGTTATAATTTCAACTATCTTATCATACCAAAAAATAACCACTGTTTAGTATACGTATCTTCTATTATTACTATAAATGGATTCCTTATATTTTCGTTATGAGAATGGGAATTATCATTATGATTACCTACATAATTATGTGATATTGTAGCAAAAACTATTTTTTCAGAACTTATTTCAAAAATAGAATTCGAACATACCCCTTCGTCTTTTTCAGAATCCATATTACTGAATATTTCTGGAAACGATTCTGTTATATCTAAAGAAGATTCAACTTTTATAACAGGTAACTCAAAAGGAAGTGTTGATCTTTTCATAGAATCATAAGATGTCCAATTTATAAGCTTTTCCTTATCTATATCGTCAAAATTAATGTCTTTATTATCACATATAATCATTATTATTCTTACTGTTTGGTATGAAGGATAAAAGTTCAAAATAGTTAATCCATGATCTTCTATAATCTTGTACCAGTAATAATTAATAACGCAATTATCTGTACGATTATAAGGTAATGGCTGTATCATGAAACATTCGTTAACTAAACTTACTTTATCGTTAATTGAAGAACATAAATTGTCTTCTTTATTTATCTCATTATATTCTAAAATAGGCACGAGTTCACTACCGTACGGTACGAATGTTATATCTATGCCTTTAAGACAAGGAGATAAATCACTTTTAGTCACCATATAATTATTTATATAACTTGTTCTACCCGTTACCAAACTCATATCAGATAGACAGGAGTAACTATTACCTATGTTTGATAATACCGATTTTAAAAACGGTAAATGATTTTCATCGGTAGATGAAAGTAACATATATAATACAGAACATACTGATTTAGGTGAAAAACATATGCTTTTATTAACACGCGGTTTAAATTTATTGGCATTATATATTTTTAAAACTATATCGATTTGATAATCCATGTACGCTTTTAAAAGTACATATTTTTTTATTCAATTATGTGATTCTACAAAAACAAGTTAATAACTGCTAATGACGTAATTATAAATGCAGCGACTCTAAAATAACGTGTAACATAATAAAATTTCTTATTATTATAAACGTACGCCTTTAATCCGTCCCAACAATTCTGATCTGATAACCACGATCTACACCTAGATAATAGTGATTCTGTTATTATATCAGGCATAAGATCTACTACATTATCTCTACCTTTCTCTTTAAATACCTTTGTAACATATGCACCGAACGCTATTATGCTGATTACTCTTCCCCATGTAATCTTATCATGTATAGTATCATACACTATTTCTGGAATCTCATTTTCTATATCACTGCATCTATCAATATCTTTTCTAAACTCAACGATATTATCTCTTAAAATGATATCGCACATATTTTTAACTATAATGTAAGTATTTTCATCTTCTACGTGAAAGTTCCTGTTTTTACCTGTACAATATTCTATAAAGTAATTCTGTATAATGTTTAAAATTGTGTAGTATATTTCGTCTTTTTTAACGGAAGGATCCATGATATTCGTATAATAAGGCACTTATTGCTAAGATATATATTAATGATTCAATTTTTTTTAAAAAGAGTCTTTTAGAATACCAAAATAGAGACAGTTTTCTGTCGTTCTACATTGAATAAGAAATATAAAAGGCTTACCAACAGCTATTTCACTACAAGAAGAACAATTTATACTATGTGACTGATTATTACTAAATTCATTTTTCATCTTAGTATTAAAATTAATAGATTTTGTCGTAACCTCTATTGTATTTACTTGATTAATAGTGTCTGAATTCAAACAGATTTCTGGATTCAACTTAGAAAATATTGTAGGAGATAGATCTACATTTACAGATTTCAGTAAACTAGCAAAATCATAACTAGATGTCATTGTTATTTCCGGAAATCTAAATCTATGTTGTGTTTTCTTCATGTTCCTGCTATCTATCCATCCTAGAAGATTATTCACAGATAACTCATTTTCTAGACTTTCGAATATCTTTTCATCGTCATCGTCGGGAGTAATCACAGTCAATATATACCTATTATTAGCTAATGATGTTCTTACAACACTCGACTTTAGACAAGATAAACGTCTTAGAAGATGTAACCTTCTTTTAGAATCTTTTAGAACAGACACAACATCCACTGAACCTTTACGCTCTCTTATTTGTTCTTCAGGAGCAGAAGTAAAAGGTCTGTTCCATGAAGCAGAGAAATTTAACTCGCTGCATAAATTAATATTACTCGTATCTTCATGTTCTACTTGCAAATTATAATACTTTTTTAATGCATTTTGTAACTGACAGTCTATTGAAGTTTCTTTATCTACTATCAAAGTATTATTATAACATATTATATCATTATTCATATCAAATACAATTTTCCTTATATATGAATCTATGTTGTAGCATCTATCTAAAGACAATAATTTGTATATTTCTTTAGCTTTGTCATTGTTAATTATTTTACTCAGCGAACACAACGATGATATTATGCTGCAGGGAGCTACTATTACACTATCTGTTCCCATAGATCTAACATACTTACTCAGTTTAACTGCTATATCTAATTGAATCTTTAATAGATCCATATCTATTATTTGGAATAATATGTATTTTTTCAGTAATAGAAGAAAATCAAAGGTATGTATTAACTATGTTATTAGCAATTTTCATCGTTTTTTTCAAGTTGTCAATTAACGACAGTTTAGTTTCATTAGAGATATTATAATCTTTACTCTCAATTAACAGTTTAATTTTATTAGAATTATTATCTTCTTCACTTTCGTCGTCTTCATCGTCTTCATCGTCTTCATCGTCTTCACTTTCATCATCGTCGTTACTATTGTTATTATAGTCTTCATAATCACTACTTATGTAACTGGTAATATTTTTATTAGGACAGGTACATCTACTGTCTATTTCATAAAGATCACCATCTTCGTTTCTAAAGCATATTCTTTTAACGAATCTATAACAAACTGGTATTACAGAAAGAATCACTACTAAGATTACAATTACTGATAGTAAACAACCAAAAGCTCCAAATAACTTGTAATAATTGTTATTTACTACGCATGCTATAACAGATAGAGTGTGTATTTGCTTGCTACGATACAGTACGTGTCTTTCTTTGATATTATAGTTTATGATACTACGTAAACTGGTATTTTTATTTGGTTTCTTGCAGACTATAACCTTAGACACATATTCTGAAGATGAACTCAGATTATATTTAACGGGGTTGCATTCTGTTATATAAGGTAAAGAGTTATCAGAGTCGTTAACAATACACGAATAACAACGGTAACTGTCCCAATCTATAACAGATGAGTTAGTTATATCATCTATTAACGTTAAAACTTTTCTACGTTTATCAGTTAATTTTACAGTGTTATCGTTATTTCTGAATCTATTCATAAAAGTCTTTACCATGATGTTAATATCTAATTTATCTTCTTTCCATTGAGTATCCGCTACATTACTCAATTTACCGGTTTTACAAGTGACTGAAAGGTAATTAGCATGAATTCCCATCAAAGTAGATAATACAGTCACTAATGTTATCAAATTATTTAAATTATCCATGTTATCCGTTAAAATATGTATTATGCTTCTAACATTAAGAAGTTATTTTTACATTTATATTTGTTCTTTTAAAAATAAAAACTGTTCTTAATTATTATTAACAGATAGAGAGTATAAAGCTTTTATATCGCTTAATGTACTTGCCGTCTTAAAATCTTTGTCTTCTCTTACTCTAACACATCGTGGAAATCTAATAGATATATTAGCTGCTGTATGACTAGGTGATGTTGTAAATTCCGCTCCGGCTATTTCCCAAACAGGAGCAGTCTCAACATTGGTTATTATAACATCTGGGTAATGTGCCTTGTTTATACATAGCCAATCTGGAATATTATTCTTATCGAAAGGTTCTATGCTTATAGACTTTTGAATCTCTTTAAGTTCCGAGTCGGAATGTCCACCTGAACATTTAGTTACTGTACACCATTTTTTAGACTCTTCGTCGTAACAACCCATTAAAAAACTAGATAATAATCCAGATTTATTACCTTTTCCATAATAAGCTCCTAACACTAATAAATCGGCTTTATCAGCCATACTTCCGTTATCTAAATAATCTTTTTTTATTTTTAACCATCTTCTCATACCAGGTTCATATACACCCTTTTCGTCTTTTAGTACAAAACCTTCAATACCCTTGCTTAATACTATCTTTAATAGTCTAATTAATTCTTTGTCTTCTTCTATTAATCTCACTTCGGATAACAATACTCTATTGGATATTTCTATTATGTTACTGCTTATAATATCACGTCTGTAACTCAAAGGTTTATCTATCAGGCTAATATCATTAAAATATAAACAATCAAAAATAAAGAAACATATACATGCATTATTATACATTGCTTTTTTGTTAATACCTAAAGTACCGAAAGGCAAAGGTTTATTAGTTTCTTTATCAACTAGAATAATTTCACCGTCTAATATCATATTATTTGCTGACGGAAAGGCTTGTACTAATAATTCTTCAAAAGAAGATATCTTGTGTGGTGTAACAGGTTTAAGACTTCTACTGAAAAACTTAAAATTATCCCCATCTTTATGAACTTGTATTCTTTCACCATCGTATTTAAATTCTACTATTATTCCTCCTTTACATTTTTCTTTTGCTTCTGAAAAAGTCTTACATATAGAAGCTAACATAGGATGTATCGGTATCATAGGTTTTACTACAGGTTTAAGATTACCTTCTAAAGATTTATTTACAACATACTCTAAATCGTTAGATAGTTTAAAAATATCATACGCTTTTTCATGTAAAGCAGCTAATACATGTTTTGGTCCTATATTCATGCGTAAATCGTGTTTAACTAGTCTTATTATATACCGAAGATCGTTTGGAGTACATTTAGGTATTATTTTTTTGAACTCTTTAATCTGATCATGTTCTTTAGTTACTTTAGATAGTCTCGTAAGAAAGCAATCTATATCCTGTAATTTTAGCGTACTTTGTGTAGCATAATATACACTTGTACTTTTCTTTAAAAAAGATCCAATTACATAAGCTACGTCTCCTGTGTCTACTACGTATTTATTAATCTCTTCAACTTCAAATTTTAATATCTTACTGAAGAACTTTATTATCTGCTTATCATTAACATTATAAATCAACTTACTAACACCAGGTAATAATAGTTTTACTATTATATATACGTCGGTACTAGATGTATTTTTTTTATATTCATCGTATATAAAATTATGTATAAGTTCTGTTTTTGCATTGTAGCTAGTTTCTCTAGATACCGACAAACATAAAGATCTAAAATCTTTAAAATATACTTCCATATTATCTAATACAATATCAAACAGATACTTTTTATGTTTTACTGAGATGGATCTCTTATCTTACCAAAAAATACTATTGAACCTGTTTTATTATACCTGATACAAAACATGAAAGGCCTAGTCAGCATATACTTAGTACCTGATAATTTGTCCCATCTCTTTTGATCATTGAGTATAAACCTATTATTTAAAAAGCCTATTTGTGATTTAACATATAACTCTGTTAAAGAAACCTTATCTGGACTAAGGCATCTCATTGAGCAATCATCGTTAAATATATCAGTTATGCCTAAATTCATAAATGCAGATTTCATGTCATGTTGAACAGTAACAGAAAACTTAGGAATAACAACACATATATCCGAATAATACATGTTAGAAAATAATATCTTCGAAGATGTTAATATACGAGCAGTTATATGAGATTCAAGATACTTAAAATTCTGATAGGAATCGGCGAATAATAATATCAGGCTATGTGTATTATACATATAAGGTATGTTAATGACGTGTGATTTTATATCTGTGCAATAAGTATAACCCAACATACCTTTTGTGGCTATATAAGGAATACGTACAGATACATACTTTGATACATTGAAAGTATGGTAATCATAATCTGTAAATACCGTTTCCCATATTCCTAGATAACTAATATCAAACAGTAATATAGATTCAAATTCGTTGTCCGAAAACATATCGTTAGGGTCAAAATGTAATCGTTCCATCATATCTAATATATAACGTGCATTGGTGTTAGTCATGGTAATAGCATCTGTTTTATTAATATAACGTTTATAACTAGTATTAATACGTTTGTTATCGTTCAAAAAGAACGCCGCTTCGAATTGAGTATTAGATAATATCTCTAAAAAGATTTTATCTATGTTGTTCATATCCGAAGGAATATCAAAAACTTCTAGTAACTGAGATTTAGTTCTATCAGAACTCGCTTTTAAAAGCGCCCTAGCTATTAGCATAATACATGGAGGCGATATTATAATATTATTATGAAATGTTTTAGATATAGCATCATAAAATTTTTTTGTTATTAACGCTAATTTATCATTAATAGTGCTAATATTAGCCATTGCCTCAAATATCAAAACAATTGATTATTGTAATCAGTTTAATTATTTTTTAGGTTTTATAAAAAAATAGTTACAAACTCTTAAGCCATTCTCGAGTCCTATTCTTACAATCTTCCCAACGATATAAAGGTACATACCCAAATTTTATAAACGCTTTGTCTGTTACTACAGTAAAATTTGTACATTCTATAGTTAATGTATATGGATTAAGGAAAGATTTATATTTGCATATTGGCGATAAAAGTATCCTTATCCCTTTATTAAAGTAAGCTATTAAACGTATGATACATATTGGAAGCGGTATACGCTTCAATTGTAATCCTAGAGATCTAAGAAAATGCATATTAAACTCATTATAGGACTCTGAAGGAGAATGATCGTAACAATAGTAGAACTCTCCTCGTAGAGGACTATGATTCCCTCGTTCTATCATATTCCTAGCTGCCAACAAATGCATCCATGCTACGTTACCTGCGTATACACTACTCTGAATAACGTTATCTTTAGCGTACTTGTAAATAGTTCCGGATTTTCTAGCTTTTTTATATATAGATTCTAACGTAGGACAAAATTCTCCATATATGTGTAAAGGCCGTAATGCGCACGTGTAAAGACGTATACCGATGTTAGACGTAGTTCCGTCTGCATCCAGTACATACTTCTCCGCTAATGATTTACTTAATGGATAAACGTCTTTATGTACAGAATTATAGTTAGTATTTTCATTACCATCTATCATATGATCGCCTCTATTATTAGGACCAGTTACTTTTATACTACTTGTATAAATAAGTACTCTAACACCGTTAAGAATACAAGAGTCTATAACATTTTTTGTACCATTGACATTGACATCCATCACAACATCTTTAGGAATAATTCCTATTGTATCTATTACAGCAGCGCTATGGATAACTACATCAGCGTACTGTAATGCACTGTCTAAGCTATACCTATTTCTTACATCTCCAATTATCGGAACAATAATAACATTAGATTGTTTAGAAATGTCATGAACCCACTGTGCTATATATGTATCGTATATCCTAATCTCTTTTACATTAGGTTCAAAAGCTATAAGAGTATGAACTATATGTCTTCCTAAAAACCCAGACCCTCCTGTAATAACATACGTTAGTTTTACCATTTCGATTAACGTAATATATAAATATCTTATATAAAACTATAAACTATATTTTCATTTATTACTATTTACAAACACATTTACTTATAGTACTGTTAACCAACTCTCCTTTTTTTATATTACCGTTAGGATCAATATAAAGTATAGAAATATTCTCCATAGACTCTGGATAACAACACCGTTTAAAATTACTATTTATTGCTTTTAAGGATATAAATTTCATAGCTAGTATTCCATAGAGCGAGTTACTATAAAAATTTTTCATGCTATTTATGTCACAGTATCCACTACAGTACTTGAACGTTATTCCTCTAGGAGCTATTATAGTATCATCCATGTCTAAATATTTCAGATCTAAGTATTTTTGTTTTGTAGTGCAAGTTTCGTAAGATCTTATTTTTCTATTGTTAATGCTTGTATAATACTCTATAAACGGAGGATAATTAGTATCTATTTCAGCGTTAGTATCTATCCTTACAGTCACATTACTTACTGCCCTTGAAAAGAGTCCTGACGTCCTTAGTCCTGCGTTTAACGTCGCTTCGTGATTTCTTATACCGTTTACTTCAAAACAGTACCATTGTCCTACAGATGATATATTCCTTTCAACACGCGAATAATTATCGTCTATATATAGTATCACATATCTAGTAACAGTATCTTCCTTTATATAGATGTAAATACATAAACTATCACTCTCTAGGTGTTCGTGATTAGATAGATTAAAAACTATATCTGATGGAGAAGAGTATTCTCCTATTATTATGTTAGACGATTTACCTTCTATAACCGGTCTTTCTAATAGACTGATATTAAAGTTTTTGTGTTCTATACTAGACATAATAGATACTAAGTTATTACATTCAATAAGTGCCGCCATAACCAACAACGATAAAAATATTCGGTGTATCATATTGTACAATTTAAGTAGCAATATTTTACTATCAATTTCTATCAATTTCTAACTAAATGCAACCATAAAAACTAACATATATATATTTTTTTTAACGACGAGTCATAGGCACGATATTGTCTACTGAAGATATCATACTATTCCATCCTTCTTCTGAAACACATATATATTGACCAAAATTACTATTTACTTTGGGTATCATATGGCTACACTCTTCTGTACCAACTAAACATTCTTTTATGGTAGAATTATCTTTCATCCATCTATATTTAGCCTGAAAAGATACAGTAAAACATACTAGAATATGATACGAAGACGGATGCAGCATTACAGTTCTATTCAGGTATTCGTGCTTCACTTTACTAGATGAACAGATATTTCTAGGTACATCAAGCAGACTATCTTGTAGTATCTTTTTTCCTCCGTCTCCATAAACACATTCCTTATTTTTCCATCCACAATGAGGATCTCTACTCATAACGCATTCATCACACGTTTTCCCATACAGTTCACAGAAGGCTACAGGTAATTGTATTATAGTGTCGTTATAAGAAACATATAACTTTGTAGAGTTATCTAGAATCATAGATAATATAGGAGAATCATATGATTTCAAAGACATCTCCATAACACATATTGCACCACGTTCATAGACTACTACTTTGTGAACTCTACCATTATTAGTAGAAAGGTATAGTACAATGATATTATATGATTTTTTATGATGAGATACTTTTTTAGTACTAACTACTAGATGAGTGTATGAGTATTGTGACTCAAATAACATTCTACCCTTTACAGACATGCTAGTTTCAGGATATTGATCTATTACTTTGAAAGTTTCATCGGGTGTAGAACCTGTTAAACAGGTACCTGGTTTTGTAGATGGCATTTTACCTGTAAACCCCTTAAGAGGAGACGTGTTAAAGTTGTGCTGTATATTTTTAAAACTAAATACACACACTGCTGAAAAACCCCACTCATTCATAAATAACCCGTAAAAATATACTCTCGTATTAGTATCCTGTAATACGAATACGTCAACTAGTTTATTGAATGATCTATTATAACTATCCTTACATACTAAAACGGACTTTAGTAACGTTGACCATTTAGATGACGACATCGATCCGGTGCTGCCTTTATCACCCTTACATACTCTAAAAACTTTAGACTGGTTATTTTCCAGGAAAAATGTGTATATAGTGTCGTTGATAGATGCAGATTCATTTAGTGATACCATCTTTATAAAAGTAGGATTTTTTATTACAGAGTCTGAAGTATATAATTCGTTTCTTCCTAAAATTCTACGAAATTTCTTCGGAAGGCGCTCATACTTTGGAATAGTAGAGTACACATCTTCGCCATCTACCAATACCATGTCATCATTAGAAGAATTAAATTTGTAAGGAGCAAATCCTAGACCACTTGGACCTGTCGTTTTATTGTTACCTATTAAAAACCAACATTTTGGAGAACAAGCATTAGTTCCACATACCATTGTCTTATTTTGATAAGTTCCTATAAACGTTATATAATTTCTATTAGAGTATTCATGTTTACCAGGAGTCTTTGCAGTAGTTTCTAACGGGTTTTTTTCTGGAGTAAAATCAATACTAGTTTCTTTACCATCTATAAAATTAAAAATATGTAACGTATTAGTTACACCCACTAAGACAGAAGACTCATTTTTATAATAAGTTACAACATCGTATAGAGATGTCTTAAAATCAAACAATTTGGTATTATTGTATCTTGTAACATTAACACGTATTCTAGGGGAAACTAAATTTTCAGATATACTATACGGTAATAAAACCAACAATAATAATACAACATTCATGCTTCAAGTATATAATAAGTTACTTTAATATTACCGTTATTAATAATACATACATACACACATTAATGCAATATTTAATTTAAGTTTTATTCAGATATATACAATACTTACATAGAAAATAACCTACGCAGAAAAGAATATATAATAGTTAAAATACTACTTGAACTGTTACTATTACCAGAGTTATAACTGTTATTTTTAGGGTTATCGTTATCTTTACTATTTTCTTCTGTAACGTTAAGCACATTGTTACTATCAGAATTATCATTGCTTCCGCTTCCGCTTCTTGAATCCATAATGCTAAACAGATTCTTTATTTCAGAGTTATCTCCGCTTCCGCTACCGCTTCCGCTTCCTGAATCTATAACGCTAAACACATTTTTACTTTCGGAGGTTTCAGAGTTATCTCCGCTTCCGCTACCGCTTCCGCTTCCTGAATCTATAACGCTAAACACATTTTTACTTTCGGAGGTTTCAGAGGTTTCGGAGTTATCTCCACTTCCGCTTCCTGAATCTATAACGCTAAACACATTTTTACTTTCGGAGGTTTCAGAGGTTTCGGAGTTATCTCCGCTTCCACTTCCTGAATCTATAACGCTAAACACATTTTTGCTTTCGGAGGTTTCAGAGTTATCTCCGCTTCCACTTCCTGAATCTATAACGCTAAACACATTTTTGCTTTCGGAGGTTTCAGAGTTATCTCCGCTTCCACTTCCTGAATCTATAACGCTAAACACATTTTTGCTTTCGGAGGTTTCAGAGTTATCTCCGCTTCCACTTCCTGAATCTATAACGCTAAACACATTTTTACTTTCGGAAGTTTCAGAGTTATCTCCGCTTCCACTTCCTGAATCTATAACGCTAAACACATTTTTGCTTTCGGAGGTTTCAGAGTTATCTCCGCTTCCACTTCCTGAATCTATAACGCTAAACACATTTTTACTTTCGGAAGTTTCAGAGTTATCTCCGCTTCCACTTCCTGAATCTATAACGCTAAACACATTTTTACTTTCGGAAGTTTCAGAGTTATCTCCGCTTCCACTTCCTGAATCTATAACGCTAAACACATTTTTACTTTCGGAGGTTTCAGAGTTATCTCCGCTACCGCTTCCTGAATCTATAACGCTAAACACATTTTTACTTTCGGAGGTTTCAGAGTTATCTCCGCTTCCACTTCCTGAATCTATAACGCTAAACATATTCTTGTGTTTAGAGTTATCGCTATCTCCGCTTCCACTAATATCTATATAGTACGCGTTAGATAAAATCATAAATAGAATACAACTTGTTAAAATATTAATAACTAAATACATATTGCTGCGCATCAAATCTATATGGTTATTATTTCTATATTCAACAATAGATATAGATAACTACTTCACATATCGCTACTAATTAAATAAAAACTACTTATCTTCTTTTTTAAAGGTGGAAATTTTATCGTGAGATCCATCATCACTTATGGTTTTAGCAGCATTACCAGAAGAATCAGTTTTAATGCTTTGTTCAACAGGAACAGATTTTTTATGATCTGACAATGGAGATCCAGATACCGACTCAGACTTTTCAGAAGAATCCATGATGATTTAGGTTTTGATAATATTGTAGCTTCTTTTTCATTTTTAAAATGTATTGTATAATGGTAGATATAAATATCTGTTATCTCTGTTTCAATATATATAAAAAACTATACTTCTGATATTATAAATATAAGATATCTCTTGTACTACTATCTCAATATGTTTGAATTCTATAATTGGGCCCTTACTGTAAGGGACAAAAGAGTAGATGATTGGTTGCTTATGAATTCTCCTTTGCCTACTATATTCATAAGTACTATATATTTAATTACTGTTTGGTTAGGTCCTAAATTGATGAAAAACATAAAAGCCATGGAACTTCGATGGGTATTGGTAATCTATAACTTTTCTATGGTGTATCTTAATTTTTATATCGTAAAAGAACTAATAATATCATCTACTGCTAGAGGCTATAGTTATATATGTCAGCCTATAGATTATTCAGATAACGTGTACGAAGTGAGAATTACTAGAGCATTATGGTGGTATTATATCTCTAAAGGAATAGAATACCTAGATACTATCTTCTTCATCCTACGAAAGAAATTTAATCAAATTAGTTTTCTACATGTATATCATCATTTTACTATGTTTACTTTGGGATGGATAGGTATTAAATGGTTCGCAGGAGGACAAGCGTTTCTAGGAGCTGAAATAAATTCATTCGTACACGTTATTATGTATACTTATTACGGTATTGCTGCATGCGGCCCTACATTTCGTAAGTATTTGTGGTGGAAGAGATATCTTACTATAATGCAATTGATTCAATTTCATATAGCTATAGGACATACTGCTATGTCTATCTATATAGATTGTCCTTATCCACGATGGGTGCAATGGGCTGTAATTATATACGCGGTTACTTTTATTATTTTGTTCGGTAACTTTTACTTCCGTACATATAAGAAACCTAGAAGTAAAGAACAATAATTACTTTCCGTTTTGCAAAAATTTAATCTATAATTTATTAAGGTTATATAACTATACTTATATAAATAGCGAAATAATAATATAAATAAAGATGTATAAGAAAGTTAATCTTTCTGGTATAATAATATCAGAACCTAAATCGGTAAAAAAGAATCGAATAAAAGAATCTATAAACAATGTAGTGCCTAAATATTATCAGGTGCTTACAGATAAGAATTTAAAAATTAAAAAGGATAATAATAATTGTTGGTTTTGTAAACAGCAATTGAACTCTTTTACGCATTATTTTATAAAAACTCTATACGGTGACGATATAGGTTTTTTTTGTTCGAAGATATGCAGAGATTCTTTTGCTAATATGATAAAAGGAGTAATAGCTTTAAGAGAAGAACCAAAAGTATCACTTCTACCTTTAGAAGTATACGAAAATCCTGAAGAAGTTATAGAGATAATAAATGAGCTTCGAGAGAAAGAAGGAACATACGGAAATTGTATTTTGGAAACAGATAACAATATAAGACTGACGTTGAGATGTCATTGTAGTAATAATATTGAATAATTTAGTTATCTTATAAATGAATAACTCAATATTAAGTTCCGTTAACTCCGCAGACTTTATGAAAAGGACCAACATATTTAGTTTCGATGTACAACAACCCACGGCTTATATGCCACAGTATATATCCGTTAATGGATACTACGATAGAAAAGATCAAAATGATACGAGTCACCATCATACCATATCTTTTGATATCAGAGATCAGCATATATCGGCAGTGAATTACTTTGTACTATCTATAGAACTTCCTGAAGTCTCTGGAGAAGGAGAATTTGCTTATGTTCCATATGTAGGGTATAAATGTATTCAACGAGTAATTATAACATGCGGTGATATAACTATTTGGGAGACAGATGGTGAGGAACTATTCGATAAATGTGTTGATGATGATATAGCTATTATGTCAGGATATTCTTCTGAACTCAATGATGTATCTATTGGTTATACTCCTAATGATACGATTAAAGAACATACTACTGTATACGTTTATATCAAATCACCTTTTGACATTGATAAAACAATTAGCAGTCTAAAACTTGTCAACAGTAAAATTACTGTCACTGTTACGTTCAGAAGTATTAATGATGTTATAGTATACGACTCAAAATTTCAAGCTGAAAAGTTCATACAGGAATTTGTTTATTCTCCAGAATTGCATCTAATAGCATACGCTGTAAACGATATAAAACCCAAATCCGCTTATATAGAGATGGATAGACGTCTAGTATCATGTTCCAGTACTCCTGCTCCTATACCAGTTATTTCCGATGTGTATGCTTGTTCAGAAGTATCAGTTTATGTAAAACCGTATTATGGAATGATGGAAAACAAGTTCATTTCTTATCCTGGTTTCAAGCAAAACGAATCAGACTATATACAATCACTAGTTAATAGGCTACTAGATGATCTTGTAGTAGTAACTGATACTGTACCCAAAGATTTTCCAGATTCCGCAATGTTTCTAAAAGTTCCTGTTAGTGGAAAGATAACTTTGCAAGACGTAGACATAGTGGTTAAAATAGATAATGTTCCTGAAGATAAAGACGTGTACTATCATAGTAATTTGTTAGTTTTTAGTACTAGAAAAAACTCTTTCGTGTACAACATATCTAAAAAGTTCTCTACTATTATAGGAACTTATTCACTAATAACTGATAGTATTAATTTTTCAAATGTGGTACACTCTATATCTATTACCGACGCTTCCATACCTGTTAGTTTTTGGTCTTCACAAAAAAACGTATATCCAGGAGACAATAGATCCAGTCATTCAAAGTCTAAAGATCTAGTAGTTAATGATCCTTTTAGGAAAGGAATCGATATGGTCAATAAAACAGAAGTTATATCTAGATTGGAGTTGAAATTTGGTAACGATCCTATTTATACAGAAACATTGCCAATTACTAAGATCTATAACAAGTTGCTTACAGGAACACGCGTAAATATGAGAAAACTGATTTTTAACATGAATCCTGCTAATATTTTTAGACCTACTACTCTTAACGCTAATACAAAAAGAGGAAAAGACAAACTAACAGTCAGAGTATCTTATGTAGATATTGATCCTAATAATCCTATACACTATGTTGCTAAACAGCTAGTAGTAATCTGTACTGATCTTTATAGAATAGATTATGATGGAAAGATAAATGTCACAAAAATAACTGAATAAAAAAATATTTTTAATAAATTATAGTAGAAAGATGAACACTGATAAGATAGCAGAAATCATTAAAAATGGTCTATATATTACTATGCCATTTTATGAAACATTACCAGAGATGAATCTGGTTTTTGGCAAAAATCATTTACCAACTTTAGAATATGGTACTAATTATTTTTTGCAACTTTCTAAAATTAATGATATAAACCGTTTTTCAACCGATACTTTAGCTCTATTTACGCATGATTTGAATAAAGAATCAGACATTAATAAGCTTTATGAACCGTATAATATAGAAACTGTAAAACTGTACGGAAAGTACATACAAGCCGATGCTGTAGTAGTAGATCTTAGCGCTCCAAATAAGTTGTTTAAGAAGGAGCATCCTTACTATAAATCTAACAACGAGCTTAAAGAAAATAATCTATATATATGTGATTATAACATGATTACTTTTGAAGTGTTCAGAGCAATATTTGAGATGTCATCTGAAAAGATTTGCATAGTTAAAGTTCCCACACTTTTTGGTAATACCATAATTAATGTGATACGTATTTATTGTAGCTTGTTTAAAAACGTAAGATTATATAAGCTATCGGCTGATAGCTGGCTCAAAGATAGCGCTATTATAGTATGTCAAAGTCCTCATACATCCAATATAAATAAGTTTATATCTCATGTTAGAAAAGTTACAAAATCACATACGTGGTTAGATAGTAACAATAAAAACTTTATCATATTACATAACTCTGTAGAAAAGGAATTCATAGAAAAATTTCTATCTTTCTCTTATAAAATTTATGAAGTTCTTTTTTACGTGCATTCTTTACTCATAGATAGTATGAAATCAGAGCAACAATCTCTTGATAATGAACATCAAAAGAAACTCATAAAACTACTACGTAATTGAAAATATAATCACTTAATAATATGTTTATACGTACAGTAGAAGCTATATACAACAACATGAGATACAAAGTATTAATCTGTTTTCTAATTTTTGTTAACTCTTCAGTTCACTGTTATAAACCTGGTTGTAGTATCTGGTGTTGTAATGATAAGAAACAACATCAAGAAGAATTGGATAAATACGAGAAGTGTAAAATTTCGTGTTATGCTAGAAGTAAAAGATCTATAGAAGATGGTGTAAGTGGGCCTCATATAGGAGAGTCAGGTTTACCGTTACTAGAACATGGAGGTGACTCTTTTTCTCATTTAGGACATCCTTCTCCTAAACCAATTGTATCAGTAACTACTACTACTACCACCACTACAGCAAGTACTACCACTACTACTACCACCACCACTACTACTACAGCAAGTACTACTAAGAAAAAAAAGAAAAGTAAAAAGGAACGTCAGGAAGAGAAAGAAAGAAGAATAACCGAGTGCGTATCTAATTGTACTCGACCGGAAACTAAATCGTTTGGATGTGGCGATGAATGCTGTAAAACGGTTGAAAAATTACATAACATAAGAAACGGTACTGCTACTTATCAATGCCGAGCTAATTGTTGTAACGGAAGATACATAACCGAGAAAGAATTATCTGCACGATTAATAAGTGAAGATAAAGGCTTGTTGGGAAGCATTATAGATTGTAGACGTATAGGAAGACATGAGTGCGATGACGAAGGAGGATACATGCTAACGTTTTTAAATTTTAGTACTATATGTTTACCTCCGGGTCAGAAAGCCTATCGTATAGCTTTGTCTTTTAACAATAAAGATGAATGTGGTGATCTATACGGAGAAGAGGATTATAGCGTTGAAAGATTATCTTATCCCGCACCTGTTAACCTTACGATTCCTAATAACCCGTACGGAGGAATTCCTAAAGGATCTAATATGATTTGTAGGATACCATAAGGTTATCTTATACCGTGAGGACTTCTTGGATCTGATAAGTTTTGCATGATGACTAAATCCAAATACTAAGTAGGATATTAATCAAATATGCTATTATGGTTTATGGGTTCTTCTGGCTGAGTAGGCGTTTTATTACTATCACTAGTAGACATTCCTTCAAATATATCTCTAGTATTAGTATCTTTTTCAGCATCCTCGTGTTTCTTAATAATTTCTTCCATCTCTTCTTTTATTTTTTTAGTAATTCTATCTAGTTCTTCTTGTTCTTCATCTAGTTGCTTTTCTAGTTCTTCTTGTTCTTTTTTTTCTTCCTCTGTCAGTTCCATACCTAACTCTTCTTCACTATAATCAGGTATGGGATATTTTTCATCTACAGAGTCTTCATCTTCATGGTTATTATATTCCATGATTTAATAACCGTGATTTATATATAAACAGTATTAGATATTTTTTCTAAATCAAAATACTACTAAATAAATGAACGTATACGCTTCGTATATAGATTATGCTCTTAGAAAAATGGATGATTTTCCTTCTGATATGACTGGCAGTGATAATGTAGTATTAAAAGATTATCAGTTATTTGTAGCAAAAGTATTTTTAGGTTTAAACAGCATGAATTCTATATTGTTGTTCCAGGAAACTGGAGTCGGTAAAACTATAACTACCGTGTATATGTTAAAAAATCTTAAAAAAATATATAGTGAATGGACTATAATAATTTTGGTAAAGAAAGCGTTAATAGACGATCCGTGGACACGTACTATTTTGAAATACGCACCTGAAGTTATGAAAAACTGTATAATTATGAATTATGATGACCAAAATTTCTATAATAAATTTTTCACTAATATATCTGCGATAAATACTAAAGACAGGATTTTTATCATTATAGACGAATGTCATAACTTTATATCTAAATCACTAACTAGAGAAGACAACAGAAAACGTAATACCAAGGTAGTATATAACTATATAGCGAAAAATTTGGTACAAAAAAATAACAAACTGATATGCTTATCGGCTACACCTATAGTAAATGATGTAAAAGAATTTAAATTACTAGTTAACCTTCTAAGACCTGGTATAATGGAAATGGCGTCTCCATTTCATAACAAGAGGTTAATAGATGAAAAAGAAATAATTTCAAAATTAGGGTGTATTTGTTCTTATATTGTTAATAACGAAGCATCTATATTCGATGATGTTGAAAGTACAGCTTTATTCGCTAAAAAGTCTGTATACATTAAACAAGTTACAATGTCTAGAAAACAAGAAGATTTATATCTTAAAGCAAAATACTTAGAAAGAAAAATGGGCATATCAGTATTTAAAATATATCAACGTATGGCAGCTACGTTCGTATTTGACGATATTCCTGATAAGAAAAAACTAACCGAAGATGAATACTACAATTTGGTAGATACTTTATCTTTGGATTTTAAAAACTCGTTATACGGGAAGAAAATAACCAAAAAATCGCTAGATATATTATCTAAGGGAGGCAGTATTACCGATCTTAAAGATGTAAACGATATAGAATTATATAATTATCTTTATGAGCATAGTTGTAAATTTACTTTTGTATGCGTTTCGATATTACAATCTAAAGGAAAGTGTTTAGTTTTCGAACCTTTTATACGTTTATCAGGTATAGAAATACTATTACAATACTTTAACGTATTCGGTATAACGTATATAGAATTTTCTTCTAGGACAAAGGATGTTAGATCTAAGAATGTAGCTGAATTCAACGTAATAGATAATACTGATGGTGAAATTACTAAAGTATGCGTATTTTCACAAAGTGGTAACGAAGGTATAAGTTTTTTATCTATTAATGATATATTTATTTTGGATATGACGTGGAATGAAGCGTCATTAAAACAAATTATAGGACGCGCTATAAGATTAAACAGTCACATGAACAACTCGCCTGAAAGGAGATACGTTAATGTCTATTTCGTGGTAGCTAAACTAGCATCTGGAGGAACTAGCGTCGATGAAGTCTTATTAGATATTATTAGAGCCAAATCCAAAGAATTTTCTCAATTATATAGAGTATTAAAGTATTCATCTATAGAATGGATATACTCACAATACGTTGACTTTAGACCAGTAGATGATGAAAGTGGATTTAGAAAATTAATTTCTAGACCTTTAGTACTAGATGAAAATATGGCTGTTGGTAAAACAAAGCTAATTACTGGAGAAAATATATGGTATTCATTTTCAGTTTCTTTAGTATCTATATATAAGGGGTTTAAATCTCTTGATAACAAAATATATGATTCTGAAGGATTCTTTTTAACCGAGTTACCAGAAAATCCAATAATAAAAATTCATAATGATAAATTAGTTTATATATTAAATACTATTCGTTAAAAAATCTGTTAGTATAATACATACTTACAGCATTTATAATATATTTTATCACATTATTATACAGATGATTCCGATCGATATCATCTATATTAACAAAAGATATAGCTTTAATCTCCATGTTAGGTATAAATAGTTCCATGACTTCTTCACTGGTAAGTTTCGTTTCCACATATAACAGGATAAATTCAAAGTCTTTTTCTATTAACTTATCATGTATTATACCATGGACAAAACATTCTTCAAAAACATCTAAGTAAGAAGCATCTATGTTTAATTCTTCTTTTATTTCTCTGACTAAACAGTTAGTTATTCCTTCTTTACCTTCTATCTTCCCACCTGGTAGTATTATATCTGTATGATTATAAATATACTTATTTGGTAATGATAGTCTGTAGCTTAAAATTTCGCGTTCACTATTACTCATATACTTAGAATACTGCTTGAATAGATGTATTTTACGTTGTCTGTCTCTACTTAATAAAATCTCAGTGAATAGGAAGCTATTATTTCGATGGCACAATATAAATTTATTATCCATAGTCTTTATTACTCCTATTACTGATAGACGGTGGTCGTCTATGTTTAATTTATCATACTCATAAGCAACTAGCTTAATAAGCTGAATATTATCAGAAAACACGCATGGTCGTAGTAATAGTTTATTTTTATAATACTGTCCCATAGTTATTAGTTAATGTATTGTATATAAAGTTAAGATACTCGTATTTTTCGTTACTAGTTTTATCTAATAAAGATTCCAACGCCTTTATCTCGATATTATACAAAGACTTTTTAATTTCTTCGTATTCCTGATCAATAACGCAGATAATACAATAACCATGAAACCTTCTGAATAGAATCTTATCTTCTATACATAACTTTAATACATTATTGCCAAAACTCTTAATAGTGATCATTTCATCACTTTCTTCTGCTAATTCTCTACTCAAACATTGATAAATCGATTCTTTGTTTTTAACTTTACCTCCCAGTAACACTAACTCTTCAAAACTATCAAATCCACTGAACGTAAAAGGCGTTATTGATCTTATGCATATTTCTTTGATTTCATTATTGTACATATATTTTAAATGACTTATATCAACAGCCAAAATTTCTGAAAAACTTCGTCTTTTAGAAATAATAGACTGGTACATAAAAGATGTCCTTCTTATGCCTATTATAGGAATACCATCTGCTGTTATACATACAGCAAATACGTGTATTTTTTTATCAAGTATGTCTTCTACATTAGCGTGTTCTATTGTTATTTTTTCTCTGTTTGTTTCGAAAGTAACTGACTGATTTATATTATCTTCTTTGTTTTTCTCTAACATGTTTTGTTCTCCGAGTGTATCGAGCATAATTCTGCCTTTATTGATGTTTATTTTTCACTTATATATGATAAACGATATGTTACATTACTAATTTTCATTATGAAAATATACGTTTAATATCGCTACACCATTTATGAACAGTATTTTTTTAGAAACATATAATGATTAACATATACGCTGTAAATATTTTTTTTCTATATATGTAATTATATACAGTAAAGAGAGTTATCGTTTAAATAAAAAGGTACATTATGCAATGCTCTTGTTACATTTTGTATATGGTAAACAAAACAACGATATCTATTTCTATGCGGGGTTTTATAATCTTCGGATCGCTACGTAGTATGAGGTTTTGAGTGTCGTCATGATTATTTGCACCCAAAAGTACTCCAGTGGTGATAAACTTGTCATTATTACACCAAAGAAATCGTTTCACAACCCTCAGTAAGAGCAATAATAATATCTTGGATTTGAGCTCTAGCAAAGTAATATTGATACTGATTAAACATAGTTCTATAGGTATCAGGTAACACAGTGTATATAAAAAAAGCTAGGTCTCCATGATCTGTGTACCCACAACCTTCTGATCTTCCTATATTATCAGGGACCGAATTAAAAAGCAAAATCACAAACAATAACACAATATTCATTTAGCGTCTACCAGGGATTATCCGTCTGGAGTACCTTCTTTTCCTGTTTCACAGCCCGAGTAAAGGATCTTGCTTACATCCTATTCTTTGATTACAATTGCTAGAATTTAGATTCGTCTATAGATGACGGAAGTAATAGTTCAAATACAGTACAAGGTACCTACATCTCAGTTTCTATATCCGAGTTACGGTACGGCAAGAAAAGCAGCACTATGCGAGTCTGTCTTCATCAACTACCGCAACGCGGGTTTTATACTCTTCTGGTAACCACGTAATCAAATGCATCTTGCGTGTATTTAAAGATAAATATCAAGTTCTTAAAAAGAATCTTACATACTTGTCTTCTTTGGAAAGTAGTTACTGAGTGTAAAAGTAAGTAAATTAGTCATAGACAAGTTTCATTTCTCTGTTCTCGTGAACAGATTAGGTTTGCTTCTCTCTCAGGACTCAATTCTTTTTTACTAGAAAATAGAGCCCCTTACCCTCCCTAGTCTTCTTGAAACATGCTCATCAGCTGGTATTTTACGACAGTCTAGTCTTTTGTGCCCTAGCATACCACAATGATAACGTATAATTGTGGTCCGCTTATTTCCCTCCCACCCCTTTGTCCTTAGCGGACATCAGCTAATATCATTTCTACATACATACACTTTCTACGCTTCTTTCAGTACTTGGTCTAATCTTCAATGAAAAAAGGAGTGTGTATAAACTTAAACAAGATTATATAACTTTGTATGAAGCAAAAGTCACGTAATACTACCGTGTAAAGCAGTAAAATTGAGTAACTTAAAGGAACAATTTTTATACAATGTTTTCATTTCGTAACTTACAGTATCTGTTTGCATATAAAATATTGTACAATCAGATTTCATAAATTTATCTAATATAATAGGATAAAAAAGATCTTTCTATCCCGTATTTTGTGTTTGTTTACAATAGCTTGGTGTATATTCTTTTTACCAAAAGCATTATATTTGGCATTATTTTTCAATTAATTATACTACCGAGGAACACAAAATACGAGTCTATTCCAGATTGAGCTTCGTTTAGCTCTACTGTGACAGTACTTTCGTTAGCATAAACTTTTCCATTTTTTATGAAACAGTATTTTGAGTTATCATAAGATACAGTTCCAGAATCGCTACTGATTTTACAAATTATATCGTTACTTATTACAGATATATCAGACTCATCAGTAATGGTTAAAGTTCCAATAACAACATCACCGATTTTGTACCTTTTAAAATCTACGTTACAGGGTACGTGTATGACTACCTCATTATTAACTATCTCTCCCAAAGGTATATTAATGTCCTCTATCACCTTTATATTTTTGGCCATAAGACCAGAGTTTTCTTTATGAAGATATCTGTTTATAACGGCTTTTTTTATATTATCCATTAGATCGAGGTTTAACTCATGAGGTGCTAAAGTTACCGTCAGATAAACGTTAGCATTAAACGATGACATTAGTTATTTTCTAGAATTTATCTTCCAAAAATACTCTTAAATACCGAATTAAAAGGTATTACTATAATATCATTTTTATGTTTGTATAAAAGTTTAATACGTTATCAGTATAATTAATAGTTAATAACGGATTAGGTATTTATGAGATTTGCTGTCAGACATGAGTTATAAGTAAACCATTAAAAGTATTTATGTACTAAATCGTTAATACCATAATTTTATAATTTATTAGTTTCTTGATTCAGTCTTCCACTTCGAAGATGTAATATCTTTTGCGTATAATCTCCCACTGTATCTGTATTCACTATATAGATGTTTTTGGACATTATATGTCGTCATAACGTCCATTTAGGGTATTCACTATACGTTACTATTGTATTCAGTTCCTGGTACAAAGTTACTACTGGTTCTCGAGTTCCAAAACCCCCACTATATCCACACGTAACTATACACATGTATATGGTTTCCATTTCTTCAGTTGTGGGATCTGTAATGTTTAACCATCCTTTTCCACCCCATCCGTTTGACCACCAACTAACTCCAGTAACTTGTTGATCCCATACATATGTAGTAGTATTTAACTTCCACCAATATACTTTAACTGATTCTCCACACCATTCTTTGAATTTGAAAGTACAATTAATTTTCAATGGATTACAACTATGTATATCACTATGTTTAGGAATTATCTCTACACCTCCTTTGCCACCATACATACCATCAGTCATCCCTAGCTCTACATACTTATAATCAACGCTATCAGCTACCCATACTATACACCTGTATTTTCCTTCTTTTTCTTTTGTTACATTGGATATATGTAAGGTGGTTTTTCCTACTCGGGTTTTCTTATCCCAATTATTTGTTATTCCATGTTTAATTGTTTTGTCATACCTTAATAATACCCAGTGAACCTTTAAGTTATCTCCTAATTCAGGTCGTATATTATCTCTAAAAATACATGTTAGTTGTGCATCACTGTTTTCAGGTATGAGTAAGTAAGGCACTGGTGGCATGTCTACCAGTAAAAAAGTTATTGATAGATTTACGAAACATAGAATTACTATCAGTATTAATTCTTTACTGTAAGTATCATTCTTCTTTATCAAAGGTGAAGTACTCGATATTTGAATGTTATTTAATACATCAATCATACTTCTAACAGTGTAATAACGTACATATTTTATAATAACTGTATATTGCTGTGTTATTTTTCACTTATACTGTGTTAATAAATTACGATTAGATATTAATTTAGTGTTTTTAGATTGAGTTAACGTTAAACTACTACATTTAATTCTTTTCTAAAATTTATCATCCAAGAATACTCTTTAAATACTAGACTAAAAGGTACTACAATAATATCGTTTTTATGTCTGTATAACAATGATTTTTGAAATGTTTTGTTAGTTATAAAGAAATGATCTTCAGTAATTTTCTTTATGTACTGCATTGTTTTTTCTTTACACTTAAAAATGCTGTTAATCATTTTAAAGAGTTTTTGATCATCGAAACTAACTCTAGAATGATGGTAAAAATATTGTCTTATCATTTCACCCAATACCACATCTAGTATATAAGGATGGGGACAAGATCTATAGTTAATAGATATATCTTTCAGTATAGAATATATTCTCTTTGTTTCTTTAGTTTTAAACTTCAAGTATAGTAGCTTTTTAATATCAAAAGGTAAAGTATTAATCTCATCTATATTATAATCGTCTAATGACTTGATTTTATCGTTAAAATCAGAATATACCGTAGCCAAAAGGTATACGTTAACGGGTTTAGATACGTCTTTATATGAGAATTTCCTTATAGATCTACCTAGAATTTGGTTATACTGCGAAAATGTATCTGGTATAGTCATGAACCAAATATGTCTCACTTCTTTTAGGGTATAGGACTCTGACATAATGTTAGATGAAAATAAAAACATAATTTTTTCTCCGTTATCATTCCCTGGGGAATTATAAACTTCTAGTAAATCTTCGAGAGAAGCTTTCATCTTACTAGTGACTATAGCGAAAGTCTTAAGATTTCCGTTAATAGTTTTTGGGTTAGTCCCTTGGGAGCCAGAGTATTCTGAGTATCCATTATTAAGCATGATATACTTAATCACTAATCCACCGTAGGTAGAATTAGAAAAATAGATAAAATGTTTTCCGTTAAGATTACTTACTGTGTCTATAAAGTATCGAAACTTTGAACTAATATTCAGTTTAGTTAATTCATCGCCATAAAGTACACCGTCATTAATTTTTAGATTAGGATATAATTCTTTGTCTTGTTCTGCAAATAAGAGATCTAAATTATTAGCTAAATTTAGAGGTCCTAATACAGCTAATGAAACATTAGTCATATTTTTCTCAAACATTTCGTTATTACATAACTTCCTGACGTTTATGTAATCTATTTCTTGTAACTTTGACATGCGACAATAGACTACTTTGGTATCTAAAAATTCTTTACCGTGAAATATAATGCTAGGTAGCTCGGTATCACATAATTCATAATAAGATATCTTGTTTTTTAGAATTTTTTTAAGAACACTAACACCTTTTTCATTAAGTATGATCTGAAATACTTTTTTACCCTGTATAATTATATCGTTAAAATTTATACCTTCATCCGACATAATACTAATAATATTAGATAGCGTTATAGGAGTATTCGTAATAGGAGATCCAGATAGAAGAAGAAAAGGTACCTTATTCTTATTCTTAATAATTGTCATCAGTTCACCAGTATTATTTCCGAAAATGTTATGGGCTTCGTCGATTATGAAAATAGAATCATTATACCTCGTTAAAGCATTATAATTGATTACGTTATCGTTATAGTTAAGACTGTAAAAATTAATGGTAGAGTATATATGAATATTCTCTATAACGTATTCTGTATTTATTAAATTAGTAGCTAAATCCAAATTATAAGTAAATATGTTTAATATATTGATATTGGGTACTAATATGTAAACTTTCTTAAATTTTGAAACTATTAATGCAAACAACAACGCAATAATAGTTTTACCAGATCCCATAATGTGAAATAACAGTACGCTTTCATTTTGATCTAATATAGTTTTTAACAAGTAGTCTAACGTTGCTAGTTGATGTGGTAAAATATTTGGAATATTGTCTATATGTCCATTAAAGAGTTCAAGTATCTCTAGATTCATTTATATTATTTAAATCTTCAATGAATATAAAAGACATGCTCTTTCATAGTTTTACATTAAAGTATTAATGCCTTAAAAGAGTTTATAATAGTTTTATTATCGATGTTTACTATCTAAAATGGATAATGATTCTCGTGTTACATCTCTATGATATATCTAGAATAATAAAAAAATTTAATTATTTAATTTGAGACATACAATGTGACCGAATTAGTCTCCCACCAACCATCCTTCGATACCCAACAAATATACTGTCCGTTATCGTTGCTGGTTACTTTTTTAATAATTAAATCTATTGTACTAGATGTACTTTTTAATGTGTACCTTCCTCCACTACTCAAGTTTTTTTTAAACCACCATCCGTATTCACTGTATATACCGCTATTAACATTACATGCCATAATAACATCCATTCCTTTTTTTGCACTATACACTCCGTGCTGTGGTTTTATGTCCGGACCTATATGTGGTACAACTTTAACATTTCGAGTTCCAAAACCTCCATTATATCCACACGTAACTATGCACATGAACATACCTTCTGATTTTCCCATTATAGGATCTGTAATATTTAACCATCCTTTTCCGCCCCATCCGTTTGCCTGCCAATTAACTCCAGTAACTTGTTTGCTCCAAATATGACTGGTAGTATCTAATTTCCACCAATCTACTTTAGTTTGTTCACACCATTCTTTGAACTTAAAGGTACAATTAAGTTTCAAGGGAGGGCCATTCCACATATCCACATTACTATAACTAGGGATTACGCTTACTTTACTTTCTGTTATACTATTAACCGTCTGCAATGTTATCTTCTTATAATCAAAACTTCCCTTTATCATTATAACACAAGTATACTCTCCTTCATCTTTTTCTGTGATATTATTTAACGTTAAGACAGTTGATCCTATCTGATCTTTCTCGTTCCAAATAGTTTCTATTCCTTCCGTAATTTTTCTGTCTTTGCTCCATGAAACAGTTAAATCTTGTGATTTACCCCTCTGATCATCGGTAAAATTACAAATTAGTTTCACATTAGAATTTTTAGGCGCGAGTACGTAAAATTCTGGTGTCGTGACTACTACAAAAGCTTTAACTATGTTTATCAAACATATAAGTAGTATTATTCTTAATTCTTTCCTATAAATACTATTCTCATATACGGAATGTATTATGTAGACCATTATTCCTGTAACGAGTTAATATCTTACGGATTATACTAACACACAATTATTCAGAGGTCTAAAGGTCTAAAATTCAACTTCAATACAAATACCTAGCTGCTACATGATAGGTAAGTAGTTTAAATTTATGTAATATATGCATGCTTAGTTATACTGTAAATCCTAATTCCATCCATAATAATCGCTTATTTGAATAAAATTTTGGTACTCTAATGTAATATTTAATTAATTCAGTTATCATCTTAACCAAATTAAAGTAATACATTATCAGTCTAACATCATTAAATTTTTATTCATTCAGTATTAGATATATCTGTAGATACATTGATATTATTTAGATCTTCAATGAATATGAAAGACATATATTCATCAGTAAAATTAATATATTTTTTATTCTTAAGTATAAAACTTTCTATATCATGTCCGTAAAGTTTTACGTTAAAATACACTTGTAACTTTTGTTGGAAAGTACTAACATACAGTACCGGTAAACCATCTTCGTCTATAATATATCCTAACTTCGATAATTCCTTAATATACTTAATATGAGTAGTACTACTAGGTATAATTAAAGCATCTATCTTAAGTCTAAACTTAAAATCTGGTATCTTATCAGGTGTAGGAAGTATGGTTAAATTAGGAACATGATATTTTTGATACCAACCGAGTAATATTTTTAAAAATGCGTATCTGAAATAATTAGATTGAATCTTTGAATCTAGACCTTCGTTTAGTGGTTTTATAAAATCATATTTTGTGTTATAAACTTTCTTTCTAGAGTTAGTAAAATGGGTCTTAAAATTAACTAGAGCTATTCTTCTCATAATAGCGTTGTCTACTTTATCAAATACTGGTTTATAGTTAGTATCTATAATTATAGTAGCATGATTTCTATTATTAATTTTATTAGAATAACACGGTCTTCCAACGATACAAGGCTCAGTTAATTTTTTAATATTATCAGATCTTATTTTTTTAGATGTATTACAACTAAAGTCAGGAAGTTCGCTACAAAATACTGCTCGTTTTAAATGCATATTAGCAATAAAGGGATTTGGACCTTTATCCATTTGCTCCGTTAGAATAACTTGTCCGGTTTCAAGAAACATATTATGCATAACTGATTTTAGTAATTTTTTAGTCGTTGATTTTCCAGTGGCTGTCTCCCCGTAAAAGAAGAAAATACATTGTTTTGTAGTTCCCATAAGGCAGCTAGACAAAATCTGCTCGTATAATTCTCTATTTTCGCTGTTTTCTTTCGTTTTTGGTTGTATATCGTCTAATATTTTAGATAGTTCTTCTATTACACCATTAATATCTTCCTTATCTTCGTATTTGTACCCAGTAGACACTGTACATACAAAGTTTTTAGCGTCATTTCCCTGATAGAAAACTGAATCCTTTATATCATATACACCGTTAGTAAATTGTAGCTTTTCGGGATATATGTCTGTTTCTATAGGATCTATTAACATATCTTTAAGATTATGCTCTATAACTTTCCTGTTTCTAGGACATAATAGTAATCCAGTGCAATCTGATGAAATATAGTCTTTCATATATAGTATTAGTTTCGTTATGTTACTTTCATCTTCACACATTCTCCAAACATCTTTCAACCATATCAGATATTCTCCTCTATCTGAAATATTGATGACATTCAAATCTATTATTTGCTGGGAAATACTAAATAGTTTATTACCTTCTAACTGTATAACTTTTATCTTACAATTATTAGGATTTCCACACTTAATAATTCTGATGCAATCATTATCTATTAATAGCTTATGGGGATGTTTATGACTTACTTTTTTACACAAATTACATGGAGTTGCATAATTAATGTTTAACGGAATTTCGGTTAAGTTCTCAGGTGTTATCTCTTTCAGATTTAAGATATTATTACCTATCACTTTACATACCTTTTTCATTGCATCATGAAAAGGAATATATTCATCTCTCCAGTTAAGAAGATCTGGTGATTGGTTATAATTACTTTCGTCAACAAAGTAATAACAATCGTCTTTAAAATCTACATACGTAAACAAATAATTTTTAAATGGTACTCTATTATCTGTTTTTGAATGTACGTATACATTATCAGGTGTTTTTCTGGTACCGACAACTCTTAATGAAGGATTATGTCTATATACTGCAGTATCTATAGCTTTTATCAATCTATTATTAGACTGCTTTATAAGAGGTAACAATTTCTTACCCATATTAATTAGCGTATCTACAGTAGTATAACAGTTGAAGAATATCAAATGAAAACTAGTTTTCTCTGTATTAGTAGATTCTGTTATAGAAAAGTTTTCCTTCATATCGTTTATCATTTGTTGTTTATCCTTTTCTGTATTCATCTTACAACTATCAAAAGCATAATCAGCTATAAACTTTGTAATTACCCTCATAAAATCGTTGATAGCAGAACTATTATCATCTAATGTACCTTCCATATCCACATCGAAAAATACTCTAATGTTAGAATAAAGTTCTTCATTTTTTAATGCTTCGAATAAAGTACAGCCTGGATTTTTAGCTATATACCTTTCTAGTTCTTCACAAGTAAATGATTCTACATATCTTATATCATTATTATTACGATGTTTTGTACTTACTCCTATCTTTTTAAGTACAAAAACAATATGATTATTTCTTATCACATGGGGAGCCATTTAAAATACTAATTAAATTTTCACTAAAAGGGTAAGATATTTATAATGTAATCTCATACACGTTACTAAAGTTTTTCCATCTTATATAATAATGTATTAATATTGGTCAAATGTACTAAAGTAAACAACATAATATCGATAACACTTGCAATATTACAAACTTGCAAGATAGTACTCTAACATTTGTTCAAGAAATGGAATTTTATAGGTAGAATTATCTGATCCTTTATACAAACTACGACATCCTCCTTCAAATCCATAGTCAGCACCAATATCGGGAGACGAACTATCTAAACTTGCACAGTAGGTTCTATTACCTTTCAGCAGAAGATTATATCCTTTAGTATTACAAGTAGAATTAGAAACCATACAGTCCATAACATCACTAGGATTTACAGTTTTTATATTAACCATAGTTACGTTATCACAACAAGCATCAGGATTATCGGTTCTACGCTTTCCTGGCAAAGTATATTCTTTACAGCATTTATCATCACAATAATAATCATATGATTGATACATTACATCTGGGCACTGCTTAATACACTTATTTAAAGCATCCAAAGTACTGTTATCACTTAAACCGCTAAAATTCGATGGTTGCATGTAGGTATTAGTAATGTTATATATTACTCCAGATAAAGATTGTAAATGACAACTCAATTTACAATTAGTATTAGCGTTACTACTACTTTCATGTTTGTATTTAAAGTAGCAACAATAAAAGCTACAAGTAAGCGGATGCTTACAGTATATCTCTACCATTAATTGTATTAATAATATTAGAATAGATAGTTTAGTAATTCTATTCTTGTACATCTTGTTAAGTTTATATACTACAATTATACCTTACCTTAATTATTAGTGATTTTATTTAAGTTTTAATCAATGATAGAGAAAAAAAACTATATTTCAAAACCTTGCATCCAGTTAATTCTGGGTTTATCTTTGAGTTCTAATAAGGTGTTTACTATCTCGAAAGTTTCATCACTTTCGAACTGAGAATTTCTAGCTGCCGGATGATAACCTACAACTACCGTAGTAGGAGAATTTAACATTGACTTAAAATTTGAGAAATCGCTTTTTCCCAAAAAGTAAAACACAGATACATAAGAAGCTATATGATTAATAAAGATATCAGATAGTCTTTCCCAATAAAGCTTATGACTTTTAGTTTCTCCCTCTCTACAACTTAAATAATAATTCCATACAAATACTCCTTCTACTAACGCAAAATTATAATTTTTATACAGTCTAACTTTATATCTTTTAGAAATATTTTCTGCTATAGCTTTTATAGTTTTCTTTGAAAAATCAGGAGACTCGAAAGGTACTCCAGTAGCTCCAGAGGGATAAGGATCTATTCCCACAACACATACCCTTTTATCTCTTAGAGATTGCTTTAATTGTTTAAATATATCTTCGTGCTTAGGAGAAGTCTTCTCCTCTAACAACAGAGGTCCTGTTTCTTCTACTACATCAGAAATATTACCTACTATATCTTCCCAATCCTCATGATATTCTATATTATACGGCCAATTGTTTATTTTCAAGATTTTCATAGTAAGGACGTTAGGAATCTTTACAAGAATCTGTTATATATTTATTTTAATAACACTATAATTTCAGATGTTCCATCATAGATATTTCAACTGTTAATTCATCTTTAACCGTTTCAATCTTTACGCAAGTAGGAGTATCCTCTTTAACCGTTTCAATCTTTACGCAAGTAGGAGTATCCTCTTTAACCGTTTCAATCTTTACGCAAGTAGGAGTATCCTCTTTAACCGTTTCAATCTTTACGCAAGTAGGAGTATCCTCTTTAACCGTTTCAATCTTTACGCAAGTAGGAGTATCCTCTTTAACTGTTTCAATCTTTACGCAAGTAGGAGTATCCTCTTTAACCGTTTCAATCTTTACGCAAGTAGGAATATCCTCTTTAACCGTTTCAATCTTTACGCAAGTAGGAGTATCCTCTTTAACTGTTTCAATCTTTACGCAAGTAGGAGTATCCTCTTTAACCGTTTCAATCTTTACGCAAGTAGGAGTATCCTCTTTAACCGTTTCAATCTTTACGCAAGTAGGAGTATCCTCTTTAACCGTTTCAATCTTTACGCAAGTAGGAGTATCCTCTTTAACCGTTTCAATCTTTACACTAGTAGAAACAGTTTTAACTCTTACATATGGTAAATTATCAACTGCGTTAACTTTTAAAACTGTAGAGTTATCGCTATAAGTATTCATCGTAATAGGTGGTCTGAAGTTTAAATGCTTTCTTTTCATCAAATCTAGTATATAAGTAGGTCTCTCAATTTTATGTTTTCTAGCATCAGAAAACATTTCTATAGCAGCAGCTGGATCTATTCCGCATACTTCTATCATATATCTACAGATCATATATCCTGTTCTATTCAGTCCGTGAGTACAATGTACTCCTATTAGTTTGTTATTATCCCTGTTAAATTGTAAAAATCTGTTAACTTCTGAATTAAATCTGAGAACGTCTTCTATATAAGGTATTTCCCCCCTTCCTTTTAACATAATCTTGACATGCCTTATGGTACTCGGTAATAATTTTGGGTTATAATACCTTAAAGAGTAGCTTAAATCTATTATCATTCCTAGCTGTTTACCATTATCTGTTAAATAATTTATTAAATCTTCTAAATGAAATCTATTTATAGGATCTGTAATAGCTTTATCATATTTGTTATTTAACGGAACCTTAAATGCAATAAATCGTGTATCTTTAATTATATCACCTACAGGTGTATAATTTAACCATTTATCTGGTAATTTATTGTAATTTGAAGATTTCCTCTTCCCCATGTCTAAAGAGTATCTTTATTAATCTACGATAGTTTTTCATTAATTATATAGCTTTTTTAAAACAAACTAGATTAATAATAATAAATTTAATTCAAGCTATCAAGTTATTTACATAAGCATAATTCTAACAGGATAATATGATTCTATATTTACACAATTTTTATTTCAATCAGTTAACTTATTATATATATCTAATCTAACCAAATAAATACCTTTTTCATTTATTTTACGAAACTACAACAAAAAATCATAAAAATAATTATATTATTGTAATTGTTACCTTATGCACTATAAAAATAAAATGAGTGTTAATATACTAATAATTACTGTGTTAATAGGAATATCGTTTCAAGCATCCACTTATAGATCTAAAATCAACTCATCACTAATATGCGATATGTGTCCTCCTGGTTATTATAAAAATAAGGATTGTACTTCTACATCAACAACAATATGTTTACCATGTGGTGAAGGCGAGTACACAGCTTATAATAACTCTCTCACTAAATGTATACGATGTAAGGATTGTTACGAAGAAAACGAAAAAATATTTAAACCATGTAACTCTACAAGCGATACTATATGTACATGTATAGATGGGTATACTAAGGACGAAACAACTGACTCATGTATATAATACTAAGTATTTTATAATATGTGTTTTTAATATAAATAAATGGATGACGATTGGATACTTAAACATAATATTTATGGATTTAATATTAATCTCATAAATGGAAAAAACTTCAAGTTATCCGCATATAAAGATCGCATATGCTTGTTTGTTAACGTAGCTAGTGAATGCCAACTGGCCGATAAAAATTATAAAGAACTTACAGAACTATATTCCAAATATTTTTATGATGGATTACGTATAATGGCCTTTCCTTGTAACCAATTTGGTAAACAAGAACCAGGTAATAAAAAAGAGATAATGAATACGTTAAAAAAATATTCTGTATTATTCGACGTATCTGAAAAGGTACTAGTTAATACTATATACGCTCATCCATTATGGAAATGGTTACAGACTAGAGCCGCACTAGGCGATATAGCGGGTCCTATCAGATGGAATTTTTGTAAGTTCCTTATAAGTCCAATGGGTTATGTCATTAAAAGATACGATCCGGTAATTAACCCTATGAGTATTGAAAATGATATAAAAAAAGTCATAGAACAACGAGATAATGAAGAAATGGTCCTAAACAGATGGGTCGTTCCTGACACCCCGTGTTCTGAAGACAATAACAAAATACCAGGCGACGTATACTGATTATATACTTTATTATACAGTTATTCTTTACTATAAATGAGTTACGTAAGTATACATTTTATATTGTATGATTATTCAGATGATGATTATAGTAGAATTAAATCCATTAATTGTCATCATATAATCATATCTAAAGAAGTTGTTGATTCTGTACCCATTATTTCAGGATATATCAAATTAAAGAAACAAGCATTAAACAGTATAACAAAAATAAATCCCAACTTAATATACGAGATACTAAAAGATACATGTTCTCTAGATATATATAAAAAAAATAACTACGAAGAATATAAAAAACCAGCGATGATTGATCTTAGAGTGTTTGATTATTACAAGTAAATAGTCATCTCTTTTTTCTGTTTCTCCCTATATCTTTATTAAGTAATCTTTTACAGATTACTCTTCTATCTAGTATAGTAGTTTTTAACAAATGCAAATATTCAATAAAATGATATATTATGTGATCTACAGTTTCATCTTCCAAGTTTGATACATTTACAAAAGTTAAATGATGAATTTCTAAAAACTTTAGATACAATCCGTTTATCTCATCTACATTATATGAGTCTAATTCTTCTATATCACTATCTAAATCTTTAGTACATTGCCCAAAATAACATGGACTTATACCATCATAACCTAACAGAATATTAACCTCTTTTATAGGTACCTCTTCGTATGCTATTCCATTCTCTATGTAATACTGTTTCATGTTTTGTATAGTATATTTATCTAGTTCTACGCTTGATGTATACTCGTATTTATGTTTTTTATCTTTACTACTATATCCTATTAGTTTATCTATTAAATTATAAAAACACATAATCACTAGGAAGAGTTCTAGATCCTTTACCAGTATCTTTTAGAAGAATCCTTTTAGAGATATTATTATAAGTGATCTTATTCTGTAGTTTTTGTATAAACTCTATAAAATGATGTATTATATGATTAATAGCATCTATATTCAGTTTCCTGTCGTCTATAGATAACAGATTATGATGTTTTAAAAATGATATATATACAGAATTTATCTCTTTAGGATTATATACTTCATAGTAACTTAAATCATGTACCAGTGTACTAGAACATTTTCCAAAATAGCAATATTCTTTATCTCTATTGTAGTTAACAACAGAGTTCATTGATACAAGATTATTATTATCATTATTATAAAGTATCAAAGTACGTGACATTATTCTCTCATTAATGTTATATATTTTGTGAAGTATAGTCTTGAACTTTATATTTCTAACATTTTTTTTCTATATTTGCTGTTGTTAATCGCTTTCGGGTTGAATATATATCTTGTGGATAGTGAGTCCTCTTACTTTTTTAATCATATTTTTAAGCTTTGTTTCTTGTACATTCCTAAAAGTTATTGTTTTGCTATAACATCCCATACGATTACAATGTAATTTATAACAAAACCGCTGATATACAGAATCATATTTATAGTTAGTTATTTCATGAAATTTAGCTAAAACACTATCAATGTCTTTCCTTGAACTAATGATGAATTTTAGTATCATCTTATTACACAAAATAACTATACTATTTAAAAATATTAATTAATGATATGCCTTTATATATAAGATATATAATTCATAACTTAAAATACTGTTTTAGCGTAAGGTATCCCTTTATATATAATTTATAACTTAAAATACTATTGTAGCGTAAGGGTATACCTTACTATAACAGGAATATATAACTATTAATTATAATTCATAACTTAAAATACTATTGTAGCGTAAGGATATACCTTACTACAACAGGAATATATAACTATTAATTATAATAGTCAAATAAATATGCCGCTAAAAAAGCTACATAATAACAAATTTAATACATCACATACTATAAATGCGACATATTTTTTAAAAACGATAAGTTATAATATCTTCAAAAATTTCTTCTGAAGAGATCAGGACGCGGGTTATATCCGGTATTTCCATTTTTACTGCTAGTTCCGTTACCCTTTGTAGGTGCGTCTGGCGTAGGCTGGTCTGGTGTAGGTTTTTCTGTAGATGGCTGTTCCGTTCCAGGTTCTGTAGGTTGCTCAGTTCCAGGTTCTGTGGGTTTCTCAGTTCCTGGTTCCGTTGGTTGCTCAGTTCCAGGTTCTGTGGGTTGCTCTGGTTCTGTGGGTTTTTCAGCTCCAGGCTTACTAGGTTCAGGACAGTAACCGTTACACGTAAGTCCTCTTAGAGCGTCACCGATCAGACCCCACATATCATCCATATGCATATGCATATGTCGGTGACAAATAATTAGCTGCCTCGCGAAGAGGTCTTTGCATTTTTCATCATCAAGACTTTCATAAAGCTCAAGGAGTTCCTTCTCCATTTATAAGCCGTAAAATTTAGTAAGTACGTAAAGTATAAATGATACTATTTGTAATGAAAAATCTAATAATAGTCTTCTATCCTACAAAGCAAATGTTTTTATTTATATAGAATTCCTAACTATTTCGTAGACTTTCTCTATTTTGTTATTGTCTTCTTTACAATTATTTAGCTGGTTAGAATACCAAGCTCTAACAAAAGATAAAAAATCTTCTCTATCATAATCAAAATTAATTAACTTTATAACGTCTCTACTATCAAATATATCATTTGATACTATTACTTTCCATATATCTTCTGAATTAATTGTTACAATTTCTTTTAGTGTTTCTATAAGATCTGAAGGTTTACCTAATATTACTCTGTTTAATTCTCTTCTCAAAAATATATTTTTATAGAGAGTTTCATAATCTTTTATATCTGTATGCTGTTTTATAATTTCCGGATTGGTATAGAAAAAAGACATATCGTTTATTTTGTATCCGTCTACTATTATTTCTTTTTCAGGATATAAAAGCTCATGACATTTTACCATGGTACAAGTATTCAAACAGTTATTGTATCTATAACAAAAAACATATACATGTAATTTACTAGGATCTTTATACCTAGTAAATTTTCCATCTACGTTTAGTATACACGATCCTATTACTTTTTTATAATCATGGTATATTTTTATATTGAACTTATTTTTAATCGGACATAAAAGATTAGACGTCACGAAAGTATTAATTAATTTTGAATCTTCTACTGTGATTTCATAAACATAATAAAATTCTATTTTACCTAATATAGATACTAAGTATTTATCTATAACATTATCGGTATCTCCTATTAGTATATATATTCTATTATTACTATCTGCTAAAAAATTACTTCCAATATTTTTATCTGTAACAATATCCATGATAGAATTAAATATGTTATTTATATTATAGGTAATATTGAAACATACAAAATATAACAGTTATAAATATAGAAATGTGTATCGTATTTATATTATTCGATCCATATAACGCAATAGGACCTTATAAATTTGTTCTCGCTGCTAATAGAGATGAATATTATTCTAGATTATCTAAACCCGCAGATTTCTGGTTTCATGATTCGATTATTAGCGGCTTGGATCTACAAACTAAAAATGCTGATGGTACCTGGTTAGGTATGAATAGACTAGGTAAAATATCAGCTATTACTAATTATTTACAGCCTACAGAAAATCCAAACGCGACAAGCAGAGGTTATCTTGTATCTAACTACTTAACTTCAGAAGTTGATAGTTATGAATACTTACTAGATGTTTCTAGAAACGGACATTTATATAATGGGTTTAACATCATCACAGCTTCTTTAGGTAATGGTCCCGATAAGTTATGCTACTACTCTAACAGATCTAATAGTCCGCCAAAAGAATTAACTCAAGGCATTTACGGAATAAGTAACTCGTTACTAGATGTTCCTTGGACTAAACTAACGTATGGTAAAAAAAAATTTACTGATATAGTCACGAGTAAATATTGTTCACCGGATAAACTTACTGCTTCGTTATTAGAATTATTAAACGACACCACACCTGTACCTATAGATCCAGCTATAGAAATACAAGGGAAAGAGTTTATTCGTCCTATATTAAAAGAGTTTTCTGCTGTATGCGTAAAAGCAAAAGGTTACGGATCCAGAACTAATACCGTCATTATAGTAGATTCAGATTATAATGTTAGTTTTACAGAAAGGACTATGTTAGACACAGAAGCTAAAGAATGGAAGACTAGCAACTTTATCTTTAGTATAGATATAAAAAAACAGTAAAATATTTCTACGCTGAATATGCGTCTTGCATAGTGTTACATACTACTAATTTATTTAACAGCTGGTCTGCTTTATAAACTAATACGGTACTGCATATTAAATTAATAATAAGCATAATCATAACTATTATACTGAGTCTTTCCATACTTTATTTATTCCCCCTCTTAGCCTAAGTACTAGATGTAATGTAGATTCTTTCTGAATATTATAGTCAGATAGAGTTCTACCGTCTTCTAGTTGTTTTCCAGCAAAAATTAGCCTCTGTTGATCAGGAGGTATTCCTTCTTTATCCTGAATCTTTGCTTTTACATTTTCTACGGTATCGCTAGGTTCTACCTCTAGTGTAATAGTCTTACCAGTAAGTGTTTTTACAAATATCTGCATTTTGTGTACAGTATTTATTAGAGTAATAATTATTTATTATACTATTTATTATACTATTTATTTATACGGTTACGCGTGGTAATCGTGTCAAAATTAAGCTTATTATTTCATTTTCCTTGTGTAACTGAATAACGTTTTACTATGAAATTATAATGTAATCTAATTAGAGAAGTTATAATCTTATCTTCTATAACTTCTCCATCTAATTTCTCTTTTTCAGAGAGAACTAAGTTATGTTCAGAGTCCTTAGTGATGATAATCACGTTAGTACGGCGGTCTTTCATGAGATTAGCTATAACTACATGATGTTTATATTTGTTTAGCGCATCTCTAGCTTTACTGACTACGATAGAGTCATTAGTCTCTAGTTTAAAAGATACAACAAAAGCATTGGGAGCCCATTCATCTACTAGATGAGAGAGCATTTTCGGAACAGTTTTCATTTTAATCATGATTTCATCACCCTCAGATTCCATTTTATGTTCAGGCATATCTTCGTAAGGTATATAAAAGTCTGAAACTGCGGCCGCAAGATAAATCATAGCATCCTCACCCATTAAAGAAAGTGATTCAGATATATACTGTAAAAGTTTCAGATATTCATATAAGCATGTAAAATCTATAACCAATAACATTTCATCATCTATAGCCTTCTTATAACTTTTTAGTCCATCAACCATAGTAGAGTTTGTATCTTCATCTTTTAAAGAAAAAACCTCTTGTGAAGGACATTCGCTTTGCGAGCTCTTCGAAGAAGAGTCTTCACATCCTTGAAAAGAGTCCTGACTCGTTTCACGTCGCGGAGCGAGTCCTTGAAAAGAGTCCTGACGTCCTTCACTTATTTTCTTTACTTTGAACATATCTAATAACGCTCTACCAGACGGCAAATTTCTGGACCATGGAAATAAAGAACTATCTCTATGTAAGAAACATACGGCGTAACCCGATGCTATAAATTTTTCTACAGATATAGCCCCTCTCATCCCAGTACTGAAATTTTCTAAAAATCTTACTGGATTTTTCTCTAAAGATACCCTTGTGCCTCCTGATGCAACCAATACAACTTTTCTCTTCTTATCATGTTGTATCTTAATCCAGTTTTTGATATTATCTTTTTGTTCTTCCATTTATATATAGATAATAGATATATTAACGGCTATAAGTATCAAGTTCTAATTTCAATTTAGTTATCTTATTCTCTAATTTACGATTACGTTTCTTAAGATTAGAAATACGATGTTCTAGATTGTTATTTTCATGATATAATTTTAATAATTCTATCATTATATCGGTTTCATTAGTTATAACGTCAGAGCTATTAAGTCTGACTTGATTTACGTCGTCTAACGGTTTGTTATTATTAATCATATCTTTTTCAGTTTTCTGATACATAATATCTAATCACTCATAAGGGTATTATTTTTACATTTCATCTCTACCACACATATACATGAAGCATCTATTCTTACGTAATCCCAGACAGCATTTCCATTATCTTCCAATACTATAGAGTTAACAAAAGAATGACTAGTAGTACAATAAGAATTCCAGAAACGCGTATCAGTACCTAGACATCCGCTCACAGCTGGATATTCAACACATTTTGTCTCTAACATGTACTGATAATATACTTTACTATTATGAGTTATTTCTTTTAGTAAAGTCCTCTTATTTCCTTCACGGTCATAAACGGTAGTTTTATTAGCTACCCATGTAGAAGTACTTTCACATGCAAGATACAGACCACTATTATTGCCTATAGATAAAGAATTATTTATGCCCGTATCTCTTTTATGTCTAACATGAGAAGAAGGATCAACATCGCTAAAAATTACTTTAGAATTATCGAGTAAACTATTAATATTTTCTGGATTAACATCATCATTATTTGACAAATCTATTACTGATATAGCATTAATAAATGAAAGTATTAGTAATAGTACTTTGATTTTAATAATACTCTCGTAAAAAGTCCTGCTATACATAATTAACACTATTTATAGTGACATCATACATTTAATACATAACGCCTTAATAATTGACGCGTAACAGTAGAATTAGATTCCAGTAATACGCAAGCAAACTCTGTTCCGTTATTTTCATCATTCGATACTACTATTTCTTTCATAAAAAATGTAGAATTCGGAAGTGGTATCTTGACAGCGTTTTTAGACGTTACAGTAGTCATTTTCCCAATAGGTGTTTTATTAGGTCCTTGCCATGACATGGTAGCTGATGAGTTAACTCTAGCACAAGCTACACATATCAAACTTGTAAATCCTTCTACATCAGGATTTCTAGTAATATTAAGATAAGTGCAGTCTTTTCTGGTTATAGGGCAGCATTCTCGTTGTCCATCAGGACCTTTTACAGCATTACTAGGAAGATAATCTTCTAAATTTATAAAATCTTCATCTTCTTCACTGTCATAATCTTCTTCACTACTATCATGATGATGATTACCGTTTACACTTAGATAAGTAATGAAGAATAAAAATATTATAGTACGAAAACTCATTTGTTACTGTAAAATATTGATATTTCTATCATATCAATTTTCCATAAATAACTATCAGGACTCTTTACAAGAGTTATGAGTTTTATATTTTGTAATTCGTAATAAAGATATAAAATATATATACATACATGTTATAGATTTTAAAATAATAAGACATGTCTTTATTATACTGTAAGATTTTTTATCCGTTATGTAGTTTTTGAATAATTTTATATTATTAATTATCTCAGTACTTTCTTTATATAGTTTGTAAGTATAGCTTAACAAAATACATGATCTAACTATATTTTGTCTGATATATAATAATAGCATCACGTAACAACTAATTTAAGTCTAGTATAATCAATGACCTCCTTTTTATATTTTTGTTTATTTCACTAACTTCTCTTATATAAGTAATTATAAACTTTATTATTGACAACGATACAAATACAACAATTATAGTATTTACACCAAATACACAAGAAAATAAATAAAGATATAAAACAGTGAATGCAATACTATAGTGAACTACAATAAGTGTTAAAGTAAAAATAGTAGCTAATATTATGTTAGTATTTACCATAATAACAACTAAAGTAGAAGATATAATAGCATTAGTTACTGAAGTCATAAGTAATATAGAAGGTAACTCAATCATAGCATAAAAATTAGTTTTATTCAGTAGTCAGATCTTTGATTTTCTCTTCCAGCTTGGCAATTCTATATTCCAATATTTTATTCTGATCTTTTAAATTTTCTGTGTATGTTTTATATCTTTCTCCAACCATTCTGGTGTTTTTTTTAAATTTTCTATCGTAATTATATTTAAAACAGTAAACAGGATTAACACAATTATATCTCACATTAAAGTAATTAAAGTAATTAGATAAATAACGATTTATTATATCGGAATATATTATAGCTATATTAGGAAAAGTCCATAAAACAATATAAGGTACTAAATCAGGATGAACATAAGTTCCTACAAGTTCATATTTATAAACATTATTAGATATCAGACCAACCTCTATCATAACCTTATCATTATTCTTGTTACTCAGTGTTTTTATTAATTCTTTAGAAGATTGCAATCTGCGCCAATTCCTAAATCTTTTATTCCCTAAGTTACATAGCTTTGTAGCATTAACGTAACCATTAAACTTAGACATGATAAGTTCAAGGTTTCCATATCTTATACAGCAAAAATTATTGTCGATGTGTCTAGTTATATTACGAGTAAAGTCCATATCTGGGGTTTCGAAATTATAATTAATATTTTTTCATTTTTTATCTGAACGATTCTTTTTCTGATTTAAATAATCACAAACATATGCTTTATACCCATTAAGTATTATTTTTTATGTTATACATATACCTATATTAACTCAGTTAGTAATACACGCAAATAATAATCTATCTTTTATAATTTATTATTTTTTGATCGCATTAAATGAAAGAAACTATTATATTGTTTGGAAAACCAGCGTGCTCTCTGTGTAAGATTTCTAGTGATATACTGACAAACAAAAAAATATCAGATAAATATACGGTTGTGAGGGTAAATATACTTTCCTTTTTTAAGGATCCTAAGGTAGTAGAAGTTTTAGGAATGAATAAATTTTATGAACTCATAAACACCATCGGTAAAAAACTGGGTAATGAATATGTACTACTATTTAAATATGATGAAGACAGTGGACAAATGGCGCATGTTCCGTTCAGAAAGTACGTAGTAATTGCTAATATGTCTTATGATGCTATAGATTATGATCAACTACTAAAAGATATAGAATCTTCTAGATATAACGAACTCATAACAGCGGAATAAATTTCATTTAAAGTATTAGATAAAACATTATTAGATCTATTCGCGAAAACACTATCTAGGAGATCTTTATTCTTTTCATCCAACAACTTATTTATACAGTCTTCCGTAACTGTTATCTTGATATCAGTATTAGATACTATCTTCTTACAAGATATATAAGTGAAATAACTTATACTGTCTTGGTCAAATATCAGAATTACTGAGTCTCTAGGTATATCCTCTGTAGATAGTGTGTCTTCTTTAAAATATGTATAAATTGATGGCAAATACTTTAGCTTTAAATATGATAATATTTCATCATCAACATTATATTTTACTGTATTATCATAAATAATAGCTATACCAGATCCTCTATTAGGAAGTTTATAGCTACGTTTTATAGTTTTTGTAAATTTGTTAAGTTTTAATGTAACCAAATCTTTTATTATATCATCAGGATAGGATAATTCTAACTCGTCTAAGTAAGTATTGCATTTCAACGCGTTAGTTATTAGTTTTGTTTTTCTGGAATTATAAAATTTTGATAACATCTTAACTCTATCTATACCGAAAGAATCGCATAAAGATACAAATTTTTCCATATATGCAGTATCTCCACTTACTAGATACTTTAATAAGTTATAATATATAAGCTCTCTAAATGACATTGTTAATATTTTTCTTAGTGTTATTCTTATTATTATGTTATTTTTTAAATTTCAAGCGTACTAACAAGATGGATATAGGAATAAATCCTATAAAGAAAACACCTTGGAGCGGTAATGATCACTTATTTGTATCTACTCTATTTCATAACAATAATAAATACGTTACAGGACCTATGAAGCTTAATTATGATCCGGAGAAAAAAGGTGTAGTTATAGAGTTTAAGAATACCAAGTATACTTATGATTTAACTGATTTTGCAGATGCAAGAAAATTAATACCAACATTATTACTAAGTAAATGACGATATTTGATGTCTAAATTGTATATATTATAAGACGGGTTATATAAAACTGATATTATTATATTTAAGAGTACTACATAAACTTTACACTTTTTATCGATATATAAAATTTAGCCTAGTAAAACAGTAGTAACTATGACCGAAAAGTATAAAGGCTGTAGATGCCAATGCTGCTGCTGTAAATGTGATTGTCGTGGAGAACTGTTAGATAGTTGGAATCACAACTATGAATGTATATATAGTAACATTATGATATCTAGAGATAAAAACATCAAGAACATTTTTAAAAGTTTATACGGTCATTTTCTTTTTTCTATCTCTTTACTAAAAGATTTTTTTACAATACATAACACTCCTCATTCCTACTAATTATTAATAAACATTAAGAATATTAGTTCTTTCGTTACAATAATACAACCAGTATAAGTGTAATGTCTTATTTAAAACCTACCTGTGATACTAGTTAGCGTATATTATTCATTTATCTACTATCACCACAGTGTTTATAATCTTTTTATATCTTAATATACAGAAATCACATGTTACTTATAATTAATCTGTAGTATATGTATTATCAACTATAAAAAATACGCTTATTTTTACCATTAATTAAATGATTCTATTAAAAAATGGTGTTCGTATATTTGTTAACCATTCTATGCGAAAAGATATTTATATAGGTATTTCTGACTTTGGTTTTGAAAAAGATATACATGATGATGTTCTTGGTATAGCTCATTTATTGGAACATATACTCATATCATTCGATAATAAGTACTTTAATGCCAACGCTAGTACATCACGCACTTATATGAGTTTTTGGTGTGAATCTTTGTACAAAAATCGCTACAACGATGCCATTAAAACAGCTATAAGTTGGTTTTTTGACAAGTGTGGTAATTTGAAAACGGACTTTTCGAAAGTAGTATTAGAAAATTATATAGCAGAACTTGAAAATGAATACTACTATAGAACAGAAATGTATCACTGTATGGATATATTGGCTTATCTTTATGGAGGAGACTTATATAACGGGGGACGTATTACGATGCTGGAACGAATACATGAAATAAGGAAACTATTGAGTAATAGAATGAAAAGGTTAGCAGGAAGAAATATAGTTATTTTCGTAAAACATTTAACTCATAATATCATGGATATGTTAAGTAAAACATTCGGTACCTTACCAATGTATGCAGAAATTATTCCAGTAGAACCTTACCTACAAGACGCTACAAACAAAATAATAATGATGCCTTATCCTTTCTATACGATATTAATACAGGTAGATAATACACTTAATAATTTATTGGCTATTATCTGTTTAGTTGAAAATTATAATCTAATAGACTATGAAACTATAGGAGATAAACTATACATTAGTATATCGTTTGCTGAAGAAGATCAATATGAATATCTATTATACAATATTAAAGACATAGATTTCCATATTGATAAAGTAGAATTAGATCTAGGAGAAGATTATATAATGAATTTGTATATAAACTTTCCATGGTTAAAGAAAGATATATTCGAATATATACACACTATGACTACTAGTAATAAGATATTAATTGAAAGATTAAAAAAGGATATGTACGAAAGTATATCACAGCATAGGTTTATGGTTATATATCCTAGTTTTACAAAATCCTTATATAATCTTACGGATAAACAAGACCATGGTCTACTGGTGGTAGGAAACGTAAATTTTAAAATCAACGGTAATAACAAACTAGATAACTCTAATTCCGAAGATACGTTAGAAAATACTACTACTTGCCTAATAAAGACTAATAATAAGGCTAAAGAACAAAAAAATATCTTATATAAGAAAACTTGTGATAATAACGTAGTAGTTTCTATAACCGATGAAAGTTTCTTTAGATACGCAATTTTTTATCACATTACAGGAAGTAAGAAATGTAATAAAAATACACTGTCTAGAATAAAAACTTCTACAGAGATATGTTATAGACACTCTTTTAGTAACGAAGATCTTAAAGAACTTGTTAACTCAGATACCTTTATAAGGTATAATAGCTCTAAACCCGCTGTACTCTATCAATATATTTTATTAGCATACTTCGTTACGGAAAAAGACATAAAGGATATATTAGGGTATAAAAATCAGGTACTCCAATTAGATACCAGACATTTAGGCAACAATAAAATAATATTCGGTAAAAAAACTAGATACGATATTTATACAAAGTCTATGTTCGTGTGTGGTCTTATCAAAGGACGCAAATTATCTGAAAAGAGTATGATAGATTATATGTGGGAACTAAAAAAATTAGGACTAATATATTTTCTTAGTTATACCAAGATATCTACACCCAATACATATTATATTTTTACATTCACTGTATTTGCTGATAAAGTATACAAATATTTTACTAATTTGAAAGAAATCAGTAGTAGCTGTTTAGTAGTATCCAATAAAAATAAGAAATCGGAAGAAGATGATTATTCTTCTCTTAAGAAATATATAGTTATCGATATAAAGTAAAACTTCTATCGGATAACATATAAATATAATTTTTATAAAAGCGTTTACTGGTTAGTCTTATAATAGTTTTAGTATACGGACCAAATAGAATCTCTCCAGTATAAACATATAGATCTTTACGTTTAGACGTAGTCTTTATTTTTACTAATAGTTGTAGATTCTTTATATCTTCAAGCGTTTCTTCTGTTAGTATATCATCACGCTCAAACATATCTAGTTTTTCTTCTTTCTTACCACCTTTATTATATATTTTTACGTATTCTACCATATTTACAAAATGGTTGACATAAATTTCGAATAACTTATCGAATGGAATATTAAAAGATTTTATATACTCTTCTGAAGCTTTTAACATTTTTTTATTACTAGGTACTATTAGTAGATCTTCTGGTAATGACAAATTAAACTGTTTAGCGTATATTATATACTCGTATAAAAAATCATGATCTATATTCTTAATAGCTTTTAGAAGGTTCATATCGTAGAAATAAACATAAGTTCCTTTCATCACTCTACCTACACGACCTTTACGTTGCGTCATCATAGATTTTGATATAAACATCTGTTCTCCTCCAAAAGGTCTAGGTACGTATACTCTACCGGTATCGTATACGTGAGTCGCTGTACGTATAGTAATACTAGATTCCAAATAAGGGGTAGATACTAGAATACAAGGTCTTTCTCTATTAGGTCGTTGAACATCTTGTAGGATTTCTGCTATATTTTTTAATTTTCCATGTATTACTATAAAATCAATATTCTTATTCTTAGATTCTAAGTACTCTTTATACTTAATACATTCTGATACAGAAGGTAAGAATAAAATACCACACATTCCATTATCTGGCTTACACCACAATAAAGTAGACGATATATTCTTTCTCTCATTATCAAAATAAACTCTCTTATCCGGAGAATACCTATTTTTTACGTATATTTCTTTTATGGAGTACAGAACTGGTCCTTCTATATGGTAAAATTCAACATCAGGAAGAAATTCCATTAGTCTATCTTTATCATCTTCTAGAGTGGCAGACATCAATACTAGCGAATGAATACTATCTATATTTTTTCTTAGAACGGCTATCATAATATCGGCTATCCTATCATGTTCATGTATTTCATCTATTATGACTATATTATACTTTGATAGAGAGTAACTAGTCAGTTTATTAGTAGAAAGTACTATACCTTGAAATCCTTTTTTGGTTTTTTCTGTATGTCCTCCGTATTTAAGTTCTACAGGAGAACCTTCGAACTGTGAAAATCCCAACGATTGTAAAAAATTATTTCCGTTGCTCTTTACCAAAGTCACCCTAGGAAGAGATAAAACTATAGGTTTGGGTATAAAATCTAGCCTTATCTTGTCTATATCATCCCATCCTCCGAATAAATAGTTATACCACATTATTACTTTTGGTAACTGAGATGTTTTACCTATGCCTGTACTACCGGTAACTACTATCTGTTTCCTCTTCTTTAACATATCAAAGATATGAACCTGTGTTGTTAAACTAAGGGATTTGAACGATATGATAGCGAAAGGATTTGGATTATTGAGTATTCCTATAGAATTCTTAACGGGTACCTTCTTATTGGAAGAGAAAATAGACAGATGATTTCCAGCTACTAGTAATCCTCTTTTATCGTCAAGCGTTATATCAGATACATGATTATAACCGATACATTTTACGTAACTATAGCATTCAAACGTTATAAATCTATCGTTACCTATATAGTATACCTGTTTACTGTAGTTGATACTGACGGGTATTACATCTATAAGTTTACTAACAGGTATTTTAGCGGATATTGAATTCGTAGTTTCTATATTCAGCATATAAGTATCGTCCTTTAAGCAGATAAATACTTTATTCCACCTATGTTTTATTATAGGAAATACAGAATGAGAAAAAAATAACGTATCTTTATTATGATACTCTTCTAACTCTTTATAAGTATAACTATGAGGAAAGATATCATACATGTTAGGGAAAGCGTATATCGAAAATAGCTCGTTAGTGGCCATAGTTCCTACAGTATGTATATTTAGTTAGTAATAAATGGATAGATACACAGAACTAGTTATTAATAAAATACCAGAATTAGGATTCGTTAACTTGCTTTCTCATATCTATCAAACAGTTGGGTTATCCTACGATATAGATGTATCAAAATTCAAAACTAATTGCAATGGTTACGTGGTAGAGAGATTTGATAACTCAGAAACAGCTGGCAAAGTGTCCTGCGTGCCTATATCTATACTGTTAGAATTGGTAGACAGAAAAATATTATCTAAACCAGATACGTCTAAAACAGAAATAGAGATTAAAGAAGATTTAGTAAACGAATTAATTGAAAATACCAATGGTTTCGAAGATATAATGACTATACCTACCAGTATCCCTATGAGATATTTTTTTAAACCGGTACTAAGAGAAAAAGTATCTAAAGCTGTAGATTTTTCCAGAATGGATATTAAGGGAGATGATATTAGCAAAATGGGAATAAAACACGGAGAAAAAAGTAATAATATATCTAATATTAAGATTGTACCAGAAAAAGATGCCTGGATGACTAATACTAGTATTCAGCAATTAATAGGACCTATGTCGTACGGAACAGAAGTTAGCTATATAGGTCAATTTAACTTTAATTTTATTAACACATATCCTATATACGAAAAATCTGCAGCCCTTAACAGAAGTCCAGAACTTTTTAAGATTAAAGATAGAATTAAAGGATTACGTACAAGATTTGTTATGTTCGGTTTCTGTTATATGTTCCATTGGAAATGTTTGATATATGATAGAGAAAACGATTTTGTATGTTTCTATGATTCAGGAGGATCTAATCCAAATGACTTTGATCACTATGATAATTTTTTCTACTATAGTCATTCGAGAGGATTCAATAGAAATTCTAAGAGGTCATCTAGCTTATCTAATGAAAATGCAGATATAGATATTCTGTTCAACTTTTTCGTGGATAATTACGAAGTTACTTCAGGATGTATAAACGTAGAAGTCAATCAGCTGATGGAATCAGAATGTGGTATGTTTACAAGTTTGTTTATGACTATGTGCTGTCTCCATCCTCCTAAAGGATTTAAAGGGATAAGAAAGACATATACCTATTTTAAGTTTTTAGCCGATAAAAAAATGACTATGCTAAAGTCTATACTTTTCAACGCTGACAAGATGGAATTTAAAGTGAAAGAATCAAGCAGTAAAGGCATACAAGAATATAAAAAAATGGAAGAGTGGTGTGGTAAAACTATAAACATTTTAGCTGATAAAATAACAACACGTGTAAATAGTATAATAGAGTAGTAAAATGGATAATTTTATAAAGCAGATATCGTCAAAGATAGTAAAACCTATAGCAGAATTAGAACCTCCAGATTCTAAAGTACAATATTATTACATGACTATATCGTTTAATTTTCCTGACTTATATTATTGTAATAAGAATTTATTTGCGAAACCCGATAATACTTTGCTAGATGTTTCTAAGTCTTTGCTTACTTTAAACTCATTTCCGTATGAAAACTTTGTGATAAATGATTTACTAAGAACTATTAGGCGTTACTGTCACGTATATGATGTCTATTTTTTACCCGTAGGGTGGTTTGTAGGAAAAGAAGATGTATTACCCAATTACCAAGTATCGATAAAAATAATAAGAAGTACTAATCAAGAAGTAATAGAAAACATTATTAGGAATTATTTATCACGACACGGTATTTACGGAGATAACCTATCTATAGAAACAGACCGATTAAACGAAGTATCTATAAACAGACATTCTATTGTAGGAGCTAGACAGTTAGCACCTATATGCGTTGTTTCTTTTTATCCTTTCGACCCTGAAAATAAAATACTTTTCGTTATATATGTAGGTAGATACAAAGACAGACATTGCGGTGTATCTTATGTAGTTGATAGAGAGGATATGTATAAAGTAATTAACAGAATATATTCTTACGTAGTTTGTATTTATCTAGTTTCCGATGATATGGTCACGTTTCATACTACTCCTCTAGCTAATCACAGTAAAAAATTAATACCGTTACCCATAAATCATTGCAATACCTTATGTGAGATAGTTCACGACTTTGAGTTTTTAAGATTTGAGCAATCCACTATGCCAATACCCGTTTTCACTCCTTTTATTCCTAAACAGCTAGTTAATATAATCAACTTACCTGATGATATACCTATTACTTGTGCATCAATAAACAGATTAGAATATGTTACACATATAGATGATAAAAAATTAAAAAGAGTACTGATTATCGTAAAGGATAAATTTCTTAGAAATACTATTCTTCACGGTACATTTAAAAAAAGGAATATAGTCAGAAACAGGAAATATACTTTCACTATAACATGGTCTAATTTCGAATGTCCGACGTTAGGAGACGTTAAGTCTTCTTCACCTAATACCTGTAATAGAGTAGTTTTAGACGGTAGTAGATACGTGACAAAAACCTTTAATGATACAATATAAATGGAACTAACTAGAGAAACGCTGATATTTGTAGGCATTACTGTACTAGTAGTAGTAATGATCATATCTGGTTTCTCACTAATATTGCGATTGATACCTGGTGTATATTCATCAGTTATTAGATCGTCGTTCGTAGGAGGGAAAATATTAAGATTTATGGAGGTATTCTCTACTGTTATGTTTATACCATCATTAGTAATACTTTATACAGCATATATAAGGAAATCTAAAGTGAAAAATAACTAAAGATTATAGAGTTTATCATAAATGGCTACTGGAGAAATTCGTCTTATAACGGGTCCGATGTTTTCTGGGAAAACATCAGAATTAATTAGACTAATAAAAAGATTTATTATATCAGGACGCAATTGTATAATAATAAAACATTGTTGTGATACTCGTTATATAGATAAAGATCTAGAAACTATATGCACGCATGATAAAATAACTATGGAAGCACTATCGTGTAGCAAATTATTACCTTTAATACCTAAAATTGATAACTTTGAAGTAATAGGTATAGACGAAGGACAGTTTTTTGAAGATATAGTAGAATTTAGTGAGATTATGGCTAATAAGGGTAAAACTGTAATCATAGCGGCTTTAAATGGTGATTTTAAAAGAGAATTATTTGGAAACATATTTAAACTATTATCTTTATCAGAATCAGTTACTAGTTTAACTGCTATTTGTGCAGTTTGTAAAAACGAAGCATCTTTTTCTAAGCGCATGACTGATGATAAAGATGTAAAAGTTATAGGAGGTAAAGAAATATATACTGCTGTTTGTAGAAAATGCTTTTTATGAGTCTAATCTACGTACTAAATACTTGTACGTACAACTATGTTAGAATAATTTGCTTAGTATAGTATATAAACAAGTATGTAAAAAATAAAATTGATATAAAAGTAGTCTTCTATTCCGAACAATAACTATACAAAATGGATTTAGATATTAAATCTTGCAGAAGTATTTACAAAATATGGGATAAATATCATTTTATGACAGGGTATAAATATAAAAATGATAAACAGAGATTTAAAATTACAATTTACTGTAAATGTGATTGTTCTATCAAACAATATCCTTATAGATTTGTTACTGAGAAACTGCTTTTAATGTATATTATTAATAAGTTTAGAGGAAAGTATCTAATCAAAATTAGGATAGAACCCATAGTTAAAAATTAAATCATATATCAATACATGTCAGTTTTTTATCGAAAAATGGATTTATAAATAAAATGAAAAATAACTTGAATGAAGGAAAAAATAACCATGAGTAAAAAACCAGTAAAGACGGTCCAGCGTAGACGTGGAAACGATGAGGATAATAAGTTTACTTGTATCCAAGCGCTAGAACATGCAAAAAGCTTATGTACTAAAAATAATAAAATAGTTAAATCTGTTAAACTATCACAATCTCTCTTTAAGTCATCTAACAATATTTCTGTGATATTAGAACCAGAATATAAAGACAAATTAGTGACTCCTCTTATTATTGTAGAGGGTGAAGGAAAAATATACCATAATAAGAATGATAGTTTTAATCGTGAAGAACCGTATTTTCTAAAAATACGACCTACGTTAATGAATCCTATATTATATCAGATTATGGAATGCATTTATAGAGATCTCAATTATCTGGATCCTGAGAATACGATGGATGAAAAAACATTTAAAGATTGTCATCTGTATATTAACGGAAATAGGATTATGTCCGCCGACGTAAAATATTTGAAGAATGGTAAACCTGTAGGAGAAAAATTATCCGTATCCAAGGAAATAGATAAACTGGTTAAAAAAGATCCACAGATGATTAAAGCTGTATTGGTAGCATCTACGTTTTTCGATAACGGTAATATGTGTAAGATAAGTTTTAGTCTAAAGTCTCTAATTATGGAGAAGATATGCAAAACAACTCTAATAGATACTAACGGAGAAGTTATTAGTATCGTAACTTCTGGAGAAACTGATACAGAAGATGATTCAGATACAGAGACGGATATTGATAAAGAATGTAAGAAAATTCAGCAGATAAAATTAGATGATAAAAAACATAATAACAAAGTTAACGAGTGCGATGACGAAGATTGTGAAGAAGAGCAATCATTATTTAGTTTACCCTAAATGGAGAAGTTATTAACCGGTACTTACGGTGTTTTTCTTGAATCTTCAGATTCCGATTTTGAAGAATTTATAGATACCATCATGCATGTACTAGTAGGAAAAACACAACCTAAAAAAAAATCTTCATTAAGTATTATATTAATAATATTACTAATATTAATAACAATAATAGCAGTCTTTACATTTCTTTATTTAAAGTTAATGCATTAAGATTAAATGGATCAGAATGATCAACTTGTCCTTAATAGCATTAGTGCCAAAGCTTTAAAATCTTATCTGAATACGAAAATATCAGAAGCTATAGATGAACTGGTAGCAAAAAAGAATGTCCCTAAAAAGAAGACTCAAAGTAAGAAACCTGAAAACAAAATTCCACTAGACCTTATAAACAAGGATTTTGTATCAAAGTTTGGTCTACAAGACTATAAAGGAGGTGTCCTTAATAGCTTGATATGTAGTCTTGTAGAAAACAACTATTTTGAAAATGGTAAGCTGAAGAAAGGAAGTTGTAATGAATTGGTACTTCTGGATATAGAAAAGGAAATTCTGTCTAAAATAGGTAAGGATTCTAATCTCAACATAGACGTTCTAGATGTCAAAGTATTAGCTAATAGACTGAAAGTTAACGCAGATAGGTTTGAGTTTAAAGGACATGTTTATCATCTTGAGCAAAATAAAACAGAAGACATTATTAATCAACTCATCAAGAACTCTGCTATATCTATGGATATGAAAAATACTATTAAGGATACTTTTTATGTCATTTCTGAAGATTTGCTAGAAGTATTTAAAAATAGACTGTTTAAATGTCCACAGGTTAAAGATAACATCATATCACGTACTCGTTTATATGAATATTTGATGAAGGCTACTAAGCCTGATGAATCAAAAATCTATGTTATTCTAAAAGATAAAAAAATAGCTGATATTCTGAATATTGAGACAATAACACTAGATCAATTTATCTATACAAAGTATAGCTTGCTAATATCCGCTATATCAAATCAAATAGATAAATACTCTAAGAAGTTTAATGATCAGTTTTATGAATCAATTTCAGAATATATAAAGGATAACGAGAAAATTAACCTATCTAAAGTTGTAGAGTACTTAACTGTATCCACTGTGAAAATAGATAATAATGTTTAATATATACTGAATAAATGATAGTGCTACTGATTTTTATAATAATGTTCTGTATATGTTCGATTTATACGTATCAATATTTGAAGCCATGGATATTGTACGTAGAACATGAAAACACATAATCATGGAAATGGAAATATAAATTTATTATTATATAGATATCACTTGTAGTACAGGTAAATATGAAAGGTTTATATCCTAAAGATCTTAGAAAGTCTATTAATGAACTAGTAAAGGTAAATCTGGATTTTAGATTATTATCTACAAAAACAGCTCACACTCTTATAAAATATAATGTTTTCTCTAAACTTCCTGATAAATACTATGATTTTGCTAAAAAATTAGACATTAACAACATATTAGCTTTTGATCATAAAACAGTTGAACTTAGAGATTTAAAAAAACTAATATCTAAACTACCTCATATACCGGAGTGTTTTACAGAGATAGTTGCGTATCATAAAAAATATTTATTACTTGATAGATATGTTGTTTTTAAGCTTGTTGAATCTAATATTATAAATCTTTCCGATATCCGTACTATCTTAGATAATTGGGTAATGACTCCTATAGAAATAGCTTTAATAAACAGTGATATGATTATTCCAGGTACTCATTTCACACTAGAAGATATAAAAACTGTTTTTGATCGTAAAGGTCTAGATAGTACACTCAAACTTTATAAAAAGATAGATACTTCTGTGTACAACATATTATTGATGGAAGAAAAGTTTTCTGTACCACCTATACATTCATCCATCTACCAACTTATGGACATTGATAAAGCTATATTTCTAATAAAAAAATACCCAGAAGAAGATGTTATTACTAACATTAACGGGACTGTAAAATCACATAACCGTTTCTTGCAATCTATGATAGACTTAGTACTCAGTAAACTTCCGAATGTATTAACGCATATAAACAGATGGATAGCTACTCAATTATGCTCGGATAAGCTATTGGCAACATTTGGAATATATTTTTACGTTCTTTTTGACTGGATTGATATTCCATTATACGTTGATAAATATTACTTTAATCGTATGACCGAAGAAGAAACAACATTTATTTGTAAGCATATAGATATCTACAGAAAGAAATCTGAATTGTTCGTAAACACATTGCGATGGCACTTGTATTATTCTGATAATATGCATACACAAAAGATATTTGATCCGGTAACTTGTAAAAAAGAGAAACATAAAAACTATATGATTAAAGAATCTTTTGAATATTTGGATAATGAAGCTAACATAGCTATACTGTTAAATGACTTTAAGTATAACTACGCAATAAGCAAGTACATATTGGAATCAAAAGCATCAGAATCTCTAAAATTAGAAGCATTTAAGATACTAAGCAAACAAGGTACTTGTATAGATAACTGTACCTGTATGGAACTGGGTGCTTTATACTCCGCTATAATTAGATTTCCTCATAGTAACAAGTGTATATCTTATAACTGTGACATGACAGAATTAGACTATAACATCTCTGACATAGGATTAGGAAAATTAGTTTATAAGATGTGTAATGCTGCTAAAAAAGGAATGATAGATGTAAGATTTTTAAAAACAAACTGTTTATGGAGTCCAGTAATGTATCTTTTAGAGGATACTTCAAAGGTTAATTTCTCCAGATTCATGAATGCCGTAAAAAATATAAGCGCAGATAATGTAAAATATCTAAACAAGTTAGAATATAACGATATAAGATTAGAGCATATTAATGACTTAGATATTTACAAACTGTTAGAGTATGACAGAGTACATCTATATGGAATAAACTATGTAAAAAAAATTATATTTGCTAATACAATATTCGAATACATAATAACAGTATTGATTATAAGATTTAAGAGATCTAGCTACAACTTTAGAAGATTCATAGAATTACTAATTTATAAATGTCTAAAAGGTTTTGAAATTCCTGTTGACACTTATAAAGATGTGTACGTGAATGAAATGAATATCTGTATAGAGTTAGAGAGATTAATTAACGATTCTATTATACCTTTTATAACTCATGGATTGATAATTAAATTACTTGTAAATATTTTTACCAATTTAAATGGAATTGGTAAATATAGTCCTAGAATCAGAATTAGAAAAGGCAAGATTAGTATACGAAGTACCAGATAAAAAATGCAGAAGAACAGGTTGTGAAATAAATAAAGCTATAAAGTATTTTCTATCTATTATTAAAAAGTTAATAAAGCTAGATGAATCTACATTTTATATGGTCATAAGAGATAGTACACTTTTTACTTTTAAATACGATAAAGGTAATATAAGCTTAGTAGAGAATAATTTTTATACATACTCTAAAGAGTTGACGTCTAAAGATTGTAATTTTTCTAACATAACAGGAATATGTTTTACTATTAACGATGAAATGAGTATATCTATTAGACCTAAACCTGGTTATAGGGTTAGTGTAAGATCTGATAATTCTAAATATTATTAGGTTAGTTTCTTTACTTTATGTATGTTTATCGTTTTGTCTGGTCTAGCTAAGTTATTATAAAGACTTATGAAAAAGAAGTATATATAATTAATATCGGTACTTGACATAATATTATTTTTACTGATAGCTGCTAATGCGTGGTCTCTACATTCGTTACAGGGTAACGCCTTACATACATTATATAGGTGGCGTTTACAAGTCTCGATATCGTCTTTAAACTTGGTAATTATAATAAATATAACTAGCCAAAAGCTACTTCCCCAATATTTAGGATCCATAACTGAAATTTTACGTGTAAATAAAAATGGATATCCGGTGCGTTAATTGGTTTGAGAATAAAGGTGATATTAAGTATATATATCTAAAGGCTATAACTAAAGATAATGGTGTTATATTTATACGTTTTAACTATTACTATTATTATGTCTATGATTCTGAAGAAGAGTTAAAATTTAAACCAATAGAGAGAATAGAACTAGGAGAATTTGATATTATAAAGATAGATGAGGTTTTAGATGACGATATAGAAAATATTAACGAAAGGAAGACTTATAAATCTGATTTAGTTGTAGTGAAAGACGTAAAAAGAAGTAGAGAAAAAAAGTATTTAGGAGAATATTTAGATATAACATGGTTTTATATACTAAACAATATTGTACCAGATGGATGTTATCGCATAAACAAAGATAATTTAAAACAAATATATACCGACTGCTATCATTGCGATAATGTGAAAGAAATGATTATAGAGGAAATACCAATTTTCGAAGTTAAATTTACTTATCTATTCTTTGATATAGAATGTCAGTTTGACAAAAAATTTCCTTCTGTATTTGTTAATCCCATATCTCATATTAGTTGTTTAATAATAGACAAAAAAGATGAGTATAAGTTTACTCTGATAAACACAGATTTATTACCAGATGTTGAGCCTACTATATCATCGCGCAAACAATTTTGTCCTCGCGATAAAATAACATTTTGTAGCGAAGTAATTATGCTACGTATAATGAAAAAAATACTTGAAGAGAGATTTGATTTCGTAGTTACGTTTAACGGTAATAACTTTGATATACGTTATATTTCCAATAGACTAACTATATTAGAAAAGAAAAGCATAAAGTTCTCTCTTCCTGATAACACAGAAACTACTGATTTAGCTATAATAGGAAGATTTCTTTCAGGAGGTAATTTTACTAATAAAACTTACCATATAAACAACAACAATGGGGTTATGTTCTTCGATTTATATACTTTTATACAGAAAACAGAACGATTGGATTCTTACAAATTAGATAATATATCTAAGAACATATTTAACTGTAACGCTATAATAAAGGATATATCGGATGATATAATTACCATGGAAGCTGGTATAAACGAAAATACCAAAGACAAGATATCTATATTTTCTGAAGTATTACAAACGGGTAATTACATTACTATAGGTAACAGCGATATATCAAAGATAGTATATAAAGATATAAGATCTGATAGTTTTACTATAAAAGTTGTTTCTAACAAACCATATGAATGCGGAAGTATACAATTCATAAGTTTCGGAAAAGATGATGTAGATTTAAGATCCATGTACGCTAACTATAATCTGGATATAGCACTTGATATGGAAAAATATTGTATTCATGACGCGTGCTTATGTAAATACATATGGGATTATTACAAGATACCTAGTAAAATAGATGCTGCTTCATCTACTTACATGTTACCCCAAAAATCTGCGTTAGAATATAGGGCTAGTACGCTTATCAAAGGTCCTCTCCTAAAGTTGTTATTAGAAGAGAAAGTAGTGTATATAAGAGAGGCTAGTAAAGTAAGATACCCATATATAGGAGGAAAAGTATTTCTTCCATCCCAGAAAACATTCGAAAATAATGTTATGATATTTGATTATAATAGTTTATATCCTAACGTATGTATTTACGCTAACCTATCACCTGAAAAATTAGTATGTATACTATTAAACAGCAATAAACTAGAATCTGATATAAATCTTAAAATGCTAAAGCGAAAGTATCCTTATCCAGATTATGTTTGCGTAATGTGTGATTCTAGAATCGAAGGATATTATAGCGAGATTATAGTATACGATAGAAGGAATAAAGGTATTATACCAAAACTTCTAGAATTGTTTATATCAAAGAGAAAGAAATACAAATCTCTTCTTAAAGAAGCTACTACAACTATTGAAACTACTCTATACGATTCTCTCCAATATATTTACAAGATCATAGCTAATTCAGTTTATGGATTAATGGGATTTCATAGCAGTAGTCTCTATTCCTATTCTTCTGCTAAAACATGTACTACTATAGGCAGAAACATGATAACCTATTTAGATTCTGTTATAAACGGAGCTGTATGGGAAAATGATAAACTAATACTTGCAGATTTTCCTAGGAATATATTTTCTGATAAAACTATGTTTTCTAAAGAAATAGAAGTTCCTCCTATGAACGAAACATTTAAATTTAGAAACGTTTACGGAGATACAGATTCTATATTCACAGAGATATCAAATAGAGATGTTGAGAAAACTATAAAGATAGCAAAAATCCTGGAAAATATAATCAATACAAAGATATTACACGCTAATTTCAAAATAGAGTTTGAAGCTGTTTATACGCAACTGATTCTTCAGTCAAAGAAAAAATATACTACTATCAAGTATTTAGCAGACTACAAGCCAGGAGATAAACCTATAAGAGTTAACAAAGGAACTAGCGAAACACGTAGAGACGTAGCTCTATTTCATAAACAAATGATACAGAAATATAAAGATCTTTTGATGAAAATGTTAATGGAAGGTAAAAATCAACAAGATATAACCAGAGATATTTTACAGCATTTAGAAGTTGAAATGGTAAGTGAATTTTCTAATAATAAAGAATTTACGAAATATCTTCTTAGTAGAAAACATCATAACGATTACAAGTCTGCCACTCATTCTAATTTTGAATTAGTAAAACAGTATAATCTAATAAATACAGAAAAGATTGAAATCGGTGAACGATACTTTTATCTTTACGTATGCGATATAACGCTTCCGTGGCAGAAAAAACTTTGTAATATTCAGTCATACGAAACAATCGCAGATAGTAAATACTTTTTGCCCAGTGATAAAAGAATATTTTATGAAGTCTATTTTAAGAGAATAGCTTCAGAAGTAGTAAACTTGTTAACAGATAAGACTCAATGTATACTTTTCTTTAACAGATTATTCGGTACTAGGCCGGTATTTTCATCAGACTAGTATTATATTTTCTTTTGTTAATCCAAGTTTTTTCATTAACATTTCTACAGCTGGAGTTATTTTTGTTGTTACTGATAATCCAGGTAAATAAAACATTAAAAACGCAATTACTGGATCACGTTTCGTGTAAGTAATTATAGCTGCTATACTTGCTAAAGATTCAAGGTCCGTATATTGCTGTTGTAACCCTACACCCGGTCTATTACGTATAAGACCCAATATATTCGGAGGTAACGGTAAGTTCTCATCGTATAGACTTCTTTCGTTTAACATATTGAATATAGGTTTGTAATCACCTCCACGTATCAAATACTTAGCCAATTCTATATGTGTTTGATTATCTATATAGAACGCGTTAAACAGACTGTGTATAGCAGGATTAAATGCTGTATTCTTAAAAAAGTAAAGTATATTATATATTGGAATACTTGTTAAAAGTAAAAAACTTATATATTGGTCAGTAGGTAATATAGTAAATTTCTTAAAATATGTACTTATTCTAATAGCAGAAACATTGTCTAATCTAGGGGAATTAATTTTAGGAGTATACTGTAAATTAGGTCTTTTATCAAGGTCTAACATAAATTCGAACTTGTTTAACAGTCCTTCTGTTATAGGGTAATAGTCACGTAAGTCTAGTCTTTCATACTGACTATTCCATAATGCAGTTTCAGGAATCCATCCGTAAGCATAATCATGATATATGAAAGTATTACTTAAGAAAGGTGGATCTCCTCTTCTGTTAATAGTCAGTTGTTTATCATCTCTATCTTGTGATATACCGTATATATCTGTTATTGGTCTAACAGCAGCCATTTTAATCTATGTTACCGTTAATTATTTGAAGTATATATTTTTTTTCGTTTTTAGATAAATGTTTATTACTCGTCAAATATTCACTTACATAATACATGTTTTCTCTAAGAAAGTGCTTGAATAGCAAAAGAATAGCTACGTTAAAATTATTTATTATAGAACGTATTACAGATTTTAGTATCGATTTATCGTTACACGTTGCATAAACAACAAAGTTTGTAAAGTTCTCTAGGCAACTGGCATTAGTAATTAACTTCAAAATTATGTCGTCTTTATAGTTATCTATTATAAGACCTATTTTTGCAAGATTAGAATCTAAGTAGTATTTTAGAATACTTCTACTAAATAACGAAAATACTACCGCTGGAGAAGTAAGATCTAAATCTGATAATTTAACTAAACGTCCTTTATTTATTATAATAGGATCTTCTTCGTTTAAGTATAGGTAAGTATTATACTCTCTTATAGAGTATTCTGTATCTTCGTTGTATATCTGGCAAATCTTTTTATTCTCTAAAGCTAGTAGATCTATATTCTGATTTTGATATATCATCTGAGATACATAAGTAGAATTTATTTTCATCTCATCGAAACGTTTGACAGTAGTTGCATCTGTTCTAAATATAGCTTCTAGATCTCTTTTTACACTGAAATTTTTTGGATCTATACTAGCAACTATTGTAAACAAATCATCGTAAAACCTTGTCGTATCTGTAAAAGTTTTATTATCGATAAACTTATTACGGTAAAAATCTACAAAGTAACTTCTCCACGTTTCATCTTTTTCATCTATTATAGAAATTATATCGCCTGGTATACCATATACTAATTCTAGCATAATCTTTTTTATATCGCTATCTCTATCCATTATGTAAATTACTTTCAACATATTCTTATTAACTCTACCCTGTTTAATTTCCGAATATATATAACTTAATACTTTTTCGTACATAGTTACAGCAGGGTCTGAACTATATATTTTTTTATCGTCATATATTCTTTCTTTCATAAATAACCAATAACTAGTAGTAGTACTGTTAGGAAATATAAACTCTTTAAAAGTTTCAGTGACTATACCGTTAACTACAGGCCCAGTCTTTTGCAGTATAGTATAAAGATCTTGATCGTCATTATCTTCAAACATCATTCCCGTATCCATTTTTAAAGAATATAACCATATAAGTAATCTTAATACCTCTATCTTATCCACTTTCATAAAAATAGTCTCTTTAAATAATTTAGTATATATTATCTCCAAGTCCTTTATAGGTTCGTTTAGATGAAACAATGGATTTATTTCTGTATTAAAGTTAATTCCTATAATATCATGAAAATAAGGAGATAGTTTAGCTACAAATTTGAATCTTTCATCATCTAATAAGCTATTAGCATATTTTTTATAGTTACTAATATATTCGGTAAATACGTTATAATTTTTAATCAACTGTTTAATATATAGAAGCGTCACATCAAAAGAAGACTTCAATACTAAGTCATAAGTCTCACAATCTCTTATGAAATGAAGAAAGACATAAAAATTAGCATTATCGAATACCTCTTTTGTTAGTACAGACTTATGATATTTTTTTATTATATAATTAATTGCTAATACATGATTAAGAGAAAAACTTGATATTTTATCTAAAAGCTCTTGTCTAAAAAAATCAATATCGTTTTCTACAGTATATATCAAATATTTTCTTCTTATAAAATCCATTTTACAGTTTTTAAAAATCTATATTTATATATCATATCATTTAAATTTATATATATTTAGGCTAATAAAGCGTAATATTATTCGATAATAAAGCCAAGGTTATATTTGTATCCATTTCATATAGTATATCTTGTATGGCATCTTCCATACCATGCAAAATTAGATTAGATTCTATATTATTAATAGTATTTGTATTTACAGGAACTATAGTCGGATAGAAACACGTCAATACTGGAATACCAGTAATATTTGCTAGACTGTAATCTATAAAGCTACTATTAACGGAAAGCAACATCTTTTCATTGTCGTAATATATGAAATCATCTAATTCTCCACACGTATAATTTTCTGAAGGATACAGCTTCTCTGTTTTATTATTCTTTATATCTAATACACAGCATTTTTCGTCATTCTCCACGTAAAGTATATCTTCTAGATCTTCATCAGATAGTGTATTAAGAAGTACATCTTTACTAGTTTTAGCAATTTGTTCTTCTAATTCCAATATTTTTTCTTCATCAGCCTCGTAAGCTATTTCTAGTATGTTACTATCTACATTAACGTCTGTGATTTTTCGTCCGTCTGTTGTAAGAGATGAGGCTAGTCTATTTATAGCTGTTGGTAGTGCACCGTCTCTATACTCTATTAGTTTCTTGTGGTTATCGTATAACTCTTTAAGTTTATCAGAAAATTCTTTCTTCACATACTCATTGTTACTTCTTTTATCGTATTTAAAATTAAACACGTAAGGCGGTTTTTCTAGTACATCTGATTCTATCCACGTATCTCTATAATGGACTAAAATATTTGCTCTACAAGCTTCATACGTGGGGTGAGTATAAGGAACGTAACTATAGGTACTAATATAACCGCAATAGTGTCCAGGATCAGTTTCGTCTGGTAAGGTATGCCCGCCACAATATCTAACTCTATCCGCTTTATCTTTAGGATATCCGTATAGCTTATAATCATCTGACTGTAAAGCACAATGATCTCTTGAAGTAATAGTCACGAAGCATAATCCTTCGTAATTACTTATATTTCTAGGTATAGTAAACATGGGACACTTCATGGTTATCAGCTTCGTTTTTATATCCAGTTCCGCCATGCACTCTCCCCCTTCTATATGAGTAAATTTATATGTTTTTCCATCTCCATAATCGTTAGTCAGTGACTGCATATAACCCAACACTGTTATTACTTCGTCGGGTTTATATATTAGAATATTCGCTCTAGTAGTACATGGTATCATAACTAGTAGAATACTACTATACGTTCTGACTTTCTTTTCTGCGTCTAACCAGAATCTATTGGGATCGTCATACGCCATCCCTAAAGTTCCTACAGAAAACTCTATATTCAATTCGTAAGGAAAGTATAACTTAGATTTTTCTAGGTTAGTTATATCTATAGTACTAGGATCGTACTTTTCCGTTATCAATAATTCGTTACCCGTATCTATATCTAATAGAAAGTCTGGAGTCCACACGTTTACTTTACCGTAGTATCCTACACATGTTCTTCCTTGTCTCCAAGTAACGCATGTCCTAGATCGCCAAGGCATTCTGTTTTTAGTAAGATCGTTAAATACTTTATTTTTGCCCTCGAATGTATCAACTAATACAGAATCATTACTATACTTGGCTTTTACAAAGCTTACCATGATTATATCAGATTTATAACGTCTATCATAGTTATGCATACAGAATACACCCACAGTTTTAGGTTCAGTAGATGCGAATAACTTTACGGTATAAAAGTCAGCTAGCGGTAATTCTATTAATCCCGCTGTATTTCCTACGGCTACAGGAGTAGATCCTGAAGGACAAGTTAATACGAAACTAGTGAATCCTCTATTACTGTCAAACGTATAAAGTTCTACGTATAACGTCCTTACTCTGTTAGCGCAAGAAGTTATATCATCCAATACCATTACATCGGTCCAGTAACATTCTTTTATCTGTCTATTAGCACAAAACTTTGCATGACCCGGAATACTATTAGGTTTGATAACCGTATCGTTAAAGTCAAATTTCTGGAACGTGAATAACTGCCTATGTCTATTGTTCTGTTCAAAAGGATTCTCTAAAACCCATCTATTTTTAACATCATCCCATATGGCCATTCTCAATAAAATGCTACAAGTAGTCCTGGTGATGGCTACCTGAGATCCATCGTACGGACAGCCTTTAACGAGTAAATAAAAGTTCTTCATAGTAAACAGATCACATACGTTTGACGGAATAGATTTTGTAGAGTTGGGTTCACCCGGAGTAGCCATTTTGAGGAGTTGCATGTCACTTATCGGTACTTCAAAAGGTTTAAGAGTTAGAGTTATATCTTTTCCACAAGTAAGTTCTACAACAGGAAATTTTGATAGCATAGCACCTAGGCGAGTAAACTGGTAGAACTTTATATCATCTTCAGTAGTAAATTTTAATTTTGTATAAGCGGTAATATCCAGAGTAGGAGATCTCAGATAGCCTATAGGACACGCTACCGTCAATCCAAAATCTACTATAATTCCGCTAGTATTAAGATAGTAAAGAACGCTATCTATAGTATCTATAAAATAAGTAACCAACTTTTCGTTTTGTGGCATAAAACTAGTGTCGTTTCTATAGGATAAGAATACAGTTATATCAGACCCCGGCATTAAGCATTTCCTAACTCCCATCCTATTAGTATCTGAAACTATATCTCTATACATATTAAATTTCTGAATTACAGGATCTGGAGGCCTAGATATTCCAGATAAGAAGTAGTAAATATCTTTTCCAGCATCGATCAATCCAGCTATTAATGACAAACCCATGCCTGCAAATGCTAAATGAGGAGAAGCTATTATACCGGCAGTCGCCATAGAAGTTCCTATAGTCGTTAAACTAGTACTGATAGATTCCAGTACAGCATCCGTATCATCTTTAAACCCTTTTTCCATTCGTTCTAAACGTGCCTGTCTACTTATAGAATTCATAGACATCATTTGTAATGCCATACTAAAAACCATAGCTTTGTCTACAGAAGAAGTTATTTTTCTCATATTTCTTTGATAAGAACTAGATCTAGAGCTAATTCCGGGTATAGGACTAGGATCAGATATAGAGCTAGATCTCATAGAATATAATGATGATGATGATGATGATGAAGGTCTTCTGCCTCCACCGCCTCCGCCTCCGCCTCCTCCCCCTCCACTGTCTCCGTCTCCTCCGCCTCCACCACCTCCTCCTCTGCTTCCTATACTTCCACTTCCTCTGCTTCCTATACTTCCTGCATGAGATTCGTATTCTGAACCAGATGGATATAAACCAGCTATAGACTCGTATATATGTTCGGATGCAGATGATGAAGAACTAGATCTATCTGGAAGTCTAGGGAGAGGTCTTTGAGCTATATGTACACCTGAAGTTAAATGTGGGAAAGGCGGTGGTAGAACGCTAATACTTTGTTCTCTTAATGGATGAAGATGACCATGTGATACATATGATGAGCTAATACTTTGTTCTCTTAATGGATGAAGATGACCATGTGACACATATGATGAAGATATACTATTATGACCTTGTTTTATAAGCCTCGGTGAAGGAAAAGGAGGTGGTGGGGGTGATCGCATAGGTCTTAGAGGAGGTGATACGGTAGGAATATGCCCGTATACTTGTTGTTGTTGTCCTATCCCATCATATATATTATTTACTTGTCTGTTCCTAAACAATCCTTCTGCTTGAGCAGGAAGAATATATTCGTCATGATTTTGATATTGTACACGTCCTTGACGAAAACCTCTAGCCCTGAAAAAGTTATTAGCAGCACCCAGGTCCATGTATTCGTAATTTGGATTAGGCATATTAACAGGTAAGTTTCTTCTTCGTACTACATTATTATTGTTATTACCACCAGCAATCACTCCTAGAAGACCACATACAGCTTTTTGAGAACTACGTTTACATCTTCTATGAGTATGTTCACTACGATATGTAGATGAATATTTTGTTTCTGTTTGAGGAGGTACTTCTTGTTTATCACCGATAGAAGATTTTTTAGAATCACTCTTCGACGGAGTTACTAAGGTTGTGGACACGTCTACTTTAAATAAACCTGTAGATACCATAGGTTGTTCCCTGGTTACAACTGCTAAATTCTTTCCTCCTTTCATTGCATATTTTTCAATTTTGTCTTTAATAAGCTTTTCATGTTCACCTAGTAAAGATGATAATCTGTTAGTGGATTTTTCTGTATACTCTAACTCTACATCGTTGTGTGCTTTTTTAGAATAATACTTTACAGATAACTGTTTTGGCCTAACCACTAAAGAACCAGAACTCTCCATAGTTACATCTAGTTGATGCTGTACTGTTCTTTCTTGGCTACTATCCGTTTTTCTCTTTAACACGCTCCTCACATTTTCGTATTTCTTTTCCATTATTGCTGCCAACCTTCCAGAAACTATATGTTTAGGATCGTTAGGTATTGATAACCCAGGTAATTGGTTTTCATGTAATAATTGTAAAGTAGTTTCTTCGTTAATGGTAGGAAGATTACTTCTTATCATATCTCTAGAACGGCTTCTAATATTATCATATACACGATGATCTCCTAATACATGTTCCTTACTTTTAGAAGATATACCTACCTGAAGATGAGTGGAACCTTTAGGAATAACATCTTTAACACCTAAAACTCGTTTCATATAATCAGCTATATCTTCATCAGAATTTTCGTCATCAGATAATCCTCTTTTACTTCTGGATTTTGCAGTATCTTTATTACTATTTTCACTTGTACACTTATCATACATTTCATCTTCTTCATCTTCTTCATCATTACCATAGTTCTCATACATACATTTTATATCATCCGTAGATAAGGTTTTTTCTGATAAATCTCGTTTTCCTCTTGTTTTACGTTTTTTTATATAGTTAGATAAAGACTGTAGCTTATTATCTTGTAGCTTACTCGTTAATGGTACATAGTCTATACAGTGTTTACCACCAGTCATCATACACATATAGAATAATTCTGATAATTCACCAGATGTAGCACCGTTTTTTTCTAAAAAAGAAGTAAATTCTTGAGGTATGTCAGTTACGTCTACCATAAGATCCATAGAACATTCGTTACAATTACTCGTTATAACTTTATTTATTCTTGATTTTCCTCTTAACGAACCTGCAGATATCTTTCTCATTATACATGACATAAATGAACCTGAGTCTTTATAGGGATAATGAGTAGAAACGCCTCTAAATGTAATAGGTATAACATCTGTAAAGCCAGATTTGCTAACCTTACTACCTTTTCCTACGTTAAATGGTTTTATAATAATTTCATCTACGGTGATATTATTACAACCATTATCAGGATAAGAAACGTGTTCTACCTTTGGAATATCAAAATCTAAACTATCACCCGATGAATTAGTAAAACTGTTAAGTATAGTATCGTTACATAATAGTAATGTTTTGATTATTTTTTTAGCTGTAGATTTTTTATCAGCAGAAACAGTGATATTTGCTTCTACAGTATAATTATACATATATATTCCATTGGAAGCAATATAATTACATTTTCTTAAAAACATTTCTTTAACAGTACTTTTAATATTGGTCCAATTAAAAGAATCCATAAATTCTTTTTTCTGTAACGTATCCGCTACATATAAATACCTGTATAATGCAGATGCTGTATAATCCGTCTTTTCTTTTGACTCTATTTTTTTACCAGTGTCATGATAGACAGAATATTTTCTTTTACAAAATTCTGAATACGTCGTTAATACTAGCGTAATTAAAATGCATAATGTAGTAATTGTGTTACACATTATAATTAATTAATTATTAATATTATATCTATAAGACCTTATAGTTCATTTTTAACATATCTAACACTACATATTAATATTAGAAATGTTATTTTTTAACACGATACTACTAATATTGAAATCAAGTTCGTGCATTAACTCTTCTAATCCCTCTTTAAACGCACGCATCACTATAGCTTCTTCCACTTCAGACTTTGTATCTTTATTATGTAACGGTATTACTACAGGGTCTATACAAGTTATTACTGGATCACCTACACTTTTTAAGAAATTGTAATCTTCAAAGGTTCCATTAACTAGTATTAGAACTCTATCTTCGTCGTCTTTATAATCATTATACTCGATAAAATCATCATAAAGATAATCGTCAATAGTACCACAAGAATAATTACGCGAGCATAGTTCTGTCACTGTATCCTTTTTAAAGTCTATAAGACAACATAGTTCTTCTTTATTATATATATCGTCTACATCTTTTCCGGATAATGAATGCATCAAAATAGAATGTGCTGTATCCGTAATTTTAGATTCTAAATCTTTTAACATTTCTACACTCGCTTCGTAAGAAGTTTCTAAAACTCCTGCGTCTACAATAACATCTGTTATATCTCTTCCATGGGAAGTAAGGCTGCTAGAAAGTCTGTTTATAGAGTTAGTCAACGAACTGTTAGTATATTCCGATATCATCTTGTATTCTTCATATAATTTTTTCAACGAATCTGATAATTTTGGATTTATATACTCGTTACTTTTACTGTATTTAAACTCGAAGGCGTATGGCGGTTTCATTAAAACTTCATTTTCTATCCATACGTCTCTGTAGTGTATATGGATATAAGATCTACAAGCTTCGTACTTAGGATACACGTAACCTACGTGTCTAAGAGAACTAAAGTATCCACAATAGTGTCCTGCATCCTCCCACACAGCTGGTGAAGTATATGTATCACAATATCGCGTCTTAACGGCTTGTTCTTTAGAATAACCGCTAGATTTTATATCGTCTGTTTCAGCCGCACAGTGATCTCTAGAAGTGGCCGTAATGAAACACATACCCTCGTTATCTATACTTCTGGGTATGGAAAATGCTTCGCATCTAACGGATATCATTTTTGACTTAATATCTAACGTCGCTGCACAATTTTTTCCAGTTATTCTGTCAAAAATATACTTGTTACCATCGCCATAATCGTACGTTAGAGACTGATGATAACTCATCACCGAAATAATATTACTTATGTTATACATCATCATGTTAGCTCTCATGGTACACGGTATTAATAGTAATACTATAGAGCTATAAGTTCTATATTTCTTACTAGCATCATCCCAAAACTTTCCAGGATTCTCATAAGCGTTCCCCAAATTTCCCGCGTAAAACTCGACATTTAGCTCGTACGGGAAAAGAGTTTTTGATTTCTCTATATTCTGAATACTAACGGTTGACGGATCATATTTCTCTGTTATCATTAATTCTGGTCCTATGTCTGTCTCTAATATAAAGTCTTCCGTCCATACGTCTATTTTTCCGTGGTAACTTATACATGGTCTCTTATATTGCCAGGTAACGCATCTTTTAGATCTCCAAGGCATTTCGCCGTACTTGGCAACGTCTTCAAAAATCCTTTCTTTACCAGTAAACTCATCTAAATATATTATATCTTTACTGATATTCTGTTCAACAAAATTAATATTTATGAAATCTGATTTAAAATTACTATTATAATTATCTACGCAAAATACTCCTATTTTCTTTGGTTTGGTGGATGCAAACATCTTTACTGTATAAAAGTCTGATAGAGGTAGTTCTATTACTCCGTCTTTATCCCCAACAGCTACCGGAGTAGAACCGCTAGGACAGGTTAACACAAAACTGGTAAAACCTCTTCCGTATCCGAAAGTATATAACTCTAAATATATGGTTCTAGATCTTGATGCGCAGGACGATGTATCGTCTAGTATCATTACGTCCGTCCAGTAGCATTCGGTAGCGTGTCTACTAGCACAAAACTTAGAATGTCCTGGTATTTCGTTAGGTTTTATAATGGTATTATTAAAATCAAACTTCTGAAACGTGAATAATTGCCTGAATCTACTTCCTTGATCAAAAGGATTTTCTAATACCCACCGATTCTTTGCAGGCTCCCAAGTAGCCATTCGCAGTAAGACGCTACAAGTAGTATGGACTACAGATACCATAGAACTATCGAAAGGACAATCACCTACTGTCAGATAGAATCTTTTCATCGGAAATATATCACATACGTTAGAAGGCATAGTCTTAGTTTCTTCAGGTTCTCCTGGTGTAGACATTTTTAGTAATTGCATGTCTGATAACTTTACCTCGAATGGTTTTAAAGTTAGAGTTATATCTTTTCCGCAAGTTAATCTAACAACTGGAAAAGTCGAAAGCATAGCACCTAGTCTAGTAAACCTATAAAATCTTACTCCCTCTTCTGTAGTAAACTTAAGTACTGTGTAAGACGTAATATCTAAGTCTACAGACCTGAGATAACCAAAAGGACAAGCTACAGTCAATGAGAAATCTAATACTATATTACTAGTGTTTAGATACATAAGTACACTATCTATAGTATCGACAAAATATAAAGATAGTTTTTCTAACGACGGAACGACTGAAGAATCGTTCCTATAAGCCATGTACACTATAGTTTCTGTACCTGGCATCATACATTTCCTTACCCCTGTTTTTGAAGTGTCGATCATATAATCTCTATATGTGTTAAACGTTTTAATGACGGGGTCGGTAAATCTAGGTTTACCAGATAATATATAATAGATATCTCTTCCAGCATCTAGTAGCCCAGCTATTGAGGATATTCCCATTCCAGCGAATGCTAAATTAGGAGATGCTATAATCCCAGAAGCAGCTACTACACCACCTATTGTACTCATGGACGTACTTACTACATCAAATATAGCAGTAGTTTCGTCTATATCATTTCCATATTCTATTCTAGATCTTAAATTTCTTTCCATTAAGCCTTGTGTAATAAGTTGAGCAGCTATACTGAGAGCAAATACTTTATCGAATGTTTTAGATATTCTACTCATTGTATATCCGTATTCACTACTATGACTATCTCTATCATTATTTGATAATGGAGTAACATGAGTTAGGCTATTACTTGGACTTCCTCTTCCAGAACCACCACCATTACCTCCTCCTCTACTACCACCGTTACTGCCGCTAGTATACGTACGCGATGAAACGGAATCACCAGCTCGTCTTCCGCTACCTGAATCTAATTCATATTCGTTAGCGGACACTGCTAAAGATACAGATGACACAGAACCTAACGGTATAGTATCTCCGCTTACTGACGAACCACCACTATGTATGCTCATTATACTATCTGAAGAAGAACTATCACTTACTCTAATTACGTGATTACGGGCTCTATTATTGTGAGGCGTGAGCATCAAAAGTCCACACATAGCACCTGTAATACCTCTTCTACATCTTCTATGTGACTGTACCGTATTCATGTGAATAGTATTTGTATCCTTACCACTTAGTGTTGGTGCTTTTCTGTTAGTATATGATAATGTACTTCCTGGATTCATACCAGTATAAGGTATAGAAATAGTACTACCAACATCTACTCCTAAAACAGAGTTTTTGTGATTAGAAGAAACATATATTTTTTCACCACCAGCTTGTTTATAAGAATCTATACTCTCTTTATAATCTTTTAAAATATTTTCTTGTATATAATTCGGTCCTTTTTTAATATCAAGGTGATTTATACGTCTCTCTATATTTTTTACATCCTCTACTGGTGCAAGCTTATTATCGTTACCATTCAATAGTGTTTCCTTGATAGAATTTATTTTCTGATATCCTATCGATGATACTTCTGGAAATATCACACTATTATGATCTTTATACGATGAATATTTTCTTATAATAGATAATAAATCTTCTGGATTTGTATCTGATGGTACGTTAGGCATTTGTGTAGCAAAAGTTTTCTTAATAGAATCTTTTAATGACGAAATTATTTTCCCATCTCCAACAACTTTATCATGCTTATCGTATAAGCCTACTTGTAAATGATATGAACCACTCGGTATAACTTCTTCTACACCTAAGTGACTCTTCAATCTATGAGTTAATGTATCCTTTTTATCAACAGATCTCTTATGTCTATTAGATATTTTATTTTTCCGTCTATTATTACGTGATGTACTTGTATTTCTTGTATCTGTATTTTTACTATTACATGTGTTATATTCACCAGTTTCCTGATCATAACTTTGATACATGCAAGTCAAATCACTATCATCGATATTATCATCGATATCATCATCGATATCATCATCGATATCATCATCGTCAGCATCTCTTCTAGGTCTAACTTTTTTTACTATATGTTTTCCAAGATAATTATCCAATACCTTTATAGAACTAGATTTCATCTTATCTTTAAGAGAAATATAATTAATACAGTCTGTACCTCCACTAACTTCACATCGATAGAATAATTCAGTAAACTTGTCATCTGCTAAACCTCCACACTCTCTTAATGATTTTGTAAACTCTTCTGGAATCTCTGTTACATCCGCCATAAGTGTTATTTTACAGTCGTTACAGTGACTAATTACCTGTTTTGTTACTTTTACGCTTCTTGACTGGTCGTTATTTTTCTCACACGTATCAATCATTTCACTTAAACATGCTCCGAAAGAATTTGAATCTTTGTATGGATAGCTCGATGATAGGTATTTAAAAGTAATAGGAATATCGGTATGTGCACTGTTACTATTATCTCTAAAAACAGTATAGTTTCTTACTATTACTTTATCAGCAGTTACGTTATCGCACCTTTTACCTGTATAAGTAACAGAAGATACCTCTGGAAGTGAACAGTCTAACCTACCATTTGAGCCTTCTTTACATATACGATGTTGTACATCTTCTTTTGAAAGTGATAAAACACTAGCGGCTATACAAGATGATACTTTTCTTCTAGCACTTGTATTATCTCCGTGTTTAGGAGAAGGAGAGTATACAGATACATTTAGATGATAAGTATAGTTATATCTATAATTATCCCTACCAAGTCCTGTACAGTATTTCAGAAAATCTTTTTTTACTTGATTACGTATACTCGTCCAATTAAAACAATTCATAAAACGGTGTTCCTCTCTCTTTTTTGCTATGCTTAGATATTTAATTACACCAGAAGCTTTATGGTCTGATAGCTCTTTAGACTTTGTAGCCTTTGAAAGACTGTGGTATTTAGCATATTTTCGTATACATTTTTCTTCCTCATCATCGTATACTTCGTTGTTATACGCGTACACAATATATATACCTAATGTTAATATTATTAAAAATTGCATGTTATCCCTGTTGTGTTAGTGGGAATAATAACATGTTACTAGTAACCCGTAAGTCTTTTTAGTTCATTTTTGATCGACTAAAAATATAAAAAGTGATTTGTTAGTTAATGATTTGAGTTTTACATACTATAATATAAGTAATTATAAAAGTACTTTTAATCACTATCGCTATTAACTATATAATAAACGAAATGTATGACCACTAAAATAATACTGATTATCATTAACCATTATGACTAATAAATGCATTTCAGAATACTAAAATATCAATAATTTTTGTTAATCTGTTGACAAACTAGCGTACGAACCCGTGTCTAACTCCAAAGAAGTATCACTTACGTATTTTGTCTTAATCACATTATACTTTTTAGATCTACTGAACCATACGTACCCAAATAATGTAATGATCAAGACAACAATTATCAACGATACGATTGTTACTGTGTATCCTACTAAATTCATTCCGCTTTTCTGCGATGATAAGTAATTTTCTTCCTCATTTATCAATGCCAAACTAATATTGGTATCTATTTCATCAAATATCTCGTTTAGAGCTTCTGCCACAGCACTAGATATTATCGCATCTTCTGCCATTTTTCTCGCTTCCTTTGTATGCAACGGAATGATACTAGCGTTGTAACATGTAGAGACTACAGCTTCTGATTGGTTGAGGTAATCATACGGTATGTACGTATTATTGATCAACACATATTTTCTATCCTCTTCATCCATATACACATAATCACTTACTTCTCCACACATATAATTATCTAATGGATAATACTTTTCAGTTTTGTTGTTATGCACATCGATGATACAGCATCTATCATTTTCAGCAGATTCCATGATTTCCATCAGATCAGCTTCTGATAAGGTGTTAGCAAATATTTCTTTTGTTATCTCCGATATTTTATCCTGAATTTCTGCTATCTTTTCTTTATCCGCTTGATAAGCTAATTCAAGAATATTCCCATCAACATTAACACTGGTGATTTCTCTACCTTCTTTAGTCAAGGCTTTTGCTAATCTATTAATAGAATTTGGTAAAGATCCGTCCGTGTATTCAATTAACTTTTTGTATTCATCATAGAGTTCGCTCATACGATCACTCAATTCCTTATTTACGTACTCGTTGTTATTCTTGTCATACTTGAACTCGAAAGTGTAAGGAGGTTGTTGAAGAACTTCTGACTCTGCCCATACATCATTATATTCTATGAAGATATATGATTTACAATCATCATAATCCGGATAGTAATTGTGCCAATCTCCAGAGAAAGAACAGTAGTGATCTAGTAATAATGTCTTAGCTATAGCGTCATAGTGACAAACCCTACCAGTATTAACATCCGAACTCCTATATCCGCTTGTTTTTAAGTCTTCCCTTTCAGTAGCACAGTGATCTCTAGATGTAACCATGACAAAACATAATCCTTCATGATAAGTAATATTTCTTGGAATGCTAAAGGGGTTACATTTAACTGTCATGACTCTGCTTTGTAAATTTAGGACAGCTGAACAGTCAGCATTGTATTTATTGACGTCAGTTCTTGTAAAGTAGTAATAAGATCCGTCTCCATAGTACTCAGTTTTTGACTGAAAATAACCCAAAGTTGATATAGGATTACCCATAAATATGTTCTTACTTCTAGGAGTACAGGGAACTATATTAACTAACATACTACTATAAGTACGCTTCATTTTACTAGCATCTTCCCAAAACTTATCTGGTCTTCTGTATGCATTTCCAAGATTAGGCACATGAATATTTAATTCTATAGACCCTGGAAAGTACTTTTTAGATTTATCAGCTACTTGAGGATCAATACTATTAGTATCATAAGTTTCTTTGAACATAATCTTTTTTGGACTATTATGTATTTCTATTTCTACATTAGGATTACCAAAATCGACGTTTCCTATATTACATCCCTTTCTCCTATTATCACACATTCTAGATCTATAAGGCATTGCGAAGGACATAGTGTTAAAGAACGTCCGCCTGCTACCAAAATCATCCTGTTTTAGACCAAAATCGTAACTGTATTTATCAAATATTAGAACTATAATATCAGATTTATAACGGCTATCGTAGTTATGTATACAGAATACACCTATTCTTTTACCACTTACGGTTGATGCAAATAATTTAGAGGTTCCATAATCACCCACTGGCAGCTCTATTATACTACTATTATCACCTATGTATACTGGCGTTGAACCGCTAGGACATGTGAGAACAAAACTGTTAAATCCTCTATCTCCAAATACTCTGATTTTAACGTATATTTTTCTTGTTCTGCTTCTACAAGAAGTAACATCTTCTAATATCATAGATTCAGTCCAATAGCATTCACTAGACTGTCTATTCGCACAAAAGCTAGCGTGACCACGAATATTGTTAGGATCGATAACTGTATCATTGAAATCATACTTTGAAAATGTGAATAACTGTTTGTAATCACCCTCTTGTTTGAAAGGATTCTGTAGTACCCACCTGTTTCTAACCGGATCCCAAGTAGACATTCTCAACATAATGTTACAAGTAGTATGAACGATGAAATTTTGAGAAGTATCATAAGGACAACCTTCTGCTAAGAGATAGAATTTCTTGAGAGGATATTTATCACACACGTCGGAAGGAATAGACATTGTACTTTTTGGTTCTCCAGGAGTAGCCATTTTGAGGAGTTGCATACTACTTATAGGAACTTCATAAGGTCTAATTGTTAGTGTAGCATCTCTTCCACAGGTCAGCCTTACTACCGGTGTTCTTGATAATAAAACACCTAACCTTGTAAACACGTACTTTCTAACACCGTTATCTTCTCCATACATAGTCGTATAAGCTGTAATATCTGTATCTAGTGATCTTAGAACTCCTATAGGACAAGCTACTCGTAAACTGTAATCCAGAATAATATTAGACGTGTTCATATAGAGAACTTGGGAATCTATGACATCTAGAAAATATAATGCAGTTTTCTCCATATCAGGTTTGAAATTCTTACTATCATTACTATACGAGATATACACCATCATTTCCTCTCCAGGAACCATACACTTTCTGATACCGGCAGCGCCTCTGTCATTAATATGTCCAGAATACGTGTTGAAAAGTTTTATCACTGGATCTACAGGCTTTTCCTCATTAGTAAACATCTTGTATATATCCTTTGCAGCATCTATGATACCCGATATAGCGGAGATAGCCATTCCAGCAGCCATTACTTTAGGTCCTGCTGCCATACCTGCGGAACTCAAAGTAGTTCCTAAGGTAGATAGACTCATAGTCACTGCTTCTAATACCTTTTCTCCTTCAGACATTTGATCCTTCCTTTGTAATACGCTTTGTCTAGATTGTTGATGTATAGCTTGTTGTCCCGCCAGTAACATCGCACCACCGAATACCATAGACTTATCAAAAGATGATGATATTTGTTTCATTGTTCCTTTGTAACTTTTGACTTTTCCAAATTTGCTGTTACCCCTTGTCAACGCTTTCTTATCAACTACTTTAACATTTTCTGCTGGTATTCCTGATATTTCTTCGTATACTATATCATTTGGATTTCCAGCTAATGAGTATGGTGATTTCGGTGCAGAAGCTAGCGAGTAAGTGCTATCAACAGGTTTACGTTGTAACATGCTACATACAACACCGTCTATACTTCTTCTACATCTTCTATGGATAGCTTTAGGAATAGCGCCGCTACTAGGATTTGATTCTTCCTGAACTGGTGATAACGATCTACCACTTCCTCTTCTAGTCGGTGGTACGGGAAGATAGTTTTCAGATGTCTGACGTGGTGGTATTGGAGGTAAAGGTCTGCTAGCCGGGGACATATGCTTGGGCTTTCCGTTAGTAGGACCTTCCATATAGATTTCGTTGTCCAATTGAGGAGTTCTAGCTGGAGAAAAGTATACATTATCATCCAGTTGAGGAGGAGTAACCTTAGGAGATGCATGTTGTTTTGGTCTTCTAATAGCTCCTTTTCTCGTAAACGGTGTGGTTATTACGCTACCAGTATCTACATTTTTGATCATTACAGGCGTATTGGGAGAAGATGGCCTCTTTACTATATCAATACCTTGTATTTTAGCTTTACCTTCTAAAGATTTAGCGATTTTATTACCAGATGGGTCTATAGGACCAATACCCTTTCTCATAATTGATTGTTCTTTGAGTCTTCTGTAATCAGCAATAACTTGACCCATGTCTTCAAAATCGCTTTCACTGCTAGTACTACTCATTCTTCTTTTTGGAATGTTTAGATTTCCTTGTCTAGACTTTTCTTGCCTCAGTTTTTCTATTAACATTGCTGTTTCTTCCATACTTTCAAAATCACTCTCACTAGTTGCACTGCTCATTCTTCTGACACCTCGAGAACTTTGATCACCGAGTCTCATCTGTTCTAACTGTTTCCTTACTTCTGTTATGTCTACAAAATCAGGTTCTGAATCAATGCTACTAACAGAAGTCCTTCTAGAAAAGTCAATACTAGAATAGATAGTACTCTGATATCTATCTTTCACAGGAGGCCTTTTAGAACTAAATTCTAATTCAGCGTAAAGAACTTCAGACACGGATGATTGTTTTTGTTCTATGGTAGACCTAATAGCTTCGGTAAATACATTTGATTTGACCTTAGGTGGTAGTTTGGGTTGTTTAGTAACCGTAGCATACAGATCTTCAGGTTTTCCGGAAGAAGGCACAACGGGAGCCATTTGTCGTATCAACGTTTTCACATTTTTCTTTACCTCACTATAGATAGCACCGTCACCAGATACCCCTGATTCGCTTTTCTTGTATATTCCAGTTTGCAAATGAGTAACCTTAGGTGGAATTACCGGTTTATTTCCAAGTTGTTTTCTAGCTTGTGACATGAAATCGTTATCAGAATCTTTTTTAGGGTTTCTATCTGATCGTCTCTTTCTGATATTGACGGATGAACAGTCAATAGGTTCCGGATAAGCATTATGCATGCAGTCTAATTCTTCTGTAGTGAAACCTGTTGTTTTAAAGTCTACACTTCTTCTAGATCTTGAATGATTATAACTATCTACTGTTTTTAGTATGGTATGTATAGTTTTGTTGAGTGTTATGGAATCAAAGGATATAAATTCTGAACATTCAGATTCTCCAGATATACTACATAGATAGAAACTATTTGTCGAATTAGATTCAACAATCCCTATTTCCTTCATTGTATCATTGAAGCTTTCAGGTATACTTGTTACTCTAGCCATAAACTTCATAGAACAGTATTCGCAGCTACTTTCTACATGAACTTTATAACTTCTATTTCCCATATGCTCTTGTATGCACATTAATGTATCAGAAGAACTACTGAAATTACCCTCAGAGATACTTAAACCTTCTAGACTTACTCTTAATTTAATTTCTGTACTTGTGTTAACGATAGAAAACTTTACTCTTTCTGGAAATACATTGTCACATTTTCCGTGCTGTGGAAATTGGATGCTGCCTTCTAAGGTACCATTATCGTGCATTTGAATAGACGACGATTCATTAACTCCTGATACGTTAATAGAACTGTTTCCTATATTTTCCAGGATGTAATTAGAAACACTAGACTCGTTAACTCCAAGTACTGTTGACAGGAATTTTATAAGTTCGTCTGTATAATTATACGAATTATTGTATTGTACAAGTGTTGACTGAGCATAGCCAGTGGTAGTTAAAGCAGTAGTAGTTGTTTCGGTAGTTGGTGAAATTTCAGTAGTATTCATCGTTGATGTTTCTTCAGTCGGTAAAATTGTAGTAACATCAATTGGTTCTGATTCTCCATTTAGTGAAGTTTCAAAAACTAGCGTATAATTGTAAAGATAGCTGTCATTTCCTAAGTTGCAAGATCTATTAAACTCATCTTTAACAGATTCTTTTATTTCTGTCCAATTAAAGTTGTGAAGTAGACGAGATTGTTCTCTTTTTTCAGCTATACTCAGATACTTGAAAGCCAGAGACGATTTTTTATCTAATATATCATCTTGAATAACCATTCCAACATCGTGATACAAGCCACTTTTTCTCCAACAGGTGTCATATCCGTTAGAAACATAAATTAAAATGTACAGTGATAAATAACCTATCCAAGGTATTTTTAGAGCCATTGTGGAGGGAAGCGTATCAGTGCCTAAAAATTTGGTATAATTATTCACTTATATTTACTATTAAAATATATAATTATATAACAAAGAAGATGGATATGATAGCTATTATCAAGAAATACGTGGATTCTGATATTGAAGCAGAAAATCTATTGAAATGGGCAGTAAAAAATGCCAATATCTACTATCTGAGAAATATAGTAAATACTAAAGTTAATATAGAAGAAACTAAGTTCAAAACCGAACACGACATAGGAATAGAATATTCTAAGGATAACAAGTACAAATTGTCTTACAGAAATAAACCCTTAATACCTACTAATGAGAAATATAAAGAATTATGTGATTTAATCAGATCTACAAACGGTATTGATAAAGAAACTCTTAGATATCTTCTTTTTGGAATCAAGTGCGTACACGCTAAAGTAGAATACGATATCGAAAAGGTAGTTGACTACGATTATAGCAAGTACTTTAATGTGCTTAGTGAGAAATCTAATATAAAGTGCGTAGCTTGTAAGTCTACCAACACTACTCCAATGATTTTACAGACAAGGGCGTCGGACGAAGAACCTACCGTTAGGGTAGTATGTAAAGATTGTGGTAAGAATTTTGCACCGCCTAGATTTAAGTTTAATTAGTATAAATCTATACATATAATATAAATTAAATATGTTTAACATTAACAAGTTAATAGATATCTACGAAGACAATAGTTATGTTCCCGGTGATTATAAAAACTCTCAATTACAAAGATCGTTTATGGAACTCCCTATAATAGATATTATAGACTTAATAAAATTAGATTTCTATCCACAATGTTTACCTAAAAAACTCTATCCCGCTATATCAGCTAGTTGTGTAGATAAAATTTACTTGTTTAATCCTAAATACATACAATTACAAGATCTCTTCTTAGTTATAGATTTATTCGATGACTTATCTAAATATAAAAACATTATATTATATTATAAGTATGAGATTTTGAAATCTAATAATTACAGTATTATCAATAAGTGTAAAGATATCATAGGAATACATGAAACAGATAATGAAAATATACTTATAGAGGACATTTCTGATAAAGAACTTATGGATAAGATGATAGAATTTCCTAACTTTATGAAATTGGTGTATAAAAAACGTGTATTATCTATTAGAATCTTGAAAGAAATGTATTATAAACACCGTATACTTCCTATTAATAAAGGTATAACTTTTGTGAAAGAAGACGATATCTGTTTTTTTGTAGACTCTTTAGAGAGCGCGGATAGTGATGAGGATACGCTGTACTTGATACTAGAATGTAATGATAAAATACTGGACTCTGAAGAAGTCAAAGATGCTGTTATGAGAAAAATATGCAAGGGGCAAAATATAGATGTATTAGGATATTATGTAAAAAATTATTTTTTAGATCATACAAAACTGGGTATCTATTATAATATCTTTTTCGCAGAAAGAGACATTGTATCTGAATACGGATTAAAGGATGATTCTCTAGCTATAATTTGTAAGTATATAGATAAGTATTCTAAGTCTATAAGATCTATAGCAAAATTGCTCATAAATAACTCAAATTATTCGCTTTTAGCAACTATAATAGATCGAGTACCTGACGATATGCATAATGAAAATCTTTATATGAATATAATAAGACACGTAACTGATAAGAAGCCTAAGATAAAGAATTTAAAATCTGATTTCTTTTCTGAGTGTTTAATGGTTATGTGTTATCTTAGAGGTTACGAAGATATCGTAGACTTTTTAAATGGGTTAGACGTTGAATCTATGATAAAAAACAGAGTTAATCCTTTTAACGATTATGTGTTTACTACAGATTGGTTTAATAAGAATACAGAATTACTAAAATTATATATTTCTTTTTATTTTTTAGATCCAACCATGATGCGTAAATTACTTTTTGAGTATCCTCTGAGTGAAGAATCTACTAGAATAGCGTTAGAAAATATAAAAAAAGCTTACTCGTTTCTTAGTATTAAAGATAACTATATTAATTTTTCTGTTAATTTTGATATAATAGAGTTACCAAGAGTATTTAACATACCTGTTAAAAAAATAGCTGATTTGAAAGAATTTAACAATACTATACCTTTTATATCTAATAAGAGTTATAATTTTAAAATAGCTTCTCAGCTTCTAAAATACAACGTGTTAAAATCAGTAAAAGTAGAAAATTTATGTTACCATCGTAAAAAAAATCTTTACTATCTCTGTTTTAATACGTATAGAGAAACATCTATATCACCTGGAGCAAGAAATAATACAGTTAGGTTAATAGATCAGATAGGAGATATTGGTAGATTATTTAGACACGGTTTTATATCGTTTAACGATTACCATTTTGGTAGTTGGTTACCTTCTTTATACTCATCAAAATTATTGGATTACTTTCAGTATAACGGACCAGATTATATTTTATCGTGGTCTATAGATAATATTGACTTTAAATCATTTGTTAGGTATAAAGATTTACCTATATTCTTTTCAAAGAAATATACTACTAGTTATCTGCCTGACAAAAAAACGTTACTATATTCTTGTATATATTCTTGTATATTACTGTATATCTTAGTAGGTTCTGTAATTTATACAGAACGAGAAAACATATATTATTTTATTTCAAATATTATTAATTCTTTTCTTAAAGGCATAGGCATAGATACTGCTTTTAACCTAGAATTACAAGACGTAGTAAAAGAAATTATAATTATAAGTAATTTACCAGAGGGTAAACGTAATTTATCATTAGTCAAACCAGTAAACTTACTAGATTTGTGTAAACGTATATGTGTATTTGTATCTAATAATGGATAGAAGAAATCAGATAACCTCTGTAATAAGAGAATACTTAGGTAGGAATCCAGTACCCAAAGAATACGAAGTACTTAAAAAACAAACATTAAAACTAAGTAAAATAATTAACTTTAATAAAGATACTTTCTTTTTTCTTATAAAAAAAAATAAGTATACTTTTTTTAAAGATCTTAATGTATCAGATGAAGAAATACAAGAAAGAATAGACGAGTATTTTACTAAACAACGAAGAGCTAGAAGACTAGGAAACCTTTTAGCTATAGTTGAATTACAAAAGTTATTAGTGTCTAGCTTTACTAAGACTTTGGGAGTTTTGACTACTAAAGCACTAGAATACTATCCTTCTAATATACGTTTAGATTATTCTTTTATGGAAAAGATAGCGGATAATATTCTTGATTCTTATAACGTAGTAAAACCTAGTGAAGAAGTAAAAGGTAGACATAAGGTGTCTGATTTAGTTTTACATGTGAATAAAATTATGGAAGAGTATCTTCGCAGGCATAGTAATAGCTGTATATGTTATGGATCTTATTCTTTGCATCTTCTTAATAAAAAGATAGAATACGGTGATATAGATATTCTTCAGACAAACGCTAGGATCTTTTTAATTAATATCGCTTTTCTTATTAGATTTATAACAGGTAGATGTGTTGTGCTACTAAAGGTTCCATTTTTAAAGAATTACGTGGTTATACATGATGAAAACTTGAATCATGTAATGGATAGTTTCAATATAAAACAGTCCACTATGGATAAGATTCCAAAAATAATGATAGACAACATGTACATAGTAGACCCTTGCATTCAATTGTTAAATACTATTAAAATGTTTTCGCAAATAGATAGGTTAGAAGATATTCATACTAAATTTGATAAACTTAGTATAAGATTGGGCACGTTGTTGGAGTATACACGATATAGATATTCTATACTTTTAGATAGCGAAAGCATACTAGATGTAAAGTATAAGATTGACATTCAGAATAGGAAGATAATCCTAGACTTTAAGAAATACAATCTCAATTATATTAAATGTTATTTCTTTCTGGATGAAGATGAACTTAAAAAATTAATCCGTAAAACGCCGAAGACTGATGATTATATAGATCTAGAAGCTGTAACAAATTCTGAGTATATGATACTTAATAAAACTATGTATACATATTTCTCGAATACTACTTTGCTTAGATCAAAAGACGAGTTACATCCTATAACTATTAATGCATTGACTAGTCATGCATTATTATATCATGTTATTACTAAAAAGTTTTACGATGACCTATTAGGAGATCTCATAAGATCATTAATGATAGTTGAAAAAGTTCCCGTTTATGAAATTATACCTAGGGACAAAAAACGTGGTAAGCATACAATAATAGATATTGAAAAAGATGTAGTATTTCACTGATTCATCATTCTAGCAGCTCTATCAGTAGTGTTAGAGAATATATTAGATAAAGGGCCTGTATTAATAAACCGTAATTGTGTTTGTTGACGTTGTTGATTTGGTTGCTGATTTGGCTGTTGAGTTGTTTGTATAATGCATTGTGGACCAGAGTCTGGAGCAACAATAGGACAAGGAGATTTAGGTTTCTCTACTTTCAAAACACAACTGCTTTCTTTCCTCATACAATCTAGAGTCTTAACATTGCATAACTTAATAGCTTTAAGAACTAAATATCTTCCATCGTCTGTATTTAGAATAAAAGGACTAACAAAGTATCTAGGATCGTGATGAGGTGTTCCAGCACTTTCTTCCATTTATAGTATATATATTTGTTACCTACGTATTATAAAAAACACATAAGTTAGTTATAAAAATAAAATATCTTATAAATGTTTAGAAATTACAAATACCAATCACTTAAAGATAATGATTATGAAGAAGAAATATTAGTTCCAGGATTAGAAGACGATGATGAAACGATTGGCTTTAAAGATAACAAAACTTCTTTCGAAAAACAAGTATTAGATATAGTAAGAAATAACTATAAAAATAATTATAAAAATTTAATGTTAGTATCGACAAAATATAATAATACCAGTAATATAACAGAATTACTCTATAAGATAATTAGTTCTGATTCTACCAAGAAATATACATTTAACATAAATTACTATGATAATATATTTGGACTTTACAATAAATTACACGAGTTCATATATAAAAAGAAAGTAAAAATATTATGCGATGGAAATTGTATAAGTATGATGTTTATCAGAGATAATGTATCTCTAAAAATAGATATAGAATGTGACGCGGAAGGACAATTAATGGATACAAAATATAAAATAGAGTTTAACGATGTAATAAAATTACAAATATCTGGAGTAGAAATTATAATAATTGACAAGCTAATCTATCTAAAAAACAAAATTTTTATCTTTTGTGATGATTATAAAATAGTATCTAACGAAAACGACTTTTTATTAGAGATAGAAAACGTAAAAAAAAATTGATATAATAACGGCTAAAATATAATAATATTTCTACAATAATTAATAAATTACGTTTCTATATAATTAGTTAATTAATTATATTAAATAACAAAAATGGATGTGTCTAGGCTAGACCAGTTATTATCTATGCATCCATTTAGCGATATGGATAATGTTATTATTAACGAGAAAGAAAATTGTATACTAGGAAACAGATGTTTTGTTAAAATATCTGAAGTATATAATATGCCTATATGCTTTAACACTGAACAATGTGTTTCAATGGACAGATTAAAGTTCAGTTTGGTAGAGATATTATACTCGCCATTCTACTATAAACAATTACAATATCAGTATCTTATGCCTCAATTTATATTTAAATGTATAAATGAGGCCAATAATAAGAAAAAAACATGTAGTTACTGTTTTACGAAAAAGAAAGAACATAATAGTCTAAACATAGATATATTCATCCCTACGACAAACCCTAGATATTATATCGTAATAGGACTACGTATAAAAGATTATTGGAGACAGTCGTTTAAGGTAAATAAAAGTTAGACATATAACATATAAAACATAATATATTATATTTCTTATATCTCGATATATAAGACAACTAATTTAAAAATATTATTTAATGTGATATTTAATAATATTATAGAAATATATTTTTATAACTTATGAATATAGGAAACAGATATATCTAAAAAAAATGAAAAAAAATAGAACCTATTTCAGTTGACTGACATTATTTATAAATTATATATAGTTATAAATATTTATTATACACGCTATGACTATAATTAAGAGGATAAGGAAATTCTTCGGAATGGAAAAATCCAAAATCAAGAAAAGAATACCTAGTATGTATGTGTCTGAATTAGATCTAAGCAGAGGATATATGGTTATATCTGACTTAAAAAAAGAAGAGATAATAAACATAGATCTATATGATCAGAAAAGCTTTACAGGTCTATACGATCTCGACAGAAAAGGGATCAATAGATTGTCTAAAAGCTGTTCAGACATAAACAATAAAATAGTATATAGAGACAACAATTACAGGGTTGAGATGCGTAAATTAGCTAACTAATAAAAACAACACTACAGCTACACTACAACTGTATTACACTACAACTGTATTACACTACTTTTTTTACTCTACGTAAGTTATGTTATTGTCTAGTAATATACTACTGATATTATAATCTAACTCCATCATTAAACTATCTAATCCACGTTCTACAGAATGTAGTAACAGTAAATTCTGCACCTCATTTTTAGAAGAGTTAATAGTCAAAGGTATTATACTAGCGTCGAAACAAGTAACTACTCTAGCTCCTGAAATATTAAACATATCATAGTTCATATACGTGTCATTTATTAATACCATAGTATTGGTAGTGTAATTATCACCTACATCTTCGTAGATGAAGTCATATATATTACCGCAAGTGTAGTTACTCATAGGATATACCTTTGTACTGGTATTCTGGCTAAAATCTAAAAGACAGCAGCTATCATAGCGTTCTTTACTTATTATTTCATACAAGTCATCATCGGATAACGTATTAACTAGAATTTCTTTAGAAAGGTCTTTTATCTTATTTTCTAGTTCAGCCATCTTCTCCATATCAGCTAAATATGCTATTTCTAACACGTTACTATCTACTTCAACATTAGTTATTTGACGTCCTTCTGGCGTTAACGCGTTTGCTAGTCTGTTTATAGATTTTGGCAAAGTACCCTCAGTATATTCGTAAAGCTCTTTATAAGCTTTATATAAATCTCTTAGTTTAGACGATAACATACCATCTACGTACTCATTTTTATTCGTATCGTATTTAAAGTTAAACGCATATGGAGGTTCGTTCAGTACTTCCTTTTCTATCCAGGTATCTGTATAATAAATATGCATATAAGATCTACACGGTTCGTACTTAGGATGATGATACTGACTATGCTGATATAATATTACACGACCACAGTAATTATCAGGATGATACACTGTGTTAACTTGTTCTTGTTGTGTATCGCATCTCCTTACAGAGTTAGCGTAATTAGATGAATATCCGAAGGTTTTTATATCATCCCAATTTGTTCCACAATGATCTTTCGATGTTATGGTTACGGCGCATAAACCTTCATATCCCTTTAGATATTTTCTGTTTATAGAGAATTCATCGCATTTTATACTAACCATTTTAGTTGTAAGATCTAACTCCGCTGAACAGCTACTACCGCTTAACCTATTAAACTTATATTTTTTACTATCGCCATAATTGTCTCCCGTATACTGATGGTACGCCATAACAGATATTCTATCATTACTATATTTTATGATATTCTTCCTAATATCACAACCTAGCAATACAATCAATATAGAACTAAACGTCCTATACTTCTTTTTAGCATCACTCCAGAATCTATCTGCTTGATCATACACACTACCTATTTTAGACAAAGAATAATCCAGCTTCAACTTATGAGGAAAGAAATCTTTAGATTTTTCAATGTTTTCTAAAGTAGCGGATTCTGGATCATATTTTTCGGTTATCATTAGTTCTGCGCCTACATCTATATCTACAACATAATTAGGACTCCATACGTCTATACGATGATGAAAACTTGTACATTCCTTACTTAATGAATTAGAACAGGTTCTAGAACGATACGGCATTGAAGTACCTACTAAACCGTTGAATATTTTGTTTTGACCGTCGTAAGTATTTAGCGACAATGCATCTTTAGGGAAGTTAGGTTCTACAAATCTCAATATAATCATATCTGATCTATATCTAGTGTCATAGTCGTTTATACAGAATATACCTATGCTCTTCTTCTTAACAGATGCAAACATTTTAACAGTGAATAAATCTGAAAATGGTAGTTCTATTATACCATCCTTTTTACCTACAGCAACAGGAGTAGACCCTGAAGGACAAGTTAACACAAAACTAGTAAAACCTCTGTTTCCGGTAAAAAGATATATTTCTACATATATTTTTCTTGATCTTGTTTGACACGAAGTTATATCGTCCAAGACCATTACATCGTACCAATGACATTGGTTAGATTGCCTATCTGCACAAAACTTAGCGTGTCCTGGAACTTCGTTAGGTTTGATAATGGTCTCGTTAAAATTGAACTTTGAAAAGGTAAATAGTTGCTTAAATCTACTTTTCTGATCAAAAGGATTTTCTAATACCCATCTTTGTTTTTCTGATTCCCATACTGACATTCTTAGTAATACACTACAAGTAGTATAAGCTATAGCTATTTTTGAACTATCAAAGGGGCAACCTTTGACAAGTAAATAGAAATTCTTTAGAGGGAACAAATCACATACGTTCGATGGAATAGATTTTGTTTCATCCGGCTCTCCAGGAGTCGCCATCTTAAGTAACTGCATGCTGGATAACGGTACCTCGAATGGTTTAAGAGTTAGAGTTATATCTTTTCCACAGGTAAAAGTCACTGTTGGAGATTTAGACAACATCGCTCCTAGACGAGTTACTTGGTAGAATCTCACATCCTCTCTAGTTTCCTTGAGATTAACATACGCATTAACATCTATGTCTGGAGATCTTAAATATCCGATAGGACAGACTATAGTTAATGAATAGTCCATTATTACGTTACTAGTATTAAGATAATACACTACGCTATCTAAAACGTCTATGAAGTACATGTTAAGTGACTCAAGAGACGGCTTAAAAGTGCTATCGTTTCTATAGGATAAGTAAATTACCATATCAGATCCTGGCATTAGGCACGTTCTAACTCCCATTTTGTTAGAATCAGCAACTATTTCGCTATATTGATTAAATTTCTTAACTAACGGATCCTCAGGTTTAGGCTTACCGGATAATAAATTATATAGGTGCTTACCTAAGTCTAATAATCCTGATATAAAGGATAGTCCCATTCCAGCAAGTGCCACATTAGGAGAAGCAACCATGCCAGCTACTAACATAGCATTTCCTACGCTACTAAGAGACGCACTAACAGCTTCAAATACAATCTCCGATTCTCCTAAGTCAGCTTTCTTTAGATCTTCCGCTCTCATTCTAGAACTAATTAATCCTTGTACCATTAGTTGAGTGGCTGTTAGTAAAGATGTAGTCTTATCAAACTTCTTAGCTGTTTCAACCATCTTTTCTCTATATACTCGCTTACTTCTTTCTTCGAGGTTTTTAGCGTGAAAAGAAGCCTGATAAACAGATCCTACATCTGATCTAGAAACGTCTCCTTGATACCCAGAACTTCCACCCATGGATATTCTCGCGTATATACTGTCACCTACCCTTTCAGATGTTGAAAATGTATCTCCTCTAGACATAACGCTACTCTGACGTGAGAATACACCTTCTCTATTATTCTGGTGTCCTAACGTGTTTCTTTCTCTGGTATTATCTTGTTTAGGATATTCATTATTTAAAAATCTAACTTGCGATACTGTATTTTTTATTCCTGCTCTCGTTAGAATACTACTAGAGGTTATAGGAATGTTAGCAATCTTTTTTTGTGCTATTTTACTACTGCGTATTTTTTCCATCACCGTATTAAAACCTGTTACCTTATGTTTCTTTTCTGGTACGTTACCTAATAAAGCACATGCCGCATTACTACCGTACGTTCCACAATTATTTAGTTCGCCTACACTCATACTTCTCCGTCTATTAAGATTATCTGGCTTAGTAGGTTTATAATCTGAGTCTAAGCTGGATAACCTACTACGAAATCCACTTCTAGAAGATGACTCCTGAAAATGTACTGATCTACTTGGTTTAAAAATAGACGTTCCAGAATCTACACTGAATAACAAATTATTATCTCTCTGATTATAACGTGTTAATACGACATTACTTCCTTTAGATTTATAAGAACTTATCGTTTCTTTTATCCTACTATACATGTTACCTCCTACTATTTTTTTATCGTTAATAGTGTTAATACTGTTTCCTCCTAATATTCTTGTATTAAATCCATCTATATTAGTTTCACTAAATGAATCTGACAAATCCGAATAAGATACGTCATTATTTCTTAAAACAGATTTTACAGATCGTACCTTATTACTAGCCACACTATGTATCCCTGCCATAACAGGATCTCTAGACGAAGACGAAACTTTAACAGCTTTCTCCAACTCTGATATAATGTTTTGAGGGCTAGTACCAATAGGTACATGAGGCATATATTGTGAAAATACCTGCCTAGCACGTAATGATAATCTATCAATTATCGCACCATCTCCGAGTACTCCAGAACCGTCTCCGTATATACCTACTTGTATGTGAGACGCTGAGCTAGGTAATATATCTTGTTGTGAAACTCCAAGATGTTTAGCTATAGACGTATACTCATCATCTGCTTCAACGGATACACCTGTTGCCGCTCTCTTTTCGCGTTTACTGTTTTCCTCTTTATCTGATACACTTGTTGCCTCTCTCTTTTTGCGTTTACGTTTTTCCTCTTTATCGGATACACACTTACTATATTCAGTACCTTCGCTGTAAGGTTCATAATTCTCGTACATACAATCTAGATCTTCATCTTCTAACGTATCATTTTGTATACTACGTTTGGATCTAGAAGAACTTTTATGTAGGTACGGAGATAATGTCTTTAAATACTTATCACTAGTACTCTCCTCTAACGATATATAATTTAAACAGTCTTTATTTGAGCTATTTAGTAACATACAGTTATAAAATAACCTAGTATTTTCATCATCTTGCAGTGAATACTTTTTGAGAACTTCTAAATATTCATCCGGTGGGTTCATAGTATCGGCCATTAAAGATATGCTAGTATTTTCACAGTGGCCTACTAATGTTTTCTTGATTACAGTTACTAATACATTAGAATCTTTCTTACATAAATTAATAATACTAGTTATGCATTTTGGAAATGAGTCTGAATCCATATAGGGATATTGTATCGATATACCTTCGAATGTCACATCTAAGTTTTCTACAGATGTCGATGTATCACCAGCTATTGTAAAGTTATTTATATTTACGGAACCTATGGTAACATTATTACAAGGACTGTTTAAATAATATTTAACGTATTCCATACCCGGCATAGTAAACTTATAGTTGTTGCCATTTTTACGAATGTGTTTTTGTATATCCTTTACCATAGTAAATTTTTGTATTAAGCATGCTGCTGTTTCTTTTCTTGCTTCAAGGAAACTAGATCCTTTCATCATTTGAATGAATATTCTTATTACGTAATTATAATCATAATTATATTTATACTGTTTTCCTCCATGTGTATTCTTTATACAGTTGTTCAAAAATTTATACTCTACGGAGTGAGATATATTTGACCAGTCAAATTCAGATACAAATTTATTTTTTTCTTTAATTTCAGCTATTTCCAAGTACTTAGTTATAGCTTCAGCTTTGAAGTCAACGGATTGTTTGTTTTCTACAGAATTTTCTCTGTTATGATACATAGAGTTTCTTTTTACACATGATTTTCCGTGTATACTTTCGAATAAAATAACGATAATTATAATAATAGTAATGTATTTTAAGTTATGATGCATCTTGTGTAGTATTGTTGTATTTTACATCGTCCATCATATAGAGGGTTTTTAGTTCAATTATTTGGTAATACAATACATATATGCATTATATTATATACATATATATAAATTGATTAATTTTACAATTGTTAATATGTATAACATTTCTCAGTAATAAATACATATACTACGATGGGGAACAGTTTTAAGAGATTACCTAAACCTGATTATCAAATAGTAGAAACTATACCCCAATCGTTAACAGCTATCAACACTAATAACTTATCTACTTACGAATGTTTCAAAAAGTTAATTGATATAGCTAAAAAAGAGATATATATAGTCACATTTTGCTGTAACTTAGGAAGTAATCCTGAAGGAATCGATATCCTGAATAGATTGATAGATATATCAGCTAAGATTCCTGTTTATATACTGGTTGATGAGAATAGTCCTCATAAAGATTATGAACGAATAAAATCATCACATATAAAATATATAAAAGTAGATGTAGGAGTATTAAACAATGAATCTGTAGGAAGTTTGTTAAGTAACTTTTGGGTTGTTGATAGATGTCACTTTTATATAGGAAGTGCGTCGTTGATGGGTAATGCGCTTACCACTATTAAAAATATGGGAATTTATTCTGAAAATAATTCTGTAGCTCAAGACTTATATCTGAGATGTGTAGATTATAAAATTATAAGTAAGAAAAAATGTCTAATGTTAACAAGATTAGCTACACAGTATCACCTTTTAAAAAGTCACAACGGCATTTTCTTCTCTGACTCTCCTGAACGTATGATAGGTAGAAAAAGGACGTACGATTTAGATTGTGTTATTCATTACATAGACGCTGCTAAATCTACTATCGATTTAGAGATAGTATCTCTACTACCCACAAAAAGAACTAAAGACGCCATAGTGTACTGGCCTATAATAAAAGACGCGTTGATAAGAGCTGTTCTGGAACGTGGTGTTAAACTTAGAATACTACTAGGTTATTGGAAAAAGACCGATATTATCTCTAAAGCTTCTATCAAAAGTCTTAATGAGTTAGGTGTAGATAGTATAGATATTACTACAAAGGTATTCATATTTCCTATCAATTCTAAAGTAGATGATATTAATAACTCAAAGATGATGATAGTAGATAATAGATACGCTCATATAATGACTGCAAATTTGGACGGTTCACATTTTAATCATCACGCGTTCATAAGTTTCAACTGCATAGATCAAAATCTCACTAAAAAGATAGCCGATGTATTTGAGAGAGATTGGACATCTAACTACGCTAAAGAAATTACAGTTATAAATAATACATAATGGATTTTGTTATCATCAGCTATATTTAACATAAGTACAATAAAAAAGTATTAAATAAAAATACTTACTTACGAAAAAATGTCATTATTACAAAAACTATATTTTACAGAACAATCTATAGTAGAGTCCTTTAAGAGTTATAATTTAAAAGATAACCATAATGTAATATTTACCACATCAGATGATGATACTGTTGTAGTAATAAATGAAGATAATGTACTGTTATCTACAAGATTATTATCATTTGATAAAATTCTGTTTTTTAACTCCTTTAATAACGGTTTATCAAAATACGAAACTATTAGTGATACAATATTAGATATAGATACTCATAATTATTATATACCTAGTTCTTCTTCTTTGTTAGATATTCTAAAAAAAAGAGCGTGTGATTTAGAATTAGAAGATCTAAATTATGCGTTAATAGGAGACAATAGTAACTTATATTATAAAGATATGACTTACATGAATAATTGGTTATTTACTAAAGGATTATTAGATTACAAGTTTGTATTATTGCGCGATGTAGATAAATGTTACAAACAGTATAATAAAAAGAATACTATAATAGATATAATACATCGCGATAACAGACAGTATAACATATGGGTTAAAAATGTTATAGAATACTGTTCTCCTGACTATATATTATGGTTACATGATCTAAAAGCCGCTGCTGAAGATGATTGGTTAAGATACGATAACCGTATAAACGAATTATCTGCGGATAAATTATACACTTTCGAGTTCATAGTTATATTAGAAAATAATATAAAACATTTACGAGTAGGTACAATAATTGTACATCCAAACAAGATAATAGCTAATGGTACATCTAATAATATACTTACTGATTTTCTATCTTACGTAGAAGAACTAATATATCATCATAATTCATCTATAATATTGGCCGGATATTTTTTAGAATTCTTTGAGACCACTATTTTATCAGAATTTATTTCTTCATCTTCTGAATGGGTAATGAATAGTAACTGTTTAGTACACCTGAAAACAGGATATGAAGCTATACTCTTTGATGCTAGTTTATTTTTCCAACTCTCTACTAAAAGCAATTATGTAAAATATTGGACAAAGAAAACTTTGCAGTATAAGAACTTTTTTAAAGACGGTAAACAGTTAGCAAAATATATAATTAAGAAAGATAGTCAGGTGATAGATAGAGTATGTTATTTACACGCAGCTGTATATAATCACGTAACTTACTTAATGGATACGTTTAAAATTCCTGGTTTTGATTTTAAATTCTCCGGAATGATAGATATACTACTGTTTGGAATATTGCATAAGGATAATGAGAATATATTTTATCCGAAACGTGTTTCTGTAACTAATATAATATCAGAATCTATCTATGCAGATTTTTACTTTATATCAGATGTTAATAAATTCAGTAAAAAGATAGAATATAAAACTATGTTTCCTATACTCGCAGAAAACTACTATCCAAAAGGAAGGCCCTATTTTACACATACACCTAACGAAGATCTTCTATCTATCTGTTTATGCGAAGTAACAGTTTGTAAAGATATAAAAAATCCATTATTATATTCTAAAAAGGATATATCAGCAAAACGATTCATAGGTTTATTTACATCTGTCGATATAAATACGGCTGTTGAGTTAAGAGGATATAAAATAAGAGTAATAGGATGTTTAGAATGGCCTGAAAAGATAAAAATATTCAATTCTAACCCTACATACATTAGTTTATTACTAACAGAAAGACGCTTAGATATTCTACATTCCTATCTGCTTAAATTTAATATAACAGAGGATATAGCTACCAGAGATGGAGTCAGAAATAATTTACCTATAATTTCTTTTATCGTCAGTTATTGTAGATCGTATACTTATAAATTACTAAATTGCCATATGTACAATTCGTGTAAGATAACAAAGTGTAAATATAATCAGGTAATATATAATCCTATATAGGAGTATATATAATTGAAAAAGTAAAATATAAATCATATAATAATGAAACGAAATATCAGTAATAGACAGGAACTGGCAGATTCTTCGTCTAATGAAGTAAGTACTGCTAAATCTCCAAAATTAGATAAAAATGATACAACAAATACAGCAAATACAACAAATACAGCTTCATTCAACGAATTACCTTTTAATTTTTCAGACACACCTTATTACAAACTAACTAAGTCAGATGATGAGAAAGTAAATATAAATTTAACTTATGGGTATAATATAATAAAGATTCATGATATTAATAATTTACTTAACGATGTTAATAGACTTATTCCATCAACCCCTTCAAACCTTTCTGGATATTATAAAATACCAGTTAATGATATGAAAATAGATTGTTTAAGAGATGTAAATAATTATTTGGAGGTAAAGGATATAAAATTAGTCTATCTTGCACATGGGAATGAATTACCTAATATTAATAATTATGATAGGAATTTTTTAGGATTTACAGCTGTTATATGTATCAACAATACAGGCAGATCTATGGTTATGGTAAAACACTGTAACGGGAAGCAGCATTCTATGGTAACTGGCCTATGTTTAATAGCCAGATCATTTTACTCTATAAACATTTTACCACAAATAATAGGATCCTCTAGATATTTAATATTATATCTAACAACAACAAAAAAATTTAACGATGTATGGCCAGAAATATTTTCTACTAATAAAGATAAAGATAGTCTATCTTATCTACAAGATATGAAAGAAGATAATCATTTAGTAGTAGCTACTAATATGGAAAGAAATGTATACAAAAACGTGGAAGCTTTTATATTAAATAGCATATTACTAGAAGATTTAAAATCTAGACTTAGTATAACAAAACAGTTAAATGCCAATATCGATTCTATATTTCATCATAACAGTAGTACATTAATCAGTGATATACTGAAACGATCTACAGACTCAACTATGCAAGGAATAAGCAATATGCCAATTATGTCTAATATTTTAACTTTAGAACTAAAACGTTCTACCAATACTAAAAATAGGATACGTGATAGGCTGTTAAAAGCTGCAATAAATAGTAAGGATGTAGAAGAAATACTTTGTTCTATACCTTCGGAGGAAAGAACTTTAGAACAACTTAAGTTTAATCAAACTTGTATTTATGAACACTATAAAAAAATTATGGAAGATACAAGTAAAAGAATGGATGTTGGATGTCGTAGTTTAGAACATAACTATACGGCTAACTTATATAAAGTGTACGGACAAAACGAATATATGATTACTTATATACTAGCTCTCATAAGTAGGATTAATAATATTATGGAAACTTTAAAATATAATCTGGTGGGGCTAGACGAATTTACAATACGTAATATAAATTATATAATTTCACAAAGAACAAAAAAAAATCAAGTTTCTAATACCTTATAAATAAACTATAATTTTTACCACTGACAACACAAAGTTATAATACGCATAATAAATATAGTTTCTGTAACTTTATGTTTATGAGAATATTAAATGGAGTTTACAGATTTATACTATTCAGATTCCAATAACTATGCTAAAGATGATAAAACTATAATATTAGGAGATACTATTCAGTTTCAATTTATATATGAACATATAGGTAATTACCAACAATTACCTAAAATAAAAATATCTAAATATTTTAAAGAGAAAATCTCTTTAGATACATTAAAAAGAATTGCAAAAAACGATTCTATTGATCCTTCTTATTATCAGTTAAAAGATAAACATTTTATTCCGTTGAATAATGTTTTTTATCATCTGTCTACAGGAGGATACGGTATAGTTTTTAAGATAGGGAAATACGTAGTTAAGTTTGTATTTGAAGATACTAGTAAAAAATATGACCCGATGGAAGTCACTTCGGAGTTTACCGTTCCTAGATTTTTATACAATAATCTTAAGGGTGATGAGCGTAAGCTTATAGTTTGTGCTATAGCCATGGGTCTTAACTTCAAAATAAACTTCTTACGTACTATTTATTATAATACTATTAATTTGCTATCTGCTTTATTCAGTATCTTAGAAAGAGAACCTATAAAAGAAAAATATTCTCATAAAAAAGTACTGAGTTATTTTTCTAAGTACAAAAATACTAAAGATTTTGTTAAAATAATATCTCAGTTTTATCCTTTTGTAGTTAGTAATAATATAAATATAATAAATAATTTTAACTATCTGATTAATTTTTTCGAAAGTACAAAGAGAGCTAACGGATACTTTGAAAGAGGTAATATTATAATCTTCCCTTTAGCAAAATTTTCTGCTGAAAAGATAACGCCTTCTAACTGTACTAAGTATGGATTTGTTGATATAGTAGAATACACTAAATTCATGTTTTTACAAATAGCTCTTCTGTACATTAAAATATATGAATTACCGTGTAATAATTTTGTACACTTGGATCTAAAACCGGATAACATTTTAATATTTGATTCTAAGGATACTATTAATATATATGTAGGAAATACTCATTACGTTTTTAACGAGCCTATAAGATGCACGTTGAACGATTTTGATTTCTCACAAATATCGGAAATACTTCCTAACAGAAAAACTGTTACTGCGATACATAGAGAACAAAACTGGTATTACGATTTTCATTTTTTTTCACACGTATTATTTAAGGTATATCCTGAGATAAACAAGGACTCAGAATTTACATCTGTGTTACATGAATTCATAGTTTGTAATAAATCCATATGTGAAAACTTCAGATTACAGGTGAACAGATTACCCTCTATATCTTTTCTTACTAACATCGTTTCTAGGAGTATTTTTTCTAAGTGGATATCTAAAGATGGAAAACAATCAAGTTCTGAGTAACCTGTATTATTTATTTTCCGAGAAGTATCTGGAGAAACTAAGTAAATACCAAGATGTTAGTAGTATAAATTGTGGAATACATATAGGGCGTATTAGTGGGTATGCGAAAAACTGTAGAATAAGTATAGTAAACGCGTGCAATAGTGACGGAGAGAAAAACTTTCAGTTGTTACTTGAAGCTTTAGTAGAGACTATAGAAAACTTTCCAAACAAAGAAAGAAATAGAATAGCTGCTGATTTAGGTGTAAATATCGAAGATTACAAACTTGGAAAAAAAACTGATCTTCAACTTCATTGCGAATCCTACGCGAGTCTTACACAACATATAGATATACAAAACTTTAACATAGGAACTTGTTATTCACCTAATGATAAATATGTAGATATAAAAGTTATAAATACAGGTTCTGCAATATCAAATTGTGGAGTAGAGATTGTTTTGAATAAGTTACTGAGATCTAATAAGTCAGTACCTATAGATAATAAGCTGTCTATGGATACATTTTCTATTAAATGGCTAGTTATATATATAGTTCTAATTCTTTCTATACTTATTATACTGGGTTACATATATAGAACTGTAAGACTTAAATATATATATGGTGTATATATTTAAATCTATGGATATATATAAAAAAATAAAATAGAAAATTAAGTCCAAAAAGATCGATCGTATTCCAGTAGAAGGTTACTACACTATGGCTGACAGAGGTGTTAAGTCTAATAATATTAGTATGGCTAAAAAGAAGATTAAGAAAGTCAGGGTAAAACAACCAGATCCTACTACTGAAGAGATTGATACATTTGGTTCTGATATAAATATTAAACTGATGACACCTAGTATAAGTATAGATAGAGATCACGAAGGTCAAGCTATTCGCATAGACGATTTTAAATAATGATATAGTTATGGATATTTATTAAATGTCCGTAAGCATTTCATGTTATTCGTATAATACTAGCTAGATTTTATAGAGAAAGTTATGAAGGAAGTAATAAACTTTTCACCTAAGGTGAAAGATCACTAACTGTGAATAAATTATATACATATTATTACGATGTAGATTATAAACTGACATCAATACTAGAATATCTGTAAATTATTACCCTTCAATATTTACTCATTAAATAGTAGTATTATGATATCTCTATTTTTATCCATACCAACATCAGTATTATTGGCATAAATTACTAGAATATATTTAATTTAATTTAAAAGTAAATATGTCTAGTTATAAAATTTTAATAGGTGTTACGGGTAGTGTAGCTGCTATAAAGTTAAAAGATCTCATTAAGCAGTTACTGTCTCTAGGTGGTATAGAAATAAGAATAGTAGCTACTAAAAATGCTATTCATTTTATAGACCAGAAGGAAATAGGAATACCTATTTATACCGATAAGGATGAATGGAATACTTGGAATAAAATACACGATCCTGTTTTACATATAGAGCTAAGAAGATGGGCAGATATGATGTTGATAGCACCCTTAACAGCAAACAGTTTAGCGAAGATAGCTAACGGTATCTGTAATAACTTGTTAACGTGTATAGTTAGAGCGTGGAATATTAATAAACCTTTACTTTTCTGTCCAGCTATGAATACACTTATGTGGGAACATCCTATTACTGAGCAGCATATAGAAACTCTTAAGCATATGGGGTACATAGAAGTTGAGTGTATTGAGAAAAAGCTAGCTTGTGGTGATATTGGAAAAGGTGCCATGGCAGAAGTTACTGATATTGCACGTGTTGTCAGAGATATTACTAATAAACACTAAGTAGTCATATAATTCACAAACACTAATTATTTTATATTTAATCTTGCATGCGTTATTTTTATCATTTATAAAAATATATGAGTAGATAGTTGAGCATTCGTTACATTATTTAGATGCAATTCCAGATACGTATTTTTTATATAATCTATCATTACCTATACGAGTATAGTAATAATGAAGCAAGGAAAAAATTGTTATAAATCATAAAAAGTAGTCAGCTTTAATAAATATTACTATACAGATATGGAACTTTCTTATATTGTCACTAGAGATATTAATGAACAATTTTGTTACGCACGTTATTATGATTTCGATGTTATCGTGCTTAAAGATAATGGATTTATTAATGCTACCAAGTTATGCGAATTAGGAAAAAAAGATTTTAAGAATTGGTTATGTTTAGATGGATCAAAAGAACTTATTGAAAAAATTAAGGAACACAATAACTATTATTATAGAACGAATCTGACGTCTAAAAACATGTTATGTGTTATTCTAGAAATAAAAAACACACACAAATATCATAAGCATGATGTATCAGGATCCTATATTCACCCGGATCTAGTTCCTCATATAGTTTCATGGATATCTCCTTCATTCGCAGTTAGAGTGTCTAAAATAACTAACTACCATATTTCTGGACATTATGAATATAAACTAATAAAAAGAAAAAAGGAAATAAAAGAAATATACGAAATGTTGTTTAACTTCAGTATTAGGCATAATGCCAATTCGGCAAAATTAAGAAAAGAACTTAAAGCAATGGAAGAAAAATATACTCGTGATATTAACGAGTTAAAAGTAAGACTGATTGAGTTGAAAGCTCAAAACAAAGAACTCAAAACAGAGTTGATAAAGATAGAATATATGTTAAAAGATAAAACTGTCACTTATCATCATCATATAAGGTTTCGCCACTTGGTAATATTACAAAATAAAAAAGATTCAAACTCATTTAAAGTTTTATTTATCTATAGAGAACGGTTAACTAATGAACTTAATAAAATCAAAAACGATTATAGAATTTTCTATAGTGCTTATGATCCTAACGCAGTGTCTTGTTTTAATCAGCTTAAAGATAAGCTATTAGATCTTAATCTCATTAAGTTTTGTTATAATGACTTTATGCTAGTAGATACTGAAGTTTACTGTACAAAGAAATTTATAGAAGACTTAAAATCCATGAACATTATTCGTAAGTACGCGTAAAAAAAAGTTATATTTACCATGTTATTATACAAAATGAATAAATAATAAACAAAATAAATGTATACTATAAAGCTAGACTAAACTATTGAATTAGTATTAATAGTTAAAGATAATGGAGCATGATAAACTATACAATATCATGCTTACTGGTAGTGATAGTGATATTTTAAATGCTATAGGTAAATATATACCTACAGCTAATAGCTGTTACGTATATAATCCTGTACTTCCTTTACATCAAGCTGTAAGTGCTAAGAAGATAAATATAGTAAAAATACTATTGGATAAGGGACACAATATTAATTCTAAGGATACCTATTACGAAGGATACTATCCTATCCATCTATTAGCTAAAAATAATTCTGAAGATGATATACCAATAGCTAAACTCCTTTTGGAAAGAGGTGCCGATATAGAAGCTAAGGATAATAATGGTTATACTATACTACATATAGCAGCTAGGAAAGGTAAAACTCATTTAGTTAAGTTTTTCTTACTACACGGTGCTAAAATAAGACCTGATACTTGCAATACTTTGATGATGTCTGCTGTTTATTCAAAAAATATACACACGGTAAGATACATTATTGATTACGATAGAACATTATTAGATGCAAATGCTATTATCCCTGCACTATCTAACAACGATAATGAGATGCTACAATTTCTTATAGATTCTGGAGTAGATATAAACCAAAAAAACCGTTATGGTAATACGGCTTTACACTATGCAATAGAAAAAAACAAGAAAATTAAACTCATAGAAACACTAGTTAACAATAATGCAGATGTAAACGCAACAGATATTAAAGGACTAACTCCTTTGTATATCGTAACTAATCCTTCTTATGTATCAAAACACAATCCATGTATAGCTTCCATAAATAATAAATGCTTATATTGTAATAGTGATAATATATATAATGAATATGAAACTATATTTAATATATCTAAGATACTTATAGAAAGAGGTGCTAATGTTAATATAACTAACAAAAGTAAAACTACTCCTTTACATAATGCATGTAAAAGTACATTTATGATAAAGATAGTAAAACTATTAATAGATAACGGTGCTAATATTAATGCTGTTGATGATTACGGAATTACACCGTTAAATTACGCGTGTACATCTCCTTATTATATCCGTTATGAAACTAGTGATATAGTTAGAGAGAAGATAATGTTATATAAAGAAGATATTACCTGTTACAGTTATGATGTAGATGTAATTATAAATACTCTTATAGAGAGAGGTGCAGATGTAAACTTCATAGATAAGTACGGTAGAACACCTTTACATTATGCCGCTGTATCGTATCATGTAAAAATAGTTGAAAGTTTGATTAATCACGGTAGCAAATTACTCGTTGTAGATAATAAAGGTAATACTCCATTACATTATGCGTGTAGCAACTATTCATGTTTAGAAATAGTAAAATATTTTATCGACAAAGGTATTAATGTAAATACTAGAAACCTGCTAGGGAAAACCCCATTGTTTTATGCAATGTATATACCAGAAATAGTTTCTGTATTATTATATAATGGTGCAAGTGTAAATATATTAGATTATAGGAATAATACCCCTTTAAATAATGAATATATTCAGAATTTACCTGTAACACACTCTATGTATAAAATGTATTTAAAATCATTGGAGTGTGTTGTTAAATTCGTAGTTTTAGAAGGTAACGCTATAAAAGACTCGTCTTATTTCAGTAACGTAAAGATATTAGATAATTTTGAAAATATTAAGCACTTAAAAAAAATATGTGAAGAAGAGTTAGAAACCATGAAAATAGTAAAAGTTAACTCAGAGTATAGTATATATGATATTGTGTATGGTAATAATATACAAGTAAATAGATTTACTAAAGATATAGATGTATCGATATTTAAACAATATGATAGTTATATTACAAAATTTATAAATAAAATTATTTATAGAAACGAGTTACTAACCAAATGTTTAGTTTATTTAGAAGATTTATTATCTAAATCTAGTAATTGGAATTCATTACCAATTGAGATAAAGTATCAAATTGTATCGTGTATGAAAAATTACGAACTAAAATCATTTATTACGTACAATTCGAACAATCATACTAGTATTACTGAAATTTAATCTACTACTATAGATATATTACAATATGGAAAATAAATTATACAAAATTATGTTTATAGGCTCAGATAATGAAATACTTTCTGCAATAAAAGATTATATATCAGAAAATAAAGAATACGATGAATATCCACTATATCATAACTTACCTCTGCACTATGCTATATCTGCTAGAAGATTAGAAATTGTAGAATACCTTCTAAAACTAGATTATGATCCTAACGTGATGACTAATCTGGGATATTATCCTATTCAGTTAATATCTATGCAATTTAATTTAACAATGTTGCCTATAGATACTAAAACATATAATCTTGTAAATGAGTATATTAATGAAATAAGGGATTGCACATCTTTTACTACTTCAGTATCTATACCAATTGTTAGAGAAATTTTAAAAGGAAATACTAATATATCTAAAAGCTATATGATTGAGTTATCAGAAAAAGTAAGATCTGAAGAACTACTTATAGCCGACCTACTGATAATGTACGGAGCTGACATTAATTCTATGGGTGGTGGATCTACGGCTTTACACTATGCTTCGGAGTCTGGTAATTTGTATATAGTTCGCTTACTTATAGCTTGTGGAGCTGATCTAACTATTAAAACATTTTTAGGTGATTCTATATTCTTAAACGCTACTAAATCTAATAATGTAGAAGTAGTTAAAGAAATACATTCTCGTTTTTACTTAAATGACTTTACGGATGATTTTAAGAAGATAATAAAATTGGCGCATAACTATACTGCAGATATGTTAAAATTTATAAAAGATATAGGTTTTGATATAAACACGGTAGATGATTTAAATAGAACAGTACTCCATTATACATGTTTCTATAACACAACTGATGATGAAAAAATTAAAAGAATCCTAAACTATGGGGTTAGTATCGACGCAGTTGATAGTGACGGTTTTACTGCATTACACTATGCTATTATATACTCAAATATAAAAGCAATAAAGATACTATTAGACTATGATGCAGATGTTAACATAAATACAAAGAACGGTGATGATGTGCTTGATCTAGCAGTCAAAACAAAAAACACAGAAATTATACTAGAAGTAATAAAACATTATAGCGATTACATTAACAACAGTACAGCGCTAGGTAATGTTACGTGTTCCAATGATCTAAAAATGATATCTCTTCTACTGAATATAGGGTTCGATGTAAATGGTAAGTATTATAACTCTTCGTCTCTACTACATTTAGCAGTGATATTTGGAAAACCAGAAACAGTTAAATTGTTACTGGAATACGGAGCTAATCCAAACATAACAGACAAATACGGGACTACACCTTTAGAGTCAGCTTTAATGATATTGCATATATCTAATAAATATAGAAGAGAGTTCTCTAGACTTATGACTATAGATTTAGTATTTCGGTTATATGCTTCTCCGCATGATAATGACTATTCATTCGATAAAAACATGTATATAATACAATCTAACAGCTTTTTAAGAAAAATAAAAGATTTATGCTTAGAAGAAATAGAAAATATGAAACTAATTAAACTTAACAGTACATATTCTCTTCATTCATTATTAATTAATAAAAATATCATAACAGTATTAGATGATAATCCCTCATTTAAACAGATTATAAGAAACAATTTATGTAATTTCCATATTTACAGGGATCGTATAGAAGAGTTTATAACTAATACTTCTAAATTTTATATTTAGTACCGTGTTAAATTATGACTTCTATTATAAAGACTATAAAATTACCTTCATTCTATATAATATCATATATTAATTTTTGTAATATCTTGGACAGTTAATAAGATCTATAAGTATAAAATATACTTATTGCTACTAGAAATTTAGTAATAGATTAAAATAATTTGTGAAAAATAAATAACTACACGCAGTTATGTGTATAGAGTTACTATAATAAAAAATAATGGGAATAAAGAATTTAAAATCGGTATTACTTTACAAACATAGACTGCGAGTATTAGATTCCGCTATTAAGACAAAAGAACTTTATGTAGATTTCTTAGGCTTATTTATGGCAATAGCGTATTCAGTAACATCTACAGATATGTTACACGTAATAATTAGAGATAAATTCAAATTTATGAACTCTATTGCAGAAAAGATAGTTGTGTTTGTAGATAGAGGTAGCATCTCACTTAAGGCTGCTCTAAGAGAAAAAAGAAAACAGTCTCTAAAAAATCAGTACGTGCGTAAGAAAGAGGAGATTAAAAACTTAGAAGACGCTATAAACAATTTATCTGTACATGATGAGCTATATGAGGAACAGAAAGAGTGTATAACATCAAGAATAGATAAAAACAGTTACTATATGTTTTTAGCTGACAAAAAGAACATAGAACCTATAATGGAAAGCGTACTAACTTCTTTAGAAAATTCAGAAATCTACTATTGCGATCATATAGATGCCGAATTTGTTATGTGTTCTAAAGCCAGAGAATACTATTTGAAAAACGGAACATGGCCAGCAATCTTAAGTAGCGATCAAGATACTATGTGTTTGGTATGTATAGACTCTGAAGATAAAATTATATACGACGCTAAAATGGCGTATAAACTGTCTCCTAATAAATACACTCATTACCTTACCAAACTTATGGTGTTTGTAAATGGATGTGATTTCTTCAAAGGATTATACGGTATCTCTATCACTAAAGACAACTGTACAAAATATGAACTGTTTACAGAATTTACTAAGGATAACGTATTACGCAGTTTAGTTTATAAAAATTATTCTCTGGTATCTTCCGACAGCTGTAAGATGAGTGATATAGATAGAGTATTTGATTTTATAACCTACTATACATCTCTAGATGAGAAGGCTTATGATGTAGATGAACTACCAAATATCTCTGTAAAAGAATTTCTTAGTACTATGATCGCTCAAAAATGGGAAAATATCAAAAAGGAGTATGGATTGGAATCTGATACATTACAAAGTATATACAATATCTATAAAAAAAGTGATCGTTATAACGTAGAACTGGAAACTTATGTATCAAAAGTAATAGAGTATTATAGATATAGAGAAGTGAAACTAAAAACTGTAAAATCTTTTATAGAACAATTAGGACTTGAATGTACAAATAAAGTATCTACGATAGGAATTTCTCCAGCAGCAGAATTATATGTAGGATTCGAGGGAAGGTTTTATTTTAATTCAACAGCAATTATTGAAAATTCATCAAAAATGATAAATATAAATATAAATATAAATACGGACACCTGACAGTAAAATGGTACTTCAGTTAGTTTGTTCGACATGCGGAAGAGATCTTAGCGAGGCGAGATATAGGTTGTTAGTAGATAGGATGAAACTAGAAAAAATTATACGTACCTTCTCTCTTAAATGTTGTAGATTAAAACTGGCTACTCAAATAGAACCTTATCGTAACTTAACAGTTAAAGCATCTGAAGATGGATAATAGATTATTTGATTATGTAGCCCCAGGAGCTTTAATATTAAGTTCATCTTCTAGTTCTATTGTAAACTTAATTAATCCTTCTAAAGAAAAACATTCTTCATTATATATAGGTTCTGGTATTATAGATTTTATTTTAAAAAATAATATAGACTTTCCAATTAAAGGATTAAACAATTTTATAAGGTATATTATAGAATTTAATACATCTGGTATGGCAATAATACCTATTGATAGATTTATGGCAGATAGAAAATATGTAAAAATTTACTATTACGCGGAAGGACTATTTCCAAGCTATGATATTATGAAGAAAGCATTAACTTATGCATTTACGAACGTAAATAAAGAATATGGATTTGGAAGAAATAAAACATACTGTTTCAAAATGGTAGCTGATTGTTACTATAACTTAGGTATAGGAGTAAAATCTTATAAGATGCTTGGAAAATACTTATATTTAAGTCAGTCGTTTAGTGAAGATGGTAGATGGTTTAAAGTCGTAGACACATCAACAGGAGAAAATCTAATTATTGGGAACTGTTACTATCTTATACGGTGAGTTTATAGTTAACGTAGTTCCAGGTTTCTTAGGCTTTGATGACTTCTTTCTTTTTATGCAGTTAGCTAATACTCTAATAGTATACAGGTAATCTAAAATAGCAAATTTCCTCAAATCGTTATTGGTAAGAAGTATACGATCTTCGGATAATGGACTGGTAACCGCACCGTCTAACTCGTGACCTCTAGAATATTTATACGCCATATCTAATATTTTGTTATTATTAGCTATATAATTAGCTAGTTGATTATTAGCGGAATTATTATCAGTAGTAGATGTATCAGTTTCTGTAACTTCTTGAATCCTTAAACCAGCTATGTATTCAGCATAGGTATCTAAGAACATTCCATTATCTGACATAATTTTATACATCTGGTCTAGATTAGGAGACTTTAACGGCATATCCAGAATCATAGATATCTCATCAGAAAATGACATAACTTTACCACCAGCTACAGTCTCTAAGTCTTTATATCCAGTTACTATGGGAAATATCTTATACTGAGCAAACTTTAGTATCGCGTATTTCATTTCTAGTAGATCTGATATTTCGCTAATAGGACGCTTTTTAGGGTCGAATAAATAAGTCTCTATTTCACTTACTATCTTAGCAGCGTGTATTAACTGATTACCTAGAATTAGAGTTAAAAGAGTAGCAACTGTAGTGTTAATTAGATAATTACAAGTTATAAAAAAGGATTTATTATGTGTTAACCTAGTAAGAATATTTCTCAACTCATTAAATTCTGACTCGTCTTGTACGTGTCGTCCGTAATTATTAGTCTTATCTAGTAAAGATTTTACACCGGCTATTGTTGGTATAGATACTTCAGATTCACATTTTTGATAAATACTGTTTATTATAGTATCTTTATTAGATGAATTATAAATATATTTAGCTCTAGATACTATACTAGCTATAGCTTTATCATCCATCAGACCTTGTAACAGTGTTTCTACTAATGATTTAGAAACTATATTAAAAATTCTTGATTGTTTCTGTTCTTCCATTTAAATTAAGTATTTTTAAAAATGGTAAAACCAGTTACATTATATAAGGTGAGTAATATTTACTAATACTATTAAATTTATTTATAACTACTTATATCACCAAAAAGATCATTATTTATAGTATATTTAACAATTGAGCAGTTTTAGAATGATACACTTAGACACTTAAACGAGTAAGTTAGAGTTACCTATTACTATAGGAAATTCAAGAGATATGTTTTTTGTTTCTGGGATTTCAACATATATAACCAGTAAATATTCTAAACGAATTATACTACAATTAAGTATTGAATGTGAAACTTGTGGAACTTTCAGCTGTTTATTATTCCAAATTTCAATATTACCAGGAAGTAGTTGCTTTCCACGCGATGAGGTAATAAGGTTTCTAACTTTCTTTATGTTTCTATCAGTATAAAATGTCTGTATTTGGTAGATACAGACATTAGGCATTACTGCACGAGATGAATTATTTTCAATTTCTGCAACTATCCTAACGTATTCACCAGGTACATAACCCTTTTTTTCAATCTTTGCAAGTAACGATATCACTTCAGACCTACAAAATAACAAAGTTCTCTCTTTCGATCCAGACTGATACGTTGTTAACAAAGGAGTATTAATATCTACATGCTCAAAAACTGTTAATTCTTTTTTTAACTTCATAGGTAATGAGCAAGCCCTGTGCAACTCCGCTTTCAAACAATAACGTATACTGCCGTATTTACTTTCAAATGAACTAGTGGGTAATGATTGAGGTAGTTCAAAACTGAACGCGTATTCGTGTCTTCCAGAGTGTATAACACGAGAGTTAGTATCTTTTACTAAAATATATTTACGATTAAGATATTCTATCTTTTTATAGTAATCATGAGCAGTAGTAGTAATAGGTATAGGTCCGATCTTCTTTTTTTCAGACCAATGTACTTTAGCGTAACCTTTTACAATGATTTGTATGAACTTTATTCTCACATCACTACATACTTCTAAAATTAGTCTCCCGGACACTGTATCACCCACAAAATACGTATTACTGTCATTCAAGTAGTCAAAGACTATATCTATATTTTTTATCTTACTGGATGTCATATCGTGTACTGTTGTTAGTATGTCGTATAATTAATTGTTATATTTTCATCTATAATTTAATATTTATACAGATATCTATCCGATCAATAAATGCTACAATACTGATTTAATATTATTCCTTTACATTATGATACAGAAAAATAAATTAAAATCAGTAAAATTATATATAAGTAACTTAACTAATCTTAAAATAAAAATAGTTTAGAATTACACCCTTAGACAGTAATACTAGATCTTAAAGTTCAGGACTCATTAAGTTATTGACATTTGTGTGATATAGATCTGTTATTGTTATTATTATCTGTAGGTATGGATATTAACGACCAAGATACATACGAAATACCTCCTATTCATTATGCTATAGAAACAAGAGATATAGAAACATTGAAAGTGTTAATCAGTAAAGGTGCAGATGTCAATACTCGAGATATTGATAATGACGTACCTTTGTATAAAGCTATGAATATTACTGATAATCAAATACATAATGAAATAGTAGATATTCTACTAAGAAACGGCGCTGATCTTAATATAACTAATAATTACCATTTCACTCCTTTACATGAAGCAGTTTTTACATCTCACTGGTTAACAGTTAAAAAGTTAATATATCACGGAGCTAATATCAATGCTAAAGACGAAACTGGCAAAACTCCTTTACATTATTCACGTAACAAACAAATAACAAAGTTATTAATACAACACGGAGCTGATATGAACTTACAAGATGTTTACGGATACAGTCCTATGTACTCTATGTTTAATAGTCCTGAATCAATAAATGTGTTACTAGATAACGGAGCAAATGCTAATATTCTAAATGATGTAAACAATACCCCTTTGGAATATATAATAAACCTACAAAGTAATTTTGGTCTTAATATTGACATTGCCAAACGTTGTTGTAATAATATAACTTCTAATGTATTATTAAACTCGTTTATAAATGATAACATTAAAAAAAGTGTAGGACATAATAAAAATATTAATATAATCAATAAAACTGAGTTTATCAAACCGTTTAAAGAGAAATGTGAGAAAGAATTAGAAGCTATTGCATCTACAAAAATTGGTGATAGATACTCTTTAAAGCATATTCTCGTATATAATGATATAGATTTATTTGTTAACCTTCGTAATAGAATATCTAAGTTAAACATTTCTAGTAAAAAATTTCCTATATATGGAAAATTATTAAAGAAAAAAATAGATTTAATTAATCACAGACGAAAACTTATAGATAAATCAATGAAGATATTAGATAATAACCTGAAACATAGCTACTTCAGCAAATTACCGATAGAAATAAGGTATAATATACTGTGTAAACTAAGTAACGATGATCTATATATAATTTTAGAATGATAGTATAGGTATATTTTTTATAATATAAGATCTATATAAAAAAATTATTACTTTACTATTCTAAATGATATTCTTGCATTAAATTCCAGTACAAACCAGTGGTAACACAATCAAGTATAAATTTCAAACAGGTACTTTGGGAATAATGTTTATAATATCTGAATTACTTAGTTTCTCCATTATGAGATATTTTACCTCGTAAGGAAGAATAGTCCATTTAGACTGGTTGATCTCATCATCGGTAACGCTTATAGCGGTTTTAAGCATCACAGATCTTTTCAGTGATATTTTAACAGCCTCTCTGAGAAGATACCTATAAATGTGGATTTCATTGTTTACAGTTAAGATCTTTTTAACGTTTCTAGCAAGCACGTTTTCGTTTTGCTGATGTGTGTTGTTTTCCAATATAAACATCTCATACAGACTTTTCTTACCGATTTTCTGACTCTTCATGTAAGTTAACTCTTGAATACATTTAGTCTTAACTTCTAGAAATTCTTCTGTATCTTCGATAGTAGAGGTATTATTCTTAAATCCCTCTCCTCGTCTTGTTTTTTTGTGTATAGATATGACGATCTCTGCTATTAAAGCTCCTATAGCTTCGGTTTTCAAGTTGACGCAGTAATTTTTTATCACATCAAGTATGGTACAATATTCTCCTTCAATCATTGTCATAATGTTACAATCAGCCCCTCTGCTGATGAGAAGCCTGACGATATCTGGTCTATTATTTTCTACGGCGCATAATAGAGCTACGTCACCGTTTCTTCCAACATAATTTGGATTTGCACCGCTGTCCAACAGAACTTTACAAATTGCTATATTCTTATACGCTACTGCGTACAATAACGGAGTATACCCACATCCGTCTTCAAGATCTAAAGTAGCTTTATGCTTGATTAGCAGCTTAGTCATGTTCACGTCTCCCATCATTACAGCCAAATGTAACGTAGAGGTTTTGTCGGTACTCGAGATATCTGGATCTGCTTTATACTTCAAAAGAGTTTTCATTATTTCTACTTTCTGTAACTTTGTAGCTAAATACAGAGGCGTCATTCCATCTTTATAAAATACATCATCTGCGTAAGTATTTAGCATCAACAGCATTTCTACAGCCTTTACTTTCCCTCTAACTACAGCATCGTGTAAAGGAGATCTTACTCCAGGTTTTACGTTTGGGATAGCACCGTGTTTCATCAGTAGTTTAATAGCTACAGAGTTTCTGAATTTCATGGCTAATGTTAAAGGAGATATACCATCGTAAAGCTCAAAATTTGGGTTATAACCAATGTTCAGCATGTACGATAGGATATTCATGTTATTTGTAGTGATAGCATCACACATTGCCACTTGATGATTCATCTTGTTACTAGAGGTATAATATAGCCGTTTACAACGACCGTCCGTAAGTACGATGTATAATTTTTCATTTTTTATATTACCGTGTACCAGATACCATTATAATGAATAAACTAACTATCTTGTCTATTTAAGACATACTTATAGTAAAAAATTATCTAACCTATTTAAATTTCTGATAGAGTTATATTCAGATTATTATAACTCGTGGTATTAGTAATAGTAATCTATTCAGTAATATAGGGAATAGGCGTAGTGGGGTAAATACCGTATGACAAACAAAACTTGTTAACTTCAGAATTATTCGTAGGATAAAATAAATGCGGAAGCGGTCCGTTATGGCAACCATCGTTAGGCGGGTACACTCTGTTCCAGTCTGTTATGTTTACAGGCGCCATCCAGATAACAAGGTTATGATCCATATTTGTTTTATTTGATGGATTGTTTCCGTCGGAAGGTGGCCAGGATAGATGTTTATGAGAATCATTAGATGCGTAAGTATCTTCAAATTTAGTTCTATTAATAGCGTATTCACACACCATTTTATCTAGCTTACTTGTTACAGTTCTTAAATAAATACCGTAGCCTTGACAAGTAGCTGGGTACATACATTGAGTTTTAACATGATAGGCGTCGAATACGGATCTGACACTAACTCTTTCAGGATATTCTACTGTCATACGAGTTATGTTTCCAATGATAAAGAAAGTAGTGTTTATACATAGTAATACATCAGAAGGTATACTAGCGTTATTAGTTACAATAGTAGCCTCGGGATCATAAGGTGTCATAATAACTAATATTGTAAACTTTATTAATCATTTTTTAACATAGGTAGTTAGTATAACATCTTTAGTTATACATATTTCTATTGTAAAAAAGTTATCAATAATACAACCATTTTTGTTTATGAAAAGAATTTTATTTCAATATCTTTTATCTCTTTCTCTGTTAATTCTTTTGGCTCTTGATCTTTCTTACATAATATTATTCTATCGATTCTTCGTTTAATTTGTTGATACGTTTCACATTCTATGTTTTTATATACTCTAGATGGATCTTTAATAGACGTAATAATAATGATTTTACTGTTGAATTCTCTAGACCCTCCTTTGAATTCTACTTTATAGGGATATCTATCAAGAAGTCTAAGTAATTGTGTAAAGATCATATCCCTACTTCTCAAGTCGTCAATAATGCATACTTCTTCTTTATCATATCCGTTCCACCATTTTGACTTATTTTTCCAGTATGTTTTCTTTCCTTGGCTCATTTGTTTAGCTAGTATTGTTTTCCCACTTTCGGATTCTCCAAAAATCCATATGACTTCTGGTTTCTCATTTCTTTCCTTATCCATCCATGTTACCCATTTTTCTGCAGCTTTTATAACATGTATTGAAGGTTTTATCTTTATTACTTCTTTCATACTTCCTTTATCCTCTAGTATTTTGTAAGCACGCTTTAAGTTGAAGTTTACTATTTTTTTTCTTCCTTTTTTGTAACAAGTATCTGTATCTGTATCCATATCTTCATTAATATCCTTTTTTCTACCCTGTCTTTTTCTTTCTCCAAATTCAATGTAATTTCCTTTTTTCTTACAATAATTAATGGCTTGTTCTTGTGTTACACATCTAGGTTCCCAGTATATCCTGCTATTTATAGATTTTAATCCGTGTAGTGTTTTCAAGTTGTTAAACTCTATGTATCCTTGTAAATACGGTATTCCATTATTATCTATTTCTTTCCCTATAATCATATAAACACAATCTATCTCCGTTAATTTCCTGTATTCTTCTTCTTCATAATTATTTAGAACGAAAATGAAATTTCGACTTCTTGTACACATATTAATACCAGTTAAATAATTTCGGTATTATACACATCAGTGTTAACTTCTGATTATTTCTATTTGTATATTTTGCTCATTATTTTTGAGTTTTTAACGAATAGTAGTAATACTTTAAGTATAACTGTCATTTTCTGTTTTAATTGTTAGTGAAGGTAATAAGAATGGATTTATATAATCAATAACTCGTGACATTAATGAACGCTTTTGTTATGTACAGTATAAAGATTTTAATCTATGAAAGAAAATATATTTATTAACGCTATCAAGTTATATAAATTATGAGAAATCTATACTGTTATAAAGAACTAATAAAAAAGTTGTAACGTAGAATTTTGTTTAATATTTACGAGTTTAAAACTGTATTCTGTTTCAATCTTTTTTTTAAAATAAAGACTCCAATAGAGAGTAGGAAATTTTTTATTTCATTTAACTACCGTGTATAAGATAACTCACTAGTTAATAAAGCTACACTAATATTATAATCCAGTTCGTACAGTAATTCCTGTATACCCTCTTCTATCGCATATAGTATTATAGAGTCTTCTACTTCACTCACAGTTGTTGGAAGTAGCGGCACGATAGTTGGATAAAAGCAAGTTAGTACCGGCATTCCAGTAACATTAACTAGTTCGTAACTCATAAAGGTGTTATTAACTAATAAGAGAATTTGTTTATCGATTTCATAACGGAAATCTTCTAATAAACCACATGTATAGTTTTCTTCTGAATATATTTTTATAGCTAGTTTTTTTTCTAGATCCAATAAACAACACTTTTCGTCATCATTTTTGTAAAATATTTCTTCTAAGTCGTTATCTGATAAAGTGCTAGTTATTACTTCCTTAGTAGTTTCTTTAATCCTTTCTTCTAACTCTAATACCTTTTCTTGATCAGCTACATAAGATATTTCTATAAGGTCCGCATCTACCGATACATCCGTAATACTTCTTGCCTCTCCAGTAAGCGCTTCCGATAATCTGTTAATAGATTTCGATAAAGATCCGTCTCTATATTCTATTAGTTTTAGATGATCGTCGTATAAAGTTTTAAGCGTATCCGAAAGTTCTTTATCTACATATTCGTTATTACTTCGTTTATCGTATTTAAAATTAAACACGTAAGGAGGTTTATCTAGTACTTCTGATTCTATCCACGTGTCCACGTAATGTATTAGTATAGTAGCTTTGCACGCTTCGTATTCAGGATGCGTATAAGCGACGTGATTCCATGTACTAATATATCCGCAATAGTGTCCAGGGTCTTCTTCATCTGGCCAAGTATACACTCCACAGTGTCTAACTTTATCCGCTTTATTACTGGGGTAGCCGTATTTCTTATATTCATCGTTCTTAATGGCACAGTGGTCTTTTGACGTAATAGTAGCGAAACAAAGTCCTTCGTATTTACTTATATTCCTAGATATAGTAAACATAGGACATTTCATATATATAGATTTTAAACTAAGATCTAAAGTAGCGGTACATTCACCCCCCTCCATATGTTTAAAAGTATATTTTTTACCATCACCATAATCGTTAGTCTGTGATTGCATGTATCCTAGAACAGATATGACAACGTTATAGTCGTATATGAATATATTTGCTCGCGATGTACATGGTAATAGTAAAAGTAAAATACTGCTATAAGTCCTTAATTGTTTTTTAGCATCTTCCCAAAAACGATTAGGATCATCGTACGATCTACCCAACTCTTTTACAGAAAATTCAATATCGAGTTCATAAGGAAACCTAGTAATCGCCTTCTCTAGATTCATAGCATCAACTGTGGTAGGATCATATTTTTCAGTAATTAACAGTTCATTACCGACATCTACTCGTAATATAAAATCCTGTGGCCATAGAGTAACTTTACCATAATATCCTATACAAGTTCTACCCTGCTTCCAAGTAACACATGTCCTTGACCTCCAAGGCATTCTTCCTCTCACTAAATCATCGAATAGTTTTCTTTTTCCTTCATAAGTATCTACTAATACAGCTTCTTCCTGGTATGCAGGTTTAACAAAAGATATCATTAGTATATCTGATTTATACCGACTATCATCGTTGTGAACACAGAACACTGCTACACCGCTACGTTCTTCTACAGAAGCGAACATTTTAACACTAAAGAAATCTGATAACGGTAGTTCTATCAGTCCAGATGTATTACCTACAGCAACAGGAGTAGACCCTGATGGACATGTCAGTACAAAACTATTAAAACCTGCATTGCTATCAAAAGTATAAACTTCTACGTATAAAGTTCTAATTCTACTAGCGCAAGAAGTTATATCATCTAATATCATCACATCCACCCAATAACATTCTTTTACATGCTTATTTGCACAATACTTAGCATGACCCGGTATCTCGTTAGGTTTAATAATAGTTTTGTTAAAGTCGTAGGTACTAAATGTGAAGAGTTGACGATGTTTATTATTACGTTCAAAAGGGTTTTCTAATACCCAACGTTGGTTTTTATCATCCCATGTTGTCATTTTCACTAGTATGCTACACGTTGTGCGCGTTATAGAAGTTTGTGAAGCGTCATACGGACATCCTTTCACTAAAAGATAAAAGTTTTTCATAGGGAATAGATCGCATACGTTAGATGGAAACTTTTTGGTAGCAGGTGGTTCTCCTGGAGTAGCCATCTTTAAAAGTTGCATATCCGTCATTTTAACTTCGAAAGGTTTAAGAGTAAGAGTTATATCTTTACCACACGTCAATTCTACAGTAGGAAACTTTGAAAGCATCGCCGCCATTCCTACAAACTGATAAAACTTGATACCCTCATCAGTTGTGAATTTTAAATTAGTATATGCAGTGATATCTAAGGTAGTTGATCTTAAGTGTCCAATAGGACACGCTACCGTTAAACTGAAATCTACTATAATACCGCTAGTATTAAGGTAGTATAAAACACTATCGATAGTATCTATAAAATATGTCGCCAATTTTTCTACCTGTGGCATAAAACTAGTATCAGATCGGTAAGATAAGAATATGGTCAAATCAGACCCAGGCATTAAGCATTTTCTAACGCCGGTACGTGCAGTATCTGCAACTATCTCATTATACATGCTGAATTTTCTAACTAACGGATCTATTGGTTTTTTAGTACCGGAAAGTGAATAGTATATATCTTTTCCAATGTCTATTAACCCGGAAATTAACGATAATCCCATTCCGGCAAATGAGAGATAAGGAGACGTTACTATACCAGCGGTTGCCATAGAAGTTCCTACACTAGATAGAGCGGTACTAACAGCCTCAATAACGGCTTCTGTATCGTCTCTAAATCCTTGCTCTATCCGTTGTAGTCTAGATTGTCTGTTAATCGTATTCATAGACATTGTTTGTATGGCTAACCCAAATACCATAGCTTTATCTACAGATGATGATACTTTCTGCATCTTTTCACTATATCTAGAACTCGTTGTAGATATACGACCAGTATTATCTTTAAACGATAGTCGAGAACTTCCACCACCACTTACTCTACTGTCACCGCTGTCGCTACCACTGCTACCTCTGTCACCACTTATTGCGCTACTGTCTACTGCGACGCTTCCTATCACGCTACCACTCACGCTACCACTCACGCTACCAGAATACATATCATCACCTACATCTAAATCCATGTATAACGAATCGTATATATGAGAAGACGAATGCGATCTTGAACTTCCTGGAATTCTTGGAAGCGGACGGTGTGCGAGATTATAAGCATCTCTTACTCGATCATAATCATTATAGCTAGTCAGTCTCATAGAATTCGCTACATCATAATACGCATAAGGCGTTACTAGATTAAGAAAAGGCCTGGCAGCCTGCTGCTGCATATTACCGAAAAAACCCATATTAGGAGTAGACATATAGATAAGCTCTTGCCCTCGTGCTGCAGAGGGATGCCTACGCCTTCCTTCGAGACTCTGTCTTCCAGGTACTATTCCCATAGCTCTAGCAGCATCTATATGTTGTTGATAAGGATCTTGATCTTGAAACTGACGTCCTTGTAAAGAGTCCTGACGTCCTTGGACGCGACCCTGTCTTCCGGGTACTATTCCCATAGCTATAGCAGCATCTATATTACTTTGATACGGATCTTGTAAAGAGGGAGTACGTATACGTCCTCGTGCGCCATTACTAGGTGCCTGTGCTGGTGGATTCGGGTGTCGCATAGCATTTGAAGCCGTACGAGGGTCTATATAATCATCACCGTTTCGATTACCTTCGGGTCTAGATCGTTGCCCCAACATCGCACATACTACATCGTTAGTACCGCGTTTACATCTCCTATGCGACGGTGAATGATATCGTGGACTTTCTGGATCATCTCTTCTATCTGTCCTGCTAGGAGTTGGAGGAGTTGCAGCAGAATCTACTAATTCTCTTAGGTTTTTATATTTACTTCTCGTATTCCTTTTGATGATAGCTCCTTTTCTTGTTAACGGACTTACTACTAACGTCGATGTGTCGACGTCGAATAAACCGGTAGATGTATCCGATACGGTAGATACTACGTGTACTCCCTTACCGCCTTTTTGTCTGTATGCACCGATATTTTCTACGAGATCATCACCCGTCCTGCGACGCATATATCCTCGTCTTACATAACTCTCCACCATTTGTATATCTTCTTCCTCTTCGTACAAAGCGCTTGCTCCAGCAGATGCTCCGCCAGACGCACCCCTAAACTGTAATTCCGCGTAACCAGCATCTTCAGAACCACTACTATACCCGATTCTAGACTCTAACGCTCCCCTAACAGATTCCATTTTTCTAGCTGTTATCGCTGCCAATCTTCCAGAAAGTATATTTTTAGAATCTTCAGGGACTTGATTTCTAGGACTAGGTCTGTTTATCTTATCGTATATCTCGTCTGTGGATGTATCCGCAGGAATGTTTGGTAAGAAATTTTGTAAAGTTTTCTTAGCTCTATCTTTTACTTTTGCGCGTATATCGATATCACCTGCTACTTGTATAGAAGATTCTTCAGAATAAGAAGTACTTACTCCTAATTGTAAATGAGTAGCTTCTCTCGGAATAACCTCTTCCATTCTCATAATCTTCTTCAAGTATTGTGATACTTCTATATCATCAGGATCATTTTCATCCTCTGAAGTTCCTCTCTTAGATCTACTGTTAGATGTAACCATACAGGTTACGAACTCATCTTCTTTTTTTCGATTATCGTACATACTATACATACATCTAATATCTTCCATTGATATATCGATGTACTTATCAGCATCACGTTTTACTCGGTGATTATTCTGTTTTATATAACTAGATAGGGATAACAAAGTATCAGACTGAAACTTTTCAATAGGCGCTACGTAGTCTATACAGTCTTTACCGTTTGTCATCATACAAGCGTATAATAATTCGGATAGCGTACCTGGTGTAGCTCCGTTCTCTCTTAAAGTAGTGTTAAACTCTTCAGGAATGCCAGCTACCTCTACCATTAAGCTTAAAGTACATGACTCGCAATTACTAATTACAGATTTATCTATTTTTACTTTGCCTTTAGGAGACTGACATTCCTTAACTATTCTTTTCCTAATGCATTCTATAAATTTATCTGAAGCAGTGTAAGGTTCATGAGTAGATACTCCTTTAAAAGTTATAGGTATAACGGATCTAGCCTGTGGAGACTTGCCTACTTTGTCTCCATTTCCTACACTAAAATTATATATTATAACTTCGTCTACGGTTACGTTATTACAACCGTTATCAAAGTAGGAAACGTGTTCCATAACTGGTAAATTAAAATACGCTCTATCACCTGTATCGTTTACAAACTGATTAATCATACTGTTGTTGTATAGCAATAGAGTTTTGACTATATTTTTATTTATACTCTTCCTGTTCTCAGTATCTTTACCGTTGGCTAGATCTGCGGATACTGTGATATTCATATTAATAGTGTAATTATATCTAAACACTCCTTTATTGTTAGAACATTTAGCCAAAAATATTCGCTTAACAGAAGCTAAAATACTATCCCAATTAAGGGATTTTATAAACATCTCCTTGTGTACTTTTTCAGCGATTGAAAGATAACCGTACGTTGCGGTAGCTGCGTAGTCAGTTCTTTCTTTGACATGATTTAAACTTTTAACAGTATTATGATATATCGATGACTTCCTTCTACAAAATTCTGATCGCGTTATCGCTATAAAAATTGTGAATATGATAATTATATCCATATTAGCTATGTTCTAAGACTTTTAGTTCATTTTTGAATCCGTATAGTATTTATTATATGTTTGATAATGAACTGACGTTATGTTTCATTAATATACTACTTATATTCATGTCAACTTCATACATTAATTCTTCCAAACCTTCTTTAAAAGCGCGTAATAATATTGTTTCTTCTATTTCGTTTCCAATTTTTTCCGTGTTAATGGGTATCACAGTAGCTTCTATACAGCTGACAATAGGTTCTCCTATTTCATATAGTAAATTAAAATCTTCTAATGTTCCATTTATAAGTATCAGAGGTCTTATCTGATCTTTAGACATATTGCTATATGTTATAAAATCATCATAAATGTAATCATCTATCTCACCACAGTAATAATTGGATAAAGTATTTATCTTTGTGATACTATTGTCTCTAAAATTAATCAGACAACACTTCTCTTTATTCTCAATTATGTCTTTGATATCTTTAGCCGACAAAGAATTTGCTATAACTTCTTGAGAAGTTATACTAATAGCACGTTCCAGTTCTTTTAAACGTTCAGTATCAGCCTTGTACGCTGTTTCAAGTATCCTACCGTTTACAACTACTTCAGTAATACTACGTCCATTGGAAGTAAGACTTTCCGATAGCCTATTTATAGCAGATGGTAACGAAACCTGTTTATATTCTGATATTGAACTATATTCCTCGTATAATCTTTTCAACGAATTAGATAGTCTTGGATTGACGTATTCGTTATTTTTATCGTATGTGAACTCAAATGCGTACGGTGGTTTAGAAAGTACTTCTTTCTCTATCCACGCGTCTTTGTAGTAAACGTTAATATAAGATCTACAAGGTTCGTATTTAGGATAACGATATCCTATATGTCTAAACTTACTATAGTAACCGCAGTAATGATCAGGATCTTCCCAAACAATTGGATGAATATACTTTTCACAGTATCTAGGAGTGTTAGCTTGTTCCTTAGAATAACCGCTAACTTTAACGTCATCTTCTACACTAGCACAGTGATCTCTAGAAGTAACAGTTATTGAACATATACCTTCGTATTTGTGTATCGTTCTAGGAATAGAAAATGCTTCGCAAGAAACGCTCATCATTCTTGTCTCTAAATCTAATTCTGCAAAACAATTACTTCCTGATACTCTAGTAAGTAGATACTTTTTACCGTCTGAGTAATCCTGCGTCATAGACTGATGGTATCCTAGACTAGAAATCGCCTCACTAGTGTTATATATTAACATATTAGCTCTCATCGTACAGGGCATTAAAATTAAGACTATAGAACTATAAGTTCTATACATGTTTTTAGCATCTTTCCAGAATCTATTAGAGTCATCGTACGCTTTTCCTAGATTACTGATGTAGTAATCAATCTTTAAATCAGAAGGAAACCATAACTTTGATTTTTCTATGCTATTAATGTTTATAGTATCAGGATGGTACTTCTCAGTTATCATTAATTCTGGTCCAATATCTGTTTCTATAATGTAATCCTCTGTCCATATATCTATTCTTCCATGATAACTAATACACGATCTCTTATGACTCCAAGTTACGCATTTCCTTGATCTCCAAGGCATATTTCCTAATTTTGCCATGTCTTCGAATACTCGTTCTTTACCAGTATATTCGTCTAAATATATAATTGAATCGTTATATTTTTGGGATACGAACTTAATATTGATAAGATCTGATTTAAATTTGCTATCGTAATTATCTACGCAAAATATGCCTATTTTCTTTTCTTTAGTAGAGGCGAACATTTTACTCGTGTAAAAATCACCTATAGGTAATTCTATTACTCCGTCTTTATTACCAACAGCTACCGGAGTAGATCCGGAAGGACAAGTTAATACAAAACTGGTAAAGCCCCTACCATCTCCAAAAGTATATACTTCCACATATATAGTTCTAGCTCTAGCTGTACAAGACGAAGTATCATCTAACAGCATAATATCTTTCCAATAACATTCCGTAGTGTGCTTACTAACACAAAATTTAGAATGTCCTTGTATAAGATTAGGTTTTATTATTATATCGCTAAAATTACGTTTTTTAAAAACGAATAATTGTTTCAGATCATTATCTTTTCCAAACGGACTTTCTAATATCCAACGCTTGCTTATGGGCTCCCAACTAGCAAGCCTTAGTAGAATGCTACATGTCATATGAGTGATGTAAGTTATAGAACTATCAAACGGACAACCACGCACTAATAGATTAAAAGTTTTTAGCGGAAATATATCGCATACGTTAGAAGGCATATTCTTGGTTTCTTCTGGCTCTCCTGGAGTAGCCATCTTTAGTAATTGCATATCTTGTATTTTTACTTCAAAAGGTTTTAAAGTAAGAGTAATATCTTTTCCGCAAGTTAATCTAACCGTTGGAAAACTAGAAAGCATAGCACCTAAGCTTAAAAACTTGTAAAACCGTACTCCGTCTTCATTAGTATACTTAAGAGTAGTGTACGCAGTTATATCTACATCTACGGATCTAAGATGTCCTAAAGGACAAGCTACAGTTAGTGAAAAATCTAACACGACGTTACTCGTGTTAAGATACATAAGAACACTGTCAGGTGTATCAATAAAATATAAAGATAGTTTATCTAAGGGTTGTTTAAAACTAGTGTCATTTCTATAGGACATATAAACTAGAGTCTCTGTACCTGGTATCATACACTTTCTGACTCCTGATCTTGCAGTATCTGACATATATCTACTATACATATTAAATGTTTGAATAACAGGATCTGGAGATCTAGGCTTTCCAGTTAGTATATGATATATATCTACTCCCGCGTCTATTAATCCTGCTATAGCAGATAAACCCATTCCTGAAAAGCATAATCTCGCAGACGTCAAGGATCCGGCTATAGACATTACTCCTCCGATGCTCTCTAACGAAGCGCTTACTGTTTCGGCAACAGCAGTAGCTCTGTCATTATCGCTATATCTTACTTGTAAATCTATTAATCTACTCGTGAGTAATTGTGAAGCTAAGTTAAATGTTACTGTTTTATCTAATAGTTTAGATATTTTGACCATCTTAGATCCATAATCGGTCAGAGGAGCCCCGCTACCTATAATGTAATTACTACTACTGCTTACGGTATTTATACTACCACCAGTATAACTACTTCTCGTACGTCCGCTACTATAATCGTTTCCGCTACTATAATCGTTTCCGCTACTATAATCGTTTCTGCTAGAATAGCTACTTCTAGTACGTCCGCTACTGTATCTACTAAGTATACTATTGACGCTCTCGCTATACATACTAGAAGCGCTATATTCACCACCGTTACCGTATCTACTGAGTATACTATTAACGCTCTCGCTATGAGTACTAGGTCTACCACGGGTATGGTAGGAATTAGAACTAGAACTTCCGGAGTTCGTTCTAGATCCTCTATTACTAGAATCATAATACCCGTGTAAATCTTGAGACATATCTATACTACTGCCTAAGTCTTCAGTATATAAACTGTTATGTGAACTCCCTGAAGAAGAACTCGATGTAGATCGTCTACCTGAGTCACGATGATTTGTAAGAGAAAGTAATCCACATACAGCGCCTATTCCTCGTTTGCACCTATACTTACTAGATGCATGATGAGTATATTGTGATTCTGCTGGTATCTGACTTTGTAACGTATATCGTGGTATATTATAGTGATTAAAAGACGAGCGCGTGGAATCGTAGATACCGTCGTTTTCTCTAAAGGGCCTAGAAATGATACTCTTTACTTCTACACCTAATACTTTCTCACCAGGTGTAGCTATAATAGTAACATCACGTCCTCCAGATTTTTTATAAGCGTTTATTCCATCCTTAAAATACGATATTACGTTTTTATGATGTTTACTATTTAACTCAATGTGCCTTAGTCGTCTCTCTAAATTATCCAAATCTTTTGTGAATATATGATGATAATGTTTATTCGTTTTCACCGCGCTTCTTATGGATTCTATTTTTCTAAAAGCTATAGAAGATAGGCTAGAAGAAACTATATTTTTACCTTTTAATCTCGGGATGGGAACATCAAGTATATTTAATATGTCTTTAGGTAAACTACCTGATGAGATTGTTGGCATGTAGGTTCTAAACTTTGATTTTATCATATCCTTTAGATTATTTATTATTTCCCCGTCTCCGCTAATTCCTTTATGTTTCTTATACATACCTACTTGCAGATGAGTGATATCTTGTATTACGTTATCTATACCTAGGTAATCCTTAATAACGTGGAGGAAATTATACGCACTACCATCTTCTGCGCTAGATCTTTTATATCTGACTCTAGGCATACTGCTACCTTTCCTTTCATGGTTATGAGACTTATCTCTGTTATTCTCGTATACACATTTATCGTATTCTTCACCGTTATCTTCTTCTAATTGATACATCTTATACATACAGTCTAAATGATTGTAGTTAATAAACGAATCTTTTACCTCTCCACATTCAGCGGATACATTCTGTAAAGAGCACCATGCGGTATTATAATCATTAGTATCTCTTTTAGATCTTCTCTTTTTACCTGTATAATTATGTAAGGTCTTTATAGAATTTGACTTTATCTTATCATTGATATAAATATAGTTAATGCAATCCACACCGCCAGTAACTTCACAGGTATAGAAAAGACTTGCCATTTTGTCATAAGTTAATCCTCCGCAAGTTGCTAGAGACGTCTTAAACTCGTCTGGTACAGGTACTACATCTACCATTAAACTCATATGACAATCGTTGCAATTATTGGTTAGTTTTGAGGTCATGATAAGTTGATTCGTCATCCCCGCGGTTTTGTAACAATTAAATAACATATGTTTTACGCATTCAGCAAATACGTTTGATGATTCGTATGGAGGGCTAGATGATACGCCTTTAAAAGTAACGGCTATAGTACTGTTATCTTCGTTTTTATTCATAGTAAAATTTCTAATAGTTACTTTATCAACTGTAATGTTTTTACACTTGTTATTATCGTAGGTAACATCAGATACTGGTGGTACACTACACGTCAGTACATTATCACGAGTCTCACAGTTAGAATGTTCAATGTTTTCTTTCGATAAAGATAATACAGTAGATGATATACATGAGAATAGATTTAGACCTAAATTTAAACCATTATGTCTCTTGTTTACTTCATTCGGAATACATAATGATACACTATAAGTGTAGTTATACCTATAAACCGGTTCGATACGATCTTGGACACTATACGTACCACACATCTTAATAAAATCATACTTAATTTTTTCTCTGATATGTTTCCAATTGAAACAGTTATGAAAGCGTTCTCTTTCTCTAGCTCTAGCTATCTTCAAGTATCTCATGGCGGCGATAGCTTTGTGATCTAGCAATTCTTTAGGTTTTGCGTAGTTAACAGTACTATGATATTTAGAATTTTTTCTTAAACAAGAATCATTTTCAGAGTAATCAGTGTATAACGCAAATACTACTGAACAAAACATAACACTTATAGTAATTTCCTTCATTATATTCATATAGCGCCATCTTTTTTTCATCTTATGATAAATGTTATATTATTATTAATAATACTGCTAACTTGCCTTTTAGTTCATTTTTAATACAATATAAAAATACAACAGTACTCTTTTCAAGGACTCGCTCCGCGAAGTGAAACGAGTCAGGACTCTTTTCAAAAATTCCGTTACATTTAATACTAAGAAACGGATAAGATTAGCAACATACAAACGTAAGTACGTAATTACGCTTAGATCAACGAAAATAAAAACAGAAAAAGAATAATCACATCGTGATATGAGCTACAAAGGTAATGAAAAGTAGTTTAATTATACTGATACCATTCATTTAATTAAAATGGATACAAATGTTGATGCTATTACTCCTAAAGAAGAAGATACCATCAACGTAATACAAGTTGATACAAATGTTGATGTTTTTAACCACACGGAATACACCACTAGTTTAACTAGACCAAATGTAAGTCTTGGTGTTATTAATCTTACACAAGAACAGTATACATTTCTTGTAAAATGTGGTTACGTCGCTACAGAAAATGGGATACAAAATCATGCATCAGTATCTAGGGAAACTATATTAACAGGAGTGAATAATATAAGAAATACAGAAAGTATACATAACGAAGGACGTCAGGACTCTTTCCAAGGACATCAGGACTCTTTACAAGGACATCAGGACTCTTTCCAAGGACTCGCTCCGCGACGTGAAACGAGTCAGGACTCTTTCCAAGGACATCAGGACTCTTTCCAAGGACTCGCTCCGCGACGTGAAACGAGTCAGGACTCTTTACAAGAAAACTCAATACAACAAACCATAAAAATCAAAATGCAAAAAATCACAGAAAGAGCAATTCAAAAAATCATAGAAGTAGAAATTCAGAAAATTGCAGAAAGGTCAATGAATAAAACTGTAGAAAGATCAACAAAGAAAATCTTAGAAAACGCAACGAAAAAAATCTCAGAAAACGAAATGCAAGAAACCATAGAAAGATCAATGAAAGAAACTATAGAAATAGTAATGAAAGACATCACAGAAAGAGTAACTCAAACAATTACAGAAAGATCGATGGAAGAAATCACAGAAAGAACAATTCAAGGAATCTCAGAAAGATCGATTCAAGAAATCACAGAAATCGAAATTCAGGAAATCACAGCAAATACAATAAAAGAAATCACAGATAGATCAATTCAAGAAATTACAAGAAGAGCAATTCAAGAAATCACTGAAATCGAAGTTGAAAGCATATCAGAAATCGAAATTCAAGAAATTATAGAAATGGCAATAAAAGAAACAATAGAAAGAGCAATGAAAAGGATTACAGAAAGAGCAATAAAGATCTTAAACATTGAAATTCGACAAATCACAGAAAGAGCAATGCAAGAAATTACAGAAAACACAATGCAAGAAATCGTAGAAATGATAATGCAAGAAATCACAGAAAACTCAATTCAAGAAGTCATAGAAAGAGCAATTCGAGAAATCATAGAAAATACAATGCAAAAAATCGTAGAAATTGAGATGCAAAAAACCACAAAAAGAGCAATGAACAAAATCATAGAAAGAGTAATGAATAAAACTGTAGAAAGATTAATGAATAGAATCACAGAAATAGCAATTAAGAGAATAATGAACATCGAAATTCATGAAATCACAGAAATAGCAATTCAAGAAATTACAGAAAACACAATGCAAGAAATCACAGAAAGATCAATGGAAAGATTAATGAATAAAACTCTAGAAATAGCAATGCAAAAAATCGTAGAAATTGAAGTTCAGGAAATCATAGAAAATGCAATACGAGAGAGCGAAATGCAAGAGAGCGAAATGAAAGAGAACGCAGAAAGAGCGATGCAAGAAATCGCAGAAAGAGAGATGAAAGAAATAGCGATGCAAGAAATCGTAGAAAGAGAGATGCAAGAAATCGCAATACAAGAAATCGCAGAAAGAGCGATGCAGGAAATCGCAATACAAGAAATCGCAGAAAGAGCGATGCAAGAGAGCGTGATGCAAGAAATCGAAATGCAAGAAATCACAGAAAGAACAATACAAGAAATCACAGAAAGAGCGATGCAGGAAATCGCAATACAAGAGAGTGCAAAAAGAGCGATGCAAGAGAGCGCAGAAAGAGCGATGCAAGAGAGCGTGATGCAAGAAATCGAGATGCAGGAAATTGCAGAAAGAGCGATGCAAGAGAGCGTGATGCAAGAAATCGAAATGCAGGAAAGAGCGATGCAGGAAAGAGCGATGCAAGAAAGAGCGATGCAAGAAAGAGCGATGCAAGAAATCGAAATGCAAGAAAGAGCGATGCAAGAAAGAGCGATGCAAGAAATCGAAATGCAGGAAAGAGAGATGCAGGAAAGAGCGATGCAAGAAATTGAGATACGAGAAATCAAAATACAAGAAAACGAGATACAAGAAAATGCAGGGATAAGTAAAAATAACACAAGAAAAGTAACATCTAAAAACGGTAAACGATTTAGATGTGTTATGTTTACGATTGAAAACTATAGTGATGAAGATTACGAGTCTCTTAAACTTATGGACTACAGATATATGATTATTTCAAAAGTAGTCGGAACTCAGAACTTATACGGATATATCGAATTTAAAAAACAGGTACCTTTATCAAACTTACGTAGAATTAATAAAAAAGCATATTGGGAAGAAAGGAAAGTAAATCAAAAACAAGTAATTAATATTTGTAAGAACATAGGAAATTGCATTGAGTTTGGAGAAAAAAAGGGTTTAGGTAGACCATGCAACCCAAATAAACCATGCAAACCAAACGGATCACGCAAAAGAGGTAGACCATGCAAATCCAAATCAAACGATTAAATCAGTTGTAAAATACGTTAGTCTTTTTATAATATATAGAGGTAATAATATCATATATTTTTATATCTAGTTACTAGTAGTAAAGACGAGTGTTTGCTAACATCCGCAACTGGAAGGTAGAAAATCTTTTATCTCAGATACTTTTACGTTTTTACCTAACATATACATTATCGTTATGTTAGATCTTGTTACTGGAGCGCAACAAATATGTATATTTTTTTTAATATCGTTAATAAACATGGATCCGTAAATGATAGATGATCTAGTGAATGAACTGATTATACACGTTCCTTTGCAATACGTAAATATAAAACTTTTAGGTCTTAATATCCAATTACATCCTAAATCCTTAAACTTCATATGTTTGTGTCTTAACAAACATTCTCCAAAATCAGGTACTTCATCTCCATATTCATCCCTATATTCTAACTTATCAAGATCTTGCTGTCTTAAACCTCCATCATAATGCTTATATTTTTTATGTACTGGTTGAAAGAATGCTGGATCAGATAATACAACTTGTCTCTTTTTGCGGCTAAGTAAGTTTAATGTTTCGTCCATCTTTAATTTCATGTCTTTGAGCGTATACCTACAACTGCTGCAATGTAAATCAGAAGTTTGACTTACGGTTATATCAATATTATGAGCATCCACGATATAAAGTTCCATAAACGGTTTCTTAGTAAAATCTACAAGTTCATCAGGTATAACTGTAAATTTTATATTGGTATCGCTATATTCTATTTCTTCCGTAATTGTTGATGGTAAAAGAATACATATCCAGTTATCATTAGGTTTAATAGTTTTATACAATGTTGTTTCTGTGTCTCCATAGTAATTAATAATTATATTCTTCTCATTATCAGTTTTTTTATAATAAATACAAACACTACATTCAGAGTATCTGTAATTGTTGAAATACATATCATAATTAGGAAAATGTAATTTACGATTTATGAAATATCCGTAAATAGTTAGATACTCTTTATTTTCATAGCCAGTAGGTTGTACTATAATATCGTTTCTAAAATTACCGGTAACATCTTCTTCATCAACTTTTAGGTAAGATAATAGAGCTTGTGAAAAAGTAATACATTCTATTATATATGTAAAATAAGATAACAGTATACAAAGGTATAATACCATGATGATATACTTCAAACTAGTTTTTATCTCTTATATTTTCATGTATCATTTTAATAATAATAATTGTGTAGATTTAATATCATCAGAAACAAGTGCTTCAAATATCAACGGAGATAATATAATTGATATATACAGTTCTATTATATCAACGACTCGTTTCACGTTGCGAAGCGAGTCAGAACTCTTACCAAGAGTAAAACGTGATTTTTTAGATATAGACGCTATATGTAATATACGTAGTATAAATATTAAGTTCGCCGACTATGGAATGAAATGGATATTATCGCCTTTAAGTACTGTGTTAACTTACTGTTACGGTATTTGCAGTATAAGTTCTTATCAAAAAACATCTTTAATGTATGGAACAATAATTACTAATCACATGCCAGATAATACTATACCGCAATGCTGTTACCCTATAACAAGATCAAACTTTACAATACGATATAAAGTAGGTAGAAATATCAAAACAGATGTAATAAATAACTTTATGCCATTAGAATGTGCATGTGGTTAGTAAGATTATTTAACAGATAATCATATAGTACTATCTAAAAGTACTTTATCTTTTTATGAAAAATAATGCAGTAAATTAGATAAAATAATAAATAACATTAACATGGACTTCTCAGATCTCGTTACTCGTGAAATTGACCAACGTTTCTGTTATATTAAGTACGACGAATTTGATTTAATCATGATGAAAGAAAATGGATTTATTAACGCTACAAAGTTATGCAAGTTGGGAGGAAAAGACTTTCACCGATGGAAAAGATTAGACGGTTCTAAAGAACTTATAACCAAAGTGAAAGAAATGAACGGTATGTGGAAAAGTGGTCCCCCCAGATCTGGGGGGGGCATAATTATTGAAGTAAACGGAGCTAATCAATATACTGATTATGATATAGCCGGTTCTTACGTTCATCAAGATTTAATACCTCATATTACTTCCTGGATTTCTCCTTTTTTCGCAGTAAAGGTGTCTAAGATTATAAATTGCTACTTATCTGGAAAGTACGAATTAAAGTTAAAGAAAAAAGAACAGGAAATTGCGGAAAAAGAAATAACAAATAAAGAGCTATTAGAGTTATTACAAGAATTTAATAGGAAATATGATAAAGACACGTTAGAGTTAAAGGAACGTTATAGAGAACTTAAAAAGTATAACAAACGTATGGAAGAGAAATACGATAGAGATACTCGAGAACTCAAAGAACACAATAAACGTATGGAAGAGAAATACGATCGAGATACTCTAGAACTCAAAACCGAGTTAAAGAAAATAGAAGAACGCCTAAAGGATAAAGTGATTAATCCTTCATCCCCAGATAAATTACACCGTTTGGTGATATTGCAAAAGAAAAACGATTCTAATTCTTTTAGGACTTTACGCGTTCAAGCTAAAGGTTTAGATAGAGAACTCGATAAAATCAAAAGAGATTACAGAGTTTTCTTTAACGCGTACGAGCCTAACGCCGTATCCTGTTTCAATCGTTTAAAAGAAAGACTGTTAGAACAAGAACGTGTTAAAATTAATTACAACGATTTTACGTTGTGTGATTTAGAGAATTACGGAGTAAGGGAACTCTATAACGATTTACAAAATCTAGATTTAGTACGTAAGTACGCTTAACGCTTTTTATGAAAAATAATGCCATAACTTAAGTAATATCATCATGGATTTCTCCGATCTCGTTACTCGTGAAATCGATGAGCGTTTCTGTTATATCAAGTATGATACTTTCGAACTTATTATGATGAAAGAAAATAACTATATAAACGCTACCAAGTTATGCAAACTAGAAGATAAAAAATTTAAGAATTGGTTACGGTTGGAAGGAACTAAAGAACTTATCAGTAAAATGGACGAAGTTAACAGTGTTTGGAATATAAAATCACCCGGCTCAGATCTGAGCCGGGTGATTTTAGAAGTGGGTACAGAATCTAAAGGTAAACACCAATACGAAGTAGCGGGTTCATACGTACATCCGGATCTTATTCCTCATATCGCTTCTTGGATTTCTCCATTGTTTGCGATAAAAGTATCAAAGATTATAAACTGTTACGTTTCTGGCAAATACGAGTTTAAGCTAAAGGAAAGAGAGGAAGAAATAAGAAAACGAGAGAATAAAATCGATGAACTTATGGAACTGTTATACAAGTTTAACGATAAATACGATAGGGATATAGCTAAAGCTGATGAACGTTATCGCGAACAACGTAAAGAAGCTAAAGAACATAAAAAACAAAATAAGGAATTATCGTTTAACATTAAACGTATGGAAGAAAAATACGATCGTGATACTAAAGAACTCAAAGAACACAACAAACGTATGGAAGAGAAATACAATCGTGATACTAAAGAACTCAAAGAACACAACAAACGTATGGAAGAAAAATATGATAGAGATACTCGAGAACTCAAAGAACACAACAAAGAATTATCTAACTCCGTTAAACGTATGGAAGAAAAATACGATCGAGATACTCTAGAACTCAAAACAGAGTTAAAGAAAATAGAAGAACGTTTAAAGGATAAAGTGATTAATCCTTCATCCCCAGATAAATTACACCGTTTGGTGATATTGCAAAAGAAAAACGATTCTAATTCTTTTAGGACTTTACGCGTTCAAGCTAAAGGTTTAGATAGAGAACTCGATAAAGTTAAAAGAGATTACAGAGTTTTCTTTAACGCGTACGAGCCTAACGCCGTATCCTGTTTCAATCGTTTAAAAGAAAGACTCTTGGAACAGGAACGCGTTAAAATTAATTACAACGATTTTACGTTGTGTGATTTAGAGAATTACGGAGTAAGGGAACTCTATAACGACTTACAGAATCTAGATTTAGTACGTAAATACACTTAGTTATTATATAGAATATTTGTTTACAATTATGAAAAGTTAATCACATACTGAATTAATTAATTTTTTTAACAAAACTATAATACATGCAAACATAGTTATTAACATCCGCATTCAGAAGGCATAAAGTTTTTAATTTCAGACTGCTTTATATTTTTACCGTGCATGTAGGTTATTTTAACACTTTGTCTTCTTATAGGCTTACAACATACATGTAACTTAGTTTTATGTATACTGTTTAGTAACATTTTCCCATAGATAACAGAAGACTTATCAAACGAACTAACTACACACGTACCTGTGCAATAACTAAACATAATACCTTTAGGTGATAATACCCAATTACATCCCATATCTTCAAATGTAATATATTGATATCTTAGAGAACATATATCATAATATGATATACTTGATTCTGGCGCAGTTATAGGATTACGGTTATGGTTATGATTATGATTATGATTACGGTTTAACCAATCACTTGATACACTGTAGAAAAATTGTCTTTTGTATCTTCTATTATGTTTTCCTTGAAAAGAGTAATGTCGTCCTTCATGTATTCCTAACATCGTTAATAAGTCTACATTAACATCTTCAAGTTTATAATCGCATAATTCATCACATTTATTGTTAATACTATAACTTATTGTATTGAACTGATCACTTTTCAAATATAATTCTAGTAATGGTTCTTTACTAGTATCCACGTAGATACTAGGACGTACTTTGAAACCAACTGAAAGATGGTGGTTATCAAAACTATATAAGTTTTCTATCATCCTTTCAGGTATCTTAATACATGTCCAAGTATCTTTAGGAATAATAGTTTCATTCACCGATAATAAATAAATACCATCGTTGTATTGTGTAATACTAATTGTCACACGTTCTCCACCCAGGCTATGATAATAAATACACATGCTAGATGCAACAACATCGTATGTTTCTAAATATTCATACGCATCAGGAAACGTAACTACTCCGCCATTAATTTGTCCACTTACTGTTATAGTCGGTGATTTTTCATAACCATGAGGAGATACTATTATTTTATCATTTAAATGATTAGTAACATCTTCTATTGTAAGATTCAGCTGTTCTAATAATATATCTGATAGAGAATTGTATTCGTGTGTATATACAAAGTACGAAAAAAGTATAGCGTAAAATAATTTCATACTGGTTACTTATGTATTTATATTTAGGAACTAATTATCGCATATCAATATGGTAAAAATATATATATGGGTATACGTGATAATATCATACTGTTACGCTAACAGCGATAAATATATCAACAGTACAGACTTTAAAAGTAAAATTAGCGAACTTGTTAAACGGGACATTATTTATAAAAAATACGTTAGTAATATACATCAACATGTATGTAGCTTAAATAGTGTATATTTAGACTTTTCTGCGCTTGGATATAAATGGATACATGAACCTAAAGGTATTCAATTCACATACTGTCACGGTACTTGTATCTTAAGTTCATACGATAAGAGTTCCGTAATATACGGAACAATAGTTACTAATTATCTAAGTAATAACAGAATACCTTTATGTTGTTCACCCAAAGAAAGAAAAGACATAACTATAACCTATTATCTAGGTAGAAATGTTAAAAAGCAGACAATACGCAACTTTATACCAACACACTGTGGATGCGGATAAAACCGTAATTTACAAATTTGGATTTAGTACGTAATTATATTTAACTGTTTTTGTCGAAAATTACTGATAGTTAATAAACTTATGCATTCTATATTAACATCTCAATTAGAATAGAATTATAAATGAAAGTAACGACGTTAGCGCAACTAAGTTATGTAATTTCACAGATGGAATAATTTTGTGTTACGCGTTATCAAACTGAAATTTAAGTATGATAATATCTCAGTGTATAGATATAAATCTTTTTCGATATAGATCACGTAGTTTTAGACCTAGTAGACTCAGTAGGAAAAGAGCTCTCAGCTTGAAGCGACGACTCGGTGAACATGGGTTCGAGTCATAGCTGTTGTTATGCTTGAATACAACCTTCTTTCTGATAGGAAACGTTAGCGCTATCAATATACCGTTTCCCGCCATATCTAAAAGCAGAGATCCCTTCAACGCGTATAACAACCTCACACAATGTGCCGATGCTTCAACTTGTGGTGGATTCAACATCATGATTATTGAAAAAGATAATAAAACAAGATGTCTTAAAGCAATATCGCGTGATAAATTCGAAAACAGTCACGGTAATAAAAATAGCCACGCTGGATTATCTCATCCGGATGCCGAAATGTTAGCTACGCAGATGTGGATAGGTCCTGTAAATATCACCAAAGACCAATGGAATACAGTATATCCACCTGGTGATTCGTGTCATAACGGACCTATGCCTCATAAAAATCCGGTTTATAACGATCCAAAGATCGATGGCTTTTGTATTCGCGATCGAAACATGCATAATAACAAATAACTTCTGTAGTTAGAAATATAGAATGAAATAATTATTAGGATCTGGGATATCTTAATCTTTCGCTGTTAAGTTATATGTCAGATGCTTTTTATGAAAAATAATGCTATAACTTAAGTAACAAGTAATAACATCATCATGGACTTTTCCAATCTCGTTACTCGTGAAATCGACGAACGTTTCTGTTACATCAAGTATGATAAATTTGAACTCATTATGATGAAAGAGAACGGATTTATTAACGCTACAAAGTTATGCAAGTTGGGAGGAAAAGACTTTCATCGTTGGAAACGATTAGATTATTCTAAAGAACTAATAAGGGAGGTAGAAGCCATAAATGATATATGGAAATTAAAATCACCCCCCCCAGATCTGGGGGGGGTGATTTTAGAAGTAGGTACTGTTTCTAAAGGTAAACATCAATACGAAGTAGCAGGTTCATACGTACACCAAGATTTAATCCCTCATATTACTTCTTGGATTTCTCCTTCTTTCGCCATAAAGGTGTCAAAGATAATCAACTGTTACGTTTCTGGCAAGTATGAGTTTAAGCTTAAGGAAAAAGAAAACAAGATAGATGAACTTATGGAACTGTTATACGAATTTAACAGTAAATACGATAGGGATACTGCTAAACTAGAAAAATACAATAAACGTATGGAAGAAAAATACGATAAAGATACGCGAGAACTCAAAGAACATAACAAAGAATTATCTAATTCCGTTAAACGTATGGAAGAGAAATACGATAGAGATACACGAGAACTCAAAGAAGGATTGAGAGAGTTAAAAGAAGAGAATAAAGAACTCAAAACCGAGTTAAAGAAAATAGAAGAACGTTTAAAGGATAAAGTGATTAACCCTTCATCTCCTAACAAGTTACATCGTTTGGTGATATTACAAAATAAGAGAGATCCTAATTCTTTTAAGACTTTACGATTACAAGCAGAACGCCTAGATAGAGAACTCGATAAAGTTAAAAGAGATTACAGAGTTTTCTTTAACGCGTACGAACCTAACGCCGTTTCTTGTTTCAACCGTTTAAAAGAAAGGTTACTAGAACAAGAACGCGTTAAAATCAATTACAACGATTTCGTGTTATGCGATTTAGAGAACTACGGAGTAAGGGAACTCTATAACGATTTACAAAATCTAGACTTAGTACGCAAGTACACATAATTTTTTTTATAAATATACATAGGTGCATTTGTAAAATAATACTTGAACACATGTATCCTAACATTGAGAGAAAAGAATATATTATAGAAGATGTATTTCTTTATTTATAGTAAAGACATAATAGTTATCTTAAAACTTAAAAATAATGGCGTAAAATAAACATATTAATATACATGAGATTTTTTATATTTCTGTTAAATTTGTTGTAAATAATCACTAAAGGATTGTAAAACAATGATCGGTAGAATCCATTTCATCTACAGAAATGGTGTTCGTAGAAAAGAATTTATACTACTGGTATTTCTGGGTTTGATAAATATAGCAAATGCTTTTGTATTAGTTAATACACCGGACAGTTACTTACTCGTACCTAGAAATAGTAGTATAAACGTAACTTGTACGTTTACTGATGATCAAGGAGCTGGAGCTGATGCTGTGAGTGTATCATGGAGCCGTGAAAACGGTAACCAGGATATTAAGGAAGGAGTTGATACAAATTGGAATGAAACGAGTCAATCAGGAGAAACTCGCTTATTTATATCTAATATTACAGATGATGAACAAAAGTATACTTGTTTAGTAAGCGTAAATGGAAGCGCCGATTATAAGCGTATAAAGCTACAAAGTATCAATAATACACACGAAAAAACTTTAGACAATAAAGTAGAAGTAACCCCTTATATGGAAGAAGTGAAAATATGTAATGGTCCTCCCTTGAAACTTAATTGTAGTTTTAAATTCCGAGATCGATGTACACAAGAAGTTAGAGTAGGTTGGTGGGAGTATAATAATGATACACAAGTGTGGGGAAAACATGTCGATGGAATCAGTTGGGTTTCAAATGGTTGGAATGGAACTGGGTGGTTAAATATCTCAAATCCTGGAACAGAAACCACATTCATGTGCGTAGTTACGTGTGGGGATGTTGGAAATGTTGGCATTAGAGTAATGGTACCAGTACCACCACAACCTCGAGATGGACAAAAAATCAAAGCAAAGCATGCCCAATACCCCGCAGTACGAAATATGAGTCTTATGCTGGTATGTGATATTGATAAAGATTCATACAGCGAAAGCGGATGGTGGTTCAATGGAAGTAACATAGGTAATAGTAATAAGCATACACTCGATAATAAGAAAAACTCAATAGAGTTACTAGTTCAAGCTGCAGGTGGAGAAGATGAAGGACAGTATACTTGTTGGGTATCTAAAGACGGTTGGTGGGATGCTACATCACTCAATGTGTATATCACGGAAGAGTCATATACATAAAGATGATGACGTCCTTATGAATAGTTTACTACAAAAATGAAATCGCGATAAACTAGTAACTAATTTCTTTGTAGTAAAGCTATTATACGGTGTTTTAATATATCACCTACAAACTTAAAACCGTTTCTGTTACATCAAGTATGATATTGAAATAATAATAATAAATATAATGAAATATATGTGATCTACGTAGATTTCAAATATTATACGACGGGTAATATAACAAGAACTCTAGTATATCTGTTATATAGTTATAAATATTATTTTAACAATGACCTGTAAAAAAGGATTAATGATGATAGTATTTCTGTATTTGATAAGTTTAGCAAAAACTTCTTTTGTAACAGTTAAAGCACAACAAACTTGTGTACGCGTAAATGAAAACAGCGCTGTAAATCTAACCTGTTTGTTTACAAACGGACAAGGAAATGTATCAGACGATGTAAAAGTGAGCTGGACACATAACTCAACCTTGACACGTAATAATAGTAACAAAAACATTACAGGGGTATACACGACTTGGAATGCAACGACTCGATCAGGACAAACCGTCTTGCATATACCCGCTGTATCAAAAGAACAAGAAGGAACGTATACTTGTGTAGTATTGATATCTGGTAGCACTGATTATAAAAAGATAAATATAGAAGTTATTAATAGCACACAAGAAGATAATGTAGAAACTACTACAGAAACTACTGTAGAAAATAAAACAGATACAATACGTTACGTGAGTGCGTGTAATGTTTTGACATTTATTATTATGCTCGTATCAGTATTAATATAAATATACACAGAATCTAGACTTAGTGCGTAAGTACGCTTCGCTTTTTTTATGAAAAATAATGCTTAGTTTAAGTAACAAGTACTAACATCATCATGGATTTCTCCGATCTCGTTACTCGTGAAATCGACGAGCGTTTCTGTTATATCAAGTATGATATTTTCGAACTTATTATGATGAAAGAGAACAATTACATTAACGCTACTAAGTTATGTAAGTTAGGAGGAAAGAATTTAAAGCATTGGTTAGAAAATAAGCAAAGTAAAGACCTAATAAAGGAACTAGAAGATATTAACAGCGTATGGAAACCATTTCCAGCTGGCCGGAATTCCGGCCAGCTGGAATCAATAATAATAGTGGAGTCAGAGGGCAAGAATGGAAAAAAATACGAGGTAGCAGGTTCCTACGTACACCAAGATCTACTACCGCATATATGTTCTTGGATTTCTCCTTCATTCGCTATTAAAGTTTCTAAAATTGTAAATTGTTACATGTCGGAACGGTACGTGTTCAAGATTAAAGAGAAAGAAGAAGAAATAAAGAAACGAGAGAATAAAATAGATGAACTTATGGAACTGTTATACAAGTTTAACGATAAATATGATAGGGATATAGCTGAAGCTAAAGAGCGTTATCGCGAACAACGCAAACAAGCTAAAGAACTCAAAGAACACAACAAGGAATTATATAATTCCGTTAAACGTATGGAAGAGAAATACGATCGAGATACACAAGAACTAAAATATAATTTGACGGAGCTTAAGGAATATAACAAAGAACTAAAAGAACAGAATAAGAATTTAGAGCGTAAACTCGAAAGAATCGAGGAACGTTTAAAGGATAAAGTGATTAATCCTTCATCCCCTAATAAGTTACACCGTTTGGTGATATTACAAAATAAGAGAGATCCTAATTCTTTTAAGACTTTACGATTACAAGCCGAACGCCTAGATAGAGAACTCGATAAAGTTAAAAGAGATTACAGAGTTTTCTTTAACGCGTACGAGCCTAACGCCGTTTCTTGTTTCAACCGTTTAAAAGAAAGGTTACTAGAACAAGAACGCGTTAAGATCAATTACAATGATTTTACGTTATGTGATTTAGAGAATTACGGAGTAAGAGAACTCTATAACGATTTACAAAATCTAGACTTAGTACGCAAGTACGCTTAACGCTTTTTTATGAAAAATAATGCCATAACTTAAGTAATATCATCATGGATTTCTCCGATCTCGTTACTCGTGAAATCGACGAGCGTTTCTGTTATATCAAGTATGATACTTTTGAACTCATTATGATGAAAGAAAATAACTATATAAACGCTACTAAGTTATGTAAACTTGAAGGAAAAGAGTTTTACAATTGGAGAAAACTTGAAGGTTCTAGGGAACTTGTAAAAAAGGTGGAAGAGATTAATAACTTTTGGAAAGTAAAATCACCCCCTTCAGATGTGAAGGGGGTGATTTTAGAGGTAGGTACTGTTTCTAAAGGTAAACACCAATACGAAGTAGCGGGTTCTTACGTTCATCCGGATTTAATACCCCATATAGCTTCTTGGATTTCTCCCTCTTTCGCTGTAAAGGTATCAAAGATAATCAATTGTTACGTTTCTGGCAAATATGAGTTTAAGCTGAAGGAACGAGAGAATAAAATCGATGAACTTATGGAACTATTATACAAGTTTAACGATAAATACGATAGAGATACTGCAAAATTAGAGAAATACAATAAACGCATGGAAAAGAAATACGATAGAGACACTAGAGAACTCAAAGAACACAACAAACGTATGGAAGAGAAATACGATAGAGATACTAACGAACTCAAGTCGGAATTGAGAGAAGTAAAAACCGAGTTAAAGAAACTAGAAGAACGTTTAAAGGATAAAGTGATTAATCCTACTTCTCCTAACAAGTTACACCGTTTGGTGATATTACAAAATAAGAGAGATCCTAATTCTTTTAAGACTTTACGATTACAAGCCGAACGCCTAGATAGAGAACTCGATAAAGTTAAAAGAGATTACAGAGTTTTCTTTAACGCGTACGAACCCAACGCAGTATCCTGTTTCAATCGTTTAAAAGAAAGACTGTTAGAACAAGAACGCGTTAAGATCAATTATAACGATTTTACGTTGTGTGATTTAGAGAATTACGGAGTAAGAGAACTGTATAACGATTTAAACAATTTGGATTTAGTACGCAAGTACGCTTAATGTTTTTTATCAAAAGTAAAGTGTTATAAAGTTGATAATTAAACGTAAGACATGATATACGTTACACGTGTTATTAGAGATGCAAAGAGGTATGTTTATAGTGTTAGAAGGACTAGATAGATCGGGTAAAACTGTACAATGTGAAAAACTATTACAATACATGTTAGAAAAGGGATATAAAACCGAATCTTTAAAATTTCCAAACAGGGAAACGGAAATAGGTAAAGTAATAAACAGTTACTTGGAAAAGAAAATAAATATCAACGACCGTGCTATACATCTCTTATTTTCCGCTAATAGATGGGAGTTAGCTGATCTAATTAAAGATAAACTAAGTCATAATATTAATTTAATAGTAGATAGATACGCTTTTTCTGGAGCTGCGTTTACTGCGGCTAAAAACAACGTTTCTCTTGAGTGGTGTAAACTTACCGACTCTGGACTACCGTTACCAGATTTAGTTATTTTCTTGGATATATCGGCTAGTGAATCTTCTGATAGGGAGAACTTTGGAATGGAAAGATACGAAACCGCTAGTTTTCAAGATGAAGTCAGAAAACGTTTTTACGATCTTATAAAAGGTACTGACTCAATAAACTGGAAAGTAATTGATGCTACGAAAACTATAGAAGATATTCATGAAGAAATAAAACTACTCGTAGAAGATGTTATCGATAAACTTAATGATCCTATAGGGAGTTTATGGACGTTTCTATAAGACGTGTAAATCAATTACATTATATCAAGTTTAAATAACAAATAAAAAATAAATGAGTTTGCGTATAAAAATCGATAAGTTGCGTCAGCTAGTCACATATTTTTCAGAGTTTAGTGAAGAGGTATCTATAAATATAGATGTGAAAAGTAACGTACTTTATATATTTGCTACGTTAGGAGGATCTATCAACATATGGACCATAGTTCCTTTAAACTCTAACGTTTTTTATAACGGTAGTGAAAATTACGTATTTAATCTACCAGTATTAAAAGTAAAAAACTGTTTGTGTAGTTTTCACAATGACGCCGTAGTATCCATTACTGCTGACCATGAACATAACACCGTAACGCTAACGAGTCATTATACAGTAAGCATAGACTGTAATAACGAACAAATACCTCATAATACAGGAACTAGTATATCGCTAGGAATAGATCAGAAAAAATCTTATATCTTTAATTTTAACAAGTATGAAGAGAAATGTTGCGGAAGAACTGTTTTCCATTTAGATATGCTATTAGGTTTTATAAAATGTATAAGTCAGTATCAGTATCTTAACGTTTGTTTCGATGATAAAAAACTAGTACTTAAGACTCCGGGTACAAGAGATACGTTCGTTAGAAGTTACTCTATGACAGAGTGGTCACCAGCTTTGCAAAACTATTCTTTTAAAATAGCTATCTTTTCGCTAAATAAGCTAAGAGGATTTAAGAAGAGAGTTTTAGTGTTTGAGTCAAAGATAGTTATGGATGCTGAAGGAAATATATTAGGACTATTATTTAGAGATAAGATAGGAACGTATAAAGTAAATGTCTTTATGGCATTTCAAGATTAATCAGTAGAAATAAATGGGATCTAGTATAGTTCTTCCAACAAAAGATCCTCCTAAAGATAATGACACTTACGAAACATCTACTAGCGTACCAAAACTGTTGGAGTCCATACCCGGTATAAAACTAGGAGAAAATATAAGAATAGGATATAAACCCGGAAGTGAAACTTATGATGCGTTTCCAGAATTTACTATTACAGAGGTAGTTCACGGATTATACGAGATCTCCAGGAAAAGTTATCAAGGAGACCAGAAAAAATGCTGCGCCGTTCCATCTCTTAATCATTATTGGGAAGATAAAGACGGTAAAATATTCCAAAAGTATGATACTGGTAGAAAATTAAAAACATGCGATCCTTTTACAAAAACAATTTCTGGTTCTACTATGTGCGATAACATTCTAACGGATTTATGTATCGATGCAAACTCTGGAATAGATAGAACTATATGTAACGAGTGGATGGGATACGCCCTTACTAGACCTAATACTTCTATAACAGATTCTATAAACGATCGTTACATAAGATTATGTTCTAAAAATGTTAATAACTCTGTATGCGAAGATTGGTTACATCATCTTAGAATAATAGGAGGTAAAAAGAATGACGATATAATAGACGAAGTACTATTACAACAATCACCAGAATTTAAGTCTAAATATATGAAATGTAGTTTTCCTAGCCACGATACTGTTTTTTTATCAGATAGAGTTATAGAACCTAGGGAATGTTGGGATCAGGAATGTATAAATTCTAATGTGCATTTCTTATTAAGTAAAAACTATCATAACTTATCTCTGTGTCATATATACAGATGTAACGTAAGTATTAATAATTTATTAATAGATAGCAAGTCTAGCGTTAAGATATCATGTCACGATGAAACATCAACTAAAGGAAAGTACAATACTAATGATAGGAAAAATTTTGTTAATGATATACTTAATTCATCGTTTACTATAAAGGGAGGAATCTTTTTTGTATTATTTATCTTATTAGCGTTATTATTAATTGTTTTACTTTAAATGGGAGCCGCCGCCAGTATCCAAACTACCGTTACTACTCTTAATAAGAGAATATCGGAGAAGTTAGAGCAGTCTGCTCAAGCATCCGCTGCAGCTAACTGTGATATACATATAGGTAATATCCTGTTTAAAAAAAATAGAGGATGCAACGTTTTAGTAAAGAATATGTGTTCTGCAAATGCATCTGCGCAGCTAGACGCTATTGTTTCGGCTGTGAAAGAAGTATACAACGATTTAAGCGCGGAACAAAAGGCTTACGCGCCGAGTTTGTTAACGGCGGCACTTAATATCCAAACAAACGTTAGTACTATCACTCAAGATTTTGAAACTTATTTAAAGCAAAAATGTAACTCAGATGCCGTTATTAAAAACACCTTGAGCATACAGAGTCTTGAGGTGGACGATTGTTCAGCTCCACCTGGTCAGATTATGACATTTGAATTTATTAATACCGGTACTGCTACTGGAAACTGCGCTATGAAGTCCGTATTGGATGTTCTTACTAAAAGCAGCGATAGAGTATCGGGTAACCAAGAATCCGGTAATGATTTTGTAAAGTACCTTTACATCATAGGAGGCGTGATATGTTTCTTGATTCTATTATATTACATTAAAAAGTTATTTTTTATGTCTACCAACGATAAAGTCAAGGTTATATTGGCTAAAAAACCTGATGTTCATTGGTCAACATATTTAGATACTTATTTTAGATCATCTCCTGTAATAATATAAATCTAATTGAAGAAGATAGTACATAAAATAAATATTAATGTATTATTTGTATATTAATAATGATGAAGAACTTTATTTTAGAGCAGTTACGATCTATGGAAGAATCTACTTCCGTTAATATAGGGCTTCTTAAGATCATGATGAATAGATGTATACGTACTGATTATGTATTAATCAACATGTTTCTACATTTTATTCTAGATAGCTTTTTAAGTTCTTGTGTAGTAATACTATCTATAGTTTCTTATATCGATAGGAACAAAGAAGTTTTTTTAATAGCTCAAATATGTAATCTGATTTTTGTGTTTTCTCTCAGATTTTTATCTTATTTATTAGAATCTATAGATTGATATTAGCTAACATAGATCTTGTTATTAACTCATTAGCCATAAAAACATCATGAGTATAGAAGTCATCTATCTCAAAGATACTGCCTCCGTCTACAGAGTATATAATACGAACGATATTATTTATAGAAACCTCTGATAATGTTATCCCTACCATTAACGAATCGTTGTGCATAACGTACACTAGAGACCCTGGTTCTGTAAGTCTATGTATCTGAGTAGTGTTTATATAATTCTTTTTTATTTTGAAAATATCTAAATACTGCCTGGATATATTTTCTAGGTGATTCCTTATAAACCACTCAAAGAAGTAATTTACCGGTTGTAGATTACGTCTTACCATCATATCTCGATGAGCGGCTATATAATCTAAATAGCATGATTGAGGAAGTTCCGCTTTATACAAATGGGTATTAATAGATAGCAATACGAGAGATTCGGTAACGAATAACAATACTAAATGGTTTATAGACATAGAAATAGTACTTTTGGGTATAGATACTACATCAAACTTAAAGTCGTCAGAAAATATATTGTTCTTATAAAGCGAGTATAATATCGCCGTCATCTGCAATACTATATCTTTAGATAAGCATAGATTTTGAAGGTCTAGATTTGTACGTTTCATATCCTTAAAATACTCAAAGTATATAGTCCTACCGTATTGATGATCTTTTACACTATATATCAAAGGAAATCCTAACGCTTTTCCAGCTTTTACGAGAGCTGATAGCGTTACCCAACAGTTGGCTTCTTCCGTACATACCTGTTTACGTATGTTAAAATACTCTCCTATATAACACGATAAGTCGTATCTCTTTTTTTCCTGGTAATAATTACATAATCTTTGTTCAGTAAAAGGTATTTGTCTATTATACTCGTTAGCTGCATTATTTTTACTCATTTAATCTTAAAAAAAACTTATCTAAATGAACAACCTGTTTGAAAACTTATTCGGTGATAAGGCACTATGTGCTACGGTTACGAGGGAACAGTTATTTGATATGGTAGCTGCAGGAGCTAAATATAAATTTCCGAAGTCTCTATTATCTATTTACAAGATAGTGCCTAAAATTATGACACGTTATCCCATGAAACTTCTAACTAACGAATCTATTTCGGGTGTAGTGATAACCACTGTTTATAATCTTAAGAAAAATCTGTCGATACCTGAGAAAACTAAACTTACTAAACAGGATATAGAGAAATACTATCTGGATAAAAACATAGAAGTGTTGAACCTTATGATATCTAATACATCAGTAGAAGACTTGGCATGCGGAAGACAGAGACGTAAAAGAACAGCTAAAAGAAAAGAACCTGTTATCTTTTTGGGGGTATCCGCTCCTATTATAGTATTAATGACTTCCAAAAAAGCTGTTAATACGTATGTTCAGGACAAGGAATCAGATCCCAGTACAGATTACGTAAACATTACTCCAGGAATTGCTGTACTAGAAAACTATGGAAATACTCGTCTTCTAGACGTTCATAACCCGTCAGCTGTATTAACAGTTTCTGCAGTTTATGGGTTAGATAGTAATATGGAGTTAAAAAAACTAAGTACAGTTGCTGAAATGGAAAACTATCAGAATACTAACATAGGAAAACCTATAGACTTGAAAAAGTTTACAGAAATCTTTTCTACAATTAAGAAACATCTATCATTATCAAATTTCACTATGTAAATGGACAAAGATAATAAGAATGTTACTTTTAGCCCGGTGTTCATAGAACCTAGATTTAAACATGAATTTCTATCATCTAATAAATACTTCTATATTTTGGTGTTTGAAGTAATAGTTGCATTGATTATTATTAATTTCTTTTTTAAAGAAGAGGTACTTTACGCTTTTCTACCGTTACAAAAACCCCCTAAAAACTCTATAAACAGTTTATTAGATAAGACATTTTTAAAATGCGAAGAAAATGGATCTTTAATGATAGTTAGACCATCAGGAACTTACCCAGCTTTAAATCTAGAAGGTAATCCAATACAAATTTCAGATTGTAGTTTGCTTTTATCATCATTAAATGGAAGAGACCGATCAACATCTCCTTACTCTATTTTTAACAGATGATAATAGTTTTTATGCCTATTTAGCTGAAAAAACTGATGATGAAGCAATAAGGGATATAGATAAAATTAAAAACTATATGGATTTTCTTCTAGGTACTTTAATTAGATCTAAGGAAAAACTGGAGAATATAGGATGCTCTTACGAACCGATGAGTGAATCTTTTAAGACTATTATTAAGGTAAAGGACGATGGTACTTTAGTAAAAGCGTTTAATAAACCGCTGCTAAATCCCTTGTCCGAAAAGGTGAAATTAAATAGAGGTTATGTATCTGATTTTGCTATAAGTATTATAAGATTATCAAAAAATAACCCTTTTAACTTACCAAAGAATACTAAATACATAAATCCAAATAATAATATGTATATAAGTAACCTAATATCTATTCTAAAATCTAATTAAAGTAATTTATTTTATATCGTAATAAATTAAAATATGAATGTAATAGAACTTTCTAAACCTTTCATATTTTATGACGAATTAGTACATAGGCTAGACTACGATAAAGCTATAGAATGTTCTTGCAAAGCGAAATTTCAAGGACAAGGACAGTTGAAATTGTTATTAGGAGAGTTATACTTCTTAAACACATTATTAAGAAATAATATGTTATACTCTGATATGGTGATTGTATATATAGGTTCTGCTCCAGGTAGCCATATAAAATTTTTATATAGTCACTTGGAATCTTTAGGAATACGATTAAAGTGGATACTGATAGACGGACGGGATCATGATTCTTCTCTGAGTACTCTTAGAAATGTTACCATTATAAAGAGATTTGTAGACGAACAATACTTGTTTAAGTTGCATGAAAAACTAAAGAAAGAAAAGGTAATTTTAATATCTGATATACGGTCATTAAGAGGAAAAGAACCTACCAGTGAAGACTTATTACATGATTATTCTCTACAGAATCTTATGATTAGTATACTCAGGCCTATAGCATCTAGCCTTAAATGGCGATGTCCTTTTCCTGATCAATGGATAAGAGATTTTTACATACCTTTAGGAGACGAGTTCTTACAACCATTTGCGCCTTCTTATTCCGCAGAAATGCGACTTTTAGGTTCTTATACAAGAGGACCTATAAGACTGATAAGAATTACTAGAGAAGCTGCTGTAGAATATGAAAAAAAAATGTTTTATCTAAATAATAAAGTAAGAAAGAGTATTGTTTTGGATTTTGACTATCCTAGACAAGAGTACGATTTCTTTCATATGTTTTATATCCTTAAAGATTTAATCGTGTCTGAGTCTTTAGAATTTACTACAGACAAGCAAAAAGTAATATTTCTTCAGGATTCGATATTTAAATCTCTAAATATAAAACCAACACCATGATGAACCAATATAACGTTAGTTACTTATCAAAGATATTGTGTCTTAAAGCGGAAATATCATATAGACCTTTTTCAGTAATTAGTAAAAACATTATAAAACAATATTATATAGATGTAGAGTATAAAGATATAGGTAGTATAGTGAAAACTAGGCATAAGACGGATAATGCTATAACAGTTTTTCAAATATTTAATGAGTCGAATATAAAATATAGTCCTATAGAATATGATTATGGAGAGCCAATTATTATAACGGCTAATTTACAACAAGGGCATAACAAAATACCCATAAATATGCTGTACGTGGATACTGTAGAATCTGATATGTTTCCTGTATTTTCTAGGTTAGATAAAAACGAAACTAGGATAATATCAGATATATTACACTCAGAAGATAAAAAAGAACCATCTTTAAGATTGCCAAAAGTAGCCGATACCGAGTTATCGGTAAAGATATTATACCATAAAGATTATCCTTTAAAATACGTACGTTACTATAAAAATAATATTATGACAGGATTAGAATTTATAGATAGAGTAGTTGTAATAACTAGTTGATAAAGATTATTAGCGCTAGTACTATAAGGGCTAGTATAAGGTATTTAGGATTTATTACAGGTACACTTATAATTTGGTGTAAAGGTCTAATAAAGTAACTGGTAGATATAGCGCGACTAGATAAACAATCGTTATTTACTTTCAAAATACCGTCTATTAGATTTACTTCTCCTAGAGAAACGCTACAATCTATAACGTTACATCTTTTTATATTATCTTTTAGAGCCGTAGGTATCTTAGCAGTTTTTCTCTTACAGGGCTCGTACCAACAGTAATAAGGTAGTAGTAACTCTTCTCCTATTTTTTCTATGGTTGGTTCTGGATACAAACATAAACAATCGCTATCTTTTTGGTTGTCTTTGCAATATTTAAATATTTCTTCATCATCAATAACCGCACTCATATTAAAATTTTAAAACTTAAAAATAATAGCCTTGATAAAAAAATGTCTGTGATATCTAAAGTGAGTTATAGTTTATACTCCCAAAACGAGATAAATGCAACTGATATTAATATTAATCATGTGAAGGCTGATGATGAAGCAGGTACCGTTAAAGATAGTAGATTAGGAGCTACCGACGGGGTACTGTGTAAGACGTGTAATAGGACGGAGCTAGAATGTTTCGGACACTGGGGAAAAGTCCGTATTTATGAGAACATTATTATTCGACCGGAATATATAAACGAAGTGTTGCGTATACAAAATCATATATGTCTGACTTGTGGATTACTAAGGTCTAGAGAACCTTATACCATAAAAGATATTTCCGCTCTCAGTAGTGCAGAGATTAGAAAGCTAAAAGATAAAATATCGTCTAAAAAGAAATCATGTTGGAATAGTAGATGTATGCAACCTTACCAAAAGATAAACTTCTCTAAGAAGAAAGTATGTTTGGTTAATAAAACGGATGAGTTCTGCGTTCCAAACGCTTTAGTCTATGAAAAGTTAACGTCTATACACCCCAAATTTTGGCCTATTTTGGATATTCATCAAGATCCTTGTAATCTCTTTTATAAGGGTTACTTTCCTATACCTCCTCTTCTTATTAGACCAGTAACTAGTTTTTGGACGGATAATGTTCACAAAGATACTAACGAACTAACCTATTTACTAGGTGTAATAGTTAAACATTGTAATGCTAATGCTGACGAACCGACTATAGAAAAAGCTATTATCGAATATGATAATATTAAGTTAATTTCTACTAACAGTACTACTAACAATCTTTCGTATATTACTTCTGGAAAGACTAATATGCTCCGAAGTTTTGTAGTAGCTAGAAGAAAGGATCAAACCGCTAGATCTGTTTTAGGCCCTGATTCATCTTTAGACATCAGCGAGGTAGGAATTCCTGACTACATGCGTAATACCTTAACTGAAAGAATATTCATTAATGCGTTTACAATAGACAAAGTGAAAGACTTATTCCAAAAAGGAGAAGTTAAATATTATTTTAACAAAAGATTGCACCAATTAACCAAAATAAAACAGAATAGATTTATAAAGAATAAAATTCACCTTTTACCAGGAGATTGGGTGGAAACTAATATTCAAGAGTATACTAATATTATTTTCGGTAGACAACCTTCTCTCCATAAATACAATGTGATATCATCTTCCGTAAGAAAAACAGCGGAAGATACTATTAAGATACCTCCAGGAATAGCTAACTCTCAGAACGCTGATTTCGACGGAGACGAGGAATGGACCATCGTCGAACAGAATCCCAAAAGTGTAGTGGAACAGAGCATCTTGATGTATCCTACTACTATTTTGAAACACGATATTCACGGAATGCCTGTATACGGATCTATTCAAGATGAGATCTTAGCCGCGTATAATCTGTTTAAAAAGGACAATCTTACTAGAGACGAAGTGCTTAACATTCTAGGGAAGTACGGGTTGGAATTTATAACTGATTATGAGTATAAAAAAGTATACACCGGTAAAGATGTGTTTAAATTTATTATTAACGAACCGAATATAAACTATCCTGGAATATTGAGTAACGGAGAGCTTATAGTCGACAGTATAGACAGTAATTTTGTGGTAGCTATGAAACACATGTCTATTTCTGGACTCATAACGGATTATAAATCTAGTATAGAAGGTATAAGATTCATTAATAAAGCTTCTTACGTCTTTAAGAGATATCTAAAAATATACGGTTTCAGTATCACCTTTAGAAATCTATGTCCTGATTTTGAATTTACTAAAAAACTTAGAGACGCTAATATGGAAAAGATAAATATAATTAAATCCGCGTACAGTCAGTATCTATACGACGTGGCTAACGGCAGTATTATACCTCTATCTAGAGCTGATGAGATGGAAGCCGTAGATTCAATTCTATCTGGTCTTACAAATTTTAATATTCAGGAGATAGAAAAATATATGAAAGAAGTAGTAGCTAAGGATCCAGAAAATAGTCTCATAAAAATGTCATGCGCGGGATATAAGGTAAATCCTACAGAATTAATGTATATTTTAGGAACTTACGGTCAGCAACGTATCGATGGAGAACCCATTGATACTAGGATCTTAGGGAGAGTATTGCCTTATTTTTTACCAGATTCTAAAGATCCTGAAGGTAAGGGTTATATCCTGAATTCGCTTATACAGGGACTCACGGGATCCCAATATTATTATGCCATGCTGATCGCTAGATCTCAGTCTACTGATATAGTCTGTGAAACTTCTAGAACAGGTACGTTAGCTAGAAAGATTATAAAGAAGATGGAAGACATGGTCGTGGACGGTTACGGACAAGTAGTGTATAACAATACGCTAGTAAAGTACGCCGCTAATTATACTAAGATTCAAGGTTCTGTGTGTAAATCAGTAGAACTTATTTATCCTGACGAGTCTTTAACATGGTTCCTAGAAATTAGTGCTCTATGGGATAAACTAAAGAACGGATTCATTTATAACCAAGGACAGAAGATATCTAAATATATACTGGCTCCTTTTAATTTTAAAGTGTTTATAAAATCAGATGAAAAGAAACCTATGAAACCTAAAGATCTGTACGATAAGATTCAAATAGTCATTAAAGATATAAGAGAGAATTACTTTTTTGATATATCGAATATAGACTTTATAGAATATGTTTTCTTAACTCATTTGAATCCTTCAAGGGTAAAGGTATCAGAAGATACTCTTAATACCATATTTGATAAGCTTTATGAAAAACTTAATTATAGTTTAGGAGGTGGATTACCCATAGGTATTATTTCAGCACAAGTACTAAGTGAAAAGTTTACACAACAAGCGTTGTCAAGTTTCCACACAACTGAAAAGAGTGGCGGGATAAAACGTAAACTCGGATTTAACGAGTTTAACCAATTAACTAATTTAAGTAAAAATAAGTCTGAAATTATTACGTTGATATCTGATGATATCACAAAGTTACAAACTATCAAAATGAACTTTGAGTTTGTATATCTAGGAGAACTTAATCCAGAAATTACAATAAAAGAAGATAAGGATTATTACCGTATAGATATTGATATTAACAGGCTTTATATCAAACGTAATCAGTTAACAGAACTCATTGTTGAGTACATGTTAGAGAAGTTCGTATCTTATAGCGTATTAGTTAAAAACTGGGGAATGGAAACCAGTATCGTAAACGAATACGTAATTAGATTCAGTTTATTCATTGTATTTACAGAACCATTAGGTATCAATAAAAATAAGTTTATGATGGTATTACCCGGAGCGGCGAATAAAGGGAAAGTTAGTAAATATAAAATACCCATATCAAAATACAAAACGTATATCGATCATGATAGGACAAAAGAATCTTACAGGTTGACTGTTGAATTGATGGGTCTTAAAGAATTAGGAACCTTCGATCTTATTAACGTTAACGTAATACCCGGAGTGTGGAATACGTATGAGATATTCGGTATAGAATCAGTAAAAAGTTACCTGTGTGAAGCGTTGCTAAATACGTACGGTGAAGGCCTAGATTACTTATATCAACCTTGTGATTTATTAGCTAGCTTAATATGTTTGAATTATGAACCTGAATCAATAAACAAGTTTAAATTCGGACCGGTTAGCGCATTAAAACGAGCTACTTTTGGAGATAACAAAGCTCTCCTTAACGCTGCGTTGTATAAAAAGACAGAACCAGTCAACGATAACAGTAGTTGCCACTTTTTCAGCAAAGTACCTAAAATAGGTACTGGTTATTACAAATACTTTATGGATATAGAAAAATTTTTACGCTTCAAAAAGAAAATATCAGAAAAACTTACGGAGAAGAAAATAGCAGATATCGGAGAAAGCGTACAAGATTTTTGATCTTAAATGTATTTATCAACAATTTGGTTTAGGAATGATTTATTCTCTAAAAAAGCACCTCTTATAGACTTTAACTCATGATACACGTATAGAAAATATATTAAAAAAGGAATATTTTTATCTCTTACTTCCATTAGATAACTCATAATCATAGCTGCGCTTCTATTAATACCGGCCATACAGTGTACCAATACGGGAACCTTAAATAAATCACATTTTTTAAGAATTCCAACTACAGCATTAATATGTTTAGATATATCCACCTTGTCGTTATCTTCCAAAGGAAAATGTAATACCGTTACATCGCTTCTATTAAGTTTGTACATTAATGTAGACACATTTATAATATATTTGAAGAAAGTTTTTTCAGGTAACTGAGAAACATTCTTATAGTTACCTAAATAAACATAATCTGTTATTTTTGTTATATCACTAGGTACAAATTTCACGTATGTATCTGTAGATTTATTAATTATATACTTATATAGTTGTTTTTCATCCATTTATATAGGTTACAAATGGGAAATGAAGTAGAGTTATCGGTTCATGGAATAGAACTTAATTATGCAAGAAATAATATAACAAAAAATATAAGGTATGCTAGAGTATCTACAATAATATTTTTCTTTTTATTACTAATGATTAGTGTTATACTATTCTTCTTTCAAACGTCTAATAACAGCGTATTTTCTGCATTAAGTAAGTACTCACGCATTAAAAATAATTTGAGTTCTTGGAAACCGTTAGTAATACAGAAATCCAGGATAAATAGCGAGTTAGGTAAACACGCCGCTCTAAACAGAAGCGATTTGTTAAGATTTAAATGTGTTGATTTCGGCAGTTTCTTTCTACCGGTACGCCTAAATAATAATAATTATCTGCCCGAAGCTATAAGAAGAGGAGAAGGAGACGGATGGATGATAAAAAAAGCTAGTAAATACGACCCTGCGGCTGAACAGTATTGCCAATTTCTATTAAGTAGATATAAAGATACCATTACTTGCGGAAATCAAATGTTTAACACATTAGGATATAGTGGGTATTTCGAATCGGGTCACTGGTGTCAAAATTTTCTAGACTTAATATAGTTCATTCTGGAGAGCTTAGTTTCTCTATCTTATATTTATCTCTATTTTAAAAATATCTTCTAAAAGTTTACATCTTTATGAATGTTCATTTAATAGCGTATACATTCTAGATCTAATGAGATCTTTGTATATCACAAACTTATCAGAAATAGATAATATATATTTATACTGATTTACTAAGGTTGTATTATTATATTTATAATGAGATAGTATATAAGATAATGGCTTGTTACATACTAATATAGACGACATCATTCTGATTTCCTTATTACATTTATTAACAAATGACTTTAAAGAGTATCTGCCTATAAACGTATGTTCTATTTTTTTAAATAGTATTGCAATCTTTGGACAGCATAAAACACATACAGATACTAAAGTTTCTATAGTAATACAGTCATAAATGTAATCGAAATGAGTTATTACCATATACCCGATACTGTAAACCATCTTAGGAATGTCTTCGTCGTTATTATAAACCAGAAAACAACGTAATAATAATACTACCAAATCCAGATATCTTAATCTACATGCTACTTTTATAGCATATAAACCATCATATCCACTTTCTTGATAACACGCCAATATTTCTATAATACTACTGTAGCGATTATAAACACAAAATTCCATGCATTGATTAAAATCTATATCACCATACTGCAGTATTAATTTTACCATATCAGGATTATTATTTTCTACAGCAAACTCTATAGGAGTTAATGTATCTATATCGTAAGGTTCAGGATCTGCTTTATTAATCAAAAGAAATTTAGCGACTTCTAAGTGATTATTTTTTACAGCCTTATGTAAACCCGTATCTTTTTTTACGCGATCGTAACGATATATTACATCTATATTTTTACACAAAACTGTTTTTACTGTATCTAAGTCACCATTAGTACACGATTTGAAAAATAACTTAGAATCTTCGTCGTCAGAATCAGATTCATTTTCAGATTCATGTTCATGTTCATTTTCAGGTTCTTGATATTCAATACCTATAAAACTACGAAAGTGGGTTCTCAGTTCTCTTATTACCTCTTTATATGTTTTAGAGAGCATTTTTGAAAATCAGATATTATTTTTTAATTATTTTAATCATTTTAATCTAAACTATATACAAAAAATATACCTGTTAAAAACCACACTAGTTTATTGTTAACATCGAATATGACTAATCCAATTATTATGATAACAGCTATCAAGAATAATGCACTAATATCATACTTTCCAAACAAAGAGAAAAGAGGAGTATACATATTAGCATAAAAAGAAGGATAATTACGCATGATCCAATTATTTAACTTAGACTTTATAGACGATTTTACTTTTTTGCTGGTTCTAAATTCATTAACAAGCATATAGTCATGTTTTACATACTGATCGTTACTCATAACATATCTATTTATACCTAAAGTGTCACCTGCACGATAAATCTCTACAGATATATCCATACTAGGCTTGTTATTGGTAAAGTAACTGTATAGTTTATTTATTGTTTCTTTACTTACGATGTAAGCAGATAAGGATATATCTATACCTCCTTTATATATTTCTAAATCCGGTAAAATCATAATTCTGTTTGAAGTTCTATCCTTTAGTAGATTGTTAGAAGTTACTAATTGTAGAAAATCTATATTATTTTTTTTAAGCACAGCAATGATATCATCGATTTTAGTAATAAATACTTCGCTAGTTATAGTGTTATTATCTTCTATAACGATAATATATTCTGATAACTTGTCAGAATTATCTATTACGTATTTCCATAAACTTATGTGATTGGCGATAGAATTTTTTGTTTCATCTGTACACGTTAGTCTGCATATATCAGAATAAAATATGTCTCTAGCGATAGTATCTTCGTCATAGAATCTGTCATCCTTTAGATTTCCTATTTTAGGATCTACTTGTGCATCTTTTTCTGGAGAAGGTGGTGGTATTTTATCGTATTCTTCTCTGATAGATTTTACGTAATCCCATTCTATGAATGGTGCACTCTTAAAGGGTATTACACTAGATGGAGATCTGCCTATAGCAGCAACAACGAATATACTTTGTTTGTTATTTAACCCTATATTACGATTTCTCTCCATTTAATAACAAGAATTAATAATACGATACTAGTCATCTATTATTAGTTTAACAACTAATGTATTTCGTTTGGAATATATAAACTTAATGACTTTAATTATTAAAATTAGTAATATACAGATCTTTTATTTTCTTACTGTTCTCTTCTATCCATTCAATTACGTTTACATAACTAGATAAAAATAAATAAAAATTAAATTCTAACTCGTGTCTGTTTAAATTATTACTGTAATAAGTAAACACGTTACTATTAGGCAATAAGCTTTGACGAAGCATGTTATATCCTCTTATTTTATAATTTACATGCTCTATACTTATCAAATCGTAATGAAATGGAAATGGATCACCAAATTTAAACACATAAAAGTCAACATTAGATGAATAGTATTTTAATACGTTATACACGAACAAACTATTCAAAGGAATAATAATTTTCTTCTTTTCAACTTCCAATTTGACATGCGTAGTGAAAAATGCGGTATTAGAAGCGTTTGTATCATTAACTCTTATAAGTACTTTAGTAGCTTTTTTAATGATATCATTGAAACGTTCTCTTTCTTCTTCAGTATCTTTTTTTATCTTAACAGGATGCTTAATTATAATGGATTGAATGTACGATAGGTCTTTTTTCTTATATGTTATGAATAAATTAGTAGATAATATAGAACTAGGAAAAAAACGGAGTTTATCGTCTCTAATTATTTCTTTATACACACTGATATCATAATCCGGTGTTGTTCTATCTTTCCTAATCTGAATAAGTCTATTCATTTCTAATATTATTCTATTGTAGTGTACTAATAGTTCTTCTGTAGCTATAGATAAATACGTTTCGGTAAATAACGATATCGTGTTAAATTGCCCTTGATCAGCTATTCTAGTTTTTCTCAAAAAGTCAAATATTATCACAGATATATTATGTTTCATGTCAGAATAATCTACATCTTTTTTCTTGTTAGACATGTAAGACATTATGAAATCAGCTCCACTGTTCAGTACTATGACAAAAGCTACTATATAATGAATGTTTAGTATTTTAGCTGAATAGAACAATTCCATAGACGACATCTGGATATCGAAGAGATTAGCGGATAGTCTAAGAAAGAATATACCTTTTTTGATTTCTTGAGCGAATTTCTTTTCGTATTCGTGTCTCTTGCCGTTTATATCTATAAGGAAGTTAAGTATCAATCTGTTGATGTTATATTTCATACTCCACATCTGAGACTTCATAATAGTATCGAAAGACATAATGGTATTAAATATGAATCTCTGACTATGAGAAAAGTAATTATACGGCTCAGACATAAAAATCGACTTATTATAAGTAACGTTTATCTGCGATATCTTCATTACATCCGTAGCGTCTATGTTTAACTCTTGAATGTTTATACCGCATATATTACAATAAGCTAATCCATCTTCGTATATTATATACTTTGCTACGAAGTTGTTAATTTTATCATAATAATCTAAACTTATTTTCTTAGCTTCTATCATTGCTATTTCATGCTCACAAGGTACAAACTCTATACTATCTTCTTCTTTCCAATACTGTAGTTCATCTACGTATATATAATCTATAGGAATTTCCCTAGTTTTGAAAGTAACTGATTTTATGTTTATAAGATCTAAAAATAGATCACATAAACCATAGTTAGAGAGAAAGAAGTAGCTGTACAAACGTGGATTCTTTAATAACGGTATGATTACTTTTCCCCAATCTAAGAAGTTTTTATTATTACTATCGAAGTTATTCCTGTAAGTTTTGTTTGTCTCTGCCAGATATACGTATTTAACATCTAAATAGTCTCTGATCACTATAGGAATTGTCAATTCATCTATTACGTAGTTAAACACGTATCTAACATTAAACTTACGTTTTGATATCTTTATACCTATATTTCTACATAAATAGGCAAAATCCAGATATTTTTTTGAAAATCTCAATTGTTCTAGATTTTTAGATACATAAGATAATAACTCTTTCATATTAAACGGTATTTCATTAACTACTTGTTCGTAATTATCTTCTTCTTTATAAGATAAACTAGTGGTAATTGTCCTGTAATTTATATTAACATCGTTATTACCTTCGTCGTTAACGAGTATATTAACGTGTTTCTGTCTTATTATGAAATCTAATGTAGAATAAAACATGTCGTACATATTATAGTTCATATCCCCTGTTATTCTGTCTCCTGTATCTAAGCTAGACTGTTCTTCGTGAATGTTTTTTTCAAAGTTATAACCTATGTATGAAAATATCGCTACTAAAGATTTATCATCTATATCCATATTTTGTTCTATAGTTATATACAGCAACTTTATATCTTCGTCTGTAATCATGTTTATATTATACAAGTTACATATAAAAAGATCCTTATTCTTAGATATAAAATCCTGATACGATTTTTCCTTAATAGTATCATCTTTTATGTACGACTTTATTTTTGGCACAACTTCTAGTAATATGGATTCTTTGTTCTCCATTTAATGTACAGAACTAGTTTGTAATAAAATACCAGAAAAATACTAACTAATTACTATACTGTTACAATTAAAATTGAAAAAAAATATATCATTATAAAACGTAAACGATTGAAGCATAAACTTTAATAATAAACAGTTGTTACTATTTACGATAAAATATAAAAAATAATGTCTTGGCCTAGCGGTGACGGTAAACCTCTTACCATCGAAGAACTCAAAGCAAAAGCAAAATGTGAAAATAATAATACTAATAGTAATCATGTAGCTGACTCTGATTCAGATACTGAACCAGAAGTCATTCCTGAGCCTGTTAAGAAAACTGTAAAGAAAACTACTAGGAAACCTAAAAAAACAGAAACTCCTAATCAGGAACACTTTGTAAAAGAACTAGATCTTTTTAATCTAGACGAAAGTGATAGTAATGATAAGTGTCAAGAACCTGTTACTGAAGTTATAGATTTTACAGAAACTAGACTAGTAATAGCGAATATATGTAAAGAACTTAAGAATATATCCAGTAGGGTATCAGCCTTAAAGACAGTAGTTCAGGATCTATCGCTTACCGATCTTCCAAAGAATACATCACAAGTGATTAAAGAAGTTGATAAGCTTAGAGACCTATTATGCAATCTAGGTATTAGTGTACCAGTTGTTAAACAGCAGAGGAAAAAAGCTAAGTAAATGGTAAAGAAACAAATTTTATACTACAAAGAAGGTAAGCTATATTATGATAATGCTTACAAGAAACGGGTTCCCATCTCTAATCCAACTTATGAAATATTAAAAAGGTATAAGATTCCTACTTATCTTAAAGATATTATTATATACGAACAGACTTATGAAGAAGCATTAAATAGTCTGATATTTGTTGGTATAGATTCAAAAGGACGAAAACAATATTTTTATGGCAAAAATCACATTTTACTTAGAAATAAGAATAGAGATCTCATATTTATAAAAGTCCATAAGATTATTAAACATATAAACAGTTATATAGATAAAAATATTAAACTATATACAGATAAACTTAAGTTCCAACTAGCTGTTTTTATGCTTATGGAAACCAGTTTTTATATTAGATTAGGAAAGATTAAATACTATAAACAGAATAATACAGTAGGGTTGTTAACTTTACAAAATAAGCACCTCACTATAACTGATGATAACATAAATATTAAATTCAGTGGTAAAGATAAAGTTGTTCACGAGTTTAACATTAAGAAAGAAAACAGATTATACGAGCCTCTAATAAAGATATATGATCCTACAAAACCAGATTCTGTTCTTTTCTCTATGCTCTCTGAAAAGAAAGTATATAATTTTATAAGTCAATTCTCTATAAAAGTTAAAGACTTACGTACGTATGGTGTTAATATTACTTTTTTATACAATATATGGAATAACGTATTATCCATGTTAACAATACCTAGCATCAAGAAACTCATATCACTATCTATAAAACAGACAGCTGATACTATAGGACATACTCCTAATATCTCTAAACAAGCCTATATGGCAATTACTGTTCTGGATCTAATGAAGGAAGAAAATATAATAGAAACTATTAAGCAGAAAACTTTTGAAGAGTTTTTATCTTATGTAATTGACTATGTAAATAAAAAAAAGATATAAATAAATGGATTCTAAAGCTTGTATCCTTTTAGATTCAGTATTTAAAGGTATTTTGTCGACAAAAGATATATACGTCATTATAAAACACGTATTTAATACAGTACCTAAAGAAACGGTATTTTCTAAAACAGATGATAATGAGGTATTCATAGATTTCGTATATGAGGATGATACGTTAGCATCTTCTTACTTAGGTAAGAATACGTCTAGAGTAGAAGATTATCTAAAAGTAAGGAATATAGTAGCTGAAGAACTTACTAACTTAGCATTTATCGATAATGACTTAGACGGATACATAAAACACTCAGATAATATAAGAAAGTTTATGAGACTATACAGGTGTAACAACTCTGAGAAAAAAGCTAAAAATTTAAAATCTACTAAGAAAAGATTAAAAGATAAAGGTATAGATGATAGAGAATACGAATTCATAAAAGATGCCATCTGTCTACTAAATCATAAGTAAATTTTAAAACTGTGTATGGATCTATCAGCTTTTGCTGTTTATACTTATTGAATTCTGATGATGATGTTAAATCGTGTACAGCGTGATAATATTCTTCTGTTGAACGTAAGTTACTGTTTAAAATTGTAAGTTTACTCTCTTCCTCCGTTATCATATCGTTAATATTTTTTAAAATAATATTTTCTTTCTGGTCAAAAACAGGAGTAGATTTATTAGTTAATATAAATAGAAAAAGGAAAATAATTATAGTGTATAATATTAATATTACTATCATTTAATAAATGGATAATTATATTTTAGAGAAACCACTAGGTTCTCACTTTGAAGAACTAGTGGATACGTTCTTTGAGGCTATTAGGAATGTATCCGAAGTAGATAAATCTAAGCACCATGAAGTAGAAATGCAAATATTTAAACCATCTATAATTACGTTGAGTAATCTATACAATATATCAACTACAACAGAATCTTATATCGAGTTTAGTATGATGCCTATAGATAAAAAAAATACTAAATATAGAAACAGAATACCATTATCTAAAATACATGGATTAGATATAAAAAATAGTCAGTTAGTAGAAAATCTAGATGGTTTTATATGGGAAGAAAAAACTCTTATCTCTGAAAAAAGGGTTTCGGAATGCACTAATATAAGGATTAGACATTCTGTCGAGCAAAAAACGTTATTCGTTGACTATAAGAGACGCAACGGATCTATTAGGTTGGAACTTGTAAGCGTAGTACGTGCTACTCTTAGGAATATAGTTGTCGATTTTAAGATAAAGTATTTTTTGGGTTCTGGTGCTCAGTCAGCTAGTTCTTTACTATACGCATTAAACAATCCTAAAAATAAACCTAATCTATATTTAGAGTTTGAAATATCTACTAGCGATAAAAATATATCTAAACAACTTTTACTAAATGAACTTAATACTATAGGTAATGCTTTATTTCTTAGTAAAGTAGATAAGATACGTTTATGTCCGCGTATTAAACTAGTATTAAAAACTTACTTACTTAAAAAACAAGAAATTATAAACTTAAACATAGAAAATCTGTACATTACTAGTAAGACAGATGGTGTATTTACTTATGTGTTGTTACAAAATAAAAGCATTTACTGTTATTTTAGTCACTTAGGATATATAAAAGAATATACCGCAAATAGAGAGATAGATGAAAAGGTATACCTTTATGCAGAAATGCGTAAAGAAAATGGTATTTTGTATTTCACAGTTATAAAAGTACTGAATCCAAGAATGAAAAACAGATTAGATGAATTAAAGTTCGTGAATAAGAATTTACAAAATATTAACGATAGACTAGTATTTGTAACTAAATGTTATGAAGGTCCTTTTGATTCTACTTCTGATCTAGTATTTGCTATAGAAGAAATGTTAAAATCTGAGCATGAAGGAGTTATTATATTTTATTCTTGCGGAGAAGAGTCATCATTAGATTATAAAATAAAGAAGGATAATACTATAGATCAATGCGTTAACGTAATATATAGATATATGTCTAGCGAACCCGTTGTTTTTAGCGATAATGGTCCCTTTATAGAATATAAGAGATATAGTGACGATAAAGACTTTCCTAAAGAATTTGCTACAGGTAAGTTAAGTTTAGGTAATGACGTTAAATATTTGAATAATATATACTGCATAGAGTTTACTAATTTACCAGAACATACAGGTGTTGAAAAGATAATAGTGCCTATAAAGTTTATAGCTGAGTTTTCGTTTAACGATAAAATGATTCAACCTAGAATAGATAAAACCATGAGATATTTATATACAGAAAACTATTATGGTAATCAGCTGTCTGTGATTATAGATCATTTAAACGATCAGAAGATAAATATCGGAGATGTTTTTGAAGAGGATAAGTTAGCAGAAGTAGCACATAAACAGTTAAAAGACTCTCTTAGACTTAATCCAGAAGGTAATTACTTTATAGCTAATAAGAAGAGAAGTGCTTTAGGAGTATTATCTAATTACGTCAAAACTTTGCTTATATCTCTGTACTGCTCTAAAGCGTATCTAGATGATCATAGTAAAAGAAAGGTGTTAGCCATAGATTTCGGAAATGGAGCTGATCTAGAGAAATACTTCTACGGAGAGATTGCTTTAATGGTAGCAACGGATCCTGACGAAATGGCTATAGAAACAGGTAAAAAAAGATACAACAACTTAAACTCAAGAGACAAATCAAAGTATTACAAATTTAATTATATACAAGAAACTATCAGATCTCCTACTTACGTAGATAGCATTAGAGAAGTATTATATTTTGGAAAGTTTAGTATAGTAGATTGGCAATTCGCTATACACTATTCTTTCCATCCTATACATTACAGTACTATTATGAAAAATTTGTACGAACTTACAGAATCCGGATGTAAAGTTTTAATATCTACTATGGACGGTGATTACTTAGATACGTTGAAAGATAAAAAGAAGTTCATTATATACAAATCTCCTGAAACAGAAAATTATCTATCCGTAGAAAAAATTGATAATGATAAGATACTCGTATATAATCCTTCTAGTATGACAAAACCAATGGCAGAATATATAGTTAGAAAAGATACTTTGGTTAGAGTGTTTAAAGAATATCAGTTTTCACTAATCGATAATTGTAGTTTTAAGACTATCATAGATAGAAGTATAAACTTTGTAAAAGGCGTATCGAGATTAGAAACTAGAGATTCAACAAAAAACTTTTTAGAATTAAACCGAAATGCGCTGGAAGATTGTGAAGGAACTGATGTCTTAGAGTTATTAGATCATTACATGATTTATGTTTTCTCTAAAAATTAATTTCAGGATATGTAGATACGTTTATTATACTATAGTATATATAGTAACTGTTCGTATTATATCTATTTAAATATGATAATGGCAATCCCTGAAGAAGATACGATGTCTTTTTTGATAAATGATGACAATAAAATAAGTAATGTTTTTAGGACGTTTCATATTCGTACAGAAGGCAAGTATGCGTATGATGATTCTTTGTATGACTACCATATAACTTATAGTATGAACGGTAAAGAAAAGAAAATTATATTTGAAAAAAATACGGAAAACCAGTTATATAGAATACTGAAATCTTATAATTATTTGAGTATTACTAAGATAACTATATTACCAGTCACTGAGAAGTCTCATACTAGACGCCATAAAAGAAGACGAAGAGAACGTAGACATTAAGATAGTGTGGGCCTAGTATAATAGTAGTAATTTATTTTCTTATTTGTCTTAAATCCGTTAAATAACTCTAATAAAATCATTTTAGGATGTGGAGGATGTGTGTTTTTAGAGGACATATAAGAAATACGTTCTACTTTTGAAGACGGTTCTTCGTTAAATGATCTTAATATATCGTTGCTGGGAAATAATATAGGTAAATAATCTTCTTTGGATTTATATACATATTTTACTTGTTGGTAGATATTACCTGTATCGAATCTAGCTACTCTATCAAAACTATGTATTTCACACATTTTACCATTATCCGAATATATAACAATAATATAATCTGAGAGAAGTATATTATCTACGTCTTGTTGGAATGTGATACCTTTGTTAAATACAGTATATATCTCTATTAAACGTAAACCCAAATCCATAATTATTAATAATTTAATTGAATAAAAATACTGAATAATGTTAATTGTACAATATGGATTTAAATAATACGAACCAAGTTATCGATTGCAAAGAATATATACACAATATAACTAACTTTATAACTATAAAATATAATCTATACTTTATGAAACATAATATATACAACGTTATAGTGAAAAACAGAAATGAAAGTCGTGCTAAAAAAACCGCTTTTAACCCTTATGTAGTATTTTACTTAATAGATGATAGAAATGGTAATTCTGAACGCATATATCTGTATATAGGTAGCACACATATGCAGGTAAAAGACAATAATTGTATGATTATGAATCCAACAACTGGAGAATTGTGCCACGGAGAAAATCTATTAGATAAAATAAACTCTCATATAGGTACTAAATGCAGTATTACAAAATATATAGTTACGAGTAACGAAATAAGATCAGTACTAGAAACGATTAATTTAGGAAAGTTACAAACTACATAACTAACTAGTATATTATTATTGAAAAATAATACGTAGCTTAAAGATAAAACTAGTTAGGAAAAAAATGGCTATGTGTAATAATACCACCGCATGTGTACATTCTTTAGATGCTGAAGAGCTTTGTTATAAGTGGTTACCTATTAGAAGCCGATATTTACAGGATTATGAATTAATTAGTTATATGACCAAGAAGTTCAACAAATTATTTACAGCAAGAAAATTAAATATTTTTGCAAAATATTATTGGATTAATACTATAAATCGAATTAGTGTTATAGGAGAACATAGACCTTGGGTGATGTCGTTCATCAACACAACTACAGGAAAACGTATAGCAGATTTTAGACTAGATAGATCTTATCCTGATAGTCGCATGAATTCAATAATAGTTGATTCTTCTACAGGAAAAATAATATGCGAAGGTATAGGGTTAATAGATATGCTACGTTCTAACGGAATAGATTTCATAAAGGATAAACTGTTTTCTGAAGATGAAATAGTTAATCATTTAGTTGGAGTACAGAAACTGAAAGACTTATGTATTAAGTATATAAATAAAACAGTTAAAAAAGAACTTTGTGACCAGCTTTCGCTACCAACGACATTACTAAACGAAGTTAAAAGAAGTTATAAATAACTTTTTTTATGAGTATATAAAATTGAACTATTAGTTTCTAAGTTAGAACATACGTGCAGTATGTCATGTATTATTCCACCGCACGTAGACACTAAATATAAAGTTTTAGTAGATGGAAACTGTCATCTTATGTTTATGATAAGAAATGGATATATTAACGTAACTAAAATGTGTAAGATCAATAATAAAGAGTTCTATAGATGGAAAAGATTAGTTAATTCCAGTAAGATAATAGAGGATATAGAAAAAAAATATGCGCTACCTGAAAGTTCTTCACTTATATATATAGAGAGAAAAAATAATAAGGATGTATATGGATTTTACGCTCATCCTGATTTAGCTATAGAGATCGCAAAGTGGTTATCACAAGATGTTGTTAATAGTGTTAAAAAACTTGTTAGTATTTTCAATGAAGGGGTTAATATGAACTTAGTATGCGTGGAAGAAGAACTATGTCCTTATGATGTCTTAGGAGAATGTGAAAAAGGTGAATATTGTGAGTATGTTCATGGGGATATATGTGATATATGCGGTATGAGAGCTCTACATCCTAATGATTTAGAACAAAGACGAAATCACGAACGTATATGTATAAAATTCACACTAAGGACATCAGGACTCTTTACAAGGAACAATATTCTAGATAAAAAAATAGATAACGATAAGAGAATTCATATTTGCAGCATCTGTTTAGAGGATACTAGAAGGAAACCGATTAATGATAGAGTTTATGGAATTCTTTCAAAATGTAATCATATATTTTGCCTAAAGTGTATTAATGCCTGGATGAAAACTTCAACGGCTAGAGATCGTTGTCCAGAGTGTAGGCAAGTATCTAAAAATATTATTCCTAGTTATATTCGGATAGATGAAAAAAAAGATAATTAGGTAAAAGAATTTATAATCTACTTTTTCTGTTAATAAGTTGCTAATAAAAAAAGTATAACGCGACTATTAACATCTCAGATACATGTTTTTTTCACAGATCCAGTGAATAGTCACATTACATAAGAATACGTTATCTCCTTTATGTGTAGGCATTCCTCTACTAACGTAATAACATTCGTCGTTCTTATCAGGATGTTGAGAATTCGTGTTGATTTTGTACGCGCCTACCCAGTGTTTATCAAAACATGAGTATCTGGTAACATCGTACTCTGTATCTGGATCTGAAGGATACGTAACTAGATCAGCACCTACTTCACGGCATTTTTTTAAGCTATCCGTCCAATTAGCGAGTTCATTGGAATAATAATAGCATTTTTCACCTATACCTATCCATCCTTTATCGCAAGGATCTGTTTTATAACATACTTTTGCGTCAAAAATATACTGTAGTAAGAATATAACACTACATAGGGCAGTGACGAATATAAAGACTTCTGAAATACACGTATGTATCTTTATGTATTTATATATATACATATTGTTTTGTCTAATATTAACATATGCATTAGTACGTCTATTTTTTCAATATTAACTATATTAGTATATAATAAAAGAAATTACTAAAATAAATGCTAATACTATAATAGTGCAAAATACCATTACCATAGGCATAAATACGGTTTCTTGAAATTCATCTACCATTTCACGAGGGTATTGGGACATGGTAGCTATCTATATTTGAATTTTTATGTTTTGTTATAAAAGGATAATAATATATGACTAATATCACTTTTTTGTTTGTTTTATAAGTGATTAAGTTGAAAAAACAATATACTTAGTACAAATGACTTCTGAGATATTAACCACAAATAAAAAGAGAGTATCAGTAGAAGGTAATATTTCCGCTGGTAAGTCCAGCTTATTATCTTTGTTATCGTTAAATAAATGGAAAACAGTTCAAGAACCGGTAGATGAATGGAGAGGTGTTATATCGGGACATAATATCTTAAAGAAGCTGTATGAAGATCCTGAAAGATGGAGTTTTACGTTTCAAACCCAAGCATTTTTTAGCAGAGTAAGAATGTATACAGATTCAATAAAACATCAAGATAACAACAATACTATTATATTTGAAAGATCTGTATTCAGTGATAAAAATGTATTTGCTAAAGCATTACTAGAATTAGGATACATGGACAACATGGAATGGGAAATATACGACAAAAACAGTGAATGGATAAATAGTAGAATGAATATAACACTTGATGGAATAATATATCTTAGAACATCTACAGATGTATGCGCCGAACGTTTGAAACGTAGAAGTAGAACAGAAGAAAATAATATATCTATAGATTATTTAAATGTATTACATAGGAATCATGAAAAATGGTTACTAGATGATAAAATGAATCTATTACCACCTATAATGATAATAAATGGAGACGCTGATTTCCTAAATAATGAGACTATAAAAAAAGGAATAATAAGGTCTGTTTCAAAATTCATAGATAAACTTTAAAAAGTATGTTTATGTCAATCCAGGACTCGGTATCTGCGATGCTCTGTGACATGAAACGAATTATGACTATTTTCAATAGAAATAAAAAAAGAAATACTAAACCTTATGTAATATGGATATATGGGCCTCATGGAAGTGGTAAAACACCCTTAGCGTACAAACTAACAAATAATGATAAAGGTAATAATGTATACGAAAAGGAATATTGTAAACTGTGGGATGGTTACAAACAACAGAGATACTGTATAATAGATGATTTCCATAAATATCAGATAGATTTTAATTACTTAATTAAACTACTTGATAAGTATCCTGTTAAAGTAGAAGTTAGTAAAGGATTTAAACAGTTTAATAGTAGCAATATAATTATCACGTGTGTATATCATCCTAGTGTATTGTATAAGTCTTTGAGTAAAGAATCCATTAATAGGCTACTGGTAAGGTTAGATAGGTTAATACTATGTAGAGGTTATGGTCAAAGCATTGAGATAGAAAGTATTCTATGATTTTTTTTAGCGTTTATAAATACAATACAAATTATAATTTCAAACTAGTGTTTTACACGATGAGACGTATAACTAGTCTACTATTGTTACTTATATGTATAACATGCACAGTAGCTAGTAAACCATCGCGTCCTGTATGCCCTCGTAAAATGTTTAATCTTCGTAAAGGTTCTGGACCTGTAGTTAATATGGTAGCTCCAGATGGTGATCCTACTGCTCCCGTCGTCGCGTTAAATAATTGGCATAAAAATACATCATGTAAATATAATGATTATTGCACTTTTTTTGATTTTTGTTTTGCCGGAGCTGTTAACATATCATTCGGAAAACAAAAAATAGAAGTAGTCTATTATTTTTATGTAAAAGCTGTTACCAGAGATGATTATACTAAGATCACCCAAGAAATTACTCTGAAGCATTCAGATGATCTACGTGTGAAACCGTTAACAGTTAGTTTTATGCCACTTAATAAGGATAAAGTAAAAATACCATCATCTCATGAATGTATGAAGGGTAAGGGTAAGGGTAAGGCTAATAGTAAAACTGTTATAGATGTATGTGGTAATAGGGGTTAATTTGTAATTATTTTTTAAATTGAAAATGTAGCCATTACTATATGACTAAATATGAATAATGTAATATTACGTCACATAGATAACCAGTTTTGTTCTGTTAGATTATACGATCTTTGTATTATAATATTAAAAGATGGAGATTACGTCAACGCTAGCAAGTTATGCAAGTACGAGAATAAACACTTCAGTGATTGGAAATCTCTAGATACGTCTAAAGAATTAATAGAATATACTGAAACTTTATTATGCGATGGTTCGGATAGTAAATTTTCCGCTGTCATCAACATAAAAACAGATAAAAAGAAAGTATCTGGATCTTATATAAGTATGCATCTTTTACCTCATTTATCTCTTTGGTTATCTCCAGATATAGCTGCTAAAATATCTGTAATGATGAAACGATATAAAGAACTTAGTATTATGTATAACAATAACACCATTTCATACAGTGATTTATGCGCTACTATAAGAAATTTTAATTCACAATACGACGACAATATAATTCGTATTAAAAACTTATACTACAAACGTGTTGCAGCTATTAACCTAGAACTTGATGAAATAAAAAATAAAAGCAAGGAGTTAAGAAATAAGTATTATAAAGAGTATAACACGTGTGAAATGGATAATAGCAAAAAAGAGCAATATTACAGAGAGATTACATCTATAAAGGATAAGTTGGTGCGTACAAGAAAAAAGCTTGATGATAATGCGGTAAATATTAGCTTTGAATTAGTTAGAATAAAACAACGATATTTTTCAGATCTGTATAAACTTAACTCTTATATAATTAGCGGAAAAGATTTTCCATCAATTATAGATAAAATGAATGAAATGATTACACGTAATGAAACAGAAGATAACGACGATGTATTTGTATAAATCATTATATTAAAATAGTTTCAATTAATAAGTTGAAAAAATAATCCATTTTTATTACTCGATTAAATAGATATGGATTTTAGACATAAGAGGTGTATAAGTGATTTTTTCAGTATAGCACGATATGGTAATGTAGAAGTTACTATACTAAATAGTAACAATTATGTAAATGTATCACAGTTATGTAGCTATAGTAATAAAGATTTTACAAAATGGATGAGTAGTAATATTTTCACTGAACTAATTAATAATTTAGAAAAAAATAAATCTGTAGATGGAAATAAAGCTATTATGTTAATAGATGGATATGATAATGGTATAAACGGATATTACGCACATCCCAGTTTAGTACCCATAATTGCATCATGGGCATCGCCTACGTTTGCTATCAATGCTTCTAAGATAATAAACTATTTTATGGCTAATAACTACATGTTTGTAATAAATGATTCTACTAACTGTTACATGGAAATGATGAACGAATTAAACGAAAGAAGATTAAGAGAAGTTAGAGAACTAAAAAATCATTATAGGGAACAGAAAAAGGAACTAAGCTATCAGATTAGGTTATTGAGATCTAAAATATCAGATCTAGAAAACAAGAACAGTAATATGCGTACTAAAATAAATAATTTTAATACTACAAGTAAAGGAATAAAAGATGAAAATAACTCCGTTAAGAATAAGATAAAAATTACTGAACGGTTGTATTCAGAAACTGTAAAAGAAAATAATAAGCTAAACAGTACATTAGTAGATTTAGAGAAGATTAACGAAGATCTTAAAAACGAGATGATAGAGTTACGGAAAAAAGTAGCTAAAGAAACTACAGAGCTTTACGAATATAATATGAGAAGTGCTAATAATAATACAATAGAATCAGATAGTCAGTATCTTATGGATAGATATTTTAAAAGATCAGGAATTACTAGAGATATGAAAAAACATTATTTACTCATTATGAATGAAAAGGCTAATTTACTAAGTTTTAGATATACACATATGCATGTAAGAAAAGTATGTATAGAACTCTATAGGTCTAAGGATCGCTATTTACTCTTTTATACGTATTATGAAGTTAGTCCAAGTATACTAAGAAAGTTTAAAGAGTTTCTAGAAAATAATGATAAATTAGAAGTAAACGGATGTAATTTCCGTATCGTTGAAAATACGTATACATTACTAGATCTTAGAAAAGATATAAATAGTTTGTTATCATAATGAGTATTCATACATGTTTTTATAGTAACTATATCACATTTTTTTCTACATATAAATGGAAGGACAGCAGAAGATCGTTGATGGAGGTATTCCTCATATTCCTCAATCTCCTCAATCCAATCAACTTGATAAAAGTAAAGGACAAGAGAAAGTACCTTCCACAACTCCAGTAAAACAAACACCTTCAAAATCTGGAGATGAAGGAAGTAAAGTAAGTCAGCTACCTGAAAAAACTTCATAATTAATTACTAACAAACACTATAAATTATTGCAATCATTTTTAATCGTATATTAATTATATCCACATAAAATAATTACATCAATCAATCATTATATCCATATGTTTATTTAAGGCGTAGCCTTACGATTTTTTGACGTATAAGCATATACATTATTATATTAATGATATATGAATAACATCTGTATAATAAATATAGACTAGATAACTTCTATATTATTATGGAGCATGAATATAACGGTAACGGAACATTAGTTATCAAATCATTAAATGAGTTCTTTAATTACGTAGAGTATAATAATAAGAATCTTACTATAATGAGAGTTAACGGATACGTTAATTGCAGCAAGTTATGCAAATCTGTTAATAAATATTTTTCTAGATGGAAGAGATTGTCCAGAGCAAAGGCCATACTAGAAATTAAAAAAGTACAAAATGGTGATGACGTAATTATTAGAGTACACGGTAAAGGTACTATGAACTCTGTAATAGGTTTTTATTTACGTCAGGATCTAGTACAATATGTTTCTGAATGGCTAGGTGATAATAATTTCGTTGAAGAAGTTACAGAGATAATAAATTTATATAATTCTTTTCATTCTGGAAAAAAGTTTAAACCATTAGTTATAGAACGACCTCAAGATAACGTGTTGTGTCCTTTTTTAAAACTTGGAAGATGTTATTACGGAAAAAAATGTAAGTACATTCATGGTAATAAGTGTGATATTTGTGATCTTTACTTATTACATCCTACTGACTATATACAGCGAATTAACCATAGGCGTAATTGTACAGAAACCAGGAAATTATTACCGCCTTTTATAAGAAGTATTAATAAAACATGTAGCGTATGTCTAGAAAGAATATACGAAAAAGAAATAAATAAACAATATTTCGGTATTTTACCAAATTGTAAACACGTGTTTTGTTTTTACTGTATACAACGTTGGATGTCTATAATAAAAGGTACGAATACCGAAGGTACATGTCCTGTATGTAGAACAGTTTCTGTATTTATAGTGCCTAATAGGTACTGGATAGACGATAAATATGAAAAGAGATTAATTATAAATAAATATAAGAAGGACAGAAAGACTTATAAAGCGTTTAAACATTATATAGGAAGATACGTATTATTTTATACAGTAAACAACAGTTTATTTGTTACTAATGATTAATGTTGTACTAGATTTACAATATTTTCTAGTAATATAAAAACAGGACTCTTTGTAACAAACATGGAAGATGTAGAGAGTTTTGAATACAACAAGAAAAGAAACCGTATATTATCATTAACAAGACATATCAGAAGGGATATAAAATCAGTATTGTATTGGATGGTTAGAGATCAAAGGATACAAGATAACTGGGCTCTTATATATGCACAACGAATAGCGCTTCATCTTAAAATACCTCTACGTATATGTTTTTGCATAGTTCCAGGATTTCATACAACTACTTCTAGGCACTTTTCTTTTTTGTTAGACGGTCTTAAAGAAATAGCGGAAGAATGTATTAAATTGTCTATAGGTTTTAATGCAGTATACGGATTACCTAACGTATTAATACCTTCAATCATTAAAAAATATAAAGTAGGTGTTGTGATAACAGATTTTTTTCCTTTAAGAGTTCCAGAAAAGTTAATAAAACAAGTAACAAGTGTTCTTCCAGATAAAGTGGTATTTATACAAGTTGACGCTCACAATATTGTACCTTGTTGGGAAGCATCTCATAAACAAGAATACGGTGCTAGAACATTACGTAAGAAAATAAATGGTATGTTAGATACATATCTTACAGAATTTCCTGTAATAACTAAACATCCTTACGGACCATTTTCAGTATCCATCGCAAATAATAAAGGAGTAGAGTTTGACGATACTGTTCATCCAGTATCGTGGGCAGTACCTGGTTCTAAAGCCGCGTTTAAAGTATTAGATGATTTCCTAAAAAACAGGCTAGCTGCATACGAATCGGATCATAACAATCCTACATGTGAAGCGTTGAGTAACCTATCACCGTGGTTACATTTCGGTCATATATCTGCTCAACGTGTAGTTTTAGAAACATTAAAATATAAGAGTATACATCCTAAATCTGTAAGCGTATTTTTAGACGAAATCATCATAAGACGTGAACTAGCTGATAATTTTTGCTATTATAATAAAAGATATGATTCTATAGAATCCACACATTCATGGGCACGAGAAACATTAGAAGCACACGTAAATGATAGAAGAAAATATATTTACTCTTTAAAACAGCTCGAGAGAGCCGAAACTCACGATCCCCTATGGAATTCCGCCCAGATACAAATGGTAAGACTAGGCAAAATGCATAGTTTCTTACGAATGTATTGGGCTAAAAAGATACTTGAATGGACTAGATCTCCAAAGGAAGCTCTTAGATATAGTATTTATCTGAACGATAAATACGAACTCGACGGTACGGATCCTAACGGATACGTAGGTTGTATGTGGTCAATATGTGGATTACACGATAGGGCATGGTCTGAGAGACCTATATTTGGAAAAGTTAGATACATGAATTATGAAGGAACTAAGAAAAAATTTGATGTAAATGCTTTTATCAGTAAATACAGAGGGAGACGCCAAGAATCTTTACATAGAAGCAGTAGAAAAGGTAATCATAAGTAATCATCTAATTAGTAGTTTAGTTTGTTGTTGTTATCGTGCGGTATTAATGTATATATGTTTTGATATAACATATTTATATTTATATATATATTAAGCTTTATAACATATAAATCATATAAATCATATAAATATGGATATTATAACGTGCTGTAGTTGTAAAGGTTTTAATTTTGTAACGTATAATGACGTATCGTTAATAATAATGAAATCAAATAATTACATTAATGCTACTAAACTGTGCGATTCACAAAAGAAGGATTTTAGAAACTGGAAAAAATTATCTACATCTAAATTTCTAATAAAAGATATTAAAGAGATTAATAACCAATTAAAAACATCCAATAAGGATATGATAATAGAGGTAAAAGAAGGTAATAACAGCAAAATACAGGGTTTTTACGTTCATCAAGATCTAATCTATCCTATAGCATATTGGATATCGCCTATTTTTGCTATCAAGGTAAATAAAATTATAAATTACTATTTATATAATGATTATGAAATAATGGTTAGTGACTTTAGAAATCTTTACAAAGAGACAGACATCTATATATCTACAATAATGGATATAATGAATAGCTTAGCATCTGATTATTATGAAACACTTACTGAAGTAATAGAAAAATTAAATAAGTTTAATAGTTATGTATTAGATAATGAATCTTCCTATAAAAGGTTCTAACGTCCTTGAAAAGAGTCCTGACGTCCTTGTAAAGAGTCTTGACGTCCTTGTAAAGAGTTCTGACGTCCTTGTCATATAGTAACTCTTTATAAAGATATACTAATTTTTTTGATTTAATATTATCTTTCCTACCATATAAATGAAGGATATTAAAATGCCTTCTCCTTCACAGAAAGATGTACTAACATTGTCTCCTGAAAAAGAAATTAGAAATTATGAAGGACGTCAGGACTCTTTTCAAGGACGTCAGGACTCTTTCCAAGGACGTCAGGACTCTTTCCAAGGACGTAGGAACTCTTTACAAGATATGGCTTCTACAGAAGATCCTATTCTAAGCAAAATTAAATCAAAAATAGAAAGAACTGGTGGTGATACACATAATAAAGAAAATATCAAATATTTGATTAATATTATTATGGAAGATATCGAACATCCTCTACATAAAGAAATAGATAAACAGCTAGAATGTAGAAACGATGCATTAGACATGGTTAATAACCTTAGAGTAGAAGACCAAATAAAAGATATTATGCAATGTTTAATCAGGGAAATAGCTCTAGGAAAAATGAGTTCGTGTATATATAATTATGCAGTCTGTAAACTGTATACCACAAACGAAATACTATCTTGTAAAGTTAAAGAATATTTTATTAAATCTATATTAAAAGACTCAGATAGCATTACAACTAAAAAATCTCCTATCGAAGAGTTAAAAATGTTAGAGAAGCTGATCGACTATTAATAATGAAAAAGGAAGTATAGTGATGATATATACTGTTTAAAAATGACACAGCAATTCTCTGTTTTTCAGCTGGAAGAAGGATTTTTAGTCTTAAAATATGATACTATAAAGATCATTTGTATGACTAGTAATTACTTTGTAAATGTTTCTAAGTTACTAGAATGTTGGAATAAAGATTTTACAGAGTGGATGCAACTGGAAGATGCTAAAAAAATAATTAATACGTTAGATTGTATAATATCGAATATAGGTCCTGTGTACTTAGAAGAACCGTATGGTGCGTGTAATTCTAATGTAATCATTGAAATCGCTAGCAATGATGATAATAAGAACAGAGACGCCATTGCTGGATTCTACGTGCATAGAAACCTACTTCCATATATCGTATCTTGTATATCACCTTTACTTGCAATTAAAATAACTTGTATGATAGATTATTACATAAACAAGAAAATAGAAACAAAGTTTAAGGTTAATGAATCGATTAATAAGAGATTGGTAGAACTCATAGATATAAATTCAGATAGACATACTAAAGAAATATCAAATATAAAAATTGGTTACAATTCCGTTATATCTGATTTAAAGACATCTTTGATGAGTATAAAAGAACGTAATTACCGAATGAACGATAGAATTCAGGATATAGAAGCGGTTATAGTGGAACAGAAAATAGATGCTAGAGAACCTAAACTTTTAATTCTACAGCATAGACAGAATGAATCTATGTTTAAATCATTAGTGGTAGATGCTGAAGAATGTACGATAGAAAAGTTACATAAAATAAGAAAAGATTATAAACTGTTTTTTCGTACAAATGAAAGACAAGTTATATCTAATTTTGAAGGCCTTAAAAAAAGACTTTTACGAGATAAGTATATATGCCTACAAAAATCTGGATATAAATTAATTGATAAATGCAGGTATTATATACGAGACATGATAAAAGACTTGTATGAGTTAAAGACTTGTTAGTATTGTTATTTTTCAAAAAGGAAAAATAATACGTTTACATCATTATAATGTATAATAACCACTATAATATAGCTACAGATATAGATGATACCTATAGTTACATTTATTATGGAAAGTTAAAAGTGATAGTGATGAAAGATTGTGGTTATTTTAACGCTACAAAAATATGTTCACATTTTAATAAAGAATTTCATAATTGGCAGAGATTTGAATCTTCAAAGTGTTTAACGGATGTTATTAATAAAATTATACGTCCTAATAAGTGTTTAATAAATATTCCTAGTGAGTACGGTCGTGATAATTGTACTTCAGGAACTTACGTACATCCTTTACTGTTTCCTCATGTACTATCTTGGCTTTCTTTCAGGTACGCTATACAGATATCAAAAATAATTAACAATATGCATTCTAGAATGTACTACATGAAAAAAATAGAAACATAAAATGTAAAAACAACTTTCCTACTTATATATTGTTTATATAGATATACATAATAAATGATAAAAATAGCTATTAAACACAATATTGTAAGTGCTATAAAGTTATGGATACTAACCGTAACACTTTTAATGAGCGTATTTTTACTAAGAAAAACATCATACTTGTACAAAAGTATTTTGTTAATTATAGAAATAGATAATACATGTAAAGATACTATATAGATTTATACATCATTTTGTAAACATAAAAATAATGCATATGTAGAATAATAATTAATATTATGGATTTTAGATGTATTATATCAAAACATATAAATGATAAATTTTGTTACATAGAGTATGGAGACATGACTTTAATAATGATGAAAGATAATTCTTTCATAAACGCAAGTAAATTATGTGATTTAAACGGTAAAGACTTTAGAAAGTGGCTGAGTTTATCAACATCTAAATTTTTAATAGACGGAATAGAATCTATTTGTAAAGATTGGAAAATAAATATTAATAAAGCTAACGGTAAGATTATGGAAAAATCACACGATACAAAAATGTATAAAGAATATGATGTTTCTGGATCTTACATCCATTATGATCTTATCCCCCATGTAGCCTGTTGGGTATTTAACTCTTTTGCTTTAACATTTTCAGCAATTATCAACAAATACGCTAGCAATCAGTATTCTTTAATTGTTAAATCTGATAGTAAGTTTATAGATGAAATAACTGAATTTATGATTAGCTACAACGCCACAAGTAATACAGATACTTCTCATAATATTGAAAAGTATATAAATATGCTAAAAGAAGTTTAAAATAATATTAATAAAATATAACAATATAAAAATAACTTCTTGTCTAACATAAATCATCTATAAATTTATTAATTCTATTAACAATTTCGGTATATTCTCCACTTACGATGTCGTTACTATCTATAGTTAGAATAGGAAAACTTGATTCTAACATCCATATTTCATAGTTCTTAATTAATTCTAAATACTGTTTTATAGTTATATGATTACCTTTTTTCTTACTAGATGATATTGCATTGTAATGAGACTTTACGTATATAGCTCCGTTATATCTAATATTTAAATTATTAATATGCCAATCACATACTGAGTTATACATAGCTGATTCTTCTACGTTGAAAAACTTGAATTCTAAAAACATAGGCGAATATATATACTTTTCAGATTCTATAGATCCATCTAATAATATTGTTTTTTTACTACCATCACATTGATAGTTACTTGCTTTCATATAAGCATCTAGTTTGCTTAGTAACTGATGTATTTTGAAGGGATAAGCAAACTTATACGGATTCTCAGCAAATAAATCATTCACATTTTTATATCCGTTCGTAGACTCTACCCTACAATTATTACTATTTGGAATTATAACTATATTACTATCCTTAGACAATATTTTAACCAATTGTTCTTTTCCAGTAGATGCTATACCTTCTATTGCAATAATATACCGTTTGTTAGTTTTACAAGATTCCATATTAAGTATCAGGTATTTACTATGCTTCGTTACGACTCTTTTTCAATCATCAACTAAGATTTATAGTTAGTATTTATGTTATAGATAAGCGATTATCCTATAATAATTTTAACATGTGTATAATAAAAAATGACAAACAAATATATATTTATTAATACGGTATATTAGACAGGATGGGGTTAACCTGTGTAGACGAGAAAGGTAACGTAAAAGTGCACGTATTTTCAGAATCTCTATTCGATGATTTTAAGTTAGTTATGTTTAAAGACTTAAACAAAGACTTACACGAAATAAAAAGATTAGCTAAAGTATCTAAAGTATTTGATTATAGTAAAGGAAAAGAAGTAGTGGAGAAAAATAAGAGACAATCTAAAAGTGTAATATTAAAAGATAAGCTAAGTAAAGAGACAATAAGTTTATTAAAAAATCATATCGAAAAAGAATTAGAATCATTTGATAATATCATTATCAAAAATGATGTTACCATCACGATCTACGAAAAAGGTGACTTCTTTTCGTTACATAGAGATTTTGTACCTCTATTTATAAACAACATGAAATGCATGCATCTGCTGCTGTATCTTGAGGTTCCTGATAAAGGTGGGGAAACAGCTATATACTTAAAGGAAAATAGTAAAGACGTGATGCAATTAAAAACAGATGTGATATTTGATAAGTCTATACCTCATGAAAGTATAAAAATTGAAGAGGGTACTAAGTGTATAGCATTATTTGATGTACTAATAGAACAGAATATGAACAAGAAAAATATTGTTGGAAAAATAGATTATCTAGATGCGGAAATATCATTATACGATAAAGAATCAGATAACCTTTCATTATGCTACTGTGATTTCAAAGTACAGCGTTATTCGGAACACGACTCTTACAGAGCAGGACTTATATTAGACAGATCTGGTAGATGCGTGAATGTACATATAGACGAGGAAATTCCAGATGGTGACAGATTAGATAGAATATACGAATCTTTTGAAATATTTTGCTACTTGATGTCTATGGATTTGGATGAAATAAAGATAAATAACGGAAAAAATATTGCGTGGAGTTCTTTGGACGATCATCATCACTTCCTGCCGAAAGATATTAATCTTTACAAAAAACTAATTCCAATTGCATCAGAGGAACATTCCGCACGAGTAGAGATGGTAGGGCACTGCAACGATGATGATGAATACATAAGTTGCTCCGTATCAAGATACTACTTTAACTTACCGGATAGATAATATCTTATATATAAAGCTTTAAAAAAAGATGTAAATGAGGTAATAATTTAAACACTTTACAGTATGACTAATTATTAGGTTTAATAGTCTAATTAATTTTAACGTTTTATAATGTATACTAACAAACATACGTGTGACAATAATATATTTTTTTATTATAACTGAATTAAATGTATAGTTGTTTCATCACAACATTTTTGATTACATATAAAACTATAATTGCGATTTGAAAAATTATAATATTAACTCATTTAAATATTATATTAGTCACTATAATGTATTCTTATAATGAACTAGTATTAATTGTTGTAATATGTATGTGTTCGTATAATATTGTATATAGCGTACGCCCTCAGTGTGATAAACGTTGTTGTGATAACGCCAAAGTATATGATAAAAAAATGCAGGAGAGAGAGTTATGCAGATTTAAATGTTATATGAAATACGTATTAGAAGAATTAAAATGTAACAATAATGAAGATGCACTATTACAGTGTTTCAAAAAAACTAATAACATGCCAGAAAAATTAGAAGAATGCTTGAAAAAGTGCCCTGGAATACCACCTGAAGGATGTAAAAAAACATGTTGCAATCAGAGAGATTTGATAATAGAGCGTAGAAAGAACGATCCTAAAGCTTGTTGCGACGGACATGATCAAGCGAAAAATAAAAAGTTACGCAAAAATCATGTGATAGATTGTAGAACTTCAGATCCATCTTGTAATAAAAAAGGGTATTTGTTATTGTACCCGGATAATACTACTGCGTGTTTACCTAGTGATGCTAGTAATACTGATTTGGGATCAGATTTTTCATATAGTGACGAATGTTGGTCACTGGATAATTTCTTACAAGATAGACAACAAAATTATTGGCAAACTCTTGATTAGTAATTCACATGTTATAGTCTCTTATTTTAATTTCTTCTGCAGTATACATAATATACATTATTAATGAAAAACTAATATACGCTACTAAAATGTTGTCAACTAAAGTATTCAAGTTAGATAAAAAATACTCTACAAGTAAGTTTCTTAATACTGATAATATGAGAAAAGAAAGATTTATATTCGATAAGTTTCTGTCTAAATTTGGTAGATTACTAGATATAAAATTATTAACTAAGCCATCTGGAGAAAAAATATCGTTTTACGTAGATAAATTTTGTACTGTAATCGTAGTTCTAGGAGTACCTTACATAAATGACAAAGTAAATATAAATGTTAACACATTTAATACATTAAACTGTTATTATAGGGTAAACATTAATTCTTACATCGTAGTAAATAATACACTCGCTAGTTACAGAATAGATATAACTTGTATATCAGACGAACATATAAATATAAACAGAAGAAGAGAGCATTTACAAGATTTGAGTACTTCTAAAAACAATAGTTTCACTGTACTAACATGCTTTTTTGACAGAGAACATATTAATAAACCTATTACACAAGGCAACAAGTATTTACTCATAGGCAATTATATACGTGAATGGATTATATATAAGAAGAACGTAGAAATAATAGATGATAACTTAGAAAGAATAACTAGTAGAAAAGTTACGTCTCATTATTATATAAACGAAAATAATCATAGGGTTATCAGAGATACGTCAATAGGATGTAGCGATATAGTCGTATCAGTAAAGCTATCTAAGATTACTAATAGTGACGTACGAAAAGATAAGTATTTAATGCAAGCGTTACGATGGCCGTTGGGAAATCCAAGCTTAATATTCTTTAAGTTGTGGTTTAGTACCGAGTATTACAGATGTAGGATGAATATGAATTCTATCGTATCTATTTTAAAATCTATAACACGTAAAAATGTAACTAGTAACTATGGATTAGGTGACCTGTTGTTGTCAAGTTTTGGAATTGTTAGAAAGCAAGCGAACAAGTTAGGGATAAATTGTAGTAGAATTTCGTTTAGAAATTTATGGAAAGATATAGTATTGATACAGATGAAAAGATACTACAAACTCAAAAAACGTTCACTTTTATCGAAATTCAAAGTACAAACAGCGTCATTACTAGTACCTGATATACCTGATATACCCGACTACCAATATTTACCCACGAATCCTTGGATGGTAGATATTACAAAAGAAGTTGAATTATGGGACGATCTACGAATGAATATCTTAGATAAAGAAAAATGGAGTTATGATTGGCCTGCTTTATCTAGATAAACATGTAAAGTATAACTAATACGGTATAGGAAATAATAAGGATAACGTTGTAATGTTTATTATATAACCGTTTTTATGAAAAATAATGTCTTAACTGATGTATAACTACTATAACACAATGGATTTCTCTGATATATTTACGCGTGAAATAGATGAACGTTTTTGCTATATACAATATGATAAATTTGATCTTATTATGATAAAAGAAAACAATTATATTAATGCAACAAAATTATGTCAACTCGGAAATAAAAAACTTAGGAACTGGTTAAAGTTAGACACATCTAAAGAACTTATTATGCAATTAGAAAGTGTTAACAGAGTATTGAAGATAAATATAACTGAATCATATATGAATGATGAAAACTATTATCCATTGAAAGCTATTATAAATGTATGTAATGAAGATACTACTGACAACACGTACGAAGTATCTGGAGCTTACGTTCATCCTGATTTGATTCCACACATCGCTTTTTGGATATCTCCTTTATTCGCTGTAAAGGTATCTAGAATTATAAATTGTTATATGTTAAAACAGTATGAGTTTCAACTGAAGGAAAAAAAAGATATAAACGAAGAATTATTACATGTATTACATACTATTAATAGAAAATACGATAAAGACACCATTGAATTGAAAGAACGTTATTACGAACAACGTAAAGAACTTAGAGAATATAATAAACAGAACAACGAAAAATACGATAAAGATACTAAAAGACTCAAGGAATACAATAAACGTATGGAAGAGAAATATAACAGAGATATAACAGAACTTAAGGAATACAGTAAGCGTATGGAAGAAAGATATAATAAAGATATCAAAGAACTTAAGGAATACAATAAACGTATGGAAGAAAAATACAATAAAGATATCAAAGAACTTAAGGAACGTAATAAAGAACTTAGTAAATACAGCAAACACATCGAAGACAAATATGATATAAATATTCGTGAACTGAAAGTCAAATTAGATGGTATTAGAGATTCCTTGAAAACCAGTATAAGTAATATTTCATGTAAACTACCACCACCTAACTCCAATGAACCACCACAATTAGTAATAAAGACAGAAATTCTCAAATAAATTCCGTCCATAAAACAACGTTTTTATAAATATGTATATTAAAGTGTAAAAATAATAGTTTTAATATTATAATCTGATAACTATAATAATGGATTTATCAGTTATCGTTACAGATCATATAGACGATAGATTCTCTTGGGTTAGATACGATGACTTTGAAATTATAGTCATGAAAGAAAACGGATACGTTAACGCTACTAAATTATGTATTCTGGGTAACAGACGATTAAGTGACTGGTTAAACATGGAAAGCACCAAAGAACTGATAAGAGAAGCGGAATACGTAAATAGAAATTGGAAAGCTAAATCGTTTTATACGGACGACATTAAAGGAGTTATATTAGATATAGAAAGTGAAGACTATGTATATGAAGTATCTGGTTGCTATATTCATCAAGATCTTATCTCGCACATAACTTCATGGATATCGCCGTTATTTTCACTCAAAGTATCTAAAATAATGAACTATTATACAATGAGTAAATACGAACGCGAGTTAAGAGATAAAGAAGATATTAACAAAGAATTTCTGAAGCTACTTAAAGGTCTATACAAGAAACACGATAACGATATCGTTAAATTGAAAGAGCGTTATCGCGAACAACGTAAAAACATAAAACGCTTAGAAACAAAATACGACAACGAAATAGAAGAATTAAAATTACGTAATGTAAACACAGAGTGTAAAGAAATACGTCAGGACTCTTTACAAGGACGTCAAGACTCTTTACAAGGACGTCAGGACTCTTTACAAGGAAGTAATAGACTATTCTTTAACGAAGAGGAACTAGTTACATGTACGAGTACTCAGAGTGATCTCTTTACCAATGACGAAGAACAATATGATGTTGGATCGTCTAAAGAACCAGTGAAACAACGCAAAGCGAGTCCGCTTCACGAGCTCTTAACCGAGGGTGAAGGACGCACACAAAGTGTCCTCTTCACTGATGGTGAAGAAATAATTGATAAAGAATTGAAAGTTAATGCGACGCAAGATATTGGTATATGTAATAGTCATGAAAACTTTACAAGTAGCGAATCTTCTTCGTCCTCTATAAACAGTATACAAATTATAGAGAATAAAACAGATACTCACGAAAAACTCTCTTCGCGACGTGAAACGAGCCAACGTAGCGAGTTCTTAACCGAAGGTGAAGAAATAGTTACCGTAACAAGTTCTCAAAAAACTCTTGTAAAGATTCCCAACGCCGCCGTACATAATGGTACATGTGAAATAATACAGTCTAAAGATAGTAAATCTTTAGAAAAAAACTCTTTGGATGCTAAAAATACGCAATCAATAGCTGATAAGTTACGTAGGTTTCGTTTCGAAGGTTCTAGTAGAAGCGCTAAATGCCATGCATCTACAACTTCTGAGCGTCCGAGTAAATACTTTTCATAAGATACTGTACGTTAGTACTGCAGTATTTAGATTATAGTTACAAGCTAGTATATAATCTTTATGTTACCCGCGTAATAGAAGAACGTTTCTTTTCCATTGTATCAGCTTGGAGCCATGGAGCCATAACAGTAAAAAACATCATTTTTTACGCTTTTTTATTGAAACAATACACGATTTAAACGTTTTATACGTGATTCTGCCACGACGTATAAATATTTTTAGGGCTTCAGCTTGGAGCCATGGAGCAGAATGCTTAAAAGATAAGACCATCTGGTGATCTTCAAAAAGAAGAACGTACGTAAGTAAGCGTGATAGCTAGTATTATCGGTAGATATGTTCTTTGGCGACCGCGAAGTAATCATCATTTGACAGTACTCTTGCCTATAAGAAATACCGCTTCCTGTTACTAAAACGAAAAGTGGTGGTAAATGTAAAGGCAAAAGTAGAGGTAAAGGTAAAGACAGAGACAAATACAAAGGCAAATGTAAGAGTAAAGGCGAAGATCTTCTTCCGCAAAGTAATCATTCTTAGGTAAAGAAGAGTATACGATGTTATTTACCATCATAAGTTTTTATATAGTATTAGCGTTACGTTCTCATATGGCTTTACAAGATCTAGCACTACCAAATCATGAGTAGATAGCTTTATAAAAATAAGAACTCATATAAAGTCAAGAGATATTACAGTTTTCTTTAAGGCGTACGAACCTAACTCAGTTTCTTGTTTCAACAGTTTAAAGGACTGTTGGAATATGAACGCGTAAAAATTAACTATAACGGTTTTACGTTATGCAATTTATAGAATTACGGAGTAAAGGAACTCTTAACGATTTATAAAATTTGGATTTGAGGCGTAAATAAATATAATTAATGCTTTTTATGAAAAATAATGCTATAACTTAAGCAATAACATCATCATGGATTTTTCTAATCTCGTTACTCGTGAAATTAACGAACGTTTCTGTTATATTAAGTACGACCAATTTAATTTGATCATGATGAAAGAGAATAACTACATAAACGCGACTAAGTTATGTAAACTAGGAGGAAAAGAATTTAAGAAATGGATACGGTTAGAAGGGTCTAAAGAATTAGTCAAAACTGTTGAAGAAGCTAATAACTATTGGAAAATAAAATCATCCGATACAGATCTAAACCGAATGATTTTGGAAGTAAAGAATGAGTATAATATAGAATGCCAATATGAAGTAGCTGGTTATTACGTACACCCTGACTTGTTACCGCATATATGTTCTTGGATTTCTCCTTTTGCGATAAAAGTTTCCAAGATTATAAACTGTTACATGTCGGGACAATACGAGTTTAAACTCAAAGAGAAAGAAAGAGAAATTAAAGAAAAGGAAACGACTAATAAAGAATTATTAGAATTATTATACGCATTCGATAAAAAATACGATAGAGATATAGCAGATTTGAAAGAACGTTATAAAGAACAAAAGCGAGATCTCAAAGAACAGAATAAAGAATTAGCCGAAGGTATGAAAAGGATGGAAGAAAAATACGATCGAGATACTCGAGAACTCAAAGAATACAACAAACGTATAGAAGAGAAATACGATAGAGATACTAGAGAACTAAAGCTCAAGATAGAAAGAATAGAAGAACGCTTAAAAGATAAGGTGATTAATCCAACTTCTCCTAATAAATTACACCGTCTGGTGATATTACAAAATAAGAAAGATCCTAATTCTTTTAGAACTCTAAGAGTACAAGTAGAACGTATGAACCAAGAAATTAATAAAGTTAAACAAGATTACAATGTTTTCTTTAACGCGTACGAACCTAATGCAGTTTCTTGTTTCAATAACTTAAAGGAAAGATTGATATCTCAAGAACGTGTTAAAGTAAATTATAATGATTTTACGTTATGTGATTCAGAAAATTACGGAGTAAGGGAGTTATGTATCGATTTACTAAATCTGGACTTAGTACGTAAATATACTTAATGCTTTTTATGAAAAATAATGCTATAACTTAAGTAATATCATCATGGATTTCTCCGATCTCGTTACTCGTGAAATCGACGAGCGTTTCTGTTATATCAAGTATGATATTTTCGAACTTATTATGATGAAAGAGAACAATTACATTAACGCTACCAAGTTATGTAAGTTAGGAGGAAAAGAGTTTAACAAATGGATATGCTTAGATGAATCTAAAGAATTAATAAAAACGATTGAGGAAACCAATAACGTTTGGAAAGTAAAATCATCCGGGCCAGATCTGGCCCAGTTGGAAATAATTATAACAGTATCTAACGAAGGTAAGAACGATAAAAAGTATGAAGTAGCGGGTTCTTACGTTCACCCGGATCTTATTCCTCATATCGCTTTTTGGATTTCTCCCTCTTTCGCCATAAAGGTGTCAAAGATTATAAACTGTTACGTTTCTGGCAAGTATGAGTTTAAGTTAAATGAAAGAGAAGAAGAAATAAGAAAGCGAGAGAATAAAGTTGAGGAACTTATGGAACTGTTATATAAGTGTAACGATTTACAAAATTTTGATTTAGTACGCGAATACGTTTAATACTTTTTATGAAAAATAATGCTATAACTTAAGTAACAAATACAACATCACCATGGATTTCTCCGATCTCGTTACTCGTGAAATCGACGAGCGTTTCTGTTATATCAAGTATGATACTTTAGAACTCATTATGATGAAAGAAAATAACTATGTTAACGCTACAAAGTTATGCAAACTAGGAGGAAAAGACTTTCACCTATGGAAACATTTAGACGGATCTAAAGAGTTAATTGAAGAAATAAAAAGAATTAATAACGTTTGGAAGATAAAATCAGCCCCCCAAGATCTTGGAGTACCGGAAGTAATTATAACGGTAGAACCAGAAGATAAGAGCGATAAGAAATATGAAGTAGCTGGATCCTATATTCATCAAGACTTATTATATCATATAACTTCTTGGATTTCTCCATCTTTCTCGGTAAAAGTATCAAAGATAGTCAATTGTTACATTTATGGCAAATATGAGTTTAAGGTTAAAGAGAAAGAAAATAAAATCGATGAACTTATGGAACTGTTATACAAGTTTAACGATAAATACGATAAGGATACTGCTAAACTAGATAAATACAATAAACTTATGGAAGAGAAATACGATAGAGATATCGCCGAAACTAGAGAGCTTTATCGTGGACAACATGAAGAAGTTAAAGTACTCAAAAAACATAACAAGAAATTATCTAATTCCATTAAACGTATAGAAAGAAAATACAGTAAAAATGCTAACGAACTCAAATCAAAATTATTAGAAGTCAAAACCGAGTTAAAGAAGTTAGAAGAAATCTTACAAGATAAAGTAGTTAATATATCACTTCCTAATAAAGTACATCGTATGGTGATATCTCAAAACAATGAAGATTCTAATATTTTAAAACTTTACGATTACAAACCGAAAGTTTAAATAGAAAACGGATAAATATAAAAACGAATACAGAGTATTCTTTAACGCTTACGAGACCAACGCCGTATCCTGTTTCAACAGTTTAAAAGAAAAACTGTTGGGACAAAAACGCTTTAAAATCAATAACGATTTTACCTTATGTAGAATTACGGAGTAAACGAGTTAGTTAACAATTTACAAAATTTGGATTTAGTAAGTAAATACATTTTTTTAGTGGTTTTTATGAAAAATAATGTTGTAACTTAATGAACGAGCACAGGCGACACCATGGACTTTTCCAATCTTGTTACTCATGAAATTAACGAACGTTTCTGTTACATTAAGTATGATACTTTCGACCTAATCATGATGAAAAAGAATGGATTTATTAACGCTACCAAGTTATGTAAATTAGGAGGAAGAAACTTAAAGCATTGGCTAGAGAACAAACAGAGTAAAGAACTAGTGAAAGAATTAGAAAATATATATGAAGTGTGGAAAATAAAATCACTAGGACAGAATTCTGGCAAAATGATTTTAGAAGTAAATGCAGAATCTGAAAAAGAGCATCAATACGACGTATCTGGATATTACATACACCAAGATCTACTACCGCATATATGTTCTTGGATTTCCCCGCTATTTGCTATTAGAGTTTACAAAATCATAAACTGTTACATTTCTGGTAAGTACGAGTTTAAACTTAAACATAGTGATAATACTAATAAAGAATTATTAGAATTAATAAAAGAGTTTAACAGGAAATATGATAAAGATACGTTAGAGTCAAAAGAACGTTATAAAGAACTTGATAATTACAGTAAACGTATGGAAGAGAAATACGATAGAGATATCGCCGAAACTAGAGAGCGTTATCGCGAACAACGTAAAGAAGCTAAAGAACTCAAAGAACACAACAAGAAATTATCTAATTCCGTTAAACGTATGGAAATGAAATACAATAAAGATACTAACAAACTCAAATCAGAATTAAAAGAAGTAAAAATCGAGTTAAAGAAATTGGAAGAACGATTAAAAGATAAAGTTAATACATCATTTCCTAATAATGTGCATCGTTTGGTAATATCTCAAAACGATAAAGATCCTAACATTTTAAAACTTTACGATTACAAACCGGAAGTTTAAATAAAAAACTAATACAAAGTTTTATTTAACGCGTGATACATAATACCGTGTCTTATTTCAAAGAAATACTATTGTAACAGGAACGCATTATACTCAATTATAACGATTTTACGTTAAATAACTATGGAGTGTAATGTAACTCTACGATTTATATTTAGTACGTAAATATGCTTAGATATTTTTTTTTATGAAAAATAATTTTGTACCTTAATACATTATTGACTTTCCGATCTCGTTACTCGTTAAATCGATTAGCGTTTCTGTTATATTAAGTACGACGATTTTGATCTAATCATGATGAAAGGAAACGGATTTATTAACACTACCAAGTTAGGAGGAGGAAAACTTAACACGTTGGTTGGAGAACAAACAGAGTAAATAACTAGAAACTATAGATAATGTGTGGAAAATAAAATCATCATACAGTTCAAACATACATATGATGAGGTAGGTACATAATCACTCTTCTATCAAGTAATACTATGCGTATCTAAATACTTTATAAATGACTGGTTAACTCTAATTATTGATAGATACACATATAGCTTTTTCTAAAATTGTAGCATATACATCGAACGAACGTAAATGTTTTTTGATTTTTCTTGTAGGTATTTTAGCATCTGTTATTAGTTTCTTTATATTATTACTACGAAAGATAACGTCTAATGAGTACTTATTATTAATACGTGCATATTTCGTCTTTTCTAATTCTTTTTCACATGTTACCTTAATTTCTGATAACTCTTTATTTCCATCTATAGTTTTCATATTTTTAATAAATACTGGATTACTAATGAGTTCAGGAGAACGAAAAACCTCTAGTAGAATATTAGCTACCATTATTTTAGCACTGTCGATAGATTCTACGATGGCTGCATCCAGCGGCGTAATATCGTAATTATTAGTTATGTTAATTTCAGCACCGTGTTCTAATAATAATTTAACGATCTTAGATGCGTGACACGCTGAATGTAAAGGTGTGTTACCATCTCTATCTCTTACATTTACTCTAGCACCCGAAGAAATTAATGTTTTCACTAAATCGTATTTGGTGTCTGATTCAGATGCGTAATGTAGAGGAGTTTTACCGGCTACGTCTGTATCGTTAACGCTACAACCATTTTCTATGAGTATTTTTGCTATGTCTGAACTTGTTGCAATGTGCAAAGATGTTCTTCCGTATTTATCTCTAGCAATAACATTAGCACCAAGATCTATAAGCTGCTTCGTTACTTTATATCCCTTGGTAATAGCTCGATGTAAAGATGTCATCTCGTGTATATCTACGGCGTCGATGTTATAGTCTTTTTCCATAAACACGCTAGTTATTTCTAATTCATCTAATAAACTATCAGCTTCATGTAAAGGTGATTTACCTAACTGGTTCATCGAATTCATATCAGCACCATGGTATAGAAGTAGCTTTACGATTTCTGCACAACCGTGTGTTGCAAAAGCGTAATGTAAAGGTGTATTACCAGTTTCGTCTTTAGCGTTTACATAGGCGCCTAATGCTATTAGTATTTCTACTATCTCCGCTCCGTCTGATAGAACTGACGCGTTATGTAAAGGTGTTTTTCCGTCTTTATATGTAACGTTAATGTTAGCGCCTTTTTCTATAAGTATTTTTACTATTTCTATCATCGACGATACCTTCGTAGCGTTGTACAAAGGTGTTTTACCGTACATGTCTTGTGCGTTTATTTCAGCTTCGTGTTCGATAAGAAGTTTTGATACTTTAGATCCCATTTCATATATGTCTTTAGCGATAGTACATAATACTGTATATGTATCTGAGTCTATATCTTCTATACTGCTATTATATCCACAAACACTATGTAGTATATCTTCATACGTTGGCATATCTGTAGAGTTGATTAAAGCTGTTTTTTTATACCTGTCTTGTGCGTGTATATCTGCACCGTTAGCTATTAGTAACTCTACTATTTCTACGGTATAAGGTATTTTACTAGCGTAATGTAAAGGTGTTTTTTTATACTTATCTCTCGCATTAACATCTGCTCCGTGCAAAAGAAGTAATTCTACTATTTTAATCATGTCAGTAACGTTATATCGCGATAATGTATGAGAATTAAAGAAACATGGAAGATATTGCTCGTTATTACACTCTATCTCCATAAACATAAATCCCATATTTGTTTTGTTCATGTCAGCAGCGTGATGTAAAGGTGTTCTCCATTGTTTGTCTTTAATGTTTACGTCTAATCCTGAATTTATGAGAAACGAGACTATATCCAGGTTACAAGTACGTATAGCTTTAATTAACGGGTTATTGGAAATAATACGCTTATTCGAAGAAGAACTAGTCACACGTACTTCTTTGTCATCGTAATGGTCTAGTAAGATACTAACAGCTTCTAAATTTCCAAATAATATTGCTAGTTCTAAAGCCGTATTTCCTGATCTTGTTATAAGTGTAGTATCCGCTCCGTAATCTAGTAATAATCTAATCATATCGATCATTCCTCGTTCTGCGGCAAAATGTAAAGCTGTGTAATAGTGCTTATCTATCGCATTTATCTTAATACCGTTATCCAATAAAAGTTTCGCTATGCGTAATTCTTTTTCATTACTTTCTTTATCAAGCTCTATTAGTTTATCTTCTGAAAGAACAGTATTATAATGTAGAACATGATAAAGTATTTCTATGTTAACAGACTTTCTCAATTTCATTTCTTCTGCTGTTTCTATATACTTCATTAAGGTTACCTCAACTGGTGTATTAGTAATATTCAATGTGTCCATCAGATTATATATACAAGGTATCTTAAAGATCGCATGCAATAGATAACTACTATTTTTAATCGAGTCTGTTAAGTTAGCGTCGTAATTTTGTAGCAATAACGATTCTATCACATTGACTCGTCTAGCTGCTACTGCTTGATATAAAGGTGTAACGAAGCACGTATAACGTCTTTCTATGGATGATTCTCGAAAAGAGTCCTGACGTCCTTGTACTTCGTATGCACGTATAACTGATAGAATTTCTTCGTCGCTACCTGTATACATAATACGATTCAATTCTTTAGGATCCATTAACATTCACTTATGAAACTGCTTTTAACATACGACATATGATTATATTTTAGGTAATAATAATATTTATAATATAATAACGCTATCGATTTTCTATTACATACAATATGATGAGAGTGTAATACGTAATATACGAATTATTTTAAAATGAAAAATATATGCTATATAAGTGAACTATGGACACTATGTGTTCTTTTCACTTTCAGTATACATCTATGATGTTTTAATTATTTTAACAACCGAAGCTGATTAGAGAAGGATGCGATCATATTCTATACTAATTATAATATGCATAATTATATACACGTATTGCTTACTATCAGAAGAGTCGATAGAATTGACAAAAACGTCAACACGTATTTCAGAAAACAGGTACAACGAATCTATAGATTGTTCCAATCAATCCACTGGTATCCTTTGGATAGGTATTCATAATACCAGTAAAACGGATTTAGTAAACATAACATGCGTTGCGTGTGTAAACACAACTTCTTACTCTTTCGGATGGTATAAAGTAAATAAATCTGATCCAATTCCTGATCCTATATACGATACTGATAAAGATCCTAAATCGATAGGAGGATACAGATACGGTTATCCGGCGTATCTTTACAAATACAGAGATAATAACGAGATACGCCCTCGGACACTTACAAACGTAACGTTTGTTAATAAGTGTAAGCGTAATACAACGGAGTGCGTATCGGTACAAGGAACGTTAGAAAAGGTAAAAGAAATATTAGAAAGAATCAACAATACAGACTATGAATATGATCTTGAAGAAGTTATAGAAGAAGACTATGAAGACGATCCAGAAGATGAAGATGTATATGTTGATCAACACGACAACCAGATGCATACAGTATCCCACTATTTACTTATCAAGAATAGTACGTTGTTGAATCATAATTATACATGTATGCTCATTGCAGGCTACTACATGGAATCTGATTACCTGGTTCCTTTAGACATTATATAATGTGTTTATCTATCTGGTGTTGTGAAATCGACTAGCGTTTCTGTTACATTAAGTACGATGAATTTGATTTAATCATGATGAAAGAAAACGGATTTGTCAACGCTACTAAGTTATGCAAGTTAGGAGGAAGAAACTTAAAACATTGGTTAGAGAATAAACAGAGTAAAGAATTAGTGAAAGAATTAGAAACCATAGATAAAGTATGGAAAGTAAAATCACCCGGCCGGAATTCCGGCCGGGTGATTTTAGAAGTAGGTACTATTTCTAAGGGTAAACACCAATACGAAGTAGCGGGTTCATACGTGCATCCGGATCTTATTCCTCATATCGCTTCTTGGATTTCTCCGTTATTTGCTGTAAAGGTGTCAAAGATTATAAACTGTTACGTTTCAGGCAAGTATGAGTTTAAGCTAAAGGAACGAGAGAATAAAATCGATGAACTTATGGAACTGTTATATAAGTTTAACGATAAATATGATAGAGATACGTTAGAGCTTAAAGAACTTTATCTCGAACAACGTAAAGAAGCTAAAGAACATAAAAAAACAAAGTAAAGAGTTATCTAATTCCGTTAAACGTATGGAAGAGAAATACGATAGAGACACTCACGAACTCAAAACAGAGTTAAAGAAAATAGAAGAACGTTTAAAGGATAAAGTGATTAATCCTTCATCCCCTAACAAGTTACACCGTTTGGTAATATTACAGAATAAGAGAGATCCTAATTCTTTTAAGACTTTACGATTACAAGCCGAACGCCTAGATAGAGAACTCGATAAAGTTAAAAGAGATTACAAGATTTTCTTTAACGCGTACGAGCCTAACGCCGTATCCTGTTTCAATCGTTTAAAAGAAAGACTGTTGGAACAAGAACGTGTTAAAATCAATTACAACGATTTTATCTTATGCGATTTAGAGAACTACGGAGTAAGGGAACTATGTAACGATTTACAGAATTTGGATTTAGTGCGCAAGTATGCTTAGGTATTTTTATGAAAAATAATGCTATAACTTAAGTAACGAGTAATAACATCATCATGGACTTTTCCAATCTCGTTACTCGTGAAATCGACGAACGTTTCTGTTACATTAAGTACGACGATTTTGATCTAATCATGATGAAAGAAAACGGATTTATTAACGCTACTAAGTTATGCAAGTTAGGTAAAAAAGAGTTTTATAAGTGGACTCGTCTTGATGGAACCAAAGAATTAATCAAGAAAGTACAAGAAATGAATAATATATGGAAAGTAAAACCAGGTCCTCCAGATCTGGAGGGGCTGGAAATGATTATAGTAATAGAGTCAGAAGGCAAAAACGGTAAAAAGTACGAAGTGTCTGGATCCTATGTACATCCGGATCTTATTCCTCATATCGCTTCTTGGATTTCTCCATTATTTGCGATAAAAGTGTCAAAGATTATAAACTGTTACGTTTCTGGCAAGTATGAGTTTAAGCTAAAAGAGAAAGAAAATAAAATCGATGAACTTATGGAACTGTTATACGAGTTTAACGGTAAATACGATAGAGATACTTTAGAGCTTAAAAAACTCTATCGCGAACAACGTAAACACGCTAAACGTATGGAAGAGAAATACGATCTAGACACTCGAGAACTCAAAGAACACAACAAACGTATGGAAGAGAAATACGATCGAGACACGAGAGAACTCAAAGAACACAACAAGGAATTATCTAATTCCGTTAAACGTATGGAAGAGAAATACGATCGAGACACTCACGAACTCAAAACAGAGTTAAAGAAAATAGAAGAACGTTTAAAGGATAAAGTGATTAATCCTTCATCCCCTAATAAGTTACACCGTTTGGTGATATTACAAAATAAGAGAGATCCTAATTCTTTTAAGACTTTACGATTACAAGCCGAACGCCTAGATAGAGAACTCGATAAAGTCAAAAGAGATTACAAAGTCTTCTTTAACGCGTACGAGCCTAACGCCGTATCCTGTTTCAATCGTTTAAAAGAAAGACTGTTGGAACAAGAACGTGTTAAAATCAATTACAACGATTTTACCTTATGCGATTTAGAGAACTACGGAGTAAGGGAACTATGTAACGATTTACAGAATTTGGATTTAGTGCGCAAGTATGCTTAGGTATTTTTATGAAAAATAATGCTATAACTTAAGTAACGAGTAATAACATCATCATGGACTTTTCCAATCTCGTTACTCGTGAAATCGACGAGCGTTTCTGTTACATTAAGTATGATACTTTCGAACTCATTATGATGAAAGAAAATAACTATGTTAACGCTACTAAGTTGTGTAAATTAGGAAATAAACGTTTTAGAGATTGGATAAGATTAGATGGATCTAAAGACCTTATCAAGGAAGTAGAATATATAAGTAATATTTGGAGTATAAAATCACCCCGCGCAGATCTGCGCGGGGTGATTTTAGAAGTAGGTACTATTTCTAAGGGTAAACACCAATACGAAGTAGCGGGTTCTTACGTTCATCCGGATCTTATTCCTCATATCGCTTCTTGGATTTCTCCTTCTTTCGCGATAAAGGTATCAAAGATAATCAATTGTTACGTATCTGGCAAATACGAGTTTAAGCTAAAGGAAAGAGAGGAAGAAATAAGAAAACGAGAGAATAAAATCGACGAACTTATGGAACTGTTATACGAGTTTAACGATAAATACGATAGAGATACGTTAGAGCTTAAAAAACTCTATCGCGAACAACGTAAACACGCTAAACGTATGGAAGAGAAATACGATCGAGACACGAGAGAACTCAAAGAACACAACAAGGAATTATCTAATTCCGTTAAACGTATGGAAGAGAAATACGATCGAGACACGAGAGAACTCAAAGAACACAACAAGGAATTATCTAATTCCGTTAAACGTATGGAAGAGAAATACGATCGAGACACTCACGAACTCAAAACAGAGTTAAAGAAAATAGAAGAACGTTTAAAGGATAAAGTGATTAATCCTTCATCCCCTAACAAGTTACACCGTTTGGTGATATTACAGAATAAGAGAGATCCTAATTCTTTTAAGACTTTACGCGTACAAACCGAACGTTTAAATCAAGAAACGAACAAGTATAAAAACGATTACAAGGTTTTCTTTAACGCTTACGAACCTAACGCCGTATCCTGTTTCAATCGTTTAAAAGAAAGACTGTTGGAACAAGAACGCGTTAAAATCAATTACAACGATTTTACCTTATGCGATTTAGAGAACTATGGAGTAAGGGAACTCTATAACGATCTAAACAATTTGGATTTAGTACGCAAGTACGCGTAATATTTTTATGATTAGAATCTTCAAAAGTGCAGCTATACTAACGGTTTTATGTAAGCTTACAACGACAGCGAAGAGTCCTAATTCGTTTCGCGTAGCGAGTACTTGTTTACAATATCTTAGCTTATGTAATACAAACTTTTTACAAAAAAAACAATAATAAGTCCTAACTAAATAGGTTATAGTCTATTTACAAAGTGAATATACATAATATACAATATATACAACAGTGTCTCTCTTTACAAGGACGTCAGGACTCTTTACAAGGGAAGGTCTTTAGGATCTATGCTTTCTAATATTGAGTACCTAATCTCAATCGGTAAATGCATCCATGATATTTTATCATTTTCATAGCCAGAGAATGTGTGTTCCAAAGATTTCATAGATTTGTCAATCATATCACGCCTTTTTTTCCCCTCTTCTACTAGTACATCCATCAAACCCTTGTATATTTTAAATTCAGAAGTATCTATACATTTTACGTATCTCGTGATGGCGTTATAGTCCAAGTTAATCCAGATGTGAAGTAGAGAAATTCTTTCTGATCCCAGTAAAGTATTTTTAATCTTTTCAATTTCAGCTTTACATTCATCCCTATAAGCTTTCATAATGGGATTTTTCTCCATAATGTCAAAATCACTTTGGATATATTCAAAATTTTCTACAAAATGTTTTGGTTGTTCTGAGCTAAACACGATGTTAGATATTAATAACTTTGCTATCTCAAGACCTTCTGAAGTATCAACTTCGATATTGGAAAGAGGTGTAAAATAAGGTGATGAAGCGATTGTTGTATCTGCCCAGAATGTTAACAGTATATCTACTAATTCTACATTTCCATCTGTCACAGCATGCCATAGAGGAGTATTCCAGTATCTGTCCTTAGCATTTATATCAGCACCGAATTCCAAAAGCATAATAGTTATCTTTACAGATCCTATACACACAGCATAATGCAAAGGAGTCATCCTATGGCTATCTTTAACGTTAGTATATGCTCCAGCTAGAAGTAATTGCTCTATTATCTCCAAGTTTTCAGATTTAACAGCATAATGCAATGGATACATATATCCTCTGTAACCATAATTTATACTCGATCCAGCTTTTAGTAACATACTCACAATTTCCAAATTTTCTCTCTTTATAGCCTCGATTATGGGATGATTTTCCCTGTACTCATCGTCAACATCAGCGTTATACTCCAGAAGTAACTTTACAATTTCCACATTCTCTATAGAGACAGCATACTGGAGTGGAGTCTTTACTTTGTAGTCCTCATATGTATCCACATTAGCGCCATGATCCAACAAGAGTTTCACCAGATCTATGTTCTGAACTTTGACAGCTCTATGCAACGGAGAAGATACTTGTTCGCTATATATATCAGGATCAGCTCCTGCTAACAATAGAGCTTTGGCTATTTCAAATTTTTCATTTTCTACAGCACAATGAAGGGGTGAGCAGCCATAATCGTTGAATACGTCCAGGTTAATGCCGGTTTCCACAATATCTAGCACGCTAGACAGAGATCCAGATTCAATAGCTTCGAATAAGTATGCCTCCATTTTGTGTAATAGTAGTAAGTAATAATTTTCTGAAGAAACTACTAACTTACCGAGCTATAGTAGATAGTTATAATTTCATTTTTTTACAAGTAGTATCACATGGTGATTGCTTATTAAAATAGTGAAAAAAAATAGATTAAATTACTGATTGCTACAGAGTTATTACAGCTTATATAAATAGATATATTGATATAACTATGTGTAAGATGGGAAGTTCATTATATTCTGAAAAGGGGAGGTTAAAACGCGGAGATATAGTAAGTCTTTACAAAGACTCATTTTGTTGTGTGAAACGAGTAAATACTATTTTCAATATAGTTAGTGACTGTAACTACTTTATAGATGGAAATACAAGAAAAAGCAGACGTAAAAAAAGATATGTCTTTAGTGGATGATAACGGTGTAGAAAATAAAGAACTATCGAAGCTAAGTGAAACGGACTCTTTCCAGGAATGGGACGAGTCTGATGAAGACTCGTCCAACGATACTGATACTGAAAATATGGAATTATGGAATATGTTTTGTCGTTCTGACGACCCTTATAATCTTTTTACGTTTACAGCATCGGTTAATAAAGAATGGCATAGCACTTCTTGCCATATAGATATTACTAAGAAATCTGTTGTAACGTTTAGTGAAACCATAATAGAATATCATGTTCCTTATGAAGATAGAAAAGGACCTTGGGAAGAGATTGCTAGAGATAGGTATAGATTTGAGAAAAGAATTAAAGAAACAGCAGAAATAATAGAATTCTGTTTATCTGAAAATCACAGACGTAATATAAAAACTCATTTAAAATATGAGGACGATAAATGACTTAAATTATACATAATTAAATAAGGACTATGAATTATAAGCTTAACACTATACTAATCGTATTAGTATGTTTATGTAGTTATATATCATGTCCACGACCTAAATGTGACAAAGTCTGTTGCGATAATGGAAGAGCGTATAACGCGAGAACTCGAGATAGAGATTTGTGCAGACTAAGATGTTACCTATGTTTTTTGTTATCGATGGTTAAAAATAGTGGATCAGATAGCTCTTTAGGTACGTCTCTATGTAATGGTACTATTAAGGACACAAAAGATTTAGATGAGTGCTTGCAAAAATGCGGTGACAGTCCCCCGCGTGGTTGTGACAAAAAGTGTTGCGATCAGAGAGATATGGTAGTACAGAATAGAAGGGGGGATCCGGAAGGTTGTTGCAACGGACATAAACGTGTTGGTGTAGACGATGTAAAAGAAGAAGATGTAATTGACTGTAGGCATTCGTCTGACTCTTGTAGCGATCAAGGATTTTTGATACTATATTCAGATAACAGTACGGTTTGTGTATCATCGGACAGTAAGTCAGACGGTGAATTAGGATATCATTTTGGATATAGCGACGAATGTTGGCAGTTAGCTGAAGATTTATCAGATCCGCGAAAGAAGTATTGGCAAGAGTTGGAATAGTAATGTACATGCTTTATCTTTTTATTATATTGAGTTAGTACATAGATTTTTATGGATTTATGTATCATCTTTACGCTGTGTAAAGTATGCTATAAATGATTGATATAATAATCAGTTAATAACGATAAGAATATATACAATGGATCTAGAAGAAATTAACTGTATTATGTATATCTTGGATAGTGAGACAATTTTACAGAAAATAGAAAACTATGAAAAGGAACTGGTGGAGGTAAATTATAAGAATAATGATATTTTACATTATGCTGTATTAGCAAGAAGATCAGATATTGTTGAAGTTCTACTAAAAAAAGGTTACGATCCTAATTATTGTACCATTCATAATAATTATTTTATTCACATAATAGCGTCTTCCTATATATCTATACCATCCCACTTCAGTAAATACTATACTCGTTGTAAGGAATTATTAAATGATAAGGTATATCTACATCTTTCTAAGTCTATAAAGGTACTCCTTATAAAGCACGCTTTATTATCTAATGATGTTTCTGACAACGACTTATTGTGTTTAGATGATAGAGTAAGAACCGATGAATTACGTATAATAAGACTATTATTGGATTATGGTGCTGATGTAAACGCTGTAAATAGTTACGGATTTACGGCTCTTCACGATGCTGTAAGATATAATAATATTGGAATAGTTAAATTATTACTGAGTAGAGGTATAGACACTACTATAAAATCTAAATCTGGATTCACAGCGTTTATATACGCGACTAGAGTAAAAAATGTAGATATATTAAAATGTATACTAAAACATTATAACGGTTACAAGGATTACATTTACGATAGTTGCGCGCTTACCGAAACTATATATGTTAATACTAAAGATATTGATAGGGTTACTATCTTGTTAGATCTGGGGTTGAATGTAGATTTACGCAATTATTTAGGTAATACCGCTTTGCATGTTGCTGTGGAACAAGAAAGCTATCCTATAACAGAGTTATTACTATCGCGTGGTGCAGATCCTAATGCTGAAAATCAAATCGGTAGGACATCCATATATAGAGCTTGTTGTTACAGTAAAATAGTTAAATTGTTATTAGTATACGGTGCTCGTACTGTAATAATAGATAAGAATAATTGTACACCGATTAATATTATTAAATATGTATTGGATAATCGTTATGATCCCATCGCTAGACGTAAGGTTAATACTGTATACGAATATATGTTGTCCGCAAAAGTTATAATAGGGAAAATTGTTTTAGACACACAGCAGTATCCAGAAATTAAGAATACACGCGCTTACTGTACGACTATAAAATCTATATCTAGTAGAATAGAACTACGTAAAATTATGGAAGACTGTAAATCTGAATTTGAAAAAATAAAAACTACTACTATTTTGGGACATACTCTTGATACTTTTCTTCTTAATAATATCAATATAAATATATATCGTAATAGTGAAGTTATTAGATTAATAAAGAGTATATTAGAATTATTTCCCAATTATGGAAATTATATAAAAAAGAACATGAATGATGCTAATAAAAGACTATTATATATGGATAAACAATAAACGTATTAATTGTTAAAAAATGAATTCTATAGATATAATATACAGTTATATGTATAGTTGTGAAGACGAGAAAAAAGTATTATCTGTAATAGATGTTCACGAAAAGAATATTACTAACAAAATACCAATTTTATATTCAGGTATACTTACTAGACGAAGCAATATAGTAGAACATTTAATGAAAAAAGGTTATGATCCTAATATACCTTGTAAGCACGGTATCTATCCGTTGCATATGGCCGTGTCTTCTAGGTATAGTTTATGCGGTAGAAGATTTCACATGGAAAATCTCACAAATAAACAATATAATAATTATTTGCGTTGTATGAAAAAACTGAATCTATCCAACAGTGTATATATGACTATGTTCGGGGAATTATTATGCGGTAAAAATATTTCAGAATGTGATTTATCACTACTAGATAAAAAGCTAACTGAAGAACAGTTACGTATTATTAAACTATTACTGGATTATGGTGCTAACATAAATGCCATAACTATTATAGGAACTTCGGCGTTGTTAGATGCTGTATATGAAGAAAATATAGAGGTAGTTAAGTTATTACTTAGTTATGGTATAAATACCCATATACGTTCTAATAATGGTGTTACAGCCTTTATACTAGCCGCCAGAGCGAAGAATATAGATATAATGAAATGTATAATAGAACATTATGACGGTTATAAAAACTATCTGTATGATAGTACTGCTATTAATGAAGCTATAAATATAAATAACATAGACATGGTGTCTTTTTTACTGAGTATAGGGTTAAATACTAAAGTAAAAGATATATTTGGAAATACTCCTCTTCATACCGCTGCCATATGTAATAATTACGATATTGCAAAATTACTTTTAGATCACGGTGTAGATCCTAATATTAGAAACAGTGTAAATAGAACTCCTATATACGTAGCATGTAGATACAAAAAGATGATAACGTTATTGTTAGATTACGGGGCATATATAGTCACTATAGATAAAAATAATATAACTCCTATAGACACGTTAAGTTATCTATTAGATAATAATTCTTACCTACTAGTTAATTGTAAAAATAACTATTACGAATCTGCAAAGCTATTAATATCTAATTTGTTATTAGAGACATTAGACTCATCCAATATTAGAGATAGTAATGCTTATACAAAGATGATAAATGTTATAAGTAATAATCCTACACTAAACGATATAATGTTTGTTTATAGTTGTGAAATTAAAAGAATGAAGAATACTAACATATATTCGAGATATTACTTTGATATGCTGCTTAATAAGAATATAGAACCTGATATATTTAGAAATTGTAACGTATTAGAAAATATATATAAACAGATAGATTTGTTTCCTATGTATAACGAACATATAAAAAAGAACATATATAATGCTAGAAAAAGGTTGAAGGTTATAGACGATTCAATGGATATATTAAACAAAGTTTTGTTTTATACTAGTTGGACGTTATTACCCATAGAGATCAGATATTATATATTGAAGTTTTTGACAAATAAGGATCTTTCAGGTCTGATAACGGGTAATTAACTCGATTTTTGTTATTCCGTTCAAAGTTTAAAAATAATGGTGTTATTATGAGTCATTATTAATTTCAATAATGATTACTATACTTATAGTAGATATAATTTTATCTTTCATAATTAATAGTATTGACTCTGCAAGACCTACTCCATTTTATGATCCATGGACTAGAAGATATCCTAAGGATACAGATCCTGGTATTAGCGCGTGTTCTTTACAATGTTTTGATAAAGATAGAGGTGCCGAAGAACCCAGAACGGTACCACTGCCTACGACTTTCGAAGAAGTTGATGTTGCGTTGGAAGTATCATTCTTCTTGCATCATGAATTACACGATTGTAAATACAATAAAGCATGTCAGTTATTTCAAGCATGTGTCTCTGGTAACTCTAGCGACGATAGAATAGATCACTATATTGATAATATGACGTGGATAGATTTTATAGAAGTTACTGATTACTATAAGGATATGAATATAAGTACTATAACTTTAATGCCTTTGAAAAGTGGTAATCTACCTGACGATCATATATGTGTGACAGATTCTAAGGCCGCAGAAGATACGTATCCGTTTGAAAGATTATGTAATACGTTAAGTAATACTGCTAGAAAAAATGGTTTAGAAAAAGAATTAGTACAATTGTACGCCCGTAATAAATGGCCACCTCCTCCTATGTACGAAGTTGTAAGAACTGAGGATGGGGATCCTTCGTGTATTAGATATTTTACTAATATGTGGGATAATTATTGCGAATACAGCTTTTTTGATTTAGAACAGAGCGCGGATAATAGTAATCCTCTTACATATCCTTTTCGTAGTGATAAAGATATTGATAAAGTATTTCGTATGTTCTTTATAGAAAAATCATGCGGGTTAAGTTTTAGATGTCAATTATTCACCATATGTATATGGTTTGTAAAATATGGACAAAGCCAATATGACGGATATAAACAAACTGATCTACATAGCTTATACACACAAGTAGGAAAAAAGTATGGTAATCCAGCTAAAACTAAACATCTACAATTACTTAATATAACTATAATGCCGTTAAAAACTAATAACTGTAATGGCGGTGATCATAATCATAACATTGAAAAGTGTAAAAGGACATTAGAAATAATTAAACAGGAGAAATCTAAAAATGCTAATTACAAATACGACGGTAGTGTTAAACTTACACGACAGGATAAAAGTGAGATAAATATAAGCACAAATACGAATACAAATATAATTACAAGTACAAGTACAACTGTAACTACAACTGTGGTAAGACGGTTTAGTAAAGTAACTACAACAACCACAGTAGCACAACCTAAAACGACTAATGAATATAGTGATATAATGGATGCGTACGATAATTTCTTGATATAAGTTAAAAACTTAAATTATATTACAATGTTATTAAGTACTTGATAATGTCTTCGGAACCGCTTTTAGTAAATAACCCAGATAGATTTGTGATATTTCCAATACAGCATGGTGATATATGGAGGATGTACAAACAGGCCGTTGCTTCTTTTTGGACTGTAGAAGAAGTAGATCTGTCTTATGACTTAATAGATTGGAAAAATTTAAAACCAGAAGAAAGAAGATTTATATCTTATATTCTTGCGTTTTTTGCAGTTAGTGATGGTATCGTTAACGAAAATCTAGTAGAGAAGTTCTGTCAAGAGGTACAGATTCCTGAAGCCAGATGTTTTTACGGATTCCAGATAGCTATAGAAAATATTCATTCAGAGATGTACAGTCTATTAATAGATACTTATATAGATGATAACAACGAAAAGAAAAGACTATTTTCTTCTATGAGAACTATGGACTGTGTGAGAAAAAAATCTGAATGGGCTCTGAAATGGATAAACGATAGCGCGCCTTACGGAGAAAGGTTAGTTGCTTTTGCCGCTGTAGAAGGTATATTCTTTTCGGGGTCTTTTGCCGCTATCTTTTGGTTGAAGAAAAGAGGCCTTATGCCAGGATTAACTTTCTCTAACGAATTGATAAGCAGGGACGAAGGTTTACACTGCGACTTCGCTTGTTTATTATTTACTAATTATCTTTCACACAAACCTTCTCAAGATAGAGTATACGAAATTATAGATTCAGCTGTTTCTGTAGAAACAGAATTTCTAACGGAAGCTCTATCTATCGATCTTATCGGTATGAATAGCAAATCGATGATAGAATATATTAAGTTCGTATCTGATAGATTGCTGGTGTCTTTAGGGTTTAGTAAAAAATATAACGTTGAAAATCCGTTTAGTTTTATGGAGAATATATCATTAGAAGGTAAGGCTAATTTCTTCGAGAAGCGGGTAAGTAACTATCAGAAAATGGGTGTAATGTCTACTAAAGAAGAAAATATTTTCACTACAGATGCAGAATTCTAATAACTTAGATGTTTTAACTTTTTGTAAAAATAATATATTATCAGTTATATACAATAGGATAATTACTAGTAATGTTTATAACAAATAATTCTATTGATTTAATTCACATAACTGTCGATAATGTATTTTACTAAAAATAGAATAAATAAACTAACTAACTCTAAAATAGTTTTGCTTACATGATGTTGTACATTCTTTATGATGGTGTATCTGTATCGGAGATGATGGTAAAACTACTTTTGGAAAACAAATTAATAAGCGATGAACAAGCATCAGAAATTGAGCAAATGACTGATGATGAATCTAAAATTATTGAATTATTAATGCATTATATAACATGTGAAAAAAAATATATATTGAATTTAGTATTATACAAAGCTTGTTTACATAAACAGTTACATTTAGTTAATCTATTGATTAAACACGGTGCTGATGTAAATAAGAAACTATATTATAATGATTTTTCACCTTTCCTCACTAGTATATATAGAAATAATATAGATGCAGCACAATTACTCTTAGATATTGGCTGTGACTATAAAAAAGATATAGAAAAAGTATTTGAAACTATATATTATGGTGCATATAAATATACTCCTGAAATTATAGATCTTGTAATAAAATTAGGTGTTGACGTGATTAAACCAGATAGTATTGGAAGGTTACCTATTCACAACGTTAGTAAAGAATGTATAGATAAAGTGGTTGTAGATTCATTAATTAGACACTATCCAGATGTAGATATAAAAGACAATGCTGGTTGTACTGCATTAAACAATTACTTCCATAAAGGTTCAGAGTATATAGTTTTAAAGCTTATAGAGAAAGGAGCAGATATAAATTCTGTTGATAAATTTGGTTATACTCCTCTATACGTATGCGCTTATAATCCTAAGATAGTTATGATTTTATTGCAGAAAGGAGCTAACATCAATTATGTAAATGAATATATTCATTACACACCTCTAGAATCAGCTTTGTTTTATAGACATATCGAAAGTTCTAAAGTAATGGTTTCATATTTACTATTGATGAGTTTCACAAATCCAGATGTTAATAAAGATGATGTATTTATCAGAAATATGGATGCTATTAATTCTAATGAAGAACTAATTAGTTTCAAAATGCACTGCATTGAAGAAATAAATAAAATGAGATCATTAAACACTGAATTTGTCGATAGACTTCTAGTTAATCTTAAGGATATAGATAATATAACAACATATTACAGAAAAAGCTTACTGTATAAGTTAATACGTGAATCAGAGTCATTTCCCATATATTATAATATGTACATCAGAGATGTAGTAGACAAATGTATTAGTAAAATAGATTTAATAGAGGAGTTATGTGTACTAATAGATAGATTAGATGATTATAATTATTGGACACTTTTACCTTATCAAATAAAAGAACATATATTAATGCAGTTAAAATTTAGTGATCTTGAGTATATGTTATCACAGCTAAAGCTTAGTAATACGGAACCTGGGATCAGTAAATAACTATATCATTTGTAATCTTATAAATTAAAACATATAAATTATACTTCTAGTGAACACGTAGTAAAACCGTAATCTACAAACACATATTCGTGTCCATAATCATGTACTAGCGTATTTATCTTTTTATTCTTCATATACTCTAGAAAGTTTTCCCATACTAACTGATTACTATTATTTTTAGTATAGTTTTTTACTGTTTGTGGTTTAAGATTACTGGTTACTGATGTAAGGTTAAATATTTTATCTAAAAAGAATGAATAGTTAATAGTCTTAGAAGATGTATTTTCTTGACAAAAAAATACTAAATGTTTAAATATCTCTATCACCTCGTTTATCTTGTTAGTATCTAAGTTTAGTTTCTCTTCTTTTATGTGATTAATTATTTCAAAGACAAGTTTATAGTCTTTCTTATTAATTTTATCATTAGCCTTTAAGAAAGATGACACAAAGTTAGCATCTATATCTTTAGAAGAGATATTATTTTTGTTCATAACTGTTCTAAGTTCAGTTATAACATCCGAAGAACACTGATTAGATAATAATCTTCTCAATACGTTTCTTAAATGAATAAGTTTATTAGATACGTGGAAGTTAGATTTCTTAGATACCTTATTGGATAACTGAAATACCGACTGACAGAATATACAGAACTCATGATTATATTCTGTTATTAAACCGTTGTGTTTACAGTTACTACAACTCTTTAAGTTACGCATCCTAATGCCTTAAGTATCTCTGGATCTAGTATTTTAGTTAATAGAGTTTTATTTCTACTAAATCTTAGAAAGCGTTTTAGTATAGTTTTTTTATAATCATTGCTACATAGAGTAAATTCTATAAGCTGTCTGTCTGCTTTTAGTAATTCTACAAGATTAACACTACAACTACTACATCTTACAGGAGGATCTATATTATACTTGTACCCTTCCATTTACTTATGTAAATTAAACAAAGATATCAGAAATATTTTTTGTAGCTAGATAAGGCATATAATCTTGAGCGTAAATTAGAATACAGCAACTTCTAGAGATAAGATTCATAGCTTCTTCGTGAGTTATCAGGTCATCTTCAAACATAACTGTATGATTCATTAACTGTTGCTGTTTAAGATCACACAGTTTTTTAGTAGATTCTTCCTTCATCCAATCATAGAACATCCCGTCGTCGTTTCCGTGTTCTTTGTAATACTGATTTTTCATTACTCTCATCAGTCTAGATTCTCTAGACTGTTTACTATAGATGGAAAGTGGATCGTACATCCAAGGTCCCATCTCTGTGAATAGGATAGTATAATAGCCTTTAAGAAAGATATCACCTCCCTCACAACTTCCTGACATTGTTGATAGGAAATCATGAGTCTTATAACAAACGGCAGATTTCAACATATACGTAATACCATTAATGTTGAGTTCTGTAGCTATATCCATGGGTTTATCACTGATAACTGACCTAAAACCTGTATAACATTCTCCTGAAATCACATTCTTGTTTTGACGACGCTCTATATAATAGATTAAGGTTCCGTTGACTATAACAGGTGAATTAATAGCTCTATCATGAGATATAGTATTCAAAACTGGTAACGCATCCACTGTTCTACAAGAAATTGTACCCTGATATCTCATATTAGCCGGCATAAACATAACTCTTCCGGTAGAGTTATCAAAACTCAGAGAATATATAGAATTGGAATTAATCGAAATAGGATTGTTCATTGTAGTTATCATCTTTGAAGGACTAACTACTATATAAGAAACTGGTTTAAGTACTATATTTAACGCCTGATATGGATCGGTAACAGATACTAAAGCTGGTCTGAAACTTACAATAGAAAGAATAGATGCCAATATTTGTTCCTCGTCAGCCATCATCTGAGAGCTATCGATATGTATAATTTTCATAAGATGATTATCCAATAAATCGTTATCTTTGCAGTAAAATATACCTAAACGTAGATTTAGTATAGCTTTCCGTATCATAGTATGGATACTAGCTCTATGTATTTCGCTGGAAATAGAATCGTTTACTCCTGTAAAAATAATAGGATTATCCTCAGTAAATCTATTAATAAGTAGCATATAATTCTCAGGCTTTACACGTTTAGAATTAAACAGTTGCTTCATAACGCTATAACTATCTCCCAACACCATAGCGTTCTCTAAAGCCGGCAACTTGACACCGAATAAAGCTACCAATATTGGATGTATATAACCTATAGAATCTTGATCTTTGAATCTAAACAGAATATCAGAAGACGTAGACATATCTACAAAGTTAGTAGATTGGAATCTTGTAGTATCAATAAGCGCTTGGTATCTAGAAGGGATAAATGTAGTTTCTAAAAGCTTCATCTGATCTCCTATTCTACTATCTGTATTATAATAAATAGCTAATAGAGGATGACTGGCTTTTACAGCTACACTATTACTAGATAGAGACCCCTTAACATGTGCTAACAATTCAAATAGTTCTTGTCTCTCTGATCTAATAATATTTAGCGTCTTCATCACGCTGATTAAATCTTGCATAGTAAAGTTTCTTATATCGCATTTCTTATCCATAAGATATTTAACTATAGCATTGCCGTCTTTTCTTAGGTTATACTGCCAATCATGGGTAGAGGTAATTTCATCTATATTAACTATAGTACTTTTTTGTTTATCATTTCCTGTATCGCTTTTACAAGGATCTGACTTAGGTCTGTTACGGGGGCGTATAGGACGCTGTTGTTTAGCACCTGCTGATATAATATCATCTTCATTTATCTTATTTAGAACATCGCATACACTACACAGTTTGCTTTCAGAAGGAGCATGTAAATGAGATCCTATAACATCTAAATTATTAGAATATGTAGGTTCTAATGGAAGTTTAGGATATACATTTTGATCTTCTATTGTCATAATATCAGAATTAGATTCCATTTATATTTGATAGTTTTTTACTTATAGGGTATTAAAATAATGGCCTAAAAAGACTATGTAAAAGTTTTAATGACGTTATTACACAATTAATTAGATCGTGGTGGAATTATCACATCATAAAGCTGTCTTAAATCATGAGGAAAATTAATATTTTCTTCTTTCAAAGCATAAGTTATCCAGAGAATAATCGCATTAAATATCATCTGTCTACCTGATCTATCTATGTCGTCTACTGGAGCTGCAACATACGGTAGTTTATCTTTATATTTATCATATATATTTTTAATCCACCCAGGAGTACTGCTAGATATACTTGATACAGTATTAGAATCTAGCTGCGTAGTAGTACCTATTTGATCTGCCGGGATTAAAGTAGAGGTTTGTGGAGTCGGAAGCTTTACAACTGACGCACTAATAGGTTGAGGAGTCTGGTTTATAGTTGTAGATTGTGTAACTTGCGGCTGTGTCGTGTTATTATCTAATTCATTAATTTGATCTAAATATCTATCCTCAGTATTATCAATTTGTTTTAGAAAACTATCAAATAGACCATCCTGGTTATTACTCCTGAAAAATGAGATAATTCTACTTTGAATAGACCTGTCTTCACCAGATTCTTCACCCGCTAGTGTTTCTTGTTCAGTTGGTTGATCCGTTATTTCACTGTAAATACTAGGATCATTAATAGTAGATCTTTTAATTCTACGGATGAAATCGTTGTGAAAATTCTCCATTTAGTACCGCTGAATTGAATTATAACTCAAGATAATAAATGGACGATTCTATAGATATTAACGGTATTGCGCTGTCTGATGATAACGATTATAACAGTTATGATGAAGATGATGAATCTTTATCCGATATTAACGAAGAAGCCAGCGATGATTGCTGTACAGCTAAACAAAGTGATTCTAGAATAGAATCTCTTATCGAGGAACAGTCCGTCCAATCACCACACCCTAAACAACAAAGCGAAAAAGTGAAAGCGATAAAACAACGATATACCAGGAGAATATCTCTAATAGAGATGACGGGTATACTATGCGAATCCTATAATTCTCTCCAAAGGGGCAGGATACCTTTACTTAATAACTTATCTGATGAAACTTTTAAAAAACACTCTTTGGTAGAAACAATGTTCATGGAGATAGAACAAGGTAACTGCCCTATAGTGATACAGAAAAATGGCGAGCTTTTATCCTTATCCGATTTTGATCAGAAAGGTGTAATGCATCATTTGTCATACATTAAAAGTATATGGAAAGTGCAACATAAATTATAGTTTAACTATATAATTATCTTGAATAAAATCAAATATAAACTCGATATCTATATCTCCTTCTTTATATTTGATGTTGTATGAGTCAACAATAGATTGAATAGCTGATATAAGAGTATTTCTATGTTTAGCGTATTCTTCTATAAAAATATTTTTATACATTTCTCTATTAGATGATATTTCACCTATTAGTCCTTGTAGGTTATTAACCTTTCTTCTTTTTAAATCCTCTATAGATACTTTTCCTTTAAGAGAATCAAGAATCTCTCTAAATATAACATGTAGTGTCTCATTAGTCTTTATTTCTGAATATATAATACTTGAAAGTTTTGATAGTACTTGTATAAACTGATTTACTTTCACTTGACTAGCCTGAAACACAATAATGTTACTAAGTATCTTCTTAAAGAATTGTATATATTTGTTGTTGATATTATCTATTCCGTTTACATCCACTTCGCTAAAACATTTTATACCAAATATAACGTTATCCTTTGAAAAAGAGAATATATCTTTATATTCTTCTAACTTTATCTTATCCGATACTACGTCGGTATTAAATAACGCTATTACCTTAATGATATAGTCACTATCTGCTAGTACTTTATTTATTGTCTTTGTAATAAAACTACTATTATCCATAAGTACTTTATAAGCGTGTTGCTCATTGCTAACTCCTTTTAGCAACGATACTATTTCCAGTATTTTCTTAACATCCTCTACTATTTCGTTGGTATCTTTCTTCATATTACAGTACATATTGTTTATAGACGCTATTACCTTTACACTCATTAACATGTTCTTGAATATCTCTATAAATTTTTGTTTTTCTTCATCCTCTTTTATCTTATTATAAAGTGATTTAACCTTAGCATCGGATCTCATATACCAAAATGAGAACATCCTAAAGTCTGTATTCTGCATTGCGCATATAATACATTCTGTAGACATTTCATTGTTTATGGTACCTATTTTTTCTTCTAGAACAGGTAATGAAGCTAGTAGCGCTATTAGATCAGATTCCGCATCTTTTTTACTTACTTTCTTTCCTGAACTACTCTCTAAATAAGGTTTGCTAAAATTATAAAATTCATCGTACATCTTATTAAACTTATTCATGGTTATTTATAATTTATAATATTTTTCTAATATTGTTTTTACTTGAGAGCTATTCCAATCTTTAGATATACCCATCTTCAACATAGTATTGATCACCCATGTTTTTATAAACATCTCTTTGTTATCCGTTACTACATACTTAAATATCTGATTAAAATATTTAGCGATGGGATTATTGTTAATAGATATGTTATCCATAAAAACAGAACACTTTGTAGATAAAGGCTCTGTAAAGGGTTCACCGTCAACACAAAACCCGTCTGTTGTGAGTTTCAGTCCATTTTCTTCTTTAATATCTACTGTTTTTATCTTATAAGGAAATATATCTTTCAACTTGTTAACTTTCAACTCTTCTAGATATATAACATCTTTATCTTCTTCTTTCTTTACAACTACTATTTCGTGTACTATTTCCTGTACAAGAATAAAAATTTTATTACCTATAGACGAGTATTTCATAGGAAAATAAACTATATCGTTAGCTATTAGTGTTACGTTCTCGCTGTTAACAAATTCTATTATATCATTTTTAGAGCGTATACGTCTAAGAGTATAATGACGACAATTGTGTAAACAGCTTCTAATAACGTGATATCCTTTTGTACCGCGTAGACGTTTATTATCAGATTCTAAATCTATCTTCATATCACTATTAAAGAATTCGTTGAATATAGGTGGTAAAAAAGAAATTTTTGAATCTGTTACTACTTTGCCGTAATTTAGTATGTAAGGACTTATTATACTTTTGTCAGTTTCTTTATTATGCACGCACGCCATAAAAGTATCTGTATGACTCTGACTTTTAAGAAAACAACAAGGAATGCATATCTTCTGTAACTTATAGAATATGGCTAAGAATCCTACGTTGTTATACTTGCCAGTCTTATCATCGCATGTGAACATGATATCGTTATTATTAACAAATACTTCTTTTGTTGGAGACTTATAAAAGTTATCGCTAATTTTTACCATATCTGATTCTAAAGAAGATACTATTACAGGTTTTCTGTTTTTATCTTTTGTATTCTGACAGATACGAGACCAGTAAATAGTTTCTATCTTTGTAAAGTCCATAGACTGCTTTACCGTGTTAAATAATCTATTGATAAATATCACCATAAAAGTAAAATATTTTTCTATATTCGGTATATAATTCTTAACTTTTATAGATATATGATTTTTAGCTAGTATAATAGATATTTTCTTATCTACAGAAAGGAGTATATTATTAGTAGCCGTTTCGATAAATATGAAACTCGTTTCTATATCTAACTTAACTTTGGAAGTGATAGGAGTTGCTAAACTAACTTTATATGTAATATCGCTTTTAATACGTTCCATCTGAACGTTATTATTAGGAATCATATCGGTAAATAATTTAACGTTATTAACTGTAATAGTATTTCCATCACTGGAAATAGCTAAAGACCCATCGTCGTCCCATATAGATAGATTAATAGGTTCGTCGTTAAGTACAAAATGGTTTCCAGATAAATTGATAAAATATTCATCAGATTTAATAAACAGCATCTTCTTATCGTCATTATTAAGTACTAAATTTCTCAAACCTGTCATTTTAAGGTTAGTTCTAAAGATATTATTAAATTTTGATTCTACAGTGAAATTTAAGTCTAAATCATTAAACATCTCTATTAACTTAGACTCGAACTTAAGGACGTTTGTATCTACTTCTTCGTAAGAACCTAATTCTCGTACGTTAGTATCACTAGCCTTAACTACCCAAATAACTAAGAAGTTACAAGCATCTATATAGACATTATACAAAAAACTTTCTGATTTTAATAACGTCTTTCGTTGTGTCATCGTGAACGGATTAAAGGTAGTATTGTCTACGTAACTGTATTCTAAGTTATTTTTGTGGGAGTAGATAATTATTTCTTCGTCTATGTTCAATAAGTTACACAAATAGCCTTTAAGTTGAGATATTTTGAGAGTAAGAATTATATGCCTATTTAGTACTCTTACTCTGTCTAAGGACATCTGTAAGTGATTTCTTATAAAATAAGACATAGAAGACCTATCATCTATTCCATCATATAGAGTAAGATATAGAACATCTACTATTTTTTGATCTCTATCTACGAGAATAACTAACTGCGGATTTACCACGTACATTTATAGATAATAACTATAGGATAAACATAAAAAATAATTATTATATAAAATTTTAACAATACAATGTATCAACTAATACCGGATTTGGATACTAGTATGAATCTTGAATTAGGTGATTTTAAACTATCTACTACAAAAATAAAACCCAGAGAAGATACTCAATATTATGTATCAAAAAATAAACGAATGTACCTATGTAAGACAAAGGGAGACGAAAGAATTAAAAGTTTAGGATTCTTCTTGCATAAACTTGAGTTTCTCAATTATAAGGAAACCAATTATATGATGCAGAAGATGGAAAATATTAATAATATACAACTAACTAAAAAGAATAATGTTATATCAGCACCTTATGTTATACTGATTAACTTGTCATCTAAAGGATTTAGGTTAACAGAAACATTGCTAGAATTTTACTTTCCAGAAGTGTTTAAAGAAAATAGTAAAAAGTTTAAGTTTAATACTCAGATTCAATTGATACAAGAGAAGCTAGGTTACGAACAATCTAGTTATGATAACATAGAATTCGAAAACTACTATAGCACTATATGCCTAATATTAAAGAGTAAGAAAAATATGGAAAAAGATGATCCTGAAATGTTTGATGTTAGAGATATGTCTCCTATATTGAAATCGTTATCTGAAATTACATATAAACTATATGTAATGTATATAAGGTCTAATTTCGTGCAGTGGAGTATTAGTTCTTCCGCTGTAGTAACTCAATTGGTTAATACTGTTTTAACTACTATATTTAACTTGTTAACGAAATACATTACAGAAAATAAACGTTTTACTTGTAAGTTAGCTCATAATAACGAGTTACCTATAGATATGCTGGTGTGTTATTACAACGAACTATCTGAGATAATATCCAACTTGATGAAACTAAACCGCTATAAGATTAATCGACACGTTCAAGAAAATTTACTAAGTTTCTGTATCATCTTTGGTGAGGTAATATAAACCTACACCCACTAGAAAAAATATAACCATTGTTATAACTAGTTTTATTATTATGAATCCTAAAGTATTATATTTTATTTTACTTGCACAGAAATGCATAATACAATGCCTTATTATCTCTATAACATTACTAGCTACTTGTATAAAAGCTAATGCTGTTATGGAATTTATAATAGATTTGTAAGACGTCATTTATTCATTATCAAAAACTACCGCACCGGTATCATCAGGATTGAGTATAGTTCTTATATTTTCAAAAGCTGATCTTGTCATATCATTGTACTGATTAGATAATTTTAGGATTTTAGGCTTAGCAATATTATACGCTTTTTGTAGATCTTCTTGGCTGATAGAGGATTCATCTATATTCCTACCAGTTCTACGAATAATTGTTAATACAGATTTTATTTGGTCTATAGCTATAAGATCCTTGTACAGAGATTTTGATAAGTCTATAAAATCTCTGTATTTCTCTAATATAGAAATTTTTATATCATCAGCTATTTTACCTTTTAGATGCTTCTCAATTATATAAATGTACCACGCGAGTTCTCTAAACATCATATTTCCATGACATGTTATTTTCTTAATACCATCCATCTGTTTTTCTGATAAAGGAACTATAGAGTTTAGTATATTAGTAGCTATAAAAGTAGAATCATTAACGTGAGATTCTTTTAATGCGTTAGTAATTAAATCTATAACTTCGTTAGTGGCATTTTCGTCAGGAATACGTTCATCCATACTATCTAAAACATCTACCACTGATACCGAAGCACCCGCTGTCGTTACCAATCTATCTATCATACTCATAGGAATAATATGGGCTATAGCTTTACCATCAATAACATCTTCATTAAGTAATTGTTTCAGATTGTTTCTGAAATTTATATTCTCTGGTAAGAAAACATCGGTATCTAGAAGTTCATTGAATGAAGTTGCTGCTAGTATTCCTTTAACATTAATTCTATCTAAGATGTTTACTGGTGAAATAAATTGTACCAATGTAGATTCATCTTCTTCTGCAGCATTTTGTGTTGCTCCTCCGATAAAAGATCTATTCATTCTTCTATATCCATCTCTATTACTGCTATTATTAACGGATAACATAAAGCTTACCAAATCATGAGCGGATGATATTAGTTTTTCTGCTTCGCTTTGAGAACATGACGCTTTCTGTAACATGGATACTAGATGTCTTTTAGTTACTCTAGGACTAATACTATAAGATGTATAACTATGGCTAGATACTATATTTCTATTTACTCTGACGTTAAATCCCATAGCCTTAAAAAGCATAAAAACAAAAGTTCTATAACTCTCCGGTGTAATGTAGTAGGGTGAACCTTTGTCGTCTATCTTAATTCCTACATAAGCCATAAGTATTTCTTTTACAGCGATATGAGGTTCTTTGTTTTCCATGAGTCTGAGGAATTGGAAGAACAACATAAATCCAGCATCCGACAAACCTACATGTTTAACATCCCTAGTATCGTATTTTGGAAAGTCTCTAGATGACATATTATTAATACTTTCTAATATTTCGCTTATGAGTTGAGGAACAGTCTTGTTTTTAACTGCTCTAGGGAGTACACAAACTCTAGTCGGTGTTTTACCCAATCTCAAGACATCTGTTAACATAGAACAGTAAGTAATACCGTTCTCATCATACAACGCTAGTAAGTAACATGTTGTTCCTAAAAACATCATATCTGCGAAATTTAAATTTTTGTATTCATCATACGACATTCCATCCCAGAAAAGAGACATTTCTGAAGGTACTATAGCGTTCCTCTTCATACTTTTACTCACTATGCTAAGCAATGTTATAATATAAGAATGATTGAAAGACATATCTAGAATTCTAGTTGATATATCTCTATTAGTTAACGTAAGATATCTCATAGAATTGCCTAGTCTGAATGTGAATCTATCAGAATACCTCAAATTAAATAAATTATTATCCTCTATATATTTGATAGTATCTTTAAAATATACCGATGTTACGTATCCAGCTAACATAGCATCTCCAGCGTGCAATAAACTACCTCCAAAATAGATATCTCCCAAAGTAAATTTACTAAAGTGTTGGAAAAACATTACCAAGTATTTTAAAGGCATGCGTGACAGTTCTGTATCTATTACAGGATTTCTAATAAACATGATATTATTAGCATTAGCATGAAACTCTATATTATATAAACTGTCAAAAATGGTCCTACTAGCAGGCGACATTAAAGCTCTTACATTAAGTAAATTTACTAAATCTTTATATTCAATTACTCCATTAACTAGCAAAGGTCTGTAAGTAGAATACATAGCAGCATTTTTAATAGTATGAGGATATGTAAGGCTACCAATATACGTATTAGAAAAACTTATATTAGGATTAATACTCGGTGACTGTATACTTGGAGCTGATGGGTGTTTTATATATCCTCCGAAGTATCTAGCATGACCTTCACAGCCTGTAGTCCTTATCTTCATAAGTACTTTTGTAAAAGTGGGAAGATCATTAAAAGATACTTTACAAGGTATAGGATTTGTATATCCGCCTGTATCCCCGTTCCATGTAGACAATATTTCTCCATTTTGCAGTATAGATACAGGAAAATATAAAGCTAAATCATTTTTCCTAGATAGAAGATAATTAATACCTAATATACTCATTTGATCTAATATTTCGGCTTGTGAACTAATAGAAGCTAATGAATATCTAGATATTGTATCAAATGCATGTACATATCCTTTTACTAACTTTGAATCTACTTTGTAATCGAAACATAGTGAAGGTAGAACACTAACTAGTAGTTTATAGAGATAGTCGGATGATTCTAGCTGATCTAGAGTTATGATATTATTGATTAACATCATTTATTATGTAATAATAAATGGCTGAATTACTTGTAACGGATATAGCAAACATAGCAAACGAATACAGTTTAACCACTTTTTCAGAAGATAAGTATCCTAACAATAAAAATTATGATATAACAACGGGTCAATTAACCGCTCTTAAAACTGTTAAAGTAATACTTACTGCTAAGACAAGTGAAAAAGATGATTACGAAAAAGAATCGTTACAAGAAGATGATGAAAATGATCGCTGCATGGTTTCAGAAGTAGATACCGTTATATCATACAATAAAGATCATGATGATAACGATAATGATAATAAAAATTATATTCAGAGTAATAATATGCAAACACCTTCATTATCTGTAACTTATGACGAAAATAAACGCTTTCACCTTTTGGAAGAAGAAATAGCAAATCTGAAAAAAAAAACTAGGTCAAAAAATTTAATAGATTTTACAGCTATACTTTTTAAGAATCCTGATTCAAAAATATTAAACAAACGTGCGACAATATTGAGTTATGCATCTATGAATAACTCTGCTCTTACTATGGAAGATTTAGAAGCGTGTGAAGATAGTGAAATCGATTCAATGTACGAAGCTGTAAAAAGTTACAATGAGGTAAATAAAAAAAAGATAATTGTTACTAACGTTATATCTATATTGATATCTGTGTTAGAACAGATACTAGTTAAACTAGGTTTCGAAGAAATAAGAGGATTAAGTAAAGATATAAATTCCTCCATGATTATTATGGAAATAGGAACGGATTGTGAAATCATTGCGACTAAAATGGGAATAGGTAATAATCCAGTTCTCAATATATGTTTATTCATATTAAGAATATTCATTAGTCGTATAAATATAATTTAAAGCATCCCATTATTATCCATAAACTTATCATTATCCATCATAGTACACTTCTTACGAGATCTTCTAGTTCTAGCTTTCCTACCGGCGTTAACAACATCTAAATCCAAACCCAGTAAGTCTTCTTTTATTTCTCCTACATGTCCTTTTACTTCCAATCTACCATCTTTTACCACACCATAAACTATTTTACCAGAATTAGTAACAGCTTGTATTTCTTGTTCATTAGAAGACATAGTAGTTGTTCTCCTTCTAGGATTGCATGGCTTTTTTACTGTTGTACTACAACGTGATTTTCTTGCTCCGGCAGAAACTACTTCTTTATTCTGTAAGTTAGAATTTTGAGAAGTATAGTTTTCTGGTAATTGGCCATTTGGTGGAGGATTTGATGTAATAGTGCCGATATGAGAAAGAATAGTCTTTAGTTGGGGCTTGATTTTATGCATAGCATCCACGAATTCATCAAAACTACTGTGTTGCTGTTGTGTTACTCTTTTTCCCGCCATTTAAAATACAGAAAATGAGTACAGTAATAATAATATTCTTAATAGTTTTGTGTTATTTAGTAGTGTTTTTTATAACTTCTTCAAAAGTACAATATAACGAAATTCTTGAAAAGAGTCCTGACGTCCTTGAAAAGAGTACTGATTCGTTTCACGTCGCAAAGAGATTCAAGAGTCCTGACGTCCTTGTAAAGAGTCCTGACGTCCTTGAAACGAATAGTGATATCAACTTAAGAAAGTCAAAATTAATAGAAGTTAGAAAAAGGATAAATTCTACAAAAAGTGAAATTAATAAATACGGATTATTAAACACTTAGTGATACTAAACGATGAAGAGCTCTTATCTGATCTGGAGTTAGAGAATCTTTGAACAAAGGATCTTTTTCTAAGTAATCACCGAATCGTTCTTCGGTATTTCTAGGAGGGATTCCTTTGTACCTCCTATACGCAGCATATATAAGCAGACAAACTATTACTACGATAACCGCGAGAATAACAAAGGTATCCACTGCCATTTATTGATTATAAAGCAATAATATATCGCTTTATGAAAATGACGCGTTTACTGAACTTCTATATCGTTTGAATTGGCATATCGTGTAACTTCCTCTGTAGTACTACCGCCACAAAACATGCTGTATCCTTTGAAGAATACGATACCCAGTATCAGTATCATAGCTACTACAAACGATATAATACTAATAACCCTTAGAGTAGTATCACCAGGTTTTTCTGACTTGTATAGTTCTATATAAGCGATGATACACGCTACTATTAACAGTACTATACCTAGTGCTACTACGTAAGATGGTCTGTTTTTAAAAAATCCAATAGGATCCATTTACATAGCTGAAAATCTATAATATCGAGTGTACAAAGTGATAAAAAAACCACATAAAACCAGCTACTTCAATCATAAACATAGTTCTGAACTTTGCAGATTTAGACATTGTAATATCCAGTATATAAGCTACTAACAATACTATAAATATAATAATAGGTTCATAATTTGTAATCATTTATCATTCATAAGATTAAACATTAAACAGTAAATAAAAACCTCCTTCCCATTTATTTTTTTTTATGAAATGAAATATTCTAATTATTTCGTGTCTGTAAGGATTAACAATATAGATATTTTTATGTTTTTTGAAATATAAGTGCATATCGTCTATTCTAGACAGTTGAACATTTTCGTTATTACTAGGAATTAGAGAGTATCTATTACATACACATACTGACTTTTTATTACCGATTACGAATAAACTGGGAATAAGATTAATTCTACTAGGTATTATTACTAGAGAATTATTTTCTATATACATTTATCGTATTAGAATTTATTAACTTAGAGTTATATACCTTTAAAAAATAGAATAATATAAATAATAGTATAATTACTATAGATATAGGTAAGATAGAAAAAAAATTTGGTATAGTTTTATCTTTATAGTCGTCGTCATTAGATGTTACTAAAGTATCGGATATAGCTCCACCGCAGTTAGCTATAAGTTCTGCCACAGAATTTGTAAGTCTTAGAGTTTCTACATTAATGTTACAGCCTATATACTTACATCTTGCTCGTTGAATATCTTGATCGAATAATAAATACTTTCTATCTCTGGATTTATCTGTACACTCATGTAACCAACACACTTTAGGTCCTAAAGCTAATTCTAAACTAAAGAGCTTATCATTCTGAGGAGTAGTTACACACCAACAGTTTGGATTACTTTTGTGTTTGGCACAATAAGAAAGTATAGCGGTGTCAGAATATCCGAAATTATCAGGACGGGTATAATCTACAAAATCTGAACAATAATTCTCATCTAGATGATCGCTACATACTTTCATATACGTATCTAATGGTATTTCTCTTTTTGTAGCTAACCATTCCCTACACGGTATAGATTCGGGAGTTTGACGGCATATAGACGACATGATAGTATCGCAATGATCAGTTTCATAATTATTAGAAAATATTTTTGGACAATCGATACTAGATTCTTTATTACAACATCTTTTAATATCAGGATCGGTATATAAAAAGTCTTTATTGATAAATCTACAAGTGGTACCTTCTAATATATAACTTTCGGCACCGTAAGGTATTTTAGTTACATCTACTATAGAACCTGGTCTGAAAGAGAGAGATTTACAGGGTACTCCAGGTGCTATTACAAATTTCTTTCTAGCATCAGGTGATAAAAAAGATGCACATTGTTTTACAGTAGTATCTTGTGTTAAACAAAAAGGAATAGATACTTCGTTGGCGAAAACTGATTCTCGTATTCTATTAGCTTCTTGAAACTTAATAAATTCGTCTTGGTAACCACCGCTATATGATACTTTTAGGTATTTTATTTCTGGATTTCTAGTATTTTCTACCGTTATAGAACTAACACGTTGTCCCATTTATCTGATATCAAATTAGTTAGTTAGTGAATTTATAGGAAATATATTATTTCTTGCTGTAAATGATTCTAACTGCTGTTTACATACACGTTTAGAAGATACCTGATGTTTATCCATTCCGTATATTCTTACTATATAAAAACCTAGAATAACTAGCAACACTACATCTAGAGCTGTTTTAAAGCCTTTAGAAATTCTAGAAGTACTAGTTAAGTAAATAGTGACAGCAGATGCTACCATCAGTAGTATAGAGATTCCGATATAACTTCCTTCTGTGTTATTAAGGTGCACAGATATACAATAGGCTATTATTAACGCTGGTACAGGAACAAAGATAGCGGCAAGAATAATAAATATCAACGCTACTAATGAATTTGAATTAATAGCTAATACTAGCATAATAAGAGCTAGTAGCGATTTCAAATCATTATTGTTTATAATATTAGAGTATAGTCTTTCCGCTCCATCAAAACCGCCTTTTTTAGGTAAAAACGATAGTTGTTGCTCCTCAGTAAAGAGTTCCTTTTCTTTAATACCGGCACCGGCATCAAACTCTTCGAGTACATTATAGTAATTTAAATAATTGTTATTCATTTATATACAGATAAAAAATGTCGTATATTACGGTTATAGATGATAAACTATATTCTTCTTTGAGAAAATTAATAGGTTATTCACCTTTATATTTATTTACTGAGGAAGGAAAATTCGTAGAGGTTGTAAAAAACTCTGAATTTAAGTTTCTTATACCACCAGGATACTTTTCTAACCCTAATGTACCATTAAACGGTCTAAAGTTCTCTCACGGAACTAACTGGATGAAAGATAAGCATAAAGTTACTCTACCAGAATTATATCCTATACAGAAAAGAGTAATAGACGAAATTGTATTACAATTCTCTAAAAAATCTAAAGAAAAAAGACCGTTATATACTACGCTTCACTTAGCTTGTGGATTCGGTAAAACGATAACTGCTAGTTATCTGATAGGTATTCATAAGAAAAACGCGGTTATAAGCGTTCCTAACAAGTTAATATTAAGGCAGTGGGAAGCAGCTATAAAAGCTCTAAAAGTAAGCTACTATATTTCCCACGAAGGTGTTTCTAAGTTATTAAAAGTATTATCTTCTGAAAGTTTCAGTATTTTAGTAGTTGTGGATAAGCATTTTACTAACGAAGAATTCTGTAAGTATGTTTACGAAAACTACGATGTATTTATCCTAGATGAGGCTCACGTATATAATTTAATGAACGAATCTACCATGACTAGTTTCCTATGCTATTATCCTCCTAGAATATGTTATTTCTTGACGGCTACTCCTAGACAGCAAAACGCTATATACTGTAATTCCATCATAAACTTTATTAAGTTTTCACCCCTACAGAAAGTTTTACATATTATAAAGGAATTTTACAATGAATATACTAGTCCAACTATAAAGAACTATATATCGCAGCTGCAAACTCCATCTAATAAGTATCACTTATATACTGAAAAGATATTGGCTGAAGATATACACAGAAATAAAACCATAACCGACAAGATAATAGAAACGTTTAGGTCTAATAACGGAAACAGGATCTTAGTTATTACAAAGTTAAGAAATCACATGTTTACAATATATAATAGTTTACATCCTGTGTTAGGTAATTGTGTTTATATAGGAGATGCGCAAAAGAAAGATACTACAGAAATGATTAAAGAGCTTAGAACTTTAGATAAATTTATATTAGTATCTACTTTGCATTACGCGGGTACAGGTCTAGATATTCCCAATCTAGATAGTTTATTCATCTGTAATACTGTGATGAATAGTATGCAAACAGAACAGGTGATGGGTAGAATATGCAGAGAAACAGGTTCTAGTCCTACTAGATCTATATTCCTATTTATCAGTACATCTATTAAAGATATTAAATCTTTAGTAGGTGTATTTACACAAAGATTTGCACAACAAGCTACTAAGTTAGGATTTAGAGAGATCACTCAAATTACATAACGATGATCCACAAGCTATACATTTTAAATTGCTAGATGAAAATGCTTTTCCTATACTTAAGTATTCTTTTAAATTATATTTGTTTACACCAGAAAACATTACTAACTTCGATTGACACACTTGACACGTTGTACACGCGTCTTCGGGTATTGCTGTTTCTTCTTTGCGTACGCTAGATCTAGTCTTTCTCTTCCGTTTCTTTGCACCAGCTGTACTAGCTGCATCATCGCCTGTCATTTAAAAGCTATAAAAATAACTCAGTGTATGCTCTTTCGCATATATTGCGTTGTTTTATAAAGTTTGAAGCATCGTCACACGTTGCAGCTATTACGTTATCAGGATTAATGTAGTTACATGGTATTGGTATCTTTGTATCTTTGTTTACTAAATAATTTGCTTTTACACCAAATGGTGTAAAGCTATAATTTATTAAAGCATTATCAATGCATCTAAACTTATTGCCGTAGATTTGTCTATACCTGATAAACGCTTCGTGTTCTAAACGTAGCTTTTCAGCTATCTTTGGAACTATTATATTAAAAATGAGAATGAAGTAACATACTATTAAAAATAAAACAAACATGTCAAAAATAGATGATTTAATTAAACTAAAAGAATTATTAGATTTAAAGAAAAAGATACATTTACTTGGTAAACATAATACTATTAAGTATAATGAACTATTAGACTGGGCCACAAATAACTATTGGTATTTAGGAACTTCTAGAATAGATAAGGATCATGTATCTGTAGAAGAGTATTATAAATCTATGAAAAATAACACATATTTACTGCAGGGAAAATATTACTTTATAAACAAATATTTTGGAATACAATACGTATATTTATGTAATACATTGTACTCTAGAAATACAGGTTCGGAAGTTCAAATAGATGAAGATTTTAATAATATAATAAAATTAGTAACGAAGAAATATCCTAGTATACGGTTCATACTATTTGTTGAGTATAAGAATACCTTTGTTATAGAAGATATAGTAGCAGAAAATCATCATGACTTTTATGAAATGTTAGAATTTGCCAGGTCAGTAGGATTAAACGTTAATGGATGTTTAACTTTAAAGATAGACAGTAAAACACCGTTTACAAAAGAGTATTATGGCCTCATACATAATAGTATTAAAAAACCAGATGGATTCTACGTTAACGGTATGATATGTTTAAGAGATGATAATATGATAAGAGAAGTGATAGACTTAAAACCAAAAGAATTATGTTGTATACAATCTATTAGGTTAGAAAAAATAGCTGACAATTTGTGGTTACCGTATGCTATAACATTTAACGGTGATATTTTAAAGGTATCAGGTTTTAAATCATTAGTGGATTCTAGGTTATACGTTGGATCTTTTGTTTACGTTATCAAGTATAAGAATGTTTTATTACTCCCTGATAATAATAAACAGGATAAGCAAATGTCAAGAAATGATTATACACGTAAAATATTAGAATACTTTAATAATGAGTATTTTACTATGGGGAACTATATGATAAAAACAGGAACAACAGAAGCCGGCCAATTACATACAGAAACTGGTATACTTATGCCGTATAAGAATATGGAAGATTTAGAGAGAAAACTAAAAGATAAAGATTTTACACATAAATTAAGGCATAAGTCGTTATTTGATTTATCATGCGATTACTTTCTTCACGATAGAGATAAAGTAGTAAGGTTAATAAATGAGATGGATTTTCAAATAGACGAAGACAATAAAATAAAAAAGTTTGATTTAAAATCAAAATCATTAATAAAAAGCGACAAAGTATTGGAGGATATCTACATGAAGTTTCATCAATTTGTTATTGTATTTAACTCGTTATCAACAGCTAAGTCTATTCTGAATAAACATTCTATAGAATGACTATTATATGCTCTGTAGATATAGGTATAAAAAATCCTGCCTATACAATATTTAGATACGAAGACTCTAAAGTATCGTTAATAGCTATAGAGAAATCTGATTGGTCTGATAACTGGGAATATAATGTAACCAAAGACTTAACAAAGTATAATCCTGATATTATAGTGTTAGAGAAACAGGGATATAGATCCCCAAATGCAAAGATAATATACTTTATAAAAGGTTTTTTTTATAATACTAATACATCAGTAATAGTAAGAAATCCAACTTTTCAAGGAGGTAGTTACAGCGATAGAAAAAAACAATCTGTTATTACTTTTATGGATAAACTATCTAGATACTCTGATCATATAGATGATATACTATCATCATTTACAAAACTAGATGATATCGCGGATAGCTTTAATTTAGGGATAGCATACATAGAGTCTACATTTAAAAAAAATGTAAAATAAATTTGTATGAATTAAAATGTATGAGCTATTTTCTTACCTTAAAAGTATAGAAGATAAATATATAAGAACAATATTCAATTTTCACATCAAAAAATGTGATGAGCTAGCTAATATATACAGCATAATAAAAACAAAGATAGAAAGTGAAACAAATTTTAATGATGTAGTAGATACTAAGTTTAATAATTATATCAAGAAATTGATTTATTGTGACATAAATATTACCAAACATATAATAAATCAATCTTCATATTCTATTAAACCTAGAACATACAAGAAGAGTAATAAATTAAGTCAGCATTTTGAAATATCCCTCGTATCTGATACGCCTTCATCATTACTTACTAAAGAGATATTTACTACAGATAAGTCTTCGCTAATATCCTATATTAAAACAACTAACAAAAAATATAAGATAGATTATGGGGAACTTAAGAAAACTATTAATTCTCATAACGGATCTGTTTATTATTCTGGAAAGAGATCAGACGAATATATGTCAACAGAAGTACATAAAGATAAAAACAAACCGTGGATTAAATCAATATCAAAAAAATTAACACTTTATATAGAAAATCAATCTATAACAACAAGAGGAAAGAGTTCTATACTACAAACTATAGAGATAATATATACTAACCGTACATGTATTAAGATATTTAAAGATTCAACCATTCACGTTATTCTGTCAAAAGATAAAACAGAGACAAGTTGTGCGGATACAGTTAATAAACTGTTTAGTACTTATAAAATACTATTCGATTTTATACATTCTATAACAGGTAATAATAATTTTCTGGAATACAAAGATGTTGCTGAAAAAATAGTAACTACTGAAGATTTCAACGAAAAAATAAATATGATAAAAGAACACTATGATATGTACGGAATTCAAAACTTTAAGATTGGAATGTTTAATATCACGTATAAACTGCCTATAAACACAGTGATATTTCCTTCGTTGATGGTATATAACAGTAAGATAAAGTTCTTCAAGGGTAAAAAATTGAATATAGTAGCTTTAAGCTCGTTAAAAGAATGTAAAAAATATGTACAAGAAGCTGAAAACATATTGCATATGATGAGAGAGAAATCAAAAGAGTTAGAAAAGATAGATGTTGTTACCGTTTCAGTAGAAACACTTAAAAACATTATAGTCAGTGTATAATTAGAAAAATTAATACATAATAAAAATGGATCAAAAACTAGGTAACAAGTTTTTAGAGCCTGACCCAAAGCAAAATGTTTTTTATAGGCCGCTACACTTCCAGTACGTGTCTTATTATAACTTCATATGTTATAGACTTAAAGAAATTTTATCAGTTAATAGAACTCTATTATCTTTTAAGAATGATACAGAAAAAATTATTCTGAAAATCGATAATATTAAGATTACACCGCCACCTCATTCACCTATCATTGCTAGTATCAAAGGTAAAAGTTATGACGCACTCGTTACCTTTACTATAGATCTATCAAAAGAAGTAATGACTAAAGATGGTTTAATGGTAACTACGATTAGTAGGTACGAGGGTAAAGATGCTCAATTGATAAAGATTCCTTTGTTAATCGGATACGGTAATAAGAATCCTTTGGATAATTCTAAATTCGTATCTCCGAATATCATAGGAGGCGTCTTCATAAATAAACAGTCTATAGAAAAAGTGGGTATCAATATCGTAGAAAAAACAACTACTTGGCCAAAATTTAAAATCGTTAAACCTAATGCCTATACTTTTTCGTTCTCGTCTATCTCTCCTGTGGATATATTACCTACTAAGTACAGACATTATAAGATAAGTATGGACTTATCACAATTAGAAAACTGTTCTATATCTTCCGCTAAAACTTTTATTACAGTTAATATAATTATATTAATCAAGTATCTGATTAACCAGGATCTAGACTTTATAAAAAATAATTTATCATACGATATGCCTAAAGAAACTATTTATCTTATAGAAGCAATTATAGAGAGTACAAAAACTATTCTAGATACTGAAGACTTTAATATGTACGAGTATATTGATAATCTGATAGAAATAGAGTTTCAAAAGCAAAGATCTATAACTAAGATAGAAGACTTTAGATACGAGTTAATGCATAACTTTTTACCGCATATGGTTAATAGTTCAGATCAGTTGAAAGGGTTTTATATACTTGGTTTATTGAGAAAGTTTATATACTGTATTTACTATACTAGTCGTTATCCGGATAGAGACTCGATGGTATGTCATAGAGTATTAACTTACGGAAGATATTTTGAGATTCTAGCAAATGATGAATTAGAAAACTACGTTACTAATATTAAAAATGATATTACTAATAACCATAAAAGTAAAGGCATTTGTAGCGTCAGTATTCATGTATTAACTACTCCAGGATTCAATCATGCGTTCTCTGGACTCTTAAGCGGTAAGTTTAAGAAAACAGACGGTAGTTATAGAACTCATCCCCATTATTCTTGGATGCAGAATATCTCCATTCCTAGAAGCGTAGGATACTATCCAGATCAAGTAAAAATATCAAAAATGTTCTCTGTTAGAAAATACCATCCTAGTCAATACGCTTTCTTTTGTCCGTCTGATGTACCTGAAAGAGGTCCTCAAGTAGGTCTTATATCACAGTTGTCTGTACTAACTTCTGTATCTAATATCAGAACTACAGAGTATATAGACCTTAAAGAAAAAATTATGGAGTATGTGTATTCTTATGATAAAAACGATATGAGTTATTTTGAGACGGGTCATATTATTACTATAGAGAACGACCTGGTAGCTGCTATAAATCCAGAATTGGTAGATAAGTTTGTAGATGTGTTTAAATTCAAGAAACGAGAAAATTATTTCGGTAACTTGGAAATAGGCATCTCTAATGTTAAAGATCACATGAACGAAATACGTATTAATATAGGAAGCGGTAGACTAATAAGACCTTTTCTAGTAGTTTACAAAGGAGAACTCGTAATGGATACTGTATCTGAAGAGTTAGACCAACGTCTCAATACAATAACGTTCTCTGATATACAACGCGAATATCCTCACGTCATAGAAATGTTAGATTTAGAACAGTTTGTTTTCAGCAACGTATGTGAATCCGTTAGTAAGTTCAGACAGCTTAACGATGAAGACAAAAAATTATACGATTATTGTGATTTCCCTAACGAGTTTAGAGATGGATACGTAGCTTCTACTCTTGTTGGTATCAATCATAATTCTGGACCTAGAGCCATATTGGGATGCGCGCAAGCTAAACAAGCCATATCGTGTTTAAGTTCCGATATCAGAAATAAAATAGATAACGGAATACATCTTTTATTTCCTGAACGTCCTATAGTTCTGAGCAAGGCTACAGAAACTTCTAAGATCGCTATTAACTGTTTCGGACAACACGTATTCGTAGCTCTAATGTCGTACAAAGGAATGAATCAGGAAGATGGTATCATTATTAAGAAAGAATTTATAGAACGTGGAGGTTTAGATATCGTAACCGCTAAAAAACATCAAGTAGAAATTCCGGTAGAGAATTTTAATAACAGGGAACGAATAAAATCTACAGCTTATTCTAAACTAAGATCAAATGGATTAGTTAGATTAAATGCATTTTTAGAAGCTGGAGATGCTATAGCCAGAAACATATCATCTAGAACTCTAGACGATGAATTTGTAGCTGATAACCAAATTAGTTTTGATATATCAGAGAAGTATACAGATATGTATAAGTCTAGAGTCGAAAGAGTACAAGTAGATTTAACCGACAAAGTAAAGGTACGCGTTCTAACTATGAAAGAACGGAGACCTATTATGGGAGATAAATTTACTAGTAGAACTAGTCAGAAAGGTACAATAGCTTATATAGCTCCAGAGTCGGAACTTCCTTATGACAAAAATGGACTTACACCAGATATAATCATAAACTCTACTTCTATCTATTCGAGAAAAACTATTTCTATGCTGGTGGAAATGATATTGACATCAGCATATTCTGTAAAACCTTATAACAACAACGGACAAAATCGTCCCATATGTTTTCCTAGCAGTAACGAAACTGATATCGAAGAGTACGTTGAATTTGCTAGGAAGTGCTATCAACACGCTATGCCAAATTTATCTAAAGAGGAGTTAGAAAACGAGGTTTATTGCGAGAGCGTGTTGTACGATCCGGAGACCGATAAGCCCTATAAAACAAAAGTATTTATGGGACCTCTTTATTACCTTAGACTTCGACATCTTACACAAGACAAAGCAACTGTTAGATGCCGTGGTAAAAAAACTAAACTCATTCGTCAAGCGAACGAAGGTAGAAAGAGAGGAGGTGGTATTAAATTCGGAGAAATGGAAAGAGACTGTATTATAGCGCACGGGGCCGCTAATACTATAACAGAAATTCTTAAAGATTCCGAAGAAGACTACCAAGAGGTATACGTCTGCGAAAACTGTGGTGATATAGCAACTAAGAAAAATAATCATGTTTATTGTATTAGATGTACTAAGTTGAATTTGAACACGTCTCTAACAAAAATTGATACAACTCATGTTTCTAAAGTATTTCTGACTCAAATGAATGCCAGAGGAATAAAAATTAACTTAACTTTCGAAGGACAAAATCCACTGTTTTATAAACCAATGAAGCCAATTGATTTATCTCCTACTGTATTAAAACCATGATTTCGGTTCTCTATAATCACCATTACCAGATTGACTATCTAGTTTCCTAGGAAGTTCTATAGCATGTTTACGCAAATCTTCGTAATTATCTTCCAAGTTATCCATTTTTTCTTTAATTCTGCGATATCTATCTTTAAAACCGTTTGATTCTAAACGTCTAACAGCTTTATCAGCATCGTTCATTCTTTCATCATCAGATTTTTGACGATCTTCTCGTTCTTTTTTTCCTGGATATCTTTTTTCAGGATTTCTTTCTGCCATTAAGTAACGATACCCTCTATCATAGTAGTATTCTTCATCTCTTGGCAAGTATCTATTTCTGCGACGCCTTATAGAATTAGGTGTATAATCATCATCTGCTATAGCTTCCATCATCTCATCTTCAAATTCTCTGGCATCTTCAAGATTGTTTATCTTTCTAGGAATTATTCTATCATCATTATTATCATCATTATCATTATCATCATCTTTATACTTATATCTTGGACTTTCATCTTCGTACCTATCGTATCTGCGATTTTTATAACGGTTATCGCGTCTATCATATTTTTTATCACGTTGACCATGACGCCTGTTTAACATGGGAGCTTCATCTTTAATAAGGTTATCTTCGTCATCGTATTCGGGATTAGTTTCATTAATCTTATCTTTATCTTTATCTCTAGGACAATTTTTCATTTTATCACACTCAGTATTATCTATGTAATATTCTTTATAATCTCTAGGTCTTCTTTCTCTATCGTTACTGTAATCATACGATGGGTGTTTATCTTCGTCCAAGTACCATTTCCATCTACGACAATCATCAGGAAAGAAAAGAGTATGTCTATTTTGATAGAAGTCGTTATCTTTATCCTTGAAGATACGTATAGAACTACAATCGTAATCACAATTTGGGCTAAATGACATTTTTGTACTCGGATATTCATCTGTGAGTCTAAGATATTCATAAGTATCTCCAATATGGCATTTAGTATATAACTGTACGAACTCGTAATATCCCTTCTTAATAGTTACTTCATCTGTAAAGCAGTAACATAATCCGTCCATTATCAGCTCAGACATGGAGTAGTCAGTTTCAAATGGGATACCGCAAAGTTTTACACATAAACCCTTGTTTTTAGCCTTCTTAGAAGCAACGATAAAATTTAAGAAATCCTGATAAGCACACATTTCTCGAATATGGATGGTAGAAGTTCTTTCATACTCTTCAGGCCCATTACGTGGTTTATCACCTACAGATTCCATAGCCATAATAATATCATCAGCTGACATCAGATAAACATAGTAAGTAGGTAACCCAATAAACATACATCTACACTTAAAACGTGAATGGACGCTTGAAATTAATCTAAGGTAATCGGTCACTATCTCAGAAATTTTCTTAGATACATTATAGCTGGAATCGGTGTAATTAAATTTAGTATCGTTGTTTCCCATATACAGAAGGAAAACTACAAAATAAACTATGTATCTGCCTTTTGTCGATATATCCGGCATACGGTCATTGGACATATCAATTTTATTATAAAGCTTTTTAATGCCATGATTATTATATCTCATAAACTCACACAAGAAATGATTATCTAAACTTTTTGGATATAAAACTTGAGACTGAATCCCATGAATCAAATCGGTATCGCAACTATAATGAATAAAATTCCTAAAAATATTACGAATGATCTTCCTATCTTTTCTGTTTAAGAAGCTTCTTTCGTTTAGATCTTGATCCCATGTTCGGATAACAAGACTCTCGAACTTCCTTATACATTTATCAATACCACACCCGTCCCTACCCATTTATATATTGAAATAATTATATAACTTCGGTAAATTATTCTAGATACATATGCCCATAACCCGTCTGATAGTCTATTTTCTTAGCAAGGTTTACCATAGACTGTCTGAGAGTATCTGCATGACGTTCTAAACGGTCTAAAGTTTCTGCTACTATACTGCAAGATTTAGCTACTTCTACATGATCCTGTTCTACTCTAGCCAATCTCCTCTCTAATCTTTTTAGAGCTTTTTGCTTAAGTTGTCCTAAATCTCCCCGTGCTTTATCCTCTCGACGGTTCATATCGTCTCCTGCAACAGGACGATTTTTATCCATTTTATCGTCGTCATCATCGTCATCATCATCGTCATCATCAGCATTAATAGGATCCTCGTCTACAGGTAAACCGTCTGAAGCTTTATTATAGTCAGGAGGAACAGGATCTTCCGAATTTAATTTAACTGTACCCGCAGGTTTAAGTTCATCGATAGCATTAAAAGGATTATTATATGTTGTCGATATCAGATCTGAATATTTATTACCTTCTGCATCTGGATTACCTATAGACACAGCGAAGGTATCAAACTTAACAGTAATTGGTGATGGAAACTTTACTGGATACGTCTTACTAATGACTTCATGATACGCATATTTGTTACTATCTGGCAAATATCTCAAATAGAATCTTACTCTCTCATCAGTCTCTGTAGCTATAATATCGTCGTGCCTATAACACAAGCCTTTCAATACATATTCAGGTATGGAGTTATTAAAATACCAAGTACTAGCTGTAGTAGCTAGCATAACGGTTCTCTTATCTCCTGGATTTCTCGGATTGTTCTTGAGATACTCTAGATAATTTTTATGCATCATCATATAAGGCTTGTTAAAGATATTAGCTCCCCATTCTAAAATCTCTCCAAAAGCAGAATCATCAGGAAATAGATAACAAGGAATACCTATAAACATGTACTTACATCTAAATCTCATATGAATGCTAGTTATTCTATTGTAGTAGCGATGTCTAATGCGGCGTATAGTTTCGTAGATTTTATCTGTTTCATCTTGTGATATACTAATACGTTCCTTGGCAGTGGATATAAAGAACATTACCATAAAAGCTATATATTTACCTAATGTATCTACTGTAGTAGAATTATGGATTTGTTGAAGGAGTTCTGCAAACTCTCCATGATTATACGACATTAGACCAGAATATGCCTTTCCTTTAATCAGGGTTTCATAGTTTAATATTTTACCATAAAACTCTGATACAGTTCTATGATCTTTAAAGCTTTCCATGTGATATCTTATAATATTTCGTATACAACAAGCGTAATACCTGTTGATATAACTGTCTTGTCTCAATTGGGTATTCCATGATTCTTTTACTATACTTACAAATAGTGTAACAGGATCATCTGTAGGTATAGGCTGACGAGGATCTAGTTCCTCTTCTTCACCTGCACCAGGAACTACATCCATTTATAGACGTGATTTTAAAGTATTACACTCTGCAGAGCCTTCTCCGTATTCAGTGCAAGGATTCCAAATCGTATTTATTTCACCTTTAGTATAATTATAGTCTATACAATCTGTTAAGTTAGTAAATAACATAGGATTATTTCTAGAGGTAGCCAAGTATCCAAATTTCGAAGCAGATACGTAACTGTTGTTATAGTCTACGCATCTCCATTTAGCTTTAGGATCTGTTTCTGTATCATTAGGATCAAAAACCCTTTTGTCTATATATAATCCTCCTGGTGATCTAGCGTACTCTAATCCACCGTAAGCATCGTTAAACTCTAATATATTATGGTAGTTGTCGTATACAGTATATGCTTGAAACAGAAATAAACATATCACTGTAGTAGCTAATATTATAATGAAAACAAAAAGTGCATCCATTGATTTATACAATATTAATTGAGTTATAAACTTCAGATATAGTCTTATTCACTTCTTTATGGAACTTCTTTATATCCAAATTATCAATATCGAACTTATGAAATGTGTCTAACTGACACTCACATCCTGAAAAATTAGCTATACACATAGTTATGATATCTTTAACATATATAATTTTTTTATTAGGATCGTAAACAGAAGAATCAAGTACACTATCTTTTGTTATCTCTGTTCTTAAAATACTAAATTTAGATATATATTCTTTAATAACTTCCTTTAGATAGTACAACATAACCTTTACATAAGATTTATGGTCGTACCATGAATAACTTTCCATGAAAAATTGTAAGTTACCTTCTGGTGCTATCACGATAAATGGTAAATAAGTTTTTAACTGATTCGAGTGTATTACTTTAACATTATTGTATTCTTCATTAAATAGTTCAGGATTCAAAAACTTTAATCTATATACTAGATCAACATCTATTACTGTTCCGCTACTAAAAGCTACTAATTCTATAGTTTTATCATGTTTCTTCCTATATTCAGAAAACGAATGAACAAGTGTTTCCTCTAATTCTTTTATACGATCTAATTCTATTATTTTATCAGGGGTAATAACGTAATAATTAATATCAGCTAATGATATATACTTATCATTTTCTTCTTGTGTCTTTTTCAAATGAATACAGAAATTACACTTCATAGTTAGTATATCATATATATAATTATAAAATATTTTGTGGGTGGGTAATGATTCTATTACAGTTAGCCATTCTTCGTTAATACTTGTTGTAGTATTAGTCATAACAACACCCAAACTTAGTTTAGGTATAGTCAAGTGTATTTTACTCATATGTTTGATAAATGTAGCTACGCTAGGATTTGTAACCACGCTAATAAGATATTCTTGACGATACATTATTACTGCTATTAATAATGGGTTTGTTCTTTTTATATTTTTTCTCCAATTCTATTATTTTAGAATTTATAATTTTAATTATTTCTTGCATTAGAGATATACTTGCTGAAAATTCAGGGTCTTTTACATTAACTAAAGTAGATAACATATGATTTATACTGTCTTCGTTTATGTCATCTATATAATCATTAACATCATCCATACTTAAAGAGTTTTTAGTTTACCAATTTATATACTGTTTTAAGTATCGTAGACAGGGTATTAATATATATAAGTTTAGTGTATACAGTTAATAACGTTATAATAACCGAACACATTTAACTAACATGGAAATTTTTGAACTAATTTCTAGCAGAGAAAGATATTTCAGTAGTGTGCCGTTAGTATTTCCAAAAAAGAAAAAGGTATATGATTATAAAAATGTTACATTTATATTCTTTTCACCAAGTGATAAGAAAATAGATTATTATATGTGCAGATGCGATTTACACTATACTGATTTTGTAGTTTATGGAGAAGTTATAATAGATAATATGATAATGCTACTAATATATTTAGATTTTAAATATTATGGGATAACAGAAGAAGGAAAAACAAAATATTTAGGTAATACCATAAAAGATCTAAGAATAAGAGAAACTAAACAATGGAAAGATTTTAGTTATTAATAGTATAAATGGAAGCTATTAACATAATGAGGGATATAAAAAGAGGAAGAGATATTACTCCATCTATGATTAAAAAGTTTATACAATCATTAGATATTGAAGCAGCAGTAAACAAACCTCTTCCTATAGTATTGGGCTCAAAAATGATAACAGATAAAAGAATAATATACTCTAAAGATCATATTTACGGAATGATACAATTATTTTATGGATATATACCTAAAACTATAAAGAGAAAAGACTTCTTTAATATTATGTCAAGGAGAATAATATCACCTCCTGATGACTTTATGAATAGCATATTTGGTAACGAAGTACAATTAGACATAAATATATTTGCTGAAACATTCTTAAAAGAGTTAAACAGATAAATTAGAATCTTGTTTCTGCTTTAACGGACTAATCTTATTTTCTGTTTTAGAATTAGTAATAGATTCTTGTGATTTCTTCTTTTCATTTTCTTGATCCTTTTCTTCTATAATACTTAGAAGTTGATCTATTCTTTTCATATGAGAGAACTGTTTTAGTAGTATAGATATATCGTTTACTTTGTTTATTACAGCTTTATCAGCAGTATCATAACATATTCTAACATCTCTGTCTGAGAATACCGTATTCTCTATAATATAGACTTTCTTACCCTTAGACGCTGTACGCATTACAGACAACGCACGTATTATAGGTTTGGTAGTAAGCAACGACATGGATCTGGTAATGTTTTCTACATCAGCGTCAGATACATTACAACAGCATAGATGCGTAATACTAGATCTGCAATTTGTAGGTACGTGTCTATAAGTTTGACATATCATCACTATAGACATTCTTATATGTCTTCCTGTATTTACCAACCACGGAAGTATTTTAGACTTTAGTTGAGCATCTCCTAGATCATCTAATATGATTAGAAAATCATGATTTGAAGATCCTTTCTTTTCAAGGTTTGTAAGATCATCTCTCATCTTCATTAATGCGTACTCTAATTCGTTAAAATCGGCTATTTTATATACATGATCAGGCCATACATAGTAATTATAAGATGGATTTATTAAAGGTGTAAATAAAAAAATATGTTTATATTTGTTCACAAAAGTTTTAAAAAGAGATAGCAAATAAGTAGTCTTTCCTGATCCACTACCTCCTAATATTACCATTCGGAAGTAGTCACTTAATAAACTAGTTCTATTGAACTTAACTTCTCTTACTATATCCATTTAATATATATTTATGGTATTTATATATCTCAAAAATAGTACAACTGGTAAAATAAGTATTATATACTAATAATATATATATGTACATACTTATATTAAAATGTATATACATATATGTATGGTGTTTTATACATTCTAAATATGAACAGACAAACTATTACACGTGTTAAGAAATCATGTACTTACTTGATACATACAATAGCCGCTCTTCTAGGAACATTTCTTTTAACATTGTTCGCTACAAACGTTACATTGTATAATAAATTACAGATTTGTGGAAATAGAGATGGAATGGCAGGGTGGGTACTCATCAATAATAACTGTTATACTTTGGTCGAGAACATTACATTTACCGATCTAATAAGATATTGTGCGATGCATGATTCCATAATTCCTAACTCCCTAGAACAGAAAGAAGTATTACTTGTATCTTCCGCTTTAGGTGTAATGGATTACTGGATGCCTTTCACTAAGAAGAAAGGAAAATGGTTTCACGGTAAAAAAGAGGTAGAGGTAAAAGGAGATCAAGCTAAAAGACTGTCTATGGGTAAAACAAAAAAACCTCGTAAATCAGAGAAATGTTCTATCTATTATGATGGTATAATAGAGGAATATTGTGATACAAAACATAGAGGTATATGCTTCACACAATACTATTAATATTTTAGAATAGCTTATTATTTTACTGGAAAACAATGTTAAATCTTTAAAAAAAATATGCTATTACGGTAATGATAATACATCAGATATAGTAGTTATTATTCATAGTTCTACTAGTAAAATCTTATGTAGAGAGCCTATTAGCTATTGGTAAATTGAATAAATTTTAGTAAATAAAAGTGAAATAATAAAATGTATCTCTACGATAAGGTCAGTACTTGAACATGTATAAAACAGTTAATACCTCGCAAATAACATGCTATCTACAGGATTTGTTACCTGATAAATTTGATGAAGAAGAAGATGTTCCTGAAGGAGATATGGAACGTTTAAAAGGTTTCATTGAGTTATGCATTAATAAATCTTATAGTGTCACTAACATTTCAGATATAACTGTTTTATGCATAGAACCTGCTAACACTAATAAGTATTATCTTACCACTAACATTTCTAATTACGAACATCATGAGAATGATATAGCTGTAAAGAAAATAGAATGCTTTTTCGTAACATGTATTGAAAACAGTTGCAAAATAAATGTAAGTATTGGAGATAGGGAAATATCAGATCATATACATGAAAATCAAGGAGTGATCATGGACGTTGGATTAGAACACGCTATATACTCTGACAACGTCACACTGTTAGTAGTAAAGTTTGAGGTAGATGCTTCTATCTTTTACTCACGAAATGTCATAATATTTCCAGAGGAAAACTTGCTTTCACAGTTTTATGGTCCAAATTTCATTTTGTATGACATAGTTAATCAGGATTTTAATCTTAGATTACTAGTCACGAAGGATAATATTTATAATTTAACTACCAGTGACGTGTATAATATTATGGATTTGAGATATTTATTCTATAACTATAATTTACCTATGCCTACTATATCTTTGTCGCAGTACGAGTTTACAGTATGTGACATGAATGCTATACGATCCGTAGATATCGAAAGTATTCTACGTAAAGTTTCTGCATGTACAGAAACTACGCATTATGAAAACACATTACATATAAAGGTTTTATATGGAACCGTAATTTTATAAATACACTATAAAAAAAATAGAAAATAAACTATTATTTTTATACACAAGTCATTTTATACAATGTCCACAGAATTTCAACTTAGCGATATCAAAAATATAGAAGTAAAAGATATAGAAGATTATGTATCGGTATATACTGGTGACTGCTATTCTATATACAGTGGAAAGTACGGTGGAGAATCTATAACTATAAAATTATTAGGACATGATAAGAATGATATCAAAAAAATTATTAAAGAGATCAATATGTTACGTTGTTTTAAATACGCTCCTAATGTTATACGGTTACTAGGTTATATTTACGATGATTCATTACCATATGGTATAGTAGTAGAAGATATCTGTTTAACATTACGAGAATACCTAGATAATAACAAAAACTTGAGTTACTATGTAAAAGCTTCTATTATGCTGGATGCGGTAAAAGGACTAGAAGCTCTACATACTAAAGATGGCACTCCCATACTCCATCAAAATCTGACGAGTGATTCATTTTATATGACGAAGAATAATATATTGAAAATAGGTATAGGTTCTAGATATAAACCATCAAATAAAGTAAACTTTATGGCATATTTTGATTATAATATTCTAACAGATATTTTTTCAGAATATACTATCATATCAGAAATATATAGTCTAGGAGTAGTGTTATGGGAAATATTGACTGGAAAAATACCTTTTGAGAATATGGACTACACTAGCATATATAACATGTTGATAAAGGATAATGTTAGCGAACCTTTACCGTTAGACGCGCCTTTAGAGTTACAGAGCATAATAACAGCATGCAGACATAAAGAATACAGCAGAAGACCTAATACAACTAGTATGAGAATTTTTTTACATCAATATACTATTAATATATAAAACGGAAACTTAAATAGAATAAAGTATAGTGAATAACCCACAATGTTTACAACATCCGTATTAAAAGAGATATACGATCCTAACAAGTCTTTAGTATTCTCTCCTATAGGATTACACAGAATACTTTCTAATATACTTCATGGATGTAATGGAGAAACTAAAAAACAATTGAGTAATCTGTTGAATAATCCATGCTGCTATGATTATGACAATAGATATCCAAATATTGTTACAGATATTTCAGCTTTTATAGTAAAGAAGTGCTATAATGTATACGGAGAATTTACAAAAGACAGTAATAATATATTTAACACACAAGTGTTTCAATTTAATGGTATTTCTCAAATACCCAGAATAATGGATAAATGGGTTAGAACCAAGTCTAAACATAAGATAAACGGTATCGACTGTCATATATACGAGAACACTAAGTCATTAATTGCTAATGCAGTACATTTCACTACAAAGTGCGAAACATTTTTCGAGGATGCTTATAAAGAAACTATGAAGTTCGTTAAGTACGATGGTACCGTAGTATATACTAACGCTATACGGACCAGACCGTATTACTACCCATTCACATACTTAGAAGATATTAAATGTAGCGTTCTACAACTATGGAGATTAGGTTACTCATTCAATATGTTCATAATAGTTCCGGATGACGAGAAATGTTTGGATTCGTTAGTAGACAATATATCTGAAGATACTATAAACATGATTATGTCAAATAATGAATATAAGAGGTTAGAACTGTCTATACCTATTTTCTCGTTAATTGACGAACGTAATTTCAGTATGCCTATTTTCAACTTGGGATGTAACAATCTATTTGTGGATGGAGACTTTTCTGGAATATCAGATATATCTGACTTTCAGATTTCTGGAATACTTCAGAAATCTGTAATAGATATAGATTGTAATTTTTCACAAACTAAAGCTTTTAGAGGACGCGAATGTTTAAGATTTATGGTTGATAAGCCTTTTATGTTCATAGTTACCGACGCATTTGAAAATATATCTATTCCTCGTATAATGGGTGTCTACCAAGGACCTTGAAAAAGAATCTTCCTAAATTTATTAGTAATCTTCGTCTTCCGAATCCACATCTATTCCTTCTATGTCGTGAAATAGGGGTTCTTTTTCTTGATGAAGTTTTATCAATATAAAATCTTCTATATCATCTATTTTATCTATGTATTTTTTAAAAAAGCAAGTTTTATTATTACAAGTTATATATGTTACAATAATTAGTATAAGTAAGGTACATATAGGTATCACTATATAGTTATATACTTTGTAATAATGAAAAAAATTCTTTGTTGTATTATTCGTATGTTCTATTATTACTGATGTTATGTTATCATATTCTTGTGAAGTATACGTTTCGGATACCAAGTTTTTGACAAAATCCTGTTCTTTTACAAGTAGTGAGTCATCTATATGTATAGTTTCTATCTCTTGTAAAGAGTCCTGTCCTTTTTTATTACATGTTTTTTTAACTCCAATAGATATTTGATATAAATTTCCTTTGGTCCATCTCGTTAAATATATTTTACTAAGAGTAAAGTTCATTAACTCATCCGGTTTAGTGTTATGATACGTACTAGGGTACATAAACATACCTAATGTCACAAAATCGTGTTGTTTAAGAAACATTCTTTCTATATACATCCAGGAAATGCACTCTTGTGACGTAGAAGGACATATGTTTATACTTACTTTACCATTGTTATCTAAAATGCTTCGTTTACAGGAAAATGAAACGTTAATATACGTGCAGATTACTAATATAATTAAGGACGTAGGAACTCTTTTTAAGATTATTTTATAATCCATTGTATGTACGATTTATTATATAAACGAATATTATATAATGACCTATTAATATAAATGATGCATAACTAAATAAAATTGAAATTTAACATACCCAAAATATTGAACGACGATGAATTTTACAGGAGATTGTCCTTTGTACTACGGATACGAAACAGTCTCCACATGGATAACTGTAGTAACGGTATTAACTTTTTCGATAAGTATAGTACTGAATATAAGTGCTATAATATTTGCTTCAAAGACAACTTCTCCAGGTCCGATGAAATCTTACCTCATTAATCTTGTTGTTTCTGATCTAGTATTTACAGCTACTTTACCGCTTAGAATAGATTATTACTATAACTTTTTTAACTGGAGATGGGGAGAAATAGCTTGCAGAATAACGTCTTTTCTATTCTATATTAACACCTACGTCAGCATTAATTTTGTGACTTGTATTAGCGTAAACAGATACTACGCGGTTAACAGACCTCTTGCGTATAACTCTCGTAATCATGTATTAAGAACAAGGATAGTGTGCTGTGTAATATGGATAGTCACATTGTTAGAGATGGTCCCTATACTATTTGTAGATACAACTAGCTCCGATCACGAATCTAAGATTAGGTGTATGGAATATAATAAAATAAGTAGTTCCATGAATCTTCTACCTTGGGTAACAATTCTTATGTGTGTTATAGGATTCGTTATTCCATTAACAACTATGCTAGTAAGTTATTCTGCAGTGTGTTACGCTATGTTATCAGGAATAGCTAAATCTAAGAGAGCTAGAAAATCATATAAAATTGTAGTCGTTATATTAATTGGATTTGTCGTATGCTTTCTACCATATCATTTATCTGTAATAGTGTATATGGCGCGTATTATGCAAAACAAAAGTAATATAATATCGTGTAAAGATGTATCCTATTATCAGTTGATATTACATGCATGCCAGTGTTTGATGAATTTGAACTGTTGTATAGATCCTATAATCTACTTCTTTGTCTCGAATTTTAAGAATAAAAACGTAAGGGAATCATTAAAATTGATGTTTAAATAATCAATCTTAAATGATCTCACTACCATCTTCTTGTCAGCACGTAATCAACAGAGTCATAAATGGAGAATGCTTCTTTGGAAAGTGTGAGAATAAAAAATATGCTATTAAAAAAGCGATGACTCCACAAGAATTGGAATACATACAAAAATGGTTGCTTGAAAAACATGATTTATTCATAGAGTTTCCTATAGAGTTATCTACGATGGAACACATATTATATCATTTGTCAAGTGATGTCTCCACAGTAAAGAGGAAAAAAAGTATTGTTAACATAAGACGCTATCATACTATGAAATACTAATATATTTTTAACTTGTTGTATAATGATTATTTTTTTAATATAAATCTCTATATAGAAATCTGAAGATGCTTATTACTATTGTTATTTTATCTTTATGTAGTAGTATGTTTATAGGTATAGATCCTAACTTGGTGAACGAAAATCTAGACAACAACTTTGTACTATTTAGTAGTAAGCAACCAGTTAACAGAGTAAAAAGAGATTCTGATAATAATAATTTTATTCCTAATTGCAAAACCGTAACTAGCTGGAAATGGATAATGAACAGCGACGCTATTAAGGATTTAAATTCTAGTATTTTATTAGGTACGATCGACCACAAAGGTGTATCCTATAAACAATATGTTAAAGAAATTACTTGTACAGGATATAATTCGACTAAATGTTTGGGAACTGATGAATCACGATGGTTATCGTATTGTGAGCAAATAGTTACCTCCGTAAATGTTAGCACCTACAAAGATAATAGCAAAGGGTTATTGTCATTGAACGTTCATTCTGGATGTAGGTGTATGGTTAAAGAAAAATATATTTCTAATAGAGCTAATAAAATAAAAAAAAATAGCGGTAGATAACATAATTAAACGATACTCTACCATTCGATAGTAGATTCGTTGGTATCGCTTACTTCTTTCGGCATTAATTTTTTTCTATTTTCATGTATATTATAAAACACTTCGTCAGGTACATCCATTATTGGCATAATAATAACTTTATAACATTTCTCTAGTGCTTTAGGATCTATATTAGATATCCAAGTTTCTTCAGTTATACGGCTATCAAATATTACGGTATTATCACTCATAACAGACAGAACTTGAAAAAGCTGTCTACTATTTTTAAATTTTTGCCTAGTAACTTTGTGATAAGAATAGAACGCATAAATAACTGTTCTAGATACAGATAATTCAACAGTTACTTTTTTCCCTATAGATATTTCTTTCCAAAAAAGACGTTCTAGCGCGCTTGTTTTTTCATCATCCATGGTGTTATCCGTGTATTATCGTGTTAAGCTTATATATATTTTCTATTATCTTTCAAAATGGAAATTCTAGTCTGAAGAATGAATCTATTATACATTACCAAACATGAACGACTCGCGAAGCAACGTGAAACGAGTCAAGGCTCTTTTCAAGAAACGCAAAGCCGATGATGATAACTATATATTAGAATATAGGAAGTATAATATGAATTACTCTGAATTATTGAAGAGAAGCATAAAAATACCTGATTTCACTATATGGATAAAAGGACCTAGTAAAGTAGGTAAGAATTTGACAATAAGAGGAATATGTAAGTCTCTTCAATTAAAAAGAAAAACGAATATGGAGTATAAGTATTACAGGTATTTTAAGTCTTATATATTATCTGATTTTATAAAAATACCTGTAAGTATAATGTCAAACACGGAAAAAGAGTTTTTTAATCCGTGTATTTATATATTTAAGTCACATTTTAGTTTAAATGAAGCCATTGCTAATGAGATAATACATAGTAATGTTTCCAGTAATATAATAATGTCACATTGTGAGAATATAAAAAACAGTACTATGTTCTACGAAGTAGCGTTTAGTATAGAAGAAGGTAAAAAACCATCTATTATTGATAATGTCAGAAATAGTAAATACATAGTTAATATAATTGTATCGTCTTATATACAATTTTTAATAACTCAAGGTTATGGTAACTATGTAAATGTGTTACGTTTTAGAACATTATATGATGTAAGGTAGAATAAAATACTTACTTTTTTCTGTTTTTACACTTTCTATCTATGATACTTCTCAATTCCTTATAACTAATACTTTTGACAGGCATTATTTTAATCATAAATATGTTGTCTAATTTACTATAAGTTATACTTTTAAGATAATCTGATTCTGTTATGTAAAAGTCAAATTCATACTTAGTTCTTAACGAATAGGTACCTATTTGGTAGTATTGATCAACAGTATTAAACTTGTTATCAGTAATTTCATGAAATCTTCTAAATATTTTAGTGAAACATTCATTATTAGACACTATTAATGTTTTTATATCACATATTCCTTTTTTCTTACAGAAAAGTTCTTCTTTAGAAGTTCCTTCAAATAAGTACTTATTCATCTCTAATATAGCGTTACTCGTAACGTGAAATGTTTCAGTTATCTATATTAATCTTCAAATCATATAGTAGACTCTTCTGTGAATTACAGATACGAACAAACTAAGATTTCACTTTCGTTTATTCATGGTTAAATCGAAAAACAATAGTTTATACATGTTATTAATATGCATAATACCATTACAAGATTATTATTTGTTTATATACTTTTATACCACAATATACTTAATGGTGACGCAATATGCTGTAATCAATATTCTAGGAACAAGATTAATAAAGACGACATAGCTATAATTAGATATTCTAGTTGTACATGCAAATTTGGTCCCGCGGTCATATTCAGAATGGTAAATGGTAAAGAAATATGTATTCTGGAAGACGCAACTTGGCTACCATCTATACTCGATTATATGAACGCAAGGTGGCTTTCATGTGAAAACGAAGGTGTGGTAATAAGTAATTTTTTACTAGAAGAACAGATAATTCCACATAGTAGTCATTAAATTGAAAACATACTCACATATTATATACTATTACATAATACATAGTACCTAACTAGATAACATCATGAATAACAATGTCAAACTCATGTTTATGGTATTTATACTGATATTAACAAAAACTATTGCTCAAAAAATGGACGCGCCAACCACTACATCTTATACAACCGAAGAGGAAGATGATAGCGAAGAGGAAGATGATAACGAAGATGAACCTGAACAAGATTGTTGTAAAGATGAAACAGGGTGTCCTTATGTATCTAACTCGATATATGTCAGTAACGGTACCACGTTTAATGTAGTCTGTGTAGGTTGTAGTAGCGATTATAATAATTTTACTCTATTATGGATGGTAAACGGAACCGTTATTGAAAATAATACTGATACTGGATTTACTTATAATATAAGTGTACTTGATGTCAGCAGTAACTTTTCGTCTGCTACTGTACTTTCTAGTGTAAATTTAAATAGACACGATTATAACAACAGCAATATTACTTGTATACTTAATGATCCTAAAGGATCTAAAAGCGACAGTTTCGATACTAAATCTATGAATAATAGATATGAAAAGATTCGATATCTTAAAGAAAATAATATAACTCTTGCAACAGAGGAAGAATTTAATAATTACACTATAACGGTGAAAAAATAATTAGATATTGTCTTAATCTTACTACAGACTAGCTAGTGTCGATATAATTAAGGACGTCAGGACTCTTTTCAAAGGCATATAAATACAGTATTCTACTCAAGTCTTTAAAATGGATACCCTTATTAGTCCTATAAAAGTAAAGAATGAATATAAACTTATTAGTAACTTACTATCCAACAAAACAACTTTAGCAGTATCTATGATAATAGTACTATTAGTATTCAATATCGCATTCTATAGCTATAGGATTAATGAACTACTTATTATAAAGAGAAACTTTGAAAGTCATATATCTAAAATAGTTTATTCTGAAAATACCAACTCTTATACTTTCAAGCGAACTAATAGTATGTTTTTCAAAAAATGTAAAAATGATTATAATGATTATTGTATAAACGGTATCTGTAGGTATATAGTAGATTTGAGTGAAGTAGTATGTTTATGTAATAGAGGTTATACAGGAATTAGGTGTGAAGAATATACTATATAATATGGCTTTAATCAACAAGAAAGTATTACCCTTGCCTTCAGGAACCGTATTAACAGACTTAGCAAAACGAAGGTGGGTGTTAGAGAAACAGATAGGATGTGGTGGTTTTGGATTAGTATATGATGTGTATCCTGAAAATGATAACACTAACATGAGATATATAGCAAAGTTAGAACATAAAGATAGTGGAGGGTTATTTTGTGAAATAAATTTCTATATTAGGGTTATGAGAAACAACTATTTTGTCGATGAATGGAAAAAGAACAACTTAATAAGTCATTTGGGAATACCAAAATACCACGGTTCTGGTATTAGTATGTATAACGGGAAAGAATATAGGTTTTTAATAATCGAGAAACTAGGATCTGATATACATAGGTTATTAGTCGATAGAAAAAAATTTAACATTAGTGGAGTAAAAACTTTAGCTACTAATATTTTGACTATATTAGAGTTTATACACGATAAAGGTTATTCTCACGGTGATATAAAGTCTGAAAATATACTTTTAGGATTGCGTGATAATAGAATTTACTTAGTAGACTATGGGTTATCGGCTAAATTTCTTCAGGGTAAGGAACATAGACCTTATTTTAGAGATCCGAAGGCTAGGCATAATGGTACGTTATTATTCGCTAGTATAGATGCGCATAACGGAGTAGTAGTATCTCGTAAGGGAGATTTAGAATCTTTAGGCTATTGCATGATAAAGTGGTTAGTTGGTAGGCTACCTTGGGAGGGTTATGAAAAAGATCCAGATTCTGTGCAAAATATGAAAGAAAAGTTTATAGAGAATATAACTAAGAAATATGTAATCGAAAAGGATATTGATATAATATACAATTATATAAAAACAGTTTCATCACTGGATTATTCAGAAAACCCAGATTATGACCATTTAAAAAAAATGTTTTTATAATCAATAATGAAAAAGAAGTTGCTACAATATTATGTATAAAATATGGAAGCCCATGAGAAGTGTTTTAGTAATAAAATAGCATTCTTACATGATATAAATATTAGCTCATTCTCACCTACTATTATCTATTCGGGTGTTTATGATAGTTATGTATTCGGATACGTTGATGCTTTATTAGCTACCAATATAGACATAGTAATATCTAAAAGAAGAGGAAATCTATGCGCTAAATGTAATAACATTATTAAGAAAGAAAGACAGTTTAAAGTCTGTTTAGAATTTGGTTATAGAGATAACCAGAAATGTATCAAGAAAGGACATATGTTCATAACATTTCTTTATCTAGATATAATTGTCCATATAACGGCATTGATACCTCCATATTGTAACTATATGGATGCTAAAGTACTCAATTATAATTTGTATTCACCAGAGTGTGATTGTTTCTTTATTAACGCTAAGCTTAACGTAGCTAATTATCCCCAGGTTAATACATTACAGTATGTATTTGTATCGTCAATACAATAATGAAAATTAAATATTATTAACGAAATACAGATAATATGGATACTGATCATTTTAATCTTAATAAACTAATAAATTGTTTGTCGTACTTTATATGTATAGTATCTGTATTTGTTATTATTACTACTGTGATAAGTATAATTCCACAAAAAAAAGAATGCGGTATTGAATGGATAGAACATAATGGTCTATGTTATAAATTATATTTAGATCTAAAATGGAAGGATGCGATAGATCAGTGTCACAAAGAACATTCTTCTCTAGTACAGGTAACAGATAAAGACGTAGAATTCTTTAATAAATTTGGAATAGGATGTATATGGATGAGAAACAGGGTAACCAGTAACTCTACATACACGATAGAATCTGGAGGAGTAGAAATGTCTATTACGTTTCCAGTAGTAACTTGTGCTTGTTATGAAAACAGTAAAGTTGTTCTTTCTGATTGTGATCAAGAAAAACCGTACATATGCTATAAATAAAATATAAAAAATATTTCCTGATATAGATAGTTACTATTAATCATGTACAACTATAAAGTTTTTTTAGTTATACAGTTAATCTCTTTGTTAATCATACATGTATACATGATGGATGGTAATGAATGTCCTAAAGATAGTAATAACAATAATATTTTAACAGTTTATAAAGATAACAGTTCATCTAATTCTAATTTTTCGAGACTGGTGTGTAGCGGATGTTTAAATAGCGAAGATGGATATATTTATTGGCTGGTACCTAATAATACATCTCCAGGAGAATATATATTTCCACAAAGCGTATCCGGTATGGTCGAAGGTCAAGATGTTACACAAGCATTAGGAGATGATATTTATAAACATACTAGAGAACTAAACATTAGTTCCGCTGACTACACGGGCAAAAATTTTAGCTGTGTATCTATTACTGAATCCGGAACTACATTTTACCAGATAATAGTATGACGGTTATTTTCTAGTATATAAAACCTCTACTCTAAATATAGATTAGATAGCTTAATTATATAACAGCCATGCAGCTTGTTGGACCTATAATCATGTTGGCTACATCGCTAGCCATAATAACAGTAATAACAATGATATCTTTATTGATTACAGCTACGATAATATTACCTATTTCCTTAATGATACCTTCTTCAAGTTCTTCGGTTTTTCTTGTTATCGTGATATCTCTTATATCATCGGTATCTATTATAGCTATAGCAGCTAATACAATAATGATAATACGATCTCACTATTAACTGATATAATATTTTGCAGTATGTTGTTTAACAAAATAAATAAATACTCGTATTTATTTTATTTTGAAAGAAGTATAGTGGTTATAGATAAGTGAAATATAATTCTTAAACAATCAATTATGGTGATGATGTGTATATATAAAAGTAACACGTCATAATAATTATTTTTGTAGATATACGAAATATATATTTCTAGTAAAAATGGATATGGAAAACTTAATAGGGATAAATAGAATTTTATACCTAGTATATTCAGGAACTGATGAGGAAATACTTTTAGAAGCAGACTCTATAAGTAACGTAAAAGATTATTTACTTTATTATGCCGTAGAAGCTAGAAGGGGAAGTGTTGTAAGAGAATTATTAAATAAGCATTGTAACCCTAACACGTTTCATGATATGTATTATCCTATGCATTTAATATCTAAACCTCAAAATGTATTAACTACTCTAATGTTTATGGACATTAATGATAACCATATGAAACTCATAAAGAAATACATCATTGTAACTAAAAAGATGAATCTGCCAAAATCTACCAATAAAGCGGTATTAAAGGAGATATTAAAAGGTAAGAAGTTTCTATCGAGTGATTATTTAAAAGTTCTAGCAGATGAGATACATGAAGAAGAGTTGCTTATTACTAAATATTTAATTGATAGTGGAGCTGATATTAACTCTAGAGACGCTTATGGTTGTACTGCGTTTCATTATGCTACTCATTATAAAAATATAGATATGATTAACCTGTTACTAAGTTATAACGTAGACACTAGTATTAAATCATACGATGGATACTCGGTATTTTATTATGCAGTAACATCTAAAGACACAGAACTAGCTAAAAACATGATAAAGTATTATGATTACACTTATGATAATGTTTTACTTACAACAGCAGTAACCGATAATAATTATAATATGTTATTAACTCTATTAGAGATGGGATTAGATGTAAATTCTGTATGTAATAGCGGGAAAACGCCTCTTCATAGCGCGTGTACTACACGCATCGTAGAGATAGTAGAAACATTATTATCACACGGTGCTAATATTAATGCTAGATGTAATAATTATAGAACACCTTTGCATGACTTTACTGCCGTATCAGAATACAAGATGGTAAAATTGTTAATAGATAATGGAGCAGATATACATGTTAAAGATAACGATGGGAAAACGCCTCTTCATAACGCTGCAGCTAATTACATTGAAGATGGAATTCATACTGTAGAGATGCTGTTGATGAACGGAGCTGATGTAACTGCTAAAGATAGAGAAGGTAACACGCCTCTACATAACGTACACAGGAGTAAGAATAGTAGTATTATAGCAGATATGCTAATAGAATACGGTGCTGATGTTAAAGCTACTAACATTTATAACTCTACCGCTTTACATAATGCTTATAGTTCCTACAAATTAGTAGAAGTATTATTACAACACGGAGCAGATCCTAATATAGTCAATAACTTTTGCAGCACGCCTCTAGAATCAATGATACATTTCAATACAATGACATCAGTTAAACATGTTATAATCTATATAGTATTATCATATTATAGAAAAGACAAGATAGATGATAACGTGGGACTCGTCAAAAATATCAGACTGATAGAAGATAATCCTATTTTACTAGCTTTTAAAGTAATATGTGAAAAAGAGTTAGAAACAATAAGATCTATTCATCTTACTTATAATTATTCTTTAGATATCTTTTTAAATAGTAAAAACCTGGATAATACTACATGGTTATCTTATAGTACTGCTATTACTGAATTAGATATTTCATCATTTACTATATATGGGAAGATTCTCAAATATAATATTAATAAAAGTAAACATCGTGCTACATTATTACACGATTCCATACGATTTTTAAATGATTCTTTAAGTAATACGAAATGGTATTCCTTACCTAACGAAATAAAGTATCATATTCTGTCTTTCCTAGATAATAAAGATCTATATCTAATAAAGTTGTAATATATTCTATCACTGTCAAGATTATGTGTATATTACTGTATAATACGCTTATACATTTTATAGTTATTCTTACGCTGTTTTTTTCTATGATTTTATGTTATATAACAGTGATGTTTTTATCTATAATCATGTGTGTATTTATCTTATTTGTAACAATATTTGTTATAAACATATGCATAAATAGAATATACATCACTTTTTTGTTCTATAAGTATATTACTGATTTTATAAGGACATTAATTAATTAAAAATTTAAAAATAAAACTTTATATAGATCTATCATATACAAGATGTTATATATAAACTTAGTAAATTATGTAGTTCTATTATGTAGAATCATATACATTAGTTTCTACTTAATAAGAAAGAAAAATAAGATTGACAAAACATCTGTTTTGTATTCTTCAATAAAGTTTCATTACTATGACGTTACTAATTTAATATTATATCTTGGTGCTAATCCTGAAGCTCAACATCCATCATTAGTAGTGAAAACCACTCCACTCATATACTCTGTAGATTATAATAATGACATAGCGGCTAAATTGTTGTTATCTTATGGTGCTAACGTAAACAGATATGCTGAAGAAGCTAAAATAACACCTCTGTATTTATCTGTTTTGTATTCTAATCTTAAGTGTTTGAATATATTATTAAGTTACTATCCTGATATTAATTATCAAGTCAATGATATGACTGTGATAGAATTATCGTTAATGATATGTAATAATTTTATGTCTACAGTTATCAAAGGAAACGAACTATCATCTTTCTATAAACATAGAAACAGATACCTTATAAACGTAGATATTTTAAAATCTCTAGTTTCTCACTTTATTCTATACGAAAAACATTATGTTAACAAAAACGCAGGTTACTATAAAAATAAACATTTAATAATACAATCAGTTATATTAAAACAATTTAGAGATTTATGTAACGATGATATAATGATGATGAAAAGTATAACAGTTAAAAATTATTCAAACGATATGCTATCTTTCTTTGATATATTGGTTAACAACGATTTAATATCTTTATTGAATAATTTAGATAATATACCCATAACTGATTTATCAAAAAAGCTCAAAGTTTACAATAATAAAGTAAAATTATTTACAGAATCTGTAACTGAAATGGTATAATATAATAATGGAAATAAAATACTAATATATTATATTTATAATATATATTTAACAATGTATTCACTAGATACTCATTTGGTACCCTTTATTTACAATTATCTGTTTCACGCAGTAAAATACAATGATGTAGCCACTGTGAAAAGACTATTATCTAGATTTGATTACGATATTAACTTTTTTGATAAACATCATAAGACATTGCTGCATTACGCATCCAAAAACAGTAATACACAAATATGTAGAATATTATTAAGTTATGGAGCAAATCCGAATGCATACAGTTATACAGAAGATTCTCCTTTACATCACGCTGTAACAGCGGGTAATATTAAAATATGCAACGCGTTGTTAGATCATGGTGCAGATATAAATGAGATATGTGATGAGTGTGATTCTAGCCCATTGTTTACGGCAGTAAAAAATATGGATTCCTCAATGGTGAGACTATTAATGGATAGAGGTGCGGATGTTAACTTGGTTAATGTTTATAAAATTTTACCTCTGCATTACGCTGTACAATATAACTTTGTAAGCATATGCAAAATATTACTAGAATATGATATAGATGTTAACATGAAAGATATGTATTCGCTTACCGCGTTACATCACGCTGCTATAAAGAATAACGTAAAGTGTGTTATTCTATTATTAAAAGCCGGTGCTAATCCTAATATATTTAATAATAAGAGGAATAATCCTTTGATGTATGCTATAAGCAACAAAAATGCAACTATGGTTAAAATATTATTGGAAAGTGGATCTGATGTTAATTTTATAAATTTAAAAAACTATACTCCTCTTACTAAATGTTTAGAAGTATACGAACACTTTTCCTTAATGGAAGTTATAATAGCTAGATTAGCTATATTATCTCATCATACATATCGTATAACTAATAAACATATTTTTGATATTAATATGAACTATATCAATAGTATATCAGTACTAAGAAATTATTATGACATATGTGAAAAAGAAATAAAAACAATGAATACGTATAGAATTGGAAGATATAGCTTTACTTTACTAGATACTGTAGATAATATTAGCATAAGAAACGGTTATAAAGTATTTAACTACTTGAAGAATATCAACTTAAAGAAGGACTTTCCAATATACAGATACTATATAAACGAGAATACTAAAAAAAGTATACAGAAATACAACTATATTTCAAGGTGCATATATTTATTAGATGCGTTAATAGACTGTAGTGAATGGATGATTATACCTGTAGAGATAAAATATAGAATATTAGAATATATACCAATACACTATATGAAGTTATTATTAGGTATAACTAAAAGGCAACAGTTAACGCAGAAAGTCATTAGATATAGGGTATAGACTTTATCTTAGTATTCTGTATTACTAAATCTGATACGTGTTATTCTGTATATAAAATAGCTAATAAGATATATTGATGATCCGTACTATTGAGATTTTGTAACCTATAGTGATAATTTTATAATCTTAAAACTTAAAAACTATAGTTTTATCTAACGACTGTTGTTAGTGTAAATATACATATTACTCACTATGTTGTCTATATCACTATACAGAGCTATTTCTCGCAATAACGTAGAATCAGTTGAAAAATTACTTGATAATGGTGCGTCACCTAATAGCTATATTAAAGGTATATATAGTCCTATTATGAAAGCTATAAAGGGAAAGAATAAAGAAATAGTAAAACTACTATTAGTGTATGGTGCTCAAATAGATAGTAAGTATTATGTAAACTCCATACCTCCTTTAATTGCCGCAATCACGGTAAGGTCTTTAGAAATAATTAATTATTTACTAGATTACGGATGTGATATTAATTCTAGTTATTATAAGAACAAACATCCTATAGAATACGCGGTTATTTACAATAATACTGAGATAGTAAAGAAACTATTAGACCATAACTCATACGTAAATGTAAAAGACTCTTATGGAAGGAATATGTTACATAAATATAATACTTTCTATGAGATGACAAAACTATTAGTAGACAACGGGATAGATATTAACTGTAAAGATAACTATGGATCTATTCCTCTTCATTATGCAGCAAAAAAGTCTGAATTACCAGTTATAGATTTATTGATAAGCAATACTAATATTAACTCACGTAATAACAGAAACAACACTCCTTTACACTATGCTACGTTTTATAACTATCCATCCGTTGTTATGAGATTACTGTTTAAAGGTGCTGACATTACTATAAGAAACGACGATGGTAAAACTCCTTTAGAATATGTATGTAAACCTCATATTAAGATGGTTTCTAATATCAAGAAAATAATAGAATACGCTGTAATGACTAATGAACTATATCCAGGCATCATACAAGCTTCTGGGATAGAATCTAGAAGGGAATTAATAAATTCGGAAAGCGAAATTAAGGACTACGAATATAAATGCTTTGAAGAGATAAGATTAATAAAGGAGTTTGTTATATCCGGAACTGGAGTAACTCTTTTAGATGTGTGTTTAAGTAAGAGACGTGTTAATCATAGATACAGTAAACTTTTAACAAGTTTAAATTATGATAATTTCGCTATATACAAAGATTACATAAGTTTATGTATAAACGAAGCTATAAGTAGAGAAATACAGATAGAGGATACCATTAAACTATTAGATAACATATTTGTACATAGTAAAAATCGTACTACATGGAGTAATTTACCTTATAGTTTACGTTATCGTATAGCTGAGATAATAAATATTAAGTAAAAATGAAAAATAAATATTTCATAGAAGATCTTTCTAGGTCTTATATAACAATGTTATTCAATGCTATAAAAAACTGTGATTGTCAAAAAGTTATAGATTTAATAAGAAGTTCTAATATAGATGTCAACATAATAGAGGAGAATTTACGATTGTCTCCTCTACATTACGCTGTTGAGTGTGGTAATAAAGATATAGTTATAACTATATTAGAACATGGAGGAGATGTTAATCTACACGTAGGAGATATTCAAACTCCTATAGATATAGCTGTAAATGCATGTAATTTAGATATGGTAAAGTTACTTGTAGAAAATGGTGCAGATATAGACACCTGTATAGACTGTGAATATCATTATACACCATTACAAAACGCTATAAATAATAATAGTTATGAAATTACAGAATTTTTACTACTTTCAGGCGCTGATACTGATGAGAATTATACCTCGTTATATCCATTAATGTTTGCTATAAGAAATGGAAATAAGGAAATTGTTAAACTTCTATTAGAATATAATGCTAGTACAGATAAAATAGAATATGGAGAAGGATATCCTATTAACCTAGCTATTAGATATGGTAATATAGAAATAGTTGATGAATTATTGAGACACGGTGCTAATCCAAACTCTTCTTATAGATACTCTTCGTGTTTAAAAATTCCATTACATCAAGCTGTTTATTACCATAGGGCAGAGATAGTAAAACTCCTTATTTTATACGGTGCAGATGTAGATTCTAAAGATAGTAATGGTAATACACCTATGCATTTAGCTGTAAACGAAGTACAAGAGGATATAATTAGAACTTTACTGGATTCATGGGCTAATGTTACTATTATTAACGAATCATTAAGTACATGTTTATTAGGATGTTATACTACAGCTACATTTCCAATATCAATAAAAGAAATGTTAATATCTAGAACGGTACTGTATAAATATATTAATGAAGATATTAGTATAAACGGGTTACTGTTCAATTGGTTAATTATAGAATCAGATGAATATTCAGATCAATACAAAACAGAATGTGAAAAAGAAATATCGAGTATGATAAGTTATAAGATAGGCAGTAAATGTTTATTCGATGTATGTTTTGGAAAAGTAAATTACAAACAATTGATTAGATACCTAATGAATAATGAATATTGTATAAACGAATATAAAATATATAAAGAAATGTTAGAAAAAAATATATTGATTGCTAAAGAGAGAAATACATTAATACAAGATTCGTTATCAAAGATAGATAATTTAATAGATAACAAAGTATTATCCGTTAATAATAGGTGGAGTGCATTACCTGTAGAACTTAAGCACATGATATTATGTTACTTGAGTAATGATGATTTGAAATTAATAGTTGATAGTAAATGATAATGTAATGTAATGATTTATTTTTATACAACATATAGTGGTTAATAACTGAATTATTAAGAATATAGTATTCAGTATTAAATAATATAAAGAAATATGGACTCGTATAAAAGGTATACTAAAAATAGTTTTCTGACGTTAGAAGATATACATCCTCCTCTTTTTAGTTCGGTAGAATCTAGAAACATATCGAAAGTTATATCGTTGCTAGAAAATAGAGCTGATGTTAACGAAGTTACAAATACTAATTTAACCGCGATGCACTCTATAACAAATATAATGTCATTATATGAACTATGTAATTTAATAAAAACTTACGGAGATACTATTTTGTTAGACAATTATATAAAAACGTTTTTCGTTTATAACGAAACTAGAAATTTAGAAATAGCGTGGGTACTTTTGAAGTATGGAGCTGATGTTAATGTGCAAACGGATAATGGTATTACTCCGTTACATATAGCTGCCGAATCAGGAAGTCTAAAGATGGTAACATTATTATTAAGTAACGGTGCTAATATTAACTCATTAACAAAATACGGTGAATCAGCTTTACATTATGCTGTTTCTGTTAAAGATCTTGAAATGTGTAGACTTTTATTGCAGTACAAAATCGATGTTAATATAAAAAACAGTAAGTGTGTTACGGCACTACACATAGCTATAGAAGTTGAATCTTACGATATTATGTTATTATTGCTGCAGCACGGAGCTGATGCTAATGTAGTAAGCTTCTATCTTGAAGATATAAAAAGAATAAAAAGAATGGAAAAAAATGAAGACTTGATACTAACAAAGTACTTACGCGACATAAAATTATTAGATGTAGATGATAGTAAACTTTTAAATGATTATACAAACAGTTTTCTTAATGATATCAGAAGATACTCTGCTTGCTCAAAGCTTGTATCGTCGTCTACATACCAACATTGTACATCTCCTTTAATATTTCTTTCTAAAAAAGGACGGATAAACGAAGTAAGATTATTGCTTGAAGATTACAAAGCTGATCCCAATATTATGGATAAATATTCTTGTACTCCTCTGCATTACTCTATATCCAAGGAACACTTAGATGTTTCTGAATTGCTAATATGTAACGGTGCTGATGTAAACGCTAGAGACTGGTATAGGAATACACCTAGTCATTATGCTTGTAGTGTTGTTAACGGTGATTCTTTCATTAAAATTCTAATGGATAATGGCGCAAATATAGAAGAAAGGAACGAGGATAACCAAACTCCTCTCCATATTGCCTGCAAAGTCAATAATATACCAGTTATAAAGAGGCTACTCATTAAAGGAGTATTAACTAACTTAGCGGATTTACGTTATAATTATCCTTTGCAGTATGCTATAGAAAGTAATAGTGAAGAATCTGTAAGACTATTACTGCATGAAAGAGCCGATCCTAACTTATGCATGGATATAGAATCTGCACCGATCATTATGGCTATTAATAGTAATAACAAAGAAATTGTAAAACTATTACTCTTATTCGGAGCTAATGTAGAATTCATGAATGAATGTGAAATATTACATAAATTAGCTAATGAAAAAAACTGTAAAATGTTAAAATTTTTAATTCAGATTGATGGTGTAGATTTGAGTAGAATAGACGACGAGGGATTTCCTCTAGTATATTACATCTCTAAACTACGCGGTACTAGCATTATGGAAAGTATTATTTTGAATGATTTCGTAGATATTCATCAAATTATTAGAGATAAAGAGAATGTTTTTACGATAATGTTCAATGAATATTATAGTATGTCTAGAAGAATGACAGAATTAATTATATCATACGTAGCTATTCAAATACATGTTGATACAGAAAACTCAGTACACTATTCAGATAAAGGTATATACATAACTAGATCCATGATAGAATCTGATAAATACTTATATGCTATATACAAGAGTTGTGAAACCGAGATACTTAAAATGAGCGAGATTAAACTAAGTAAAAAGTATACACTATTAGATGTTTATAACGGAAAACTGAATGTTAACTTTCTTGCTAAATGCTGTTCCATATTCTCAAACATAAATATACAAGAGTGTTTTCCTATATATAATATGTATATTAACAAGTACTTAAAAGCATCCATAAGAAGGCATAAACTTTTGAAATCAGCAGTTACGATATTAGATCAGATTGTCAGCGACGGTAGTTACTTTCATTATTGGTGTAAGCTGCCATTTGATATTAGATTGCTTATTCTAGAGTATATAGAATCAAAAGATTTAATCGCTTTAATTCAACCAGACACTATATGTAGATTAAGTTTATATAGTATGTTTGGATAATATAAAATACATAAAACATAAATTATATAGCGTGAATGGTATATTCTATTGCAATATGAATTACTATAGAAATAATAGGCTTTCTAAATTATCTATAGATCTTCATTCAGCAGTTGTGTTTGATTACCATGAAGTTGTTACAACCATACTGAAAAGTGGGTACGATGTCAATAGTATAAACGAAGACGGATTGTCTCCGTTGCATTATGCAGTTGTATTTGATAGAAAACATATGCTTAAGTTATTATGTAAATATCCTGTAGATATAGATATAACATCGCATAAAGATACGTATACTCCTCTTCATTACGCCGTAATATGTAACAATATATGGTGTGTTAAATTTCTATTGATAAGAGGTGCGGACGTAAATAAGAAAGACTCTAGTATGCGTATGCCAATTTATTACGCGACATTATCTGGAAATAGAAGAATTGTAGATTGCCTTTTAAATTTTTCAAAATATTCCGTTACAGATGACTTTTTAAGGTTACAGACAGCTATAAGAATAGATGATCAAGAAAATATTAAGAAATTATTAGAACAAAGAATATACGGTAAAGATTCTGATAAGGAAGATACCATATTATTGCATCATGCTGTAAAGTATGGAAATACATACGCTATAAAGTTATTGTTAGATGATATAATAGATGTCAATACTGTAGATAGTTATTTGTCAACTCCTCTTCATTATGCTATAAAGCTGCATAATCTCGATATGGTTACTATTCTTATGAAGCATGGGGCAGATGCCTCTATTAAAGATGGTAAAGGAATAACTCCTTTTTACTACGCTATGTATCTAAGTTATTACGGTATTAATAGAGATATATTAGACACAATTATAAGGTATAATTCCATAAATGGTATTATAGGAAATACAAAACGAATAACAGACAGATTAGTTGTAAATGAATACGGTAATGTATCAATTACTTTACACGATGCTGCCAGACTTGGATACTATGGTGCTGTAGAACAGATTATAGATAACGGTGTTGATATTAATTATATTGATTTTAATTGTTATACCGCATTACATTGTGCTGTAAAATCGAGCAACATAAAAATAGTAAACTTGTTACTCAGACACGGTATAGATGTTAATAAAAAAGATTCTAATGATAGAACTGCTTTACATTATGCAGTTATAGTAGGTAATAAAGAAATAACTTCTTCTATTTTAGATTATGGAGCTGATATATGTTCATTAGACGTCTCTGATAAAAGTCCGTTAACTTATGCTTTACAGCTGGTAAAAGATTCATATTATTATGATAAACTGTTTTACAGCAGAGAAGTAATAGCTGATAGACTTTTAATTAATTTAATAGCATCGGAAGTTAGAAGAAATGAAAAGATTACAAAGAATGATTTGTATAAAGAGTTAAATCATAAACTATCAGCTAGAATATTTGTATCTAAATGCTTAGATGAGATACATAAAATGAAAGATGTTTATGTAAAAGGGTACAGTGTATACGATATTTACATAAATAACAAAAACATAGATATAGATATATTATCTAAACACATAAAGAATGTTACAGATTTAAATTTAAATATTTGTTTCCCTATTCATAAATACGTTTTAGATAAAAAAATTAATAATATACTAGAAAGAAAAAAGCTTTTATGTAAAGCTATAACACTTATGAATATGAAAAATAATACTAACTTTTGGGGGAAATTACCTATAGAAATTAAATATATTATTCTGAAATACTTATCCAATCGTGATTTACATATATTATTAAGTTCTAATTAATTCATGTCTAATAAGATCGAAATTAGTAATAATACAGTTTTACAAGATATTACTGGGAAAGAATGGGTTATAGAAAAATTATTAGGATTTGGTGGATTTGGAAAGGTATATGAAGTTTCATCTCGATCTGATCATTGTATAAATAATAGCTTAGTAGCTAAGATAGAGAATCTAGAAAATGAAACGATAGTTATGGAAACATTAGTATATAATAGTATGTATGAAATAGATAAAATAAATAACTGGATGAGAATTCATAATATAGACCATCTTGGGATACCAAAGTATTACGGGTGTGGTTACTTTAAATATTGTAGAGTATACTATAGATTTATATTGTTAGAGAAATTATATTTAAGCACTAATAAGATATTTTCTAGAATATTATGTTATAATAAAAAACTGATAAAGAGTATAACAGTAGATGTATTAACTACTTTAGAATATATTCATAGTTATGGCATATCACACGGTGATATCAGACCTGAAAATATTATGGTGGATACTAACAACAGAGGATATATAATAGATTATGGGATAGCTTCTCATTTTATTATACATGGTAAACACATAGAATATAGTAAAAATCAAAAAGATTTACGTAGAGGGACGGTATATTACGCTGGTTTAGATTCTCATAATGGTGCAAAAGTTACAAGACGAGGAGATCTCGAATCGCTGGGTTACTGTATGTTAAAATGGGCAAAACGTAAATTACCTTGGAAAGGTTTGCATAGTTCTAGCCTAATACATGCTGCTAAATGTGATTTTATAAAACGACTACATGAAGGAAAAATAAAGTATAGTAACAGTACTAGATTTATATATTTATTTATTGAAACAGTTACTAAATTATCTTATGAAGAAACACCAGATTATCAAGCTCTAATAAAGATATTTGATTGATTACTAAATATTTATTTTTTTAAAAAAATGTAAATAATATATACTAGGCATCAAAACCTCATCTATACAGAGATGGCGTCTTCAAATCTATACTATATAATGATAATGGATACAGACGCAGACTATGATAATTGCAGGTACTGTAAAAGAATGTTATTACAAGGTGCCAAGTTTGGAAATACTGGATTGGTACGGTATTTGCTAAAAAATAAAGTGGATCCTAACTTTTCAGATGAATATCTGAGAGCCCCTATACATTATGCTGTAAATAGCAATAACCCGTCTATAGTCAAATTACTCGTGGAATACGGATCAGAAATAGATATTTTCGATGATGATTTCGAATATCCTATTACAGAAGCAGTTAAATCTAATTATCTTGAAGTAGCTAAAACTTTAATTGACGCAGGCGCTGATAAGACAATATTCAATGATTTTGATCTACTTCATAATTCTATAAGTAAAAAACATAGAGAAATGACCGAACTTCTGATAGACAATGGTACAGATGTACTAATGAAAGACGCAGACGACCGTATTCCTTTACATTATGCTGCTTATAACGATGATATCGAAGGAGTGCTACATGTATTGAATTATGTATCTTGCAATTTAGGATATGAAATATGCGAAAAAATGATATATGAAATACTCTCTTGTCATGATATTTATAGCAACGAAGTATTATCTACCATAATTGATTACTTTATGATTATAAAAAGAAAAGATGCAGGGTCTTTCCTGAGGGATTCTCATAATATAGTTAAAAAGTTAATCGATGATACAGAAGAATTAAACGCTGTATAAAGTGTTACATATTTTAAAATTCTAATTATTATTAACCGGTATTTACTATAACGACTAAATAACATTATTTTAATGTTCTATGGTAAAAAAACTAACCAGTATATATTTTTATTTCATACAATGTGTATAATAAGAAGTTACATGCAGTAGTGATGATTTTTTAAACATATCTATCCGCAGAAAAAATATAATCTATTAACTAGAGCTGTAACAATAAACATACTGATATCTCGTATATCATTATTACAGTATAGTTATCAAGATATAATATAATAGGTATGTGATAAAGAGTTATTAGAAATGATATATCAGTTGATATGATTATGAGTTCTAAAAATAAATTTTTTATATATCTAACAGAAAAGAAACCTTTAACAATTATACGTGAGATGTATTACAGAACATCTTTCTGTAATATATAAAGCTCTAGTTTGTACGGGATATGATTTATCCTTTACGACGGCAGTTACGTCAATTACGGACGTTGCAGAAGTACTATATACAGTACTCTTTAAAGAATTAGTGTTACTATTGATATAAAAAAATACTGAAATTTTACATGGTAATATTTTAGTAGTACTTTACAAAGATGTGGACTCTTTATAGAGCTATATGTACAGAAAATATAGATGATGTTATGGCTATTATGAATATATGCAGAAACAACGAGATATTATTTTATAGACCTACATATCAAATACCTTATATACCATTACACCAAGCCGTAGATTGTAGAAGCGTGAAACTTGTAGAACACTTGATAAAAGATAGTAGTGTAAATATAGAGGATTCAAAAGGTATTACTCCTTTACATATTATATGCTGCTACCCTAAAATAAAAGAAATTATAAAATTCATAGAATTTGAACATGATTGTTATGACGATACATTAATAATGTACAAAAAAATAATAAAAAATGATACTTATGGAGTATTGCTACGAGTTGAATTAATAAAGTTATTTTTGAAGCAAGATACTAGAGTTGTGGATTTTAACAGACTACGAATGAAAATTATGGAGGATGAAATATATATTGCTAATATATTAATACATCATGGTGCCTGTATTAATTGTACTGATATTGAAGGTAATACGCCTCTTCATTTTGCCGTAAAACATAATAACTTTAACCTTACAAACCTACTATTAGAGAATGGAGCTATTCCTAACATTAGGAACGATGATAATATTACTCCATTGCAAATAGCTATAAATAATAACAATATAGATATATTAAGAATATTAATAGATACCTGCAAACATAGCAACATAGCCATAGATAGATGTCTCATATATAACTCTATACATCAGCGGAACACAGAATCTATAAAACTGTTAACAGATAGTGGTATAGATATAAACTCTGTAGATGAAGAATACGACTTTACACCATTACATTATGCAGCTAGTTACGTGATTGATTATTCTGTCGTTAAATGCCTAATAGGGTTAGGTGCTGATGTAAATAAGAAAAGCGGATTGTTTCTAACTACGCCATTGTTTGGATCTTTAAGAAACAAACAAATAACAGAATTGTTAATAGATAACGGTGCTGATGTTAACTGCATGGATTGTAACGGTAATACACCTATCATGTCACTATATAGCAAATATAAAGATATTAAAATCGATGTCATTAAAATAATAGTAGCCGAAATTTCAATTCAAGAATCATTGAAAGGAATCACGAAGGAATGTGAAACGAGTCATAACTTTACAAAAGATTGTAATGATTCTGTACAAGAACTTACTAGTAATTTGGGTTTCAAGAAGAATATAGATTTTATAAATTCTTCTACTATTCTAAAATCTATAAAGACAGAATGTGATAGTGAATTAAGTAAAATGAAAGAAACCAGGATTAACGGACGATCTATGTATTCCATACTAATAGGTAATGAAAAACATCACCTGTATAAAATGATTAATACTATTAATATAGATAAACTTTATATAACCGATAACTTTCCTTTATACGAAAGAATTATTAACACATCTATTAATAACGCAATTGTTAAGAATACACAAATGTTAAAATGTTTTAACATAATGAATAATATTCTAGAAGATAAAAAAACAGATAATGTATCGTGGCAATGTCTTCCTGCAGAAATTAAGTGGGATATAGTTACTAGACTATCAACTGATGACGTTTCAAAACTGTTAGAATGATGTGTTTGTTTTGTCTAGTTATTAGCTGATTTTCTGTAGTTTACCGCTTCCTCTATAGAAGCAGATATTCGTCTAAACATGTCATCTGAATTATCTACAATAGTTTTTACTTGATTAGTACTGTTTAGTGAACTCTTAAGTAATTTGTTTAAAAATAAATATGCTTTAAAATCACCATTTTTTGAGAATATATCTATTTTGTCGTTTATCATGTTATTCTTTTCATTATAATCTACAGAATAAAATTCTGATATTTCTTCATCTATAGATGATATCATCTTCTCTATGTATTTGAGTTTTTCAGTTGATTGTTTATCTTCATTGATTATATTCAAATTAGTAACTAAATTATCCTTAATAATACCATCTACTTCAGTATCCATTAACAACATTAAAAACAAATGAAATTCTTGATTCCAGCGACTAAAAAGAGAATTGGTAATATAATCCAGCATAACATTTTTATCTGTATTAGATAATACAGTGAATAAGTCCATCAGTTTTACTTTCTCACCATCAACTAGTTTATAGTTACTAGAACATGTTATACAAGAGTTATTATTTCCTTTATACATCATAGAGCTTGCATTACCCATGTTACAGTATATGTATAAATGAAATAAAACTCTGATTATTTACTTATACCAAATATATTATACAAACATGGACAATAAATTATCTATGTATAATGCTATAATGAAACAAAATGAGTATGAAATTTATATGTTACTGAACAATGGCAAAAACCCTAACGTTAAAATAACTCCTGAAGGATTAGAACCTCTACATAAAGCGGTAGAATATAGAAACGTAAACATAACATCGATACTATTGTCAAGAGGAGCAGATGCAAACTCTAAAGATATATCTGATTTTGGAACTCTTCACGCCTTAAGCATGTTTATAGGAATAAGGGATTTATTCAATAGGGATAAAATAGAAGATGTATTTACAATTATGAATTACAACTACGCTCCCCTAGAGAAAGACCATGATACAAGAACTCTGGAAATTGCTAATATGTTACTAACTAGTAAAGCCAATATCAATATGTCCACAATATACGGTAGCACACCTTTACATATAGCTGCTAAATATAAAAATAACGCAATGATTAAGTTTCTTTTAGAAAGAGGGGCTGATATTAATGTATTAGATTCTAAGAATAATACCCCACTGTTTTATTCGTGTTATTACGGAAACACACACATTTCTAAGATGTTAATCGATTATGGAGCTAAAGTAAATTTAATTAATAATCGTGGACATTCTCCTCTGCATTACGCTGTATCTTCAGGTAACGAAGAACTAGTAAAGTTATTACTAGTAAAAAACTCCTACATAAATGTTATAGATGTAGACCATAGGTCTGTTGTTCATAAAGCTGTGATTATTAAAAATTCACGTATTTTAGAAATATTATTAAAGAATAAAGCAAATTGTAATATAAAAGATGTAAATGGGTACACTGCTCTACATTACGCTTGTAAAATAAGTGATAAAATATTCACTCGTATACTTTTAAATCATGGAGCAGATCCTAATTCTAAAAACAAATTCTATCGTACTCCATTATACGAGGCCATAATATACGGATGTTATGATAATGTCGAAGAGTTATTATCTTATGGAGCGGATATAAATGTTATAGACGACGAAGGTAATACTCCTTTATCTTTTCTTCATACAATAGATGATAAAAGTACTACAGCAATAATTTCACATAGTACTATTAATAATCTCTGTTATAAAAAAACAGATTACGTTCCTCTGGGTGTAGAAGTAAATAACTCTGTTATAAAGTATAACGAAAGATATAGTTATATAAAACGTAAATGCGAAGAAGAGATACTATACTTAAGGAGTGTTGTTTTTCATTCTGGATATACTGCTGAACTTTTCTTAAAAAAGAATACAAATATTAATTTACTATCTAAATTTGTAAAACATCCAAAAGTAAAAAACTTAGAAAGTAATACGTGCTTTTATTCATCTATTATTAAAAAATCAATCGATAAAGCGACATATAGATCAGAACTAATAAATAACTCAATATGTGTTATTGATTCATTTCAAATATTTTCTGTATTACCTGACGTTATCAAGTATTCTATATTAGAAATGTTAAGTAATGAAGAATTAAAGATACTATGTAGTAGTGGATAACATTAAATATGAGTGCTATTAATAATAAGTCTTATAAACGTCATAAAGTAACTCAAAAGTATTACTTTATCATGCTAAGGTTTTACAGAAGTCTTGACAATAACGATAATACAGCAAGTATAAATTATAATAAATTGTGGTGACTATACATTTCTACAATATAATTGAGTATTAAACATATTTTTATATTATGTAACACAAGTATCTATGATAATATGATTAGCCTTTATCTGTCAATGTATATCGATACAAAAGAGGATATCTTAAAAAAAATAGATTCGTTTAATCATTATAAACATTATGACAAATTATCAGCTTTTCCGTGTATACCTTTTCATCAAGCCGTAGAAGCTAGAAATCTGGGTGTTGTAAAAGAATTACTAAGTAGAGGGGTTAATGTTAATAGATACGATCATAGAGGATTAACTCCTCTACATATAGCATGTATGGCTCCTAACAAACAAGGAATGAAAGAACTGATAAGTATATATATTAAAGATAAAATAGGATATGCTTATAAAGCTATAAATACCGCTTTCCATAACAGAAATGTATATATTTTTAAGAGTATATTAATAGATTACTTTAAGAAAGAATATACTAGTGATATAGTAGAAATACGAGAAATAGAAGCAGAAATAGTCAGATTGTTGTTAGAACACGGTGCTGAAGTTAATAAAAAAGATAAGAATACTGATAGTACAGCTTTACATTTTATAGCGGATAATAAAGATACTGATATAATGGAGTTTCTTATATTATATGGGGCCAAAGTTAATGTTCCTGATAGATGTGATAATTATCCATTGCATAAAGCTGTAAGTAAATCTAATAATAAGGGTGTTGAAATTCTATTGAGAAACGGAGCCTATACGGATATCAAATCATTATGTGGTAATACTCCCCTACATATATCTTCTGGTAGTCTAATATCCTATGAAATACTGAAAATGTTACTAGAACATGGAGCTTGTGTAAATGCTAAAAGCACTATTCTGGGACTTTCTGCTTTACATATCGCTATAAGAGATGAACAAAAAACTAAGTTGTTATTAGAATATAAAGCTGATGTTAACGCGGTAAATTGGGATAAAGATACTCCTATAAGTGTAGCTGTAAAAAAATATAGCGGTTATAATATATGTAAGCTCCTAATAACTAACTTGTGTTTACAAGAGTACATCAATAAAGATGTAAAGAATTTAGAAGGGTTTAAGATTAATATGGAATGTATATACAATAATAAAGTACTAAGGGAGATAAAAGATAAGTGTATATTAGAACTAGAATCGCTTAAAAGTATAAATATTGCAAATAAGTATACAGCGACTGATCTTCTAAAAGAGAATAGTCCGATTCTTAATAGATTAGTGTACAATCAAAAAATATATACTATTCCTTTTGATAATTTTGAGATATACGGTAATATTTTAAAGTGTAACATATCAAACGCAGAAGAGAGAAGTTTATTAATAATGGGAGCTATAGAATCGATAGATAACATATTTTGTCACGAAAACCAATCATCTTTTTGGAATTATATACCATTAGAAATAAAGCATAAAATAATAAGCTTACTAGATAATGATAGCTTATGTAATGTTATAGCTAAATAATATATTAACATTTATAAATATAATTATTAATGAAATTTAAGGTGTGTTGATAAATTTAATAAAAAATATTATGGATGCAGAATCTATTAAGATATACAATATAAACACAAAATTTGTGTTATTAAAACTTAATGATATAGAGATTGTAACTATGATAAGTAATGGGTATGTTAACGTAACTAAATTATGTAAGTCAAGAAACAAACAGTTTAAAGATTGGAAAATCTTGGATACTTCTATACAATTAATGGATGAAATAACATCTGCAAAAAAAGATGATACTAATATAATAATAGATGTTTCTTATACGAGTAACGAACTGTTAAAAGGAGAGTACGTATCACCGATATTATTACAACACATAGCATACTGGATATCTTCTTATGTAGCTATAAAAGTTTCTATATTAATAAGATATTACTTTAGGAAATTACTAATTAATACAGAAACTCAAGAAGATATTGCATATGGAGAACTATTGAGAACATATATAGATCAGGTTAAAGAGAAATACGATTTACGTGTAAATGAGATAAATCAATATTTTAACGAAATAAGTAATGTTATTTGCAACAAACTAACTATATGTCTGTTAGAAAAAGCAGAATACATTATATCTAAAGATTACAGTGACTTGTCGAATATAGATTATGAAGATAATGATATGAGTGAAGTAAATATGAAAATAGAGAGACTTGAAAAGGAATTAGAGGATAATAACCAGAACCGCAATACTGTTTTAAGTATCATTAAAAGTAATCGTGAAAAATCTGATATATACATAGCTTCGTTACTAGCACACAACTCCAATTATAGAGAAACACTAATACGGATAAAATATCACATAGATAACATATAAAAACATAAAATTAAGTAGCTTATCATTGAGCGAGTCTATAATTTACATATTGTTATCTAAAATGTATCCAGCAAACATGAAGAAATTTGCTAATTTGAGTTGTAATACCATATTTTCAGTGATAGCTATAATGCTATCACTGATTTTGTATATAGCAGCAGGATACTTTGAAGCAGTTATGCTACAGGAAGGTGGGGCCATACGTAATATGATTGAAAAAGGATACTATCCTTATTGTTTTTACATGCCACGTTTAAAAAGCTTTGAATACCAATACTAATTACTATTCAATTGGTAATACGAAACTGCATATCCATTTTTTGGTGACGTTACATAAAGACGATGATATAGTTTTGTCTTTTAAAAATACACAATTGTTACTTCCTTTAGTTCCTGTTACATCATCTGACACAAATTTATCATTTGTTTCTATAACTACCCAATAATCATCTAATCCTTTATACCTTAACATAAAATTTAATTCATTTACATCTTTAACATGAGCTAATTCCGCATTCATATCCTTACATTTTTCACTAGCAGAATACTTGTTATCTGTTGTATTAGAGAAATAATAGCATTTTTTATTGTAACCTATCCAATCATTGGGGCAAGAAAACTTTGACAAATCATGAGGTGGTGGTTTAATAGAGAATATAATAACTAATATAGATAAAGCAATTATTATACTACTACACGGGACTAATATCCAACATACCGTTACCTTATTACATTTGTTTTCTTCCATACTAAAAACTTTATTCAAAAAATATTTTAAGATTTATCTAGTTTAAAAGATACGCAGTTTATATATAATAATATTAGCGTGGCATATTGTATCTATAAATTATTAATGAAAAAAAAGTATATTATTTGTGAAGGGTACAGTATTACTTGTAGTAAAGGTATCCGTATTATACAATATGACCATGGAGGAAACAATGATAATGAAACATATAATTTTAAACGATAATATTTCATTGAAGAAAGCACTAGATTATGGATATACGAATCCTAACTTCTCACTAAACGGTGAAACCCCTTTAAGATTAGCTACCAAATTGAGAAATACAGAAGCTGTTAAGATTCTAATGAGACACGTATGTTACCCAGAAAACCAACATCTTCCTTTACATTGCGCTGTAAAAAAGGGGGATATAAAAGAAGTTAAGAATCTTCTTGACAAAAAAGAATACATAAATAACGTGTTCTATGAAGGTGGTTACACACCTCTTAATTTAGCTGTAGCTTTAGGATCCAAACAAATAGTGAGACTGCTGTTAGAGAACGGAGCAGATCCGGACATATGCAGTACAGATCTACTAACTCCTCTACACATAGCCGTAAGGTTAAACAGTAAAGATATTATTGATCTGTTATTAACATTCAATGCCAATCCTGATTTAGAAGATTGTTTCAGATGTACTCCATTAATACATGCTGCTACAGGAGGGTACACAGATATTTGTAGTATCTTGATAAATCATGGAGCTGACATAAATTATGTTAGCAGTGCAGGAGACAATGCCCTGTTGTCCGCCGTGGATAACAACAAGCTATATACTGTGAAACTATTGTTAGATAAAGGAGCTAATAGTAATGTTCTGTTACAAAGCGGACCTAATATTTATGGTATCATGGAAGTCATAAACTATTCAGGTGAAGTCTCAATGTCAGTCTCTGTTATCATAGCAGATATCATTCTATCAAAGTACAAGTATCTGGATGATTTGTCTAAAGTTGGACAATGCAAAAATCTAGCTGTCATAGACAATTCTAATAAGTATGAATTCGTAGTTTCCAAGTGTAAAAATGAACTAGGAATAATTAGCAATATTGTAATAAACGGAGTTAGCTTGTTGGATATATATAATGAGAAATTATGGCATCTAATACAAGGAGATTCAAAGTTAATATTTTTTGATAAGGTGATCGGCCTCGATAAAAATATCTCGCTTTACAGCTACATTATAGAAAAACTTGCTTCCATGATCTAAAATAACTAATAATTAGTATACTTTTTATAATAAACAAAAAGAATGTATTAACATTTGTACATTTGTATATTACCAACTCTAAGAATATAAAGTATAAACTAAAAAATAAATATAAAATAGTGTTATACAATATATTATAATACTAATAATATGGGTAACTCATTTTCTCTATATACGAACTTTATAAGGATATTAGTGTCTACGATACAGAATCCTCAGTGTAACGTTAACAAGAATACCATGTTAAATGCATCTATCAATAGACAGGTTGTTAACGTTGTGGAGTATTTAGCGAGAAAGGGAGCTGATGTAAAAAATCCTATTAGGATACGCAAAATATCTAATGAATTTTATCCATCTCCCTTGGTAGTAGCTTCAAAGATAGGAAATGAAGAAATAGTAAAGTTACTTATTTATTACGGAGCGGTTGTTAATAAAATATGTGAAGTATCGGGAAGTACTCCTCTTCATGTAGCGGTGAATAACGGAAATACAAAAATTGTGAAATTACTGCTGGAGAATGGTGCAAATCCTAACTTTCTAGATAAAGAAAATTCAACTCCTCTTCACATAGCAATTGATAAACATTCTAATATGGTGGAACTGATAAAGTTACTGTTAGAATACGGTGCTGATATAGATATACAAGATAATAACGGAATAACACCCTTTACTTTATGCTTTAAAAAAGATTTTCCGTCAGAAACCAAAGATGTAATAATATCTTACTTCATGTTATAAAGCATATAATATTATAAGCAAAAATTTTACAAAGTATATAAATAATGAAATTATAACTAGTTATCATCTTTGTGTATATAATCGATTTAACAACTTTATTCATAATGTTAACATTACATCAAGTTTACAAATCTATTTACAGAGATGATTATAAGAAATCATTGTCGAAAATACTTGAATATCTTTCGTTATCTACAGAAGATAAATATAAAGCTAGTATCTGGATAGACGAAATGATATATTTAATAGAAACTGACCATGATTATGAATTTGAATATGGTAGAATACATAGAATAAGTATTGTAGACTTTCCGTATAACCATTTACATCAAGCTATTCAGGCTAGAGAATATAAGTTAGTAAAAGCTATATTAGAACTCGATATTTATAAAACAAAATATGATGATAAGGACCGCTATAAAGAAAATAATCCGTTGCATACTTTAACATCTATACCAAATATAGATTACGTCATGCTTATATTGAATGTTAATTGTGAAAAAAAGGAAATTATTAAGAAACACATTGGTAAAGCTAATGATATGAAATTATTGGGATCTGTATCTGTAAGTATAGTAAAACAGGTGCTAAGAGGAAAAACTGATTTTACTGAAGATGATTTAATAGCGTTAGAAAAGCAAACGGAAGAAGAAGAGTATAAAATAGCTAACATTTTACTGGAATACAAGAATAATTATTTGAACGATACCAACAAAAACGGACATACTAGTTTACAAAATGCTTTATTGAGTAAAAATTTTCCTCTTGTTAGATTTTTAATGTCTAAGGGTGCTATAGCAAAAACAGACTACTACGGATACAGTTTATTCAGTTTAGCTGCCATGAGCGGAAATGTAGATTTAGTAAAGGAAGTAGTAGATATGTATGGTTACGATAAAGGTAAAGACAGTAAAGTACTGTGTAATATAGTGAACACAAATAATATACCTATGATAAAGTTATTATTAGAACTAGGTTTAAATGTCAACTGTACCAACAATATGAAAGAAACTCCGTTACATAATGCCGTAAAATCAGGCTATAAGCAAATTGTAGATATATTAATATCTAACGGAGCTTGTATAGACACATTTGAAAATATACTTGGATTTACTCCACTATTTTTAGCTTCTAGATATCCTGATATAGTTAAACTACTATTAGATAATGGATCAGACCCAAATAGAGTTACTAAAATATCTATGTATACACCTTTGAAGAAAACTATACCAGAATGTATAGAATCAGCAAAAGTTATGGTAAGGTATATTGTTTTATCAATGTACATAGAGAAAAATAATATATTAATTAACAAAGGGTTATCTATTAATATGAGATTAATAAAAGAAAATGCTGAACTGATAGAAGAACAAAAGTCATGCGAATTAGAGTTAAAATTAATGGAATCTATAAGGTTGAATAAAAACTACTCATTAAGTGACTTTCTTAAGTATGATGATGTAAAATTATTATCTTCATTAGCATACCACAAAAAAGTTATTAATATAAAGGAAACTGTCTTTACAAAATATTATACCTTGTTAAATAAAAGTATACAAAAAGCCAGGAATAGAGCAATTATAGTTGACAATACGGTATTGGAATTATACAATTATCTAGATAACACTTATTGGTCGTTATTGCCTATAGAATTAGGAAAAAAAATAATATCGTTACTAGATGATGACGATATTGTGTGTATGATGAAATCAAATTGAAAATTAAACTGTTAGAAATCTGACTGATATGTAATGGAGTTATTTTACATTAAATATACACCTTTAGAAGTAAAAAAAGATATAACAGATATAATAGAAAGAGTTGGAAATGTATACAAATACCATACTGGAGAAGTAATTTCTGAGGTTATTACTTATAGAAATATTGACATTAATGATCAAACGTATATCTGTTTAGATAATAAATCAAAAGCTAGTATATACTATCTTGAAGGAAAAGGACCATTAATATTTTCTATTCATGATATAAATACACCAGATAATCACGAGGAAGATAGCGGATTTATAAACGAAGGTGAACAAGTAGATATAAAAACAGGATTTGCGTGTTTAGTTACTATTTCTGTTAATTCTCTAATAAACAAATTTGTAGTAGTTAAAGAGTAATATTTTAAAATGATAAACTTTAGATTGATAATTGCATGTAATGTAGGATGTATCTTATCTATGTTATTATCATACAACAGCTTTTTAAAAAGTGAGTTTTACAATTATACTAAATCTAGAAAACATCTAATATTTCCTCCATTAGGTGTAATATTTTCTTTGTACATATGTGGATACATATTTTTGTTCAAAGGTATATCAGTTATCCATACGAGATATAGAAGGGATTGTAATGAATTAGCAGCTTATTATATACTACAGATGAGTATTAATCTCTCCTTCTTTATTGTATTTTATGAATTACACATGGTAAGATTAACAATTGCTATGAGTACTTTTAGTATATGTATAATAGTATACTTTATATATTTATGGAGATTCGAGACAGATATAAATGATAAGTATGTATTGTTTTATCTTGTTACTTCTTATATTAATTCATTACTATCTTATTACATTATGAGATCAAAGTTAAATAATGATTATAAAAAGTATATAAGTATAATATGATTATTACATAAATAAATAAAGACTTTAAACCCAAGAAAGCAAGTTTGAAAAATAGTTAATAAATTATAATCATGAAACTAAATAAACGTGTTATATATTATTATATCTATACGTATATCCTATTAACTTTTTATAAAAACATGATTACTGACTCTTATAAACTTATATCACAACATGGTAAAAGCGTAAATATTACTTGTTTATTACCACCTACTGAACATGCTGATAAGTTAATAGTATTCAAAGCTAATGACAATGCATCTTTTTATGACACTGTTAATGTAACAAACGCAGGACCAGAAGTACCGTGTTATTGCGGTGACGTAGACAAAGAGTATGGGTTTGTTCTTACAAATCATTCATCTAGTGAATGCGAGGGCAAATATAGATGTGTTTTTTCATTAAACGGTAGTGAGACTTATCGACATTCTGTAGATGTAAGAGTTATGCCTAAAGTAGTTACATTCTCTTACTTAGGACATGATAACAAGACATACTACGGATGTAATAGAACTAAGACGAAAGAAGAGAAGTCTGTAAAATTATACGCTAAGTTAGGTAGTTCACGTATAGATAATCGTAACACTGGAGGTTTATCATTTAATTCAACAAAAGAAAGTTTTTTATTAGCTGTTCCTGCTAACAAAACCGATAAGGTAATATGCGGTATTTCGTATCAGGGCCGTAATGAAGAGAGAGTAATTAGTTATGTAGCTAGTAAAAACTGATATTATAGACCCTAAGATATCTGATCATGACTTCCTATAGCACACAACTGCATAAAGTTATTGTTCATAATAATGTCAAAAAATACGTGAATTACTGGAAGCATATCCAAGTATAATCAACAGAAAAATCAACAATCTCACACCTCTCCACGTAGCTATAATGTACAGAAATGTAGAAGCCGTGAAACTGTTATTAGAATACGGAGCGCAAACGAATCCCTGTAACTTTTATGTTCCTCCTCCTCTATACTACGCTATAGTGGGTGTTAGAAACTTATTAAGAAAGAAAAAGATGTTACATGATGTTGATACTAAAATAGATAACTGTAATACTATAATAAAAATGTTAGTAGAAAAAGGCGCAGAACTGATAGGTCTGGAAATAGCTATATCTATAAAGAACTTATGGTTAATAAAGTTCTTAATAGAAAATGGAATCAATATAAGATATACAGGATTTTTTCCAGGCGAACTTAATTATAGCGCCATAGATATAGAAATATGTAATACACTATTAGAAGCAAATATAGATATTAATGATACTATTTGTGGCGATACCCTATTACGTTACGCTATAAGAGCTAGTAATCTAAAATTAGTAAGGTTTTTAATAGAAAATGGAGCGGATATAGAAAAAAGAAATGAGAAAGAACAAGATCCTAATATAGTAGAAGCTGTGGAAAAAGGAAATGTGGAAGTTGTAAAATATCTCATAAACTCAGGTATAGATGTAAATAAATTCTCCATGTATACGGGTAAACCTGCTATACATCGTGCTATATTACTAGGACATTATGATATGGTAAAATTATTATTAGAAAGAGGATCAAATCCTTTTTTCCTATATCATGATAATAGCTCGTTAATAAGAGTAGCTACACAAGCTAAGAAAAATAGATTGAGAATTATAAAACTATTATTATCTTACGGTGTAAAGTTATATGGAGATCATGATTCTTATCTTCAAACCTTATTATTAGATTATTCTGAAGATACGTACAGTATAATAAATATTCTTTTAGAAAATGGACTAAAAATCACAAGTACTTCTATACTATATAGTTATGTTTCAAATTATACTAGTTTACGCATATTTAAGAAGTTAATAAGTAATATACGTAATGTTGATGTTAGTAGTCCTTTACATTATTCAGCAGCTTCTAATAAGGTATGGCGTATATCTAAATTTTTACTTCAACAAGGAGCTGAAGTTAACATCAGGAACAGATACGGTATAACTCCTTTGTTTGAAGCTATAGATAATGGTGCTGATAAAAATATAAAACTACTACTAGACTATGACGCTGATATCAATTATACGGATAATGAAGGTAACGCTATGTTGATGAAAATTTTATATCATCATTATAAGGTATCTGGAGAGATAAAGGGAAAGCATTTAAGAGCTGCTAGGATAATATTGCCTTATCTTAGAAAGTTAGAACTCAAATATCCTTACATAAAAAACTTTCATCCGTTTAAACAAAATATTAATCTATTTTCATTAGACACATTAAAGAATATAAAAGATAAAAGTGATAGAGAGATAGACAGAATGAAGAACACAGTACTTAGAGAGGTACAGGATGGTTCTAATAAGTTAATAGTAACAATGTATGACATTCTTTTAGAACGGAAAATAGATTTATTAGTATCTATAATAAAAAATCCGATTATTAAAAGGAAATGTTCCGAACTAGAACCTTTTAGAAGATTAATAAGAAACAATATTAAGCGTATAGAAGATAGACATATGAATATACATAATACTAAGAAAGCTATTGATGAATATGTTAAGAATTCAGGGAGTATATGGTATATATTACCTTATGAAATTAAGGTAAATATACTATGTTATCTAAATAACAAAGAATTGATGGCTGTTAGAAATGCTGTGAAATACGTAGAAAGGTGAATATTTATTATTTTTATATATAAGTAACCAGTAACGTAGTAACGATACTAATATTTTAATAAATACTTTATAGTAATAAATAACATATTGCTAGAATAATGGAGTACAATTCAACGAGTACATTACGCATACTTCCTTCTTCCGTGGTTAGTATGATAACAATATATATATACGCTATCTCTTTTGCTGCAGGGATACTAGGAAATTGTACTGTTATATGGTTAGTAGGATTTAAATGGTCGCGTTCAATAACGGGTTTATGGTTTCTAAACTTGGCAGTTTCAGATATCATATTAGTGTTGTTTCTACCAGTAGAAGTATCTTACGTAGCCAGAAATTACTATTGGTTATTTGGATTAAATATGTGTAAGATTAGTTCTTTTACTTATCACGCAGGAGCGCTAGCGAGTGTATTCTTTTTAACTGTTATAAGTTTAGATCGTTACTTGATGATATATAAAAAAGGACTATGTTTTAAGTACAGATTTTATTCTTACGCTAGAGTTTTATCTATTGTATTGTGGATATTTGTAATAACATTAGCCAGTATTCGTGCCTATTCAAGAACTGTACAACAGATGGTCAATGGTATAGATTGTATAGACGATTTTCATAGTGATGAATATACTTCTATGTTACTGAGTCGTACTGTATCATGGTTATTCTTAACTATAGGGTATATAATTCCCTGTATTCTAATTTTATCTAGTTATAGAGCAATTATAGATGTTGATACTAAAAGATTAAAAACTCGTAAATATTTGATAGCTATTCTTATAATTGCATTCCTTATTTGTTGGACTCCGTATAATACTATGTGTTTTTTGCGAGTTATAGGACAGTTACATAACGAAAGCAAACTATTAGTTAATCTCAATACTATATTTATCGCGCTAACATTTTTAAATAGCTGTTTCAATCCTGTTATTTATACTGTGTTAAGTAAAACTCTAGGTCTTGATAAGGACGTGATGTTAGAAGCTTTAAAAACAGCGTTGAATAAAGAGGAGGATGATGAAGAAGTAAAAGTAAGATATATAAGATGATACAAATCAATTAGTAATTTCTGAATAAAATGAAAACATATATGAATTTATTAGTTTAATAACATAATGACGACACTTTATGAACTTTACTTAAGTATGTATAAAGATACAGATGAAGATACAATATTATCAGTAATGAATTACGAAAAACTACGTGAATTTGATCATTATGAGAAAAACGAACTCATATACTTACGTAAAATAATACTTTCAACTAAAGAATATGGTATTAATAAAACAAATACAGTTTATTTTCCTTATAGCCCTCTTAATCAAGCAGTAGAAGTTAGGAGATATAATATTGTAGAGTATCTCCTAAATAGAGATAAAAAGAAGTATCATGTCAATAAACCAATGCCGTATATGCATAATGGATATCGCCCTCTACATGTATTGACGATGGTACAAGACGTGAATGATGTTCTTACCTATTTAAAGGCTACTGATAGTATTATTGATGATGTTAATAAATTGGTTGACAAAGCTAATAGCATGAAATTATCAAAATCAGTATCTGTTGAAATTATTAAAGAAGTCTTACGCGGAAATAAGTATCTATCTGACGATGAATTAAGATGTTTAGAAAGACGTGTAAATGAGGAAGAAGTTAAAATAGCTAGACTCCTTATCAGACACGGCGCAGACATAAATATATTAAGTGAACATGGATACTCCGCGTTAATGAGTGCTACTTTAAACGGGAACTTAAGCCTAGTAAAACTGCTTTTATCTAAAAAAGCTCGTCATTCTCCCGATGTATTGATGAAATTATCTGTTGTGTCACAAAATGTAAATCTTGCTGAAGAAATATATTATAGATTTGGACACAACAACAAAAACGATAGTGTATTATGCATAGCTGCAAGATTAGGCGATGAAGATATGGTAAACTTTCTGTTAGGAATAGGTACGGATGTAAATGTTAGAGAATTTGATGGTTTAACGCCCGTGAATAATGCCGTATTATCAGGTTCCATAGAATGTGTAAATGCATTAATATTACACGGAGCTGATGTTAATATAAGTGATAAATTGTATTATAGGTCTTCTCCATTAAGAAAAGCGTATAACATGCCGATTATGGCAAAATTATTATTAGATAATGGTGCAGATCCAAATGACATAACTAATGCTAAAGCATCTTCTCTTTACATGTGTAATAACAATGAAACAGCCCTGTATATAATATCAAATATAGTATTACAAGAACGTAGTTGTAGTATTAATAATGAGGAAGGATATAATATTAATATGGAAATCATTAAAGGAAATCCATTGTTAATGACGATAAAAATGGACTGCGAAGAAGAAATTGAAAGAATGAAATTAATACGTCTTAATAATTGTTTCTCATTAGATATCTTTATTATATCTAAAGATGTTAATTTATTATCTGTATTGGTTAACTGTTCTGTATTAGAAGATTTAGATCTTTTATGTTTTCCAATTTACAGAAACGATCTCATTAGAGGTATCTCTTCTGGTATTAGGAGAAAAAAAATGCTAGAAGAATCATGTTATTTTTTAGATAAGTGTTTAAAAACTAGTTCGTGGTCGCTTATACCTTCAGAGATTAAATACAGAATACTAACAGAAATGAAAGACGATGATATATTGCGTATAATTAAAAGAGGAGACAAAGATGGAAAAAGGTGTTGGAATAACCTAGAAGTGTTATTAGAAATGCCTAAAGGATATTAACAACATATTTATAGAGAGAGTTGTACGCTAAAAATTTCTGTTACATTAGATAATTAGATTTATTTTTAGCATACTGATGATAATGATAAAATAGTTATTAAAGTTATTAGAATAGAATCTAACAACCGAGAACTAATATGATGATAAAGATGAAATAAAATAAGTATATAATATATATTTTACTATGTACGAATATAACAGAAATTACAACGATTATCTTCGCGATGAAGATGTCGTACCTATAATTCCATCTACTGAAGCTGGTGTGATAGTTATATGTATATACATTATTTCTTTCATTATAGGAGTAATAACAAATAGTATCATAATGCGGTTATTAGGTTTACGTTAACTATATCTATAGCTTTTTTTAAAACTTATCACTAGCTGATCGTTGATTAGCTTAAGATATATGTAGATTAACAGACTAGAACAGTGTCTGATAAACGTAATTTTTGTTATAGGTGATTATAATAGAAAAAAAATAATTATTACACTAATGATAAAGATAGGCATAGACATATATTAACATGAATGAATTACAAAAACAAGATCAAAAACAAAAGCAAAAACAATATAGGTTCAATAGTACATTGAAAAAGGCTATACTTAATGAGGATAGAAAGAAACTATTAAGAATGTTAACTAAAGGTATGGATAAAGAAGTCAGTTTACTGTTAGCGGTAGAATATAGATGTACTTGGTTTGTAAAAGTGTTATTGGATAAAGGAGCAGATCCTAATTATAAAGATGCTATTCTATGTATGACTCCTCTTCATGTTATATCTATGTTTGTAAGTTTAAAACGTTTATATAAAACTGGTTCTATAAGCCATTTTATAAGTAGTTATGTGTATGCACCACTAACAGAAAATTTTGAAAAAAATAGTATTAATGTAGCAGAAGTATTATTATTACACGGTGCTAACATAAATGATGTAAATTTAATTGACCAATCTCCATTAAACGTCGCTATAAATTCTAATAATCTTAGTATGGTAAAATTTTTACTGTCAAAAGGCGCGGATATAGGATTTAGTGATATACGCGGCAAAACTCCTCTACATCACTGTTTCCAACATACTTATATTAATTTAGGTATTGCTAAAGAGTTACTTAGTAGAAATGCTAATCCAAATATGAAAGATATATTCGGAAGTTCTGTTCTTGAATATGCATTAACGCATACTAACGACGCAGAATCTACTAGTTATTTAATAGAGGCAGGTGCCGATGTAAATGACATATATAGAGAACAGTCTATGCTCCAAATAGCTACTATTCATGAACGAGAAAAGATAGTAAAATTATTAATAGATTACGGAGCCGATATCAATTATAGAGATGATGAGGGTTATTCTTCTCTACATTATGCTGTTTCGGATCCTGACTTAATAGAAATAGCTAATTTACCATATATACCCGATGTAGCGAAAATACTTGTTGAAAATGGAGCGGATGTGAATATAACCGATAACCTTTTAGAAACGCCTATTTTTAAAACTCCGAGTCCAGCAATTGCGAATTATCTAATAGAAAATGGAGCTGACATTAACGTAGTGAATATTGACGGTTATACATTATTATCTTCTCTTGAACCAACTAGTAGCAGTGATATATTACCTATCATAGCTAAATTTACAATGTTATGTCACTTTGAAAAACATGATAACAACCCTGGATTTATAATAAATGATAAAACAATAAGCGATTCTAAACAAATGACGCGTATTAAAAATAAATGCGATAATGAAATATTTAGACTAAAAGCAATTAAACTTAATGACGGATATACAGCCGATATCTTCTTATACTGTAGAGATATAGATTTACTCGCTAGGTTTGTTAATAACAAAAATATGTTAGATATTCATAAACGATTTAATATTTATGGAAGCTATATAGACAAAACTATAAATAATGTTAAAGAAAGGATTAGAATTTTAAACAACGCGATAGATTTCGTAGAAAATATTAACTTTTTTCGTTACCTACCGTATCATATAAAATACAGTATATTATCAAAATTAGATAATGAAGAGTTAATAAAATTAAGTAATACACACGATTCGTAAAATATATTAAATAAGTAATTGGTATTTGCTTTTTATGATAAAATTAACATAGAAAGAAGTACTCAGTATTGCGACACGATATGAGTCGCTATACGTAGAAGATACTGATTCTGCTTATGAGTAGTAACCCGAGTAGCAGCTAAAATGATACTGAACTTTAAGGACGTCAAGACTCTTTACAAGGACGTCAGGACTCTTGGAATACATCACCTATTAGTTATTAAAAATGAAAAATTAAAATGTATGAGAATGCGATTTGATATCACACTTTGTTTAACTATGTATACAAGTGCTGTTTTCCGTAGTGTATTATTAGACTCTGAAGAGGATGTGTTACATAGCATAAAAATGTTCGAACAAGAACTACTAGAACGACGACAATTGCGAGAACGATGGTATAATGAAGAAGATGACAATGACTACGAATATGAAGAATATGACGAATATGAAGAATATGACGAATATGAAGAATATGACGAATATTACAATAGTAACGAGCCTGACTCGCTATACATAGATGATGGAAGATATCTTGATTTATTTCGATATACACCTCTATACCTAGCTATAGAAGCTAGACGACCTAAGCTAGTAGAAATTCTCCTGAATCAAAAAATATGTACCGACGGTTATATAGATATCAACAGAAATTATGGCCCTTTACACGTGTTAACATTATTACCGGAAACACGATACATAATCAGTAACTTGAACGCGCAACAATATGTAAGTATAGTATCTAAACTAATATCTAAAGCTAAGAAAATGAAGTTGTGTAATTCTGTATCTATACCTATCATTAAAGAAGTATTACGTGGTTGTACAACACTTACTAATGAAGAATTAAAAGAATTGGAAAAGCAGGTAATAGAAGACGAGTTGAAAATAGCAAAACTATTACTCTCTCGAGGTTATAACGTGAACGCCGAGGATGAATACAGATACACTCCGTTGAGAAACGCTGTTATAAACGGAAATTTAGAATTGACAAAACTACTTATGGCTAATGGTGCCGATACGACGCGAAAGTACGACGGTTTTACTATATTCGAAATAGCTGCCTTATCACCAAACATCAACGTCGTTAAAGAGATAATTAGAACGTGCGGTTACGATAGGCATAGTAACATATTATGCAGTGCTTCGGAAAGAGGTCACACACGCGTAGTAAAATACTTACTGGATATCGGATTGAAAGCTAATGTCAAAGATATTAAGTATTTATATGTGACGCCTTTACATAGGGCAGTAAGTAAGGGTTATATAGAAATCATTTATATGTTAATTTCACACGGTGCCGTAATAGACGTAAAGGACAATAAAGGAAACACCCCGTTGATGCACGGATTATCTTATCCAGATGTAGTTAAATTATTACTAGATAAAGGTGCCAATCCTAACACTATTAATGGTAACAGATCCACGCCTCTACACGTGGCCGCAAGTACATATTCTTTAAATATAGTCGATATTCTACTATCATACGATGTTGTAATCGATGCAAAAGACAATAAAGGAGATACCCCATTGATGAACGGATTGTATCGCCCGGATGTAGTTAAATTATTACTAGAGAAAGGTGCTAATCCTAACGCCGTTAATAATAAAGGACACACGCCTTTACATTTTGCTGTACGTTACAGATTACTAGATACAATATACCTACTTCTATCGTATGGAATCGCTATTGACGTAAAAGACAATAAAGGAAATACCCCGTTGATGTACGGATTATCTTATCCAGATGTAGTTAAATTATTACTAGAGAAAGGTGCTAATCCTAACGTCGTTAATAATAAAGGACACACGCCTTTAAAAATTGCTATGTCAGTTTGTATTTTGTCTTCACGATATCTAATTTCTCATATAATATTACTGGAATATCTGTTGACGAAGCAACAATCTGTGCGTAACGAAGGAATGATGATCAATGCAAACTTAATGAAGAACAGTGCTTCACTTAAGTCTATTAGAATATCTTGTGAAAACGAATTAGAAAGAATGAAGATGTTACGTATTAACAGCAAATACTCATTAATTATTTTCATTAGTACAGATAATATTAAATTTCTATCAAGGTTAGTTAGAAACGATGTCATACATTCAATTGACCTAACGTCTTTCAAAATATACGGATCATGGTTAAAAAAATCTATAGATGATTCTATAGAGTTACGTAATAAATTCGAAACAGCAATGTCTATAATTAATTCTAAGTTAGACGATAGCACGTACTGGAAAATGTTACCATTAGAACTTCAAAGGTACATATTATCCTTATTGGATGATTCTGAGTTATCGTATATAAACGATCATGACAAAGTCCACAATACATCTTCTTCTGATTGTATAACATCAGAATAAAAAAGGATATACAAACAAATTATAAATTCACTAAGAAAGTATATTATAATCCTCTGTATATCGCTGCTATAACTCTCAAAAATATCATATATAGTCTTTATATGATTTTTTTAAAAGAATCTTGATGTCATTACTAATGTATAGGCATAGATAACTAAGATATCTACTCATATAAATAATATATCAGAAGATGAAATTTATTTTTAGTATTATCTTGAAAAGAATTCTGGCGTCATTAATAATATACTCGGTATGTGTGTCTTCGAAAAATATATTTTTAAGAAGCGAAGAAGAAGAATTATCACCGACATGTTCGTTACCTTCTTTTACCATGGCGGATCGCGTAGTAGTATTACGGGGTAACGATATGACTCCTGTAAAAGAGATTTCTATAAACAATAGAGGAGAAGATAACTGTTACTGTGGAAACCAAATTACCGAATATTCTATTTCAGAAAGTAACATTACGTTATCCGAAGAAGGAGACTATACGTGCATATTTTATCTTAACGATACTGTAAGTCACAAGCACGAAGTGTTAGTTAGGAAAGCACCGAAAATATCTACAACTTTTCTTGAATTTAATGAAAAATATACGGATATCTGTTGTAAAGTAGATAATACGATGTATCAAAATGAAGTAAAAGTATTTTTTGTAACAGGAGGTGTCACGGTAGATGGAAATTACGTAGGTAAAAAAGAGAATACCAATGATTCTTCTCGAACAACTTATTATTTACGTACTGATCCTAGTCACATAAATACCACCTCAGAAATATTATGTAAAGTTGAGTATTTCGGAGCAGTAGTTAGTCTCGCTGTGAATCTTTCTGAAATTTCTACTAGAGTTACACCGATAAATCAGTCTAATTTATTGACTAACGAAGAAGAAGAAGATCCCTATGTCGTATATGATAAAAAGAAATTCGATAACTATACTCTTCCGGGTAAACGTGTAGATATAGAGTGTTTCTTCAGTACTTGCGGTAATGAATCTATCAGTTCCATAACGTGGTACGATACTAATTATCCTTATAAACCGCTAATAGGTACGGTTAAATCGAAGGATAATGTAGAAATAGACTTTCATAAAGAAGATGACTACTCCATCGTAGGATACGACGGTATGTTACGTAGTACTCTAGTTATACCTAAAGCGCATATTAATAACGCACAATGTTACGAAGCAGTTGCTAGTATGGGAAATTTTACTCAAAAGTGTAGACATTGCTTACTCGTAGCGGATCAGGTTTTTTTCAAATGGTATACTACTCGCAATAACGAAACGGTTGTTATCTGTTATGCGGCTTCTTATGTCACCCCTATCATACTGTGGAAAGTAAATGGTGTTACTTTTACAGGAGAAAAAACAGATGCTTCTGTGTTTGTCGAAGGAGCTATATGTAGGAAATGTGGAGCTAGTTATATAATTATACGTGATAACCGTGATAAACATACCGTCAAAAAACCTAGTTGTATTAATTTGACGGGACAAAACTACGCTAGAGAATATCCAATAGACTATGAAAAGTATAGAAAAAATAAAATTAACAAGTTAGAGCATTATAGGGTACTTACTAACTTAGTAGACCTAGAATAACTTTTTATACTGTACAAAAAATATCCTCACGGTACAGGATTTGGAGAAACTAATCTAAAGATAATGGTTATCGGTATAATATAAAACTGAAAACATAACTAACTCATTATTGAGGGTTCCCTAGACTATACATGGTCATGGAGTTCAACGTTTTTCCTATCGGAGAAGAGTTGGGTAAAAGTGTCTTGGCGTCGGCGTCTAATCCTTTAAATTCAGAGAATGATCACACGGGTGATGGCAGTTTCATAGCGAAGGTTATCAGGAACGTGGGATTCTGCAGACCTAGATATTTGTTAGCTTCTGCCGGAGATACCGTGAAAATCTATTTTCTGGAAGGAAAGGGAGGTCTTATCTATTCTGTCAGCAGAGTAGGTTCCTCTAATGACGAAGACAATAGTGAATACTTGCATGAAGGTCACTGTGTAGAGTTCAAAACTGATCATCAGTGTTTGATAACTCTAGCGTGTACGAGTCCTTCTAACACTGTGGTTTATTGGCTGGAATAAAAAGAAAGACATCTAACTGTCCCTGTTCCCTAACCCGTTTTTTTTAATCAACTATCATGTAGTGTAATTGGAAAAAGTGTAATATTATTAAATAAAAGAGTAGTCATAACTATATTGATAGAATATAAATCTATATCTGGTTATTATATAGTTAGGTAGAGAAAGGTATCACCACATTATAAAAACTTGATTGTATGGAGATAAACTGAAAGTGTTGCAATTACAATAAAGGTTTATGCATTAAACAAAATAAATAATGAAATTTTATTAGTTGAAATAAATATTAGTGTATAAGTTCTTCAGTTATCGTTACCGATAAGATAAAATGGAGTATTACGATGAAGATGTTAAGAGCTTTTATTTGGCTATAAAAGATCAAAACAAGGACAAAATAAAAGATATACTAACAAAAAATGATGATATAATAGATAGATTTACTAAACAAGTTTCTCGCAGTCCTGGTATAACTGCTGTAAGGCTCAAAAAACTAGATTCGTTGATAACGATCTTAGATACCTGTAAAGATAACAATGAAATTAAAGAAATAACCCGGTTTGCTATTATAGAAGCTATAAATACTTATTATAAGTATAAATCTTGTAGTTATGTAAAAGAGTTAGAAAGTATTAGAGATATAGTTAAAATACTATTGGATGAAGAACGTATTTCCGACTCGTTACATGAATGTCTTGTAAGATATCCTAACGTTCTTGGAATTGCAATAAAGGATGGAGACAATTGGATGATCGGACTGTTGATGGAGAAAGGTATTGACAAGAGCCTGGGTAGTATTAATTTCCCTTTAAACACTAACATGTATTATATAATAAAATCATATATAGATTGCGATCCTAATACTAATATATTTGGTAAAACTCTTATACAACACGCTATAGAATCTAATGATGTAGCCCTGATAGATATATTGATCAAAGATGGAGCTGACGTGAATAAATATTTTTCAGAGAGTCAAGAGTCTAACATCATCAGAGCTGTAAAATTGGGCAATGTAAACATGGTAAAGAAACTTATAGAATCGGGTATAGACGTTAATCTTTCTAATGACTGGAAAAACGCTTTATACTACGCGGTATATGAAAAAAATAAGTGCATAGTTAATCTTCTACTGAATAACGGAGCTAAATCTCTGCCTGATGATAAGGGTTCATCTTTGATAAAGTACGCGATAATGGGTGATTATAATACTAAATATATATATAACATTACCAAGACTCTGTTTGAAAGAGGAGTTAAAATAACTGGGGACCATGGAGACTATATAAGGCATATACGCGGTAACGATGCCGTGAAAAGAAACATGTTAAATAGCTTGAGTGTGTGCAGATTAAATGATGATGTTTACAGGAAAAAAGTATCACCTAGTATAGCGTACAGATTGATGAATCTTTTGCTAGAAAATGGACTACATATCGTTGATGACTATACTCCACTGTATTATCTATATAATTTTAAAAACCTTAGTGTATTTAAGAAACTAACAGCATATATAACCGATATCAATAAAGTGAGTTACGGAAACATTCTAGACCCACTTATTATAGATAATACTAGGATTAATCTTATGAAATACCTTATAAGTATAGGTGCTAATGTAAATGCTGTAGAAAAAATTAACAATCCAGAAATAAAATATATATCCTATAAAGAATATAATAAGGTTTTCATACCTATTGGACTATCTCCTCTATATAAAGCAGCGTACTGTTTGTCCTACAAAAAGGTCAGAGTTTTACTCGAGAACGGGGCTGATGTAAATGCTCCTTGTGAAGGATGCATTACCATGATGCGTAAGCTACACTTTAATGATTATTTCAAAGAAACCTATAACGACAACGATGATGAGAATGATGATGATGATGATGAAAAAGATGATGAATATAATGCAGATAAAACCGAATCCGATTATTCAGATGATGATGATGATGATTCAGATGATAACGATAGTTATGATGACTACGGTAATACAGTAATATTACGTAAAGTGGCCAAAGATAAGGTAGTAAATTACTTAGTAAGCTATATGATGTGGTCGGGTATAAAATCTCAAGCAGTAGCAGATTCTACTGAATACAATAGTAATATAGAACTGACGGAAGATGTGCCTATGCTACAGTACGCAAAAGTAGCTTGTGAACTAGAAATAAGTAGAATGAAAAACGATATTGTCTTCACTCCGTTTAGCATTTACGATTTTATAGTAAAGGACGTGTTTACAATTATCGAAAATAATACTAACACCGAAGAATCCGATGCAAAGTTATTCAAAGTCAAACTCTCTCCATCGGATATTAATTATATATCTAATAAGTTTAAAATGTTTAAATCAATAATTAAGTTGAAACTTAACGAGTATATGAATAAAGTCAACGGTATCTAGTTAAAATTGAAGTTGATTAATTACCGTGTATTTATCTTGCTTTAGGGGCTTTATCAGATATTTTCTTTAAACCGTATAGAAGTGCAAATTTCCAAAAGTTTTTCTTAGCGTAGTAAAAAGGTATCAGGTCTTTGACGACGGGAATTCTAGGGGTTACTAATCGGTTGACGAGAGTCAACGCGGCTTTAGCGTATAGTTTATCTCCGACGTAGCGGAAGAGTTTACGAATAAATCTTAATCTATCTCGTATTTTAACGACTAATAGCATAACTGCCGCCGTTTTGTATACGATCGACTTATAATAACTTTTTTCTATTGGAAGTTCTCGCGGAGAGACCGAGTCAGGGCTCTTTTCAAGAACGTCTTTTGTATTACCGCTTTGTTTAGTCTTTCCGTATTTCCGTAATAATATACCTTTAGGCGTCCAATCTTCATTAGGGAAACGGGTATGAGGATAGTGTTTCGATGCTCTTATTCGCGAAGCATCGTAGAGACTGACGTTAAACGACGATTCAGGACGCATCTTAGATACCGAGTTCTTATGAGGAGAATACTTTTCTGGAGAGTTCCGAGGGTTCATCCGGCATCCTTGGGGATCCGACAGGCACGAGAAACCAGTAGAAAAATTTTTTAGTAAAGGTGTCGCACACTGTACGAATCCAGCGTTTGACGTAACAACAGGGTGACCAGATCCAGATACAAAGATCGTCGCACCAATCGTTGACCCAGGTTCCTCTCCTAGCGGGATCTCTGGAATCTCTACTCGCTCCCGGTTCTCTGACTCGTGTCATTTTCCCTCTGTACAAACGTCTAAGAGTTCTACAGGGGAAACACAAGCACCTCAAGAAGACTTCGCACGGGCAACAGAAGCAACGGCACCAGGCTTTGGTCAAGGGACAGATAGTTCTTTTGCAGAAACGTCTTGTCAATATACACGGCAATCGTAAGCAGTCCCAAGTCGCTTTTAAAGTGGGTAATATCACGCGTCGCCAGAACTCTCTAATAATTAGCAGCGGTAGTACGCAGATGTAACAGCAACTGTGTTCTAGAGAGTCTAGCGTTTCACTCATGCACTCGCAGCATACCTCGAAGGGATAAAGAATCCAGTGAATACATTTACAAGTAGCCGGGCACAAAGAATTGCATATGAAACATCTTAGCAGGCATAGCGGGTATAGCAGCCATGCCGCTATTTTCTCTACTATCATTTTTTCAGCGTCCCAATTTAACTTCAAATAAAAATGAGTAACTTTATACTGCTGTCGTAAGTATTTTGCTTAGTCATATAGGGTTTCTTTGTAAAAGATGTAAAAAGTAAATATACATTTCCACAATGGATACTAACAATCTTTACTATACTATGCATGTAGGAACCGACGAAGAAGTGTTATCTTTAGTTAGAGAATACGAGAAACGTTACTCCTATATATTCACTCGTGTGAAAAGAGGTTACGCACTTAAAGATGTTAGTAGAGCGTATTATCTTTTCCATCGTTCTCCTTTCCATCAAGCGGTTCAGCTTAGAAGGACCGAAGTAGTAAGAACGTTGTTATATAATAGAAAGTCTTTAGTAAAGTCTGTGGATAGATGTTACCATCCTCTTCATCTGATAGCGATATCTCCGAGTACCTATTACAATAGATGGGACGGTAAAATGAAAGATTTCGTCAAAAGAGTCTTGAGATCTTTCGACAGTATAGATATAAATGGTAAATATATAGCATTAGATAAAGTAATAGATAAAATACATAAAGATTACGTTAGATCTAAACAGTTAACAAATTCTGTTTATATATCGGTTATCAAAAAAGTCCTGAAAGGAAAGATAAGTTTTACGGAAGATGAAATAATGAGTCTATATAAAGATATAAACGACCAAGAGTTATTGATCGCCGAAATGTTACTGAATAACGGAGCTCCGGTAAACGCGGTAGACGAATACGGTTACACGGCTTTGCACTACGCCGCGAAATTTGGTAAGAAAGATCTAGTAGAAATACTGTTAAAACATGGAGCCGATATCAACATGAAAACGTGTTTACATCATACGGCTTTTAGAATGGCTGTATACACCGGGAATCTAGATTTAGTAAAGATGATGATAAGCTACCACGACGACTATAAGAAAGAAGAAGACGTTGTATCGGAATCGATACACTGTCATTACCCTAACGAGGAGATGATAGTTTACTTGGTAGATGAGCTGGGTTTTGACGTTAACGAGGTAGATGATTGTTACGATGAAACTCCTTTGGAACAAGCTCTTAGGCTAGAGAAACCGTATCCTATAATAAAGTTGCTATTGGATCTAGGAGCTAATCCTATTGTAAAAACTAGAATACCATTCGGTAACTGTGACGCTTCCGGAAGATTACATTATATGTCAGTAAAGCAGAGTTCCAGTATAACTGAATACATGATTTCTAAAATTGCGTTGTTACCGTTAATACAGCCCGAGGTCAAAAAGACCGAGATGTTTAATAAAAATATAAAGATAATTAATTCCCACAATATGATGAGAGAGCAGAAACTAAGATGCGATAAAGAAATAGAAATGATGAAAGCAACAACTATTACACCAAATTCTCGTTATAATTTAGATACGTTTATCCGTATAAAGGATGCGGATAGGTTATATAATATCATCGGTAATTACGATATGTCGAAAGTAGATGTTTCTTCTTTCGATATTTATAAGGAGACTTTAGAAAAATCGATACAGAAGATTGTTTTACGAAAAGAGCTTGAGACTAGATTGTTTACTATACTGGAAAACAATATAAATACCAATTACTGGACGATATTACCTTATGAAATCAAATGTATGATAATTTCTTTTCTAAGAGAAAAAGATTTAAAGCTTATCTGTAGTCAGTGATGTCAGGACTCTTTACAAGCGTGTTTTTGTAGTGAAGGGACGTGAATCGAGTTATGACTCTTCGAGAATAAAAAGCATAAAAAAAATACGTATACAACGTTTACAGTGTATATTCAGTCACGATGGAAAGATTAGGTTCTTACGAAGTTCTTGAGAGTACGTCAAAACTCTTTGCAAGAGCATCTTCTATCTATCAGAAACAAAAGCTAGCGGTAATTTTAGCGGTACTATCTGTGATCTTAACCATAGTGATCATAGTTCTATTGGCGTTGCTACCAAAATCAGTTACGTATTGCCCAGATGATACAGAAGTCGTAACTATAGAGTCATCTTCTCCCGTTACGTATCCTGAGCCATCTTCTCCCGTTACGTGTCCTGAGCCACCTACCGTTACGTGTCCTGAAGTCCCTAGTCCATCAGAACCTATCTGTAGTCGCATTTGGGTGAATCACATGGGATATTGTGTGAGAAGTCTAGGTCCCGAAGTAAAATATACCATGGAAAACGCTAGAAGGTTTTGTGAACAAAAAGACGCGACTCTAGTAAAGAACATCGATGAACATAAAAAGTTTCTCGAGTACGTCTGGACGGGGGTTACGAGTTACTGGATAGATTCAAGAGAATCAGGTGTCTGTCTGATAGGAACTCAAAATCATATTCCAGAATATCCAGAAGTCAGAAAGGTATCGTGTGACGAACGTCATAGTTTCATTTGCATAAAAAAAGGTACCGATTAAATCTAAAACTCATAACTCTTGTAAAGAGTCCTGACGTCCTTGTAAAGAGTCCTGACGTCCTTGTAAAGAGTCCTGACGTCCTTCTCATTTTTCTTTATACACTACATATTGCATGCATAATAAAAATGTGAGATTGATTATACGCCAATCAAACCAATTATAAAAAATTTTTTTTAAGGACGTCAAGACTAAGGAGTCGCTTCTCGACGTGAAACATCGTAGAGACCGAATCAGTACTCTTTGGTGTCTCCAGCCAAAACATGTCTAGATCTTTTACGAAAGAAAAAAGTTATAAATTGACTCGAATCACATATCCATGTTCGTATAAAAAGGACGTCAGGACTCTTTGCAAGGTATCTAATTTTTATCAAGCAATATTATAAATTGGCTTAACCATACACACAGTTGCGATCTTCGAATTGCAAGGAATTGTAGTTACATTATGATAATAGCTAGATTGTGTATAAGAGACGGAAGAACAGTTTACTATTCCATCGTTTCCATCTTCTGCAGTTAACCAAATATTTTCTAGATTCTTTATAGGAGAGAATAATCCCATAACTATAGTATCGTATCTTGTAGGTAGTTTTGAGTTCATCAATTTCTCACAGACGTATTTAGAGTGAGAGTAGTTGGAAGGCGGCATCAGGACTTCTTTGTAGCAGGCACCGTAGTGACAGAACCAAGAGTGGTAACCGATTCTTTTTTCTCCTCCAGAATTGGAATTAAAACTCACAGTGGTGTAGAACCCTACTATGTATCCTCCTATAATCCCTATTAGAAATAGGGATACGCATATCGAAGTGATAGAGATCTTTCTCACGGTACTGATACGCGTGTTGTAAGAGTTATTCTGTTTCTCGATAAGAGGTATCTTATCCATTGTGATAATGGTGTTCGATAATTTAGATGTTATATTTTCAATATTTTTATTATCGCGTCTCTGAATTAATTGAGATAAACATAATTGTTTTTTATTTTTTTACACGTAATAAATGAACGAGTAAAAGGGGGGTACCTTTCACAAATTTCTCATTTATAGCAACAACCGAAATTCATTTGTTACAGATTTTATTTACCACATTATAATGTAGTAATGAGCCGATGTCAATACGCTTTTGTTGCGAGAAAGATTTCACTAATATATTTTCATTAACACCCAAAGAAGAGTAATATCAATGAAATGATAATTGCTATATATACATATGAACACGCTAATATGGTAAACATGGATAAGAAAATTATAACAAATAGAATAAAGCTTACCATAATACAAAAGGTGTTTTCAGTGTAATATACTTTTTTTCCGTTACCATAATCAACGCTTAGCATCAAATAGTTAGGATCTGGATTTTGTTTTTTAGAATCCATTTATCTAATTAGAACTGATTACGTATAATTTACACCAAGCAAATTTTATTAATTACTGATAACCATAGTATTATTTTACCTAAAAATACACACGTATTTAAATGATAGAAATCTTTTTATGCACTATAAATACATCACCTAAAGAGAGGTAACCTTTACGAAATTTCTCGTAACACTCGTTAACTCTAGAAGTAACATTTGAGATTTCTCGTAACACTCGTTAACACTGGAGATGAGGTAACCTTTACGAAATTACTCGTAACACTCGTTACCTCGTAACACTCGTTACCTCGTAACACTCGTTACCTCGTAACACTCGTTACCTCGTAACACTCGTTACCTCTAGAGGTAACATTTGAGATTTCTCGTAACACTCGTTAACACTGGAGATGAGGTAACCTTTACGAAATTACTCGTAACACTCGTTACCTCGTAACACTCGTTACCTCGTAACACTCGTTACCTCGTAACACTCGTTAACTCGTAACACTCGTTAACTCTAGAGGTAACATTTGAGATTTCTCGTAACACTCGTTACCTCGTAACACTCGTTACCTCGTAACACTCGTTACCTCGTAACACTCGTTAACTCGTAACACTCGTTAACTCTAGAGGTAACATTTGAGATTTCTCGTAACACTCGTTAACACTGGAGATGAGGTAACCTTTACGAAATTACTCGTAACACTCGTTACCTCGTAACACTCGTTACCTCGTAACACTCGTTACCTCGTAACACTCGTTAACTCGTAACACTCGTTAACTCTAGAGGTAACATTTGAGATTTCTCGTAACACTCGTTACCTCGTAACACTCGTTACCTCGTAACACTCGTTAACTCGTAACACTCGTTAACTCTAGAGGTAACATTTGAGATTTCTCGTAACACTCGTTAACACTGGAGATGAGGTAACCTTTACGAAATTACTCGTAACACTCGTTACCTCGTAACACTCGTTACCTCGTAACACTCGTTACCTCGTAACACTCGTTACCTCGTAACACTCGTTACCTCGTAACACTCGTTACCTCGTAACACTCGTTAACTCGTAACACTCGTTAACTCTAGAGGTAACATTTGAGATTTCTCGTAACACTCGTTAACACTGGAGATGCGGTAACCTTTACGAAATTACTCGTAACACTCGTTACCTCGTAACACTCGTTACCTCTAGAGGTAACATTTGAGATTTCTCGTAACACTCGTTAACACTGGAGAGGAGGTAACCTTTACGAAATTACTCGTAACACTCGTTACCTCGTAACACTCGTTACCTCGTAACACTCGTTAACTCTAGAGGTAACATTTGAGATTTCTCGTAACACTCGTTACCTCGTAACACTCGTTAACACTGGAGATGAGGTAACCTTTACGAAATTACTCGTAACACTCGTTACCTCGTAACACTCG